CGGGGGGGTGTTTGTGGCGGGGGGGTAAAATTTGGCCAGCTGCCAAGTAAGAGCAGACGGAGACGGGGTCCAGCACAGCAGACAGACACGGGGCACTGGGAAAGCACAGAACAACACACGGAGAGGACACACAGAGACCCGCACAGAGGCGACACCGTTCACACACACACACAGCAGCAGGGCCGCAGTGACACCGCGGCAAACAGAGAGAGGCAGACGGACAACGAAGAACGCCGAAGCAGTAGAAGAGAAGGGCGAGGGCTATCCGCGGCCCCGGCGACCCCCTTCCCCAGTCGCCGTCGTGCCGAGGCCGCGGAGGACGGCTGCCCGGGGTTGGCGGTCTGCCAAGAACACGCGGCCCTTCCCCCTCCCTCCACGCGAGCCGCGCACGGTGAAACACACACAGGCAGACACCACCGCCGTCCCCCTGTCGGCCCGTTCCGGGAGGCTGGAGGGGGGCCCGGGGGTCGCGGCGGGGGGCGTCAAAACACGCGCCGTCTCTGCGGGGCAGGACGCCGGCAGCCTGGCGCTGTTTGCTCGCGCTCGCTTTTTCTCCCCCGCGCCGCGAAACCCGAGCCGCCCGGCTGACTCAGCGCTCGCGGCCACACCGTCTACACCGCCGGCGCCCGGCGCACGCTGAAATAAAAACCGGTTCCTTCAGCTCGCTTCACTGCTCCTGCGCTGAGTCAACACCAACGCGCCCCGCCAAAGGCAGCACTGAGAGACGGGCAGAAAGGGACTTCCCCCGGCCCGCGTGTGGCGCTCGCTGCGCCGCCTAGCGTCAGGCCACCCTCGCCTGCCTGCGCGCCGCCTACTATCAACTATCCGCGACGTTCGCCCATTATCAACTGCACACCCTCGCCATGCCGCCACTCAATCCACAATCCGCACTCACACACTCCTCATTTCACTACCAACTCTCCGCTCCCTTGACCCCACACTCTCCCGCTTACACCAACCTCCCACATTCTGCACCCAACCCTCTCCACAACACACTCCTCGCCCGTCTCAGCGCACCTCCTCCACCCCATCACGCACTATGCTTCTCCTCATCCCTCCCTCCTTCGCGTTTCCCCTACACTCCCTCCAGCACTCCCAACCACGCACTCTTAAACCCTCCAGCCTTCTCCGCGTCGCGCTCACTCTCGCATCACCCACCAACATGTCACACACTCCCGGCGCCTGCGCCAACACCTCCTCGCCTTTCTCGCTCTCACCCTTAACCCGCTGGCGCGCCTGCACCATCTTCCTACCCGCACAGCGCTGTCCAACCTGCGGCGACTGGAGCACCGCCGAACACGAATCCGGCACCTGCCGAGCTCCAGATGCCGACCTCACTGACTACTCAGGTGGATCCACCTCCGATGACGAGGCCGTGACTGCCTACGCCCACGCCCTGCGCAGCATGCCCACCAACCCATCCTACGCCAAACACCTCCGCTCCTACTCCGCACGCTCTCGCTCTTCACGCGCACGCCATCGCCAATGCCGCCGCCAACCCCCCTCCGCCGCCACCCACTCACCTGCCCCCCGTCACCCTACTCCCTCCCTCTCCTCATCTACCTCCGCCACACCTCCACCTCCTGCACTCACCTGTCCCCTCACTCACCTTCGCACACCTCCACGCAACCCCCCACCCCCAGACACACGCCAACAACACGATCCCCTCGGCGACCAGGCCGACGAAGCGCTCCGCATCTACGGCTACCCCATCAGCCGCTACGATATGCGCACCGGCACCGCAGACCGCCTCAGCCCAGACCGCGGAGGCCCCCTGGAACCCAATTGCTGGTGCCTCTGGGGAGTGCACGCACACAAAAATCACCGTCCTATCATTCCTTTATTAACAGCGCGCGCTCGCGACGGCCCCATCAAAAGCGGCGGCTGGGATGTTCTGTACGGTCGCGGCTACGGTTACCGCGCATTCCCAGGTCCCGAAGGCGAATCTCGCCCCGTCTGGACACAACACATCGTCTTCCTCCTCGGCGGCCACGGCCCTCGCCTGCAGCTGAACCGCGCGTGTGCCCGAGAAGCTGAAGCCCGAGGACTCCTACCACTTTGGCCTGTCCACTCACGCACACCTCAAACATCCACCGACTCCGACAGCTCCATCGACGGCATTCCACGCTCCAACCTACCCAGACTCCTTCAAAAACACACAGCACAACACACCCGCAACGGCACCAGCCGCCAGGCCGAACGAGCAGAACGAGGTGCTTGGATTGTCTCAGACACCTTCACCGCCCCTGGTTTACGGAATACTTGGAACACGCGTACTCATGAGGAATTCTGGCAACGCAACTATACCAAAGACTACATGGAACACAGCGTTTTCCTCCCAACTTCGCCGAACCGCTTCTACGACCCTTTCCAGAGCCGCCGCCCTTGTCGCCATTCATCCACTACCAGCTCTGATACTGACAGCGACGGCGACGACAACGAAAACACCGTACCCATCACACCTGACAGTTACATCCCTCCCGATGGAACCTGCAAGCATTCTCCACCCGAAACTCACTCTCATACTTCTTCCACCACTCCCGAGACAGAAACCACTCGCCTGTGATCATATAAATAGCATTTATTTTAATAAATACAAATCTTGAATCCCAGTGTTATGATCTTTGTCAGTTTTCTTCCCCCATGCCTTCTCGTACGACACATCCTCCTCGCTATCTGCCCGCCGTCATATACGGCAGTTGTCATAATTCATCCCTTTCTGGTCCCTTCTCGCCCTTCGCATCTCCAAAATGCCAGTTCCAAGCTTCCAACGCGCCGTGCCTGCGCTCTGCCTCCTCCTGCTGCTGAGCGCTCCACTGCTGCGTTGGTCGTACCACTTCGCCCGACGATATTGTACCGACTGCTTCATCTCGGCGACGCACTGGCTGCTGAACGCAAGCTTCTGGCTCGTACCTCGCTTGCTGTTCCTGTTTGCCTACATTATGGTTCTCTCTTGGATCACTCTGCTGTGCATATTCCTCGCACTCAGATGCATAGGCGTTTTTCGTGGGGCAGAGATATTCGACGAGCCAACGGGCCGCGAAGCTCAGTAGTATATTGCTCCACTTTTCCCTTTTCCTAGTGTAGATGTACCGTGTCGCTTCCCATTCCATAGTGTTCACGAACGCTCGACCGCACGCACGCCACCAAGGCGTGTCGAACGCGTCCACCAGGTCTTCCATGCGATCCAGCAATTCATCGCGTTCCACAGCGCTGGAACAAGGCACAAGTGCCATGTTTGTCCGCCTTCCCGCCGAGCAACAGGTCTGTAGGCTGTCAGCACTATACAAAGGAGAGCGCCGCTGCCTCCAAGGAAGAGGAGAGCGCACGCACTTTCCTCTGCGCGCTCCGATTGCAAAACGAGGAGTGTTAAAACGACAGGAATCCCCGGAGGCTCTCATTCGGCAAAGTCAGGATCGGCTCCCAAGTGTATTCTCCGAGGCTCGCTGGGACTGTTTATTATAAAGCCCGTGTACGTCATTTTTATACATCTATATCGAAACCGACTGGGAAAGCCCAGCGCTATCATGTGTCCGGGACTTTTCACCTACATCACCCTTACAGGAATGGTGATGCACACAGTGTCCGGGAATCCGCGTCAGCTCCTGTGCAATGTCACCCGTTTTCCGGGAAACAACGTGTCTCAGGTGCGGCTGAGCACGGGCGACAATGTCACCTTTCTGTACAATGTGTCGCAGGGCCACTCTCTGTCGTGGCTGTACTCGAACCTGACCGCCAATAGCAGCCGCCACCTAAGAAAGTACACCTTGTGCAGTGTTACTTCTAACTACAGAATGACCGAGACCCGCAACAACATGTGCCTGCACTGTAACCGCTCGAGCCTGACGCTATGCTCGGCGAGACCCCAGGACTCGGGGCTGTATGTGTTACGCGATGACACCAATAACACTGATGTGATGCGATGTAATGCGACTGTGACCGGCAACGGACAGCTGCCTGTCACGCACAGACCGCACAGCAGGCCTACGGTGACCAGGATCAGCAGCGCGCACTTGTCGGGTATCACTCTAGGTAATCAGAAACATTCCCCCACCACCTGGAACACGTGGATGGTCCACATTTCGTTCGCCACCATGGCCCTGGCGTGCTTTGGGGTAGCGGTGGTTTTGTCCGGCTGCGTGTGCCTACGGTCCGTGCGCGCCTGGACTCAGAAGTATCGGCCGCTGAATGAGGACCCTGCGCCTCAGAAAATCGATTTTCCGGACGGGACGATGAAAGAACACCCTCATGTGACTGTTATCGAACCTACGAAAAGTGCAGATGGCACGGTTGTGGGTTTATCGGCGGTGAGCGATGATAAACCCGCCACACTGTGGCTGTCGAGGTAAAGATGCAAAGTGAATGTGTGTATGTTTCCAGGAAATGACTGCCGTTTTCCAAGAAATAAAGGCGATATGAAACGATGTCAGTACTCGCTGGCGTGTTGTGTTTTCTATCATCAGTCATGAGAATCAGAATGCGTATACATGGGAGCTAAGTGCGAGACGTTTATTTGAGATATGGTGAGCCTGTCTCAGATTGTCTACCTGACTGTAATAGCGGCTGATGATTTAGAAACTGATCTGTTACCACTGACTTTTTTGCTTCTTCGCAAGTGGTTGCTGACATTATGTAAACGTTGCCGTTCTGCCACAATACTAACGAAAAAACGCGGATACAAAAAACAGTAAACGATTATTCGGATTGTCATGGTAATAACCATTATTGTCCTTTATTTATTATTAGTGAAACCCTCTAATTCAAGTACAAACACACATACATATGCAGTACCAATCGGAGGTAATGTCACTTTGTCAGACTTTACCAACGACATAACACATTATACATTAGGTATATGGTACTTTACAAGTTCTTCAGGAATGTGCCAAATAGATATCAGTGATAACGATAGGCATCGCAAATTGTGCAATATCTATTATGCACGGACAGAATGTGAAACTCTAACATTACGGAGCGCATGCAAACTAGCGATACAACACTCATGTAATATGACAACATTGACCATTTACAATGTAAAAGATTATACACCTAAAGATTATACATTGAAAAAGCGCCATAAAAATTCTACGGAAACTACACAATACTATAGGATTCAACTTGTATTCCCAACCACACAAATACCAAAAACCAATACTGTTGTCTACCCCCCCCCCCACCAGAGAACCCAGGTGCTTTAACTTCCGACAATTCATCTTATACAACAACCATCGTTGTGACCGGTGTACTAGCGATGCTTTTCGCCATGATTGTGTTACTGTATTGTTGCCTAAACAAATCTCGAGATCAACATCAACATTAGTATAATGCGCTGTTCTAGCTATGTGTTGTACAGTATTACCTTTCTGTTCCGTGAAATGTGTTATACAAAACACATTATATACAATTACTCAACGGTTGCAGGCGGTACAGTAACATTTTTTGATGTCACTGGATACAGTGGATTTACTAAAGGTACATGGTATTTTCAACCTGTTAATGATAGTTGTTTCAACACATTTGTGACAAATGATGCATTTACGAAACTGTGTGGCGTCTACTACCAAATAAATTACACAGATCTATCTACCATAATAGAATCCTGCCAAACGTACTTCAATCACACATGCAACCTCACGTCTTTAAGTCTGCACAACATTACCCCACAGGCACCAACTACATATAAGCTAGTAAAAAACGCTGTCACTCGCAAACAAAACATTACATTTTATAATTTGCAGATTATATCAATAGAGAATGTACTCCCTTCTCAAGCTAATTATGCATCACGAGGTTCACTTTATAACACACCGATAATTGCTACTGTGATACTGATAATTGTCATTACCGTCATAGTGTATATGCAATATCACCACAAAGATCATGAACGCATACCATACACTCATTAGCTGCCTCTGCTTCTTCATACTGTATGCATATATTACAGAATCTACAAGGGTTGTAACTTTACAATATGTTTATAATGTATCTATTGGCGAAAATGTTACATTATCTAAACCCGATAACCTATCCTTCCAACTACATTCCTGGTTCTGTAACAACAGAGCTAGTGCATGTAATAATCCAATAATGAAGTTATGCGAAGAAACTGCGGGTAATAATAAACCGAACAGTTATACTAGATTTCAAAATAACTGCCATCCGCCGACATTTACGTGCAACACTACAGGATTGTATCTGTATAATGTACAAGAAACCGATCCAACCACTTATACACTAACACAACGCGCCGGTAACGGCAATATAACAGATAGAAACACGACTTACATTATACATTTTATCACTAGCACCACCCCCCCCCCCGTTACAAAACTACATATGCAATTTATCTTCAACCAGTTGCACAAACACAAGCAACTACCAACTATAGCTACATAACTATCACATTAACTGTTATAACACTTATACTATTCATGTTAGGAGCCGGATATCTAAAGCATCGGAGATCATTAAAGCATTATAAACAAAATACACATAAATGTACATCATTAGGTGAAAGCAGATATCCCGAAAGCTCCATATAAGATGCTATACACAAATATGTTACCAGCAATGCAGTATGTTTTTCCATATACAAACATTAATATACATGCTACTTAGTTATGTAATTTGCCAAAAGGAAATTAACATTACTGTTGTTAGTGGAAACAATGTAACATTAGTGAAACCCGACAATGCTTCTTTTCAACTGGAACAATGGTTTTTTCAATCCCGCCTTAACGATATTTGTCCGAACACACAACTATGTAACCAGTTTCCGAAAGACATTCGTACGTATGAACCAAAACCACCATATTGTATGCCACTCACATTTATGTGCAATCGTACAGGCTTATACTTACAAAACGTGCGCACAACTGTCCCGGTGACATATTTCTTGATACAACAAGGCGGTTTGTCAGAATTACCATATAGGAACATAACATACAACATACTTTTTTCCACCACCCCCCCCCCACTTATCAAGCATAACACCTTATAATTCTCAACAACATTCTGTATCTCTGACATCTATATCTCAACCGTATGCTAACAACCACATTTACATTGTAATCGTGTTTGTTGTAACAATGTTTTGTATAGGATTAGGATATCTACATTATCGTAAGCCATTACAAAAGCGTTTTCAACGATTGTAAACAGTCCGCTATAAAAAACCATACATCCCCAATTTTATCGTTAGATCTCTCTGTAGCGTCTTTTGATGTTATTAATCTAGCTCCTTATCCAATTATATATTGAAAAATGTCATCAAGTACAACAAATCCAACATCACCGAGTGTGAACTCCGTACTTCTTGGCACTGCACCAGATGTTGACGCAATCTATATACTAATTGTAATTCTAGCTATCCTATCAATCATTCTGGAAATTCAATGCATTATTCATTTTTATTGCTACACAAGGGCGTCTCTGCTACTGTTCAAAGCACGTGCATAAACAAAAGCAAGAAATGACATCCACTTTCCCATAAAAACCAAGCTCAGAAACTCCACGCGATCACAAGATGCCCGGGACAAGCATAGTAGTTTTCATATCCCTGGGCGTCATCGGCGGACTTTCTCTGATAATCTTTGGATCCTTCTGCCTTTGGAAACTGTACGACAGAATGCTTCAATACTTTTACAAATACAAAAGACTGAACCCCATGGAGGCTACTGCCATAGAACAGTGACTTTTTAAACATTGTTCGAGCTGCGACATACCAATATGCTCGCAACTCTTTTTATCTTTGTGTGTTTGTTCACTGCGCATCTGTTAATGAATTTTGCATGTGAATGCCTTGACAGATTTTGCGAGAAGTTGCTTGAACGATATGAACAGTACGAAAGAATTGTGTGAGTGACATTGTATTACCACTGCAATGTGAGACGCCGTGAGCGTTATAATGGAAGCAAAAGCTACCGAAAACAACCGTTGAAAGCATTTATCGAGTATTGTGCAATATCACCAAACGAACATGGCGAACTTCACCATCGTCATTGTGGTGTTCTGCTTCATGTTCAGTTTGGTATTTGGGCTGCTACTTATCATTTTGAGCATTATCTGCTGCATCTGCTACCGATTAAAAAGATGGGCCAGCGCAGTCAGTGCCGCCCTCGCTGTGAAGCAGCAACAATCCCGTATGATTATCATTTGATACCCATACGCGTTACGCACCAATATCCCCCACCCACTACCGCTATATCAACACGCTGTTAAAGATTGAGTTTCCAGTATGAGCCATCCGAGAATCGCAATTCTCGGGATTCTCACAATGGGCAACGAGGTCGTGTTCGCTGTTATCGCTGTGGTGGCCTCGTTTGTCGCCCTTATCATGGGCATTCTACTGGATCTCCTGTACCTGCATGCATATCAGAAATTTTGCAACTATTACTGCTGCTGCCCCTTTCAGAGACTGTCGATATACGATGCAGAGGTCTTGGAAGAGCTCGAAGTGTAAAAGGCTGACTATGGAAACAACCAACAAAAAAGACACACGGGAGTTCGATTGTTTTGTGATCATAACTCAGCATGCTCTCTTTTTATTACAACCCCGGGATCGACATGCTGTTGCACCGAGGGTGAGGAGGATGAAGAAGAGGAAGGAGATGGTGGTGATGATGAGGACGAAGACGACGAGCCGTTGCGCGCCTTGAGGAGCTCCTTATTGGGAACTCGGAACGCGGCCAACGGACACCCTTTGACGTTGCTACAGACTAGAGACTGGATAGTTGCACTCTTGACGATCCCAAACCCCACGTCTCCGCCGAAGGTGCTGGGTTTCCAGTAACCCGGGGAGCAGATGACGTTCGCCATGAGGCCTTTGAGGGAAAACGGAGCCCCCAGCTCGAGAATGCTCTCACCGAAGATGGCGTTGGGACGGGGCTTTTCCACCAAGAATCCGGTGTACAACTCCACAGCCTCGATGTCTCCGTAAAGGGCCCTGAGTTCGGCAGCGATTTCCTTTTCTCCTGTTTTATTAATAAAAATAAAATGCCACGGACACATAATCAACACATTTTGCATTCATATTGTATGGACAAAAAAAATAAAAAAGACTGTTGAAAATGTAATAGCTGTCACCTGTAAGTTCTTCGAACGACTCGTAGGGCTTTAAACTGAACCGCTTTCGGTACTGGTTGAGGGATTGAAACCTCATTTCACGGCCATGTTCTATGGCCGCCCGGGAGACCCTTCTGAGGGCGGGGGGTACGTTCCTGCCGCCGGAGATCTAGGAGGGGAGAAGGGTGGATAGTGACAGACGATTAATTTGTTACAAAAACTACGTGGACAGAGATGATTGACAGATTTAACGGCGCACTTACTCGGCCAGCTATTTGTTTCGTGAACGATTCTACTAGCTGGGTAATGCCGTGGGTCATGAGTATGGAATTGTTGTAAACGAAGTTAATGTAGTCATACTTTGTTTTATCAATCTCAAACGCATCCGGCATGAGAGAATGCCAGTGATACAACATGTTAAACTCGGAAAATATACGATTTTGGTACTGGAACGAAGTACCAAAGAGCAGTTCGGGCTTAAACAGCAACTGAAAGTGGTAGCCGCTGAGCTGCTGAACATACTGCGTCACGATAATGTTGATTGTTTCCCCGATAATGATGAGTCGAGTGGTCTGAAACAGTTGTTCGTCACTCCATTCTGGATGTTCTCGTTTCAGAACATCGCACACTCTGTTGTGTTCCCTGAGCCAGATAGTAGCGTACATCATGAGACCAGGCACCAGGCCAAAAGCCTCTTGACCGACAGCCAGACGCATATTTTCGGGCACTTCGGGAGGATAGATCATGTGCACCTGGACATCTTTGACCGAGGGGGGATACATTTCACCGTCAATAATCTGATACTTATCTTTCGCGTCTCTGAAGAGACGCAACTTTGACTGTTTTTCTGGCGTCTCTCCATAGATGTGGTTGAGATCCACCTAGGGATATAGAGACGGGAACCGTTAGAACGAGTATCATGACGTTGTGAAGCAGATGGATAATTTGACAGGACACACATTGTTCTTACCCCATGTCCCAGTCCTTTAGTGAAGGCCGGGCCTCGCGCCAAATCAGTCCTAAAAAACTGGTGCGTGAAATGTTGGCCAAAAAAGGCAAACATTAAGTTGGTGCCCTGGGGATCGGGAGTGAAGGTCCTCCGAAGAAGAGTTTTTTCCACAACGTGTGCCGCATCCGGCAGATTTTTTTTACCTGGTGAACGAGAACAATTAGCCACCGTGCCAGCGATGACAACGATCGCATGGCGGGCACACCGAGGAAAGTCACCTTTGACCCCAAGAGGAGTTGGACAATCGTGAGGAACCGGAGGTAGAATCCTTGCGTAATAGGAGAGATTGGAGAAAGCTTCCCAGCTTGGGTATTCGTAGTCCGCGTTGTAGATGGGAGGGCTGTCAATCAAATCGGATCTACCTGAACAAGCAAAAGTGGCATAAAGCAAAAATTAGAATGACTGAAAGGCAAGGGTAGCGTAACTCATCTAACCCGTCGGGATAACATTACTTACTGGTCAGTATGTACCGCATTACCGCGTGGCGGAGGAAAGGAATATTGTTGACCAGCCACCATATCGTTGAGAAGTGAGTCAACGTGTAATACACGGTGTCTGGATCTGGCTTCAGGAAAAGTTTAATGCGAGTGAATAACTCGGCTGTAAAAAGAGAATGAGGGGAACGCCATGATAACAATATCTAAATGTGTAACCTAGTAATAAACGTTATCACATTCTACAATCTTACGAGTCGTGCAGTCATGGTCGTAGAAACCCGTGTGTGTGCAATCGCATTTGTAATGATGGAACCCCACGGTCATGCAGATGCCTCTTTTTGACACGGATGGGAGCAACAAGGGTTGGCTACGATGCGAAGAGAGAGAATAAGAGACAATCAGTACGATGATGTTTTTACTCATAGCCAGAATGTAGTGTCTTTTAATACGTACCGGCATGATTTAGAAAAGTACAATAAGAGATAAAGGAGAATAAGAGAAAGATTCTGCGCATACTAGCACCACCACCAAGGACCCAGTCGTCTACGACTGAAGGCACCAATATTCGTGGTATTATATATCGGCTTCAATAAAATAAAACACGCCAATTGTTTGTTAATAGCTTTATTTTGTAAATTGCTTAGTCAACATTCATTCCGGAAAAAGAATTGATATAAACACTTGACTCCGAGCCACAAGATGAGGCGAGATAAGCATGCATTTTTACATAACATTCATTATTTTGACGTTCAGTCCCTGTGGCGAGAGCGTTTCTCTTCTGATCAAGAACCACACTGTAACATGGGATAGTTCTGTCATTCTGAAAGACGTGGATAACAATACAATGAATAACTTGGGTGAATGGGCAGCGTATCTTGTCAATACGACAGTGTGTCCCAACACAAATGTGACATTGTGTATGATTAATCCGCATCTCTTACCAAATAAGACGGATAACCGAACAAACACTACACGCATATCACAATGCTTAAACATGACAACGTTTATTTGTAACACAACTTTACAGATTACGAACATTACAAACGAAACCCATACAGACTACATGTTGACAAGATATCGCAATTGCACAAACGGAGACCATAGCAATGAGAACACTGAGCCCGAGTATACACAGTTTCATTTAGAATTCACAATGACAACGTTACCGCCCACAACTGTTCTTCTAACAACAACCATGGAAACTACTACCAGTGAATACACTGCGACATCAACACCATTAGCTTTAGAACTAAGTGAAAGCTTTTACATGGCTTCAATCGGTATTCCCGCCATGATATTTGTGGGAGGAGGGTTGCTTTTTGGACTTTGTTATTATGCCTACATACAAGGATGGTGTTCCTGCCGTACAAGAACGACGTCCTCAGCGCACACAGAACGTTTGCTATCATAAACCGCCGTACACGGCGGTTTCCAGACCGCAATAACCGCTCTGTGCTCGAGAAATATGGGAGGAGTTAGCGAGCAAAAGCTCATTTTGTGTACCACTGAGCATTAGAAGCGGATCACGGAACGCCGTTGTGCCTTGGCGTGCTGGACGATTGTCAAGACGGTGAATGTTACGAAAAGCGGACAGAAAAACAGTGCCATGACTAAGTATACGTGCTTCAGATCGATGTCTGCCTGCGGCATTTTTATGCTGCTGATAAATTTGGCATTAGCGTGTGACTCCCAATGTGCCTGTAATAGTAGCTGTGGGTTTGCATACAACGTTACCCACGTATCCGGCTACGAACACAGCAACGTAACATTGCATACAAGCATCAGTCACAGTAACATATCGCATATGAATGTCGGTTACTGGATACGTTACAACTATCCGGTAAATTCGTATACAATATGTACCGTTTCGGGCAACAATGTTGCTAGCACCAAGCATAATGGCTGATTTTTCGAGTGCAACGGCACCAGTCTGACGTTGCACAACTTGAATGCCGATCACACGGGAAGCTATCTTTTTAAGAATCTTCTAGGACTGATGGAGCACTATACCGTCACCGTGCTACCTATTCCACAGCCGCCGGCCCCTCAGGTGACTACCGTGACCAATTGCTCACTTACCTTTTTCAGCGAACACCTCTGGCGAAACGCAACTACGAGAATAATAACCACAACAACACAAAGTACCTCAACAACTACCACTAGAACCACAAAACCCACAACGACAACGCACCGAACGACCGCCGGTCGAGTCAGCACCCCCACGCCCGAGGAAAGTTCCACCTCGACAACTACCGAAGAAAGTACTACTACCACATGGCCACCCGGACGACCAAAGTTTATTTCCAAGTACTCTAAACTCTCGGTGTATGCAGCGTGGACGGCCGGGCTCTTCGGTACGGCCCTATTCATCTTTCTCGTGGTGTTTGTGTGTGCGCTCAGGCACCTTAATAACAGACAAGGCGCCCTCTACCGACCGCCACCAGGTCTTCCTGAAAAAGACAAGGAAAAGAAGAAGACAAAAACCACGCGGTCTGGCGTGTACCATCTGCTCCCTTCGGAGAAAAAAAAGTCCTCAATCAACATCTTGCGCTGTGAAGTCAATGTTTTCCTAGAGTAGCTACTCGGTCCCACCCGGCATTCGAACGTGCGCGCGGATCGACAAGCTACCCTGAGAAGCCATTGCGAGTTTTTAGACGACGAGCCACATAATAATCCAGACCAACATAATCCAGATGACAATCCCCAGCAGTACACGCAGAAAAACGATCGCGTCCCAAACGGTAACGGTGCCAAGTGGAGGCGGCGGTGTCGTGGGAATGACGAGCGAAACGGCGTCCATCGTACCGCGATTGTTTCACTGAAAAAAAAATGAAAAGTGAAACTCAGCGTTCGCGGTGCAAATACGGTCATTATATCTGTCACAAATAACGGAAACATTCGGACCGAAGACAATGGCAACATGGATTCAATGTTGTATCTCAGAAGCATAAAACCGACTTCAGGTAAAAAACTCACACAAGCTCGTGCAAAACGTTGCTAGAAGCACAGACCGCTATGAAGAAGCACGTTTCCAGGCTTATGTGCTCCTATTTCGTCATGTTTTGGCCGATTCTGGCAACGGACAACTCGACAAATAGTTCATCGAGTGTTAATATGACGACTGAATTAACTACGCTCTCAACAACACCCAGATCGACAAATAGTTCATATATCAACAGCACAACATGGACAACGACGTATGGATCGGCAAGTACTTCGCAAGGGAACACTACGACCCCTATGTCAAGGACGGTTACGAGCATCTCATATACGTCACAAAATGCATCTTGTACTTCAGATGTAACTCTAACATCATATACAAATACGTTATCAAATGAATCAACGAATGTATCAAGAAATAATTCGTATACAACAACAACAACCTCTTGGACAAGTACGCCAGAAATGAACATAACCACACCGCCCCCATGGCCTTTTGAAATGCATGGTCATTATTTCACACTATGGGTGAATAATTGTTATTGTGGATATCTGAAGGTCCTCCCTGGAAGCAATATAACCTTCAATGGAACAAAAAAGAATGACACCGACTCCATATGGTTTTTAGCAAGATATTTTAATTATTGGCTTTGCATCTTTACTGCTGATGCAAATTATACAATGGATTATATCAATTTAACACATACATGTACGTCAGAAACTATGACTTTATGGAACGTATTGGAAGGCAATTCGGGAATCTATTTCCAACGAAGAACGGATAATCAGAAATATGATTCTACATATATCTGTTATATCCTAAATGTCACAGCAGATGCTGCTAACACCACGTATCCTGAAATAACTACCACTAAATGTCACCGGCCACCATGGAGAAATCGTCCCGATTTCGCAAGCATTGAAGCTCATCCAATTACCCCCGACTATGAAGAACTAAGTATTCAAGATATTTTGGAATCGTTAAGTCTTAAGGGCGGTCTAAAAGGTTCCTTGCTTAAATTTGTACTTAGATTCGGATGGTTATGCGGCATTGTAGTTGGCGTAACGGTTACGCTCATTATAATTTTGAAACTCCCTCAAAAACTGTGCTTCTTATCCAGTTATGTACCACAACGTCGAGGTTACAAAAGACTGTCATCTAATCAGATTCTTTAATTGTATTACATCAAATGTCTGCAAGTGTATATATTGCAATATTCAATAAATGGACTCTTTGGATCAAACGCAGCTGCAACCATGCAGATCTCAAAGTTGGTTTATGCATCCATAGCTGTATTCTGGGCTACTGCATTTATACACGGACAGACGAGCGATTCGTCTTACAAAGCAACAACGACTCTATGGGCAAATAGGAACAGCACATCGCAATCAAGCACAATGCAACTAACGACCGAACCGACGGCAAGTGGATATCGCAATAGTTCACATCGAAACGGCACAACGGCACCACCATGGACAACTATTGCAGATGACAACACAACCACCTTACCTCCCTGGCCCATCGAAATACAGAGCACATACTTTTCGCTATGGGTTAACGGCTGTTATTGTGGATCTTTAAGCGCTCTTCCAGGAGCCAACGTGACACTGAATAGTACTAAGAAGCAGAATAACACCGAGACACTATGGTTTCGATTAGGAATGTTTACCAATTTACTCTGCATCTTCTACTTTGACAACGATAATGACTCAATAAAATACGACCATTTGACATTTACATGCACACAAAACAACATCATACTGTGGAACGTTTCGGAAAAATATTCCGGAATTTACTGTGAACGCCAAATGTCGTTAACCACATATAATTCTACATACATCTGTTACAATCTAACGGTGACTGCAGACGCTACCAATGCAACGGATCCTTCAATAGTCACGACGAAATGCTACCGCAGCAGAGAACAATACTATTCAGTGGAAACTTCAACTACGAGTGATAGCGCTCTCAACATTGACGATATTCTGAACTCACGAAGGAACTTTCGGGACAATGGTCAGAGAAATCTGCTTGGATCTGTACTTCAGTTTGGATGGTTGGGTGTGATTGTAATCGGATCAACAATTACCCTCGCTCTAGTGTTTCGTGTGCCACAAAAATTCTGTTATTTGTTCTATGAATGGAAACATAGGTATCGTGGCTACGAAAAGATATCTGGTCAAATTTTGTAAACATTGACACACAGAATAAACTGTACATGTATTTTCAATAAACATTGTATTATAATTATGAAAATACTAATTATGCTTATATTTGTAATATGCGACTCACAAACCATTCACTTGCCTACATGTAGTTTGAAAACATGTTGTATAGGTGATGATGTTTCTTTAAACTCCAATATACCAACTGGATGTAACAGAACGACGTGGTATCGACATAAAAACAATAGTGGCATAATGTTATGTAGCTTTTCGGGAGGGGGTATGACGTCCAGTTCTAAAGAACGCATTAACAGAACTTGTTCACGTCAATCTTTTATTTTTATCAACATTCAAATGCCATCAACAGGAACATACTACGTCGTCGGAAATAATTGCACTACATCGCCACTTATGTCTACGTGTTACAATGTGACAGTTGAACCCAGGTCTACCACTGCTATGACTGTTGCCGTGAACCCGAGCATAAATATAACTGCTCAATTACCACAACGTCTTGCGAGTCACTTCAACGCAACTAGTTTTGAAAATGAGACTGTAACGGTCCACGGTGCTTGGGGACTTGTCATTGTCGCGTTACTTTTCCTGTGGGTGGCTATTGAGTTCCGTTTACATAAAAAATGTTTTGCTTATTTCAGAAACTATGTAACCACATTTTAATTACTATACAATGCAACAATATTGTGAATAAATATGTATAATTTCAATACGGCAATGATAGTATGTACACTGATTCACAAAACATTATCAACATATATCAGGTGCAATAATGATTTTGGAATTTCAAACACTTGTACTCAATATAATGAAACAGCCACTGTTGGACAAAATGTTACATTAGGTATATGTATCGAAAAGTATAATCCCGTATCGTGGCATAAAAAAACAAACAATAAAGCAATTATTATGTGTCAATATTCAGATTCGACAAACTGTAATCCACATCACGACATATGTTATCATTGCTTATCCAATTATTCTTTATTACTTATTGATGTTCAAACAAATTACAATGGTATGTACTACTTATCGTATCTAAAAGACAATAAGTACACAGATCTGTGCTACAATCTATCAATTAATACGCCAACATTCAACGTCTCACATACACAGATTAATCGTACAACCGTGGAATGTATATTCAAATCAAATATAAATAATGTAAAGAATAAAAATGCACACACTACTGTAAACGATGCACGAACAACGAATATCGCGTCGTATACAAATGATCTACCAAATATGCAACATGCTTGGTTATTGTTACCATTCGCAATAACCATTACAATTGTATTATTCTGGGTCTATATGCCTAAAAAATACCAATCTCGACTAAATACTCATAGAGAATATACAAGACTACAGTATTGATGTTTTTAATTTCCGTAAGATGATATAAAGCTGCACGTACCACAAAAATGCTTTATTTCAGAACACATTACTTATATTTCATAAATATACATATGAATATAAACAAATGTATATTACAAGCATATCAGTTGTTACATACGTATTCATTCAAATAACCATAAATTATAAAACAAAAGAGACATGTTCCGAATATAGTATAGCACTTAATAGTCACAGAAAACATTGTAACACAACATTATCGTATACAGGACAAAATGTTACCCTGGGTGTACATATAGGACCATGGACTCCCGCATTTTGGAACCTACAAATAAACAACACAGAAATATCATTGTGTGAATATACACATACTGTACTGAAATGTAATTTACATACAATATGTTACCAATGTTTATCCAATTATTCTCTACTACTTATCAATGTTACAAAACAATATAGCGGAATATATTGGTTATCATACGACATCAATAATGGTAATTACAAATATACTGAAATGACTTTGTGTTATAATTTAACTGTTCACTCACGAAACGCGACATCTAACAAACTACTAACAACGTCAGCAACACATACAACGATTACACCTTATGTAACTACCAATTTACAGCATAATGAATCCATAGTAAATGACACATTTCAAACATATTACACAGCAAACAATCATACACCTTGGCTAGCCTTACCAATATTAATTGTTGTTCTAATTGTACTATGCTGGTTCAATATGCCTCAACGATACAAATATCAACCATATACATGGGCGTCATGTTTTTACAGAGTATGTACTCAGACACATTGTCTTCAAAAAAAATAACTTGCATACCAGTTAACAGTACCGCAGGACGCAACGTAACTCTCAATCCACCACCATTCAATCATCATACTACGTATGTTTACTGGTATCGACAACTCGGCAAGGGAAAGAACGAATTATGCCGATACGTTCCGAACAAACAAGAGAGGAACGCCAGAATAAAGTTTCAATGTCTTAGCAATTACAGTTTACTACTGATTAACGTAACGACATCATACAATGGTAACTATACAGTAAATCTAGATTTAGGACTAGGAACAACGTCCACTACCTGTTATACACTAACAGTAAAGACAGCTACGCAAATTGTAAAGACTACAACCAGAAAGCCAACTACAACTCGAAAAACAACTACCACGATGTCGATAACCAGCACAACCACCGCGACAACCACTACACAAACCACATGCAGCACTAAAAGTCCTAATACTAATGTACATTCAGATTCTGATCCTGATATGGTAGCGCTAAATGAAACACGCGAACTGCAGATTCGTGAACACACCAATATACATGCGATATGGCTGTTATTACCTGTACTAATAGTAATTATTTGTTTTTTCACTGCAAACTCAAAAACTACCGAACTGTAACACTGTTTTAACAGAGATGATAATGCACATCAATGCACTAACAATGAACAAAAAAGGGTCTTTTGTATGGATTATGTGGCACATTCCGCAGGTTTATATATGTTATGTGACAAATACTAAATATGAAATTAATACAAATGGTACGAATACCAGCTTAGATACCCCGACATCTGAAGCAATTACAGCATCCAAAGCGTATATGGCAGTACCAAATGCACATACTGCACATGCCGATTCTAACCCGAGTGGATATCATGTAAAAGGACAAAACGACGACGATTACGCAAACACAACGACAATCATCATATTAGTAATATTGTTTATTGTAATCATTTTACTATTTTTTAGAATTCCACAACGATGTTGGGAAGGGTACCAAAAAACAAGGGTTAATTCACCGTATTGAAATCATTCTATGTATGACTAAGTAACGTTGAAAACACTGTTTGAACGTTGAAAATGGAGGTAGGTCAGCCTGTCAATCATGATCCCAATACTGAGAGAATGTGGCTGGTTCGGATACATTGGCATAACGTGTCTACTTGTGGTAACTCAACTTATCGACACATTAGGTAACAAATGCTCAAAAACAGAAACAAGAACTGGAACCGTAGGTACTAACATCACTCTCGTTACTAATTCACCCCCTAACAACAAAGGATTACTGTACTGGTACAAACCCAATTGTACCAGCAATGATAGATTGTGCGACTACTCAGGGTTTACTGGTACCAATGCTGTGTCAAACAGAACGAAGTTGAAATTTACTTGCATGAATAATTCAACGAAACTAACTCTCATTAACGTTACGGCTCACTATTCTGGTCAATATTGTAGTAGAACCATTACATCGAATGGAAGCGTCGATATCTGCTTTAATGTAACTATACATCTGCATATAACCCCAGCTCCATCTCCTCTACCTGTTCCTTTTCAAACAATACCAGGATGGAATCACCGCACCACCGTCCTTCAGGTACAAATACCTTCAAGTGGCCAGCCAGGTAGTTATGAAAGTCAGCAACAAGACGCGGCACACATTGCTAGTATTTTGATATTACTTCTACTATTTATCGCCATCATAATCTTGTTTTTTTTGAAGATCCCTCAAAAACTATGGGACAAATACCACAAAAGTAAACATGCACCATCTGCCTAACAAAACACATTTCGCACATATAATGTGGAAAACACTTCTAACATTAATATCTTTAATATATGTTAATCTGGCAGCCGAATGTAAATCAACCACCCATTATAGAGAAAAAGAAGATGATTGTGCTTTATTTAAAGTAAAACTACCAGATTCGGGACTTTCCCACTATTGGTATCGCCCAAACTGTACGACCCGAGACATGTTGTGTTACAAAACAGCTACTGGACAAGGTGATCTTAAAGCACACAATCCAGATTTACCGTTTACATGTCTCGACAATCATACTGAACTGCTATGGTGTAATATATGGCGAAATCATTCCGGAATATACTGCCATAGTGTTTTTACATCAACAAACAATGGAATAAATAGAGTTGATACATGTTTTAACTTAACAGTTGTTCCCAAAATAACCACAACAAAAAAAGCAACCACAACAAAGACGACAACCACAACTACGCTAGCATCAAAATTGAAGACTCGCAGCACACCAGTGATAAAAAACCCACATATAGATGGTACACCCCCACCGTCACATGAAAAACCATCACTTAAAAAACCATCATTAAAAGATACATTGCAAGCACATACAACCCTAACTACTTTACTACAATCATATCCACCCTTAACTACCACACCAGGTTACGAAGTAGTGCAGCATACTCCAGAAAAACAGGTACAAAATGTCACACACCTCGCAACTATTGTGGTCCTCATAGTTGTGTTTGTTGGCATAGTCACTCTTTTCATATTCAAAATTCCACAAAAACTATGGGGAAAGTATCGTAAAGCTAAAACACATGCACATTTTTTGGAACGGGACTATGATTACTAGAATATAGGAAAGTCCAATAGCAAGCGTACACGAAACGATTATCTATCACGTAATCGTTTCTCTTCGTTACTAATATCACCTGTACCAGCCGTGTAATGAATAGTACAGGTGAAGTTTAAAGCGCACCATAAATTACAAATTCCAATGACTCTCACATGGACACGTCTTATATTATTATCGAATCAATTACAGATGATTTGGACTTTAGAATGTACGATAACTAAAGTTGTCACAACACAATCTGGTGCTAATGTGCGACTTGGAGACTCATCGCGCCAAGGAAACATTGTTTGGCACAGGCCACCATGTGGTAACGAACAAGACGTGTTATGTAACAAAACATCAAGAAGCGAGGAAATGTTTTTTATTAACAGATCTATTTCATTTATGTGCGAACAGAAGTCCAACATGTTGAATCTACGTAGATTAACGCCCGGTAATTCAGGGCAATACTGTAAGACAATATCCACTACAAGGAATGGTAAAAAAGAGAGTTATCGAGAATGCTATAATTTAACGGTCATATCTACCACCAAATCAACACCAACAATTATGACAACACAACAGGAAACATCCTCACATAGAACATCAAATGTAACAACACCTTCAAGATTTCTAGGAAGAACCGTCAATAACAAACGAGATAGATACGATGATCTCGCACCTGCATTGGAACTTGTAGGCTTTCTATTTTTTATCACTATTGTTGTATTATTTTGCTTGCGAACAGAGCTATTCGAGGGTATGTAACATGACAATATACATACAAAAATACCTAATTCAATGGATCATAGCCATATCATTAGTTCATACGCGCATTCAAATTGCACATCCATGTAAAATTACATCTCTCATTAATGTAACAGCTTACGAAACTGTAGTTTTGAACGCCACTCTAGCACTGGACAAATGCTTCATAATGTGGTACAAAAGCCCAACAGAAGGAATGTGCCAATACAATGCATCACATGCGATGAAAGCAAGTAGCTACAATGGTAAACTAAATTACACCTGTACATTTTATACATTAACCATACTCAATGCAAACTCATCGGCCACAGGGATGTATTATACGCTTGGTGCACCTAACGATGAATGTGTTCGAGAAAAAATATGTTATAAAGTACAGGTACAGTTTACAGTACAACATGAAGCACCTATTGCCACACAAATTAGCCCATTAATCCAGAATGAACCCTCAATGTCTGAATCCACCATAATATGGTATGTATTTTTAGCTTCGGGGCTACTCATAATCATGTTTTATCTAGCTAAAAATGCTCATTCATACTGGAAACATGGACATTACCACGTGCCCCAAATATGGTGGATACAGGTGGAGGAACCTCAGCTATACCGTTCCATGGTTTCCTAGAGCTTTCCAGTTGACTGTTTGACTACATCGGTTTTTAAACCGAAGAAAACATGGAGAAAACTGACCACCAATAATTATGTTTACACGGCGTTACCGTACCACACACAACTTTTGGCAACTTGTGTTTATCTCAATCCTGGCATTTATTATACACTTACATTATTCGACATCTCCAAGTATACCTGTTAATGTAAGGACGGGAGACAATATTACTTTAAATGCCACCTTAAACCTAACAAATGGTATTGGATACTGGTATCATAACGACAGTATACTTTGTGGATGTACTCCCAACAACGCGGAATCCGCTTCACGTCCACTGTTGAAATTTATATGTCATCGGAATTGCACAATCACTCTTCTGAACGTGAGCAGCCACAGTGCTGGAGACTACTGCCTAATGGCTAAACCCAAAAACGACAAACCAAAAGATAGCTTATGTTACAACGTAACTGTGTTACCAACTAATCATCATTTAAGTAAAACTACCCAACATTCAGTAACCACAACCATTACTACTAACCCAACAGCCGTTACGGTAACCGTACCAACTACCACGATAACGCCCGTGTTAACTACAACGACAGTGCAAATTACACCACTCGCCACCAATGCAACCACTATGTTACCAACGACAAATAGCACATTTCCATCAACTAGTATGACAACTAATAACGAAACAACTGTACCACACATAACCACTAAAGCAAAACGGACTAAGAAAACTAGAAAAAAGAAACTCGGTTCTACTAAAGCCCCTACGACTGCACTACATTCAAGTAATCCTTTGCTAACGACAGTAACCACTACTGCTGCTACCACAGTACCGTTGACTAGTTCAACTACTGTAACTACTACTGCTCATACCGCATTAACTACTGTGACTACTACACGTAACGCATTAAGCACTGGCATAGTGCAATTAACTACTGTGACTACTACCGCTCAGACTGCATCGCCCGACAGTAAAACGCGTTCCAATATCCAAAATGCTGTAACTACTAGTGTATATACTACTGAAGGGAACACTACTGCCCTAACAAATACCAAACCCGCAACTACCTTACCCACGACAACTTATTCTACGGTACCTCCCACAACAGTAGCTACCGCATCTACGCTTTCCACAACACTACCCACCACTAGGTGGTACACCACGTCAACTAGTACCTCCACAAAACAGCGAAACACACAGACCTCCTCCTACCAAACAACCACGCCTCTCCTGAACTCTCCTACAGCAACCACAATTAGTCAAAACGAAACAAAGTCTCCACACGTTAAACACCATAACGCTCATCATCACCATGCCGTCACACACGCTTTTTGGGTTATTCTGTTAATTGTAGTTATAGTAATTATAATTTTGTGGTGGAATAAGATTCCGCAAAGACTATTTCAGCACTATCAGGAACAAAAGTATGGCGGCGTAGCGTTGAGCGATGATTGGCAGTTCTACTAAATGACCTTGAAACCAGGAACTCTAGGAAACTCGTCAACTACATATTGTCACTCCGTTAAAGAAACCGTTCTAAAATCACCGTCTCCACCCCGTCCAGGGGCCGCCTCCAAGGGCGATGGCCAGGCACAGATGCCATAAATGCTGGCTCCTGTGGCTGACGGTGATTCTGGGAAGCTGGATACACTTGCTCAATGCTCTGGAAATTGTAGAGGAATACGTGGAAGAACAGGAGATCATCATGCAAACAACGAGACAGATGGCGTTAAGATTGGCAGCTGCTCCTGTTCGTGGACGACGATCGGAGATTGACGGCAGACCGCCATCCATCCCGTCATGGCTAGATGTTCGGTCTCCAAGACCCCCAAGACGCCACGATGAAAACACCATGCAACGTAACATTCGCTGGCAACATGAACAGATGCAAGTTTTGATGAGCTTGCACCACTCCCGGATGCAAGCTCGAGGCTGGAATCCTGATCAACGTACTCCAGCCAGACTTCCAGCTCATTTTGGACGCTCTGCTTCGGGTTCTCAGCCTGTTCCAAATCACAGAATTGGTATATCGACAAGACCAACACCGATGGCAGAAGAAGCCGAGGAACCTAGAGTAACAATTGTCCGAAACAGACGTCCAGACAATTCGAGTCCCGGACCGCGTCTTCCACACAAAAGACGCAATGCTATCACTCTTACAGGCTCCACAGATTCCCTGGATCTCACAAGACTGCGCCTTAGCTACGAAAGGCGTCACCGCAAAGGATACTGTCGTTGGAAACATCATGGAAAACATTCACCCACAAGAAAGGCATACATACCACCGTCCAGACCAACAATTTCAAATCCCATGGAATTCCGACCAGCACCATCACCTGTTCCACAAAGACGCACCCTGAATGACCGCTTAAACGACTTGCTTCGCAGACACAGCGCCCATGAGAACATCAGGCACAAATGGCATGTGCGACCTAAACCTGACCCCGTCTGGATCTATAATGACGATGAATCTGAAGTCACATCTATCGGAGAACGAGCAAGCCTTCTCACAAGAACCCGTTCATGGATCCAGAGCCGTATGCACCGCACACACACTTGGCGTCTTGGAAGCTCAGGGGGCGGCAATGAACCTTTGGTGAGGTCACTATCGACAGAGCAGCCACGCAACAACAACGCCAATCAATCAAGACCGCATTCACCATCAGAATCCGTGCAAGTGAATCTCGAGACCGGAGAAGTTGTGGTTACATGTCACAACACGGGAGCGAATGAACAACATGTGTTGACATCCAATCAACTATGCAACAGAAACTCCATGGAAGTGACCGATGCATGCAACAGAGAAACTCCACGTCGAGCACTGCTGGGTTCCAGCATAGCTCTCTGGCTCTCCGGGGTGTGGATGCGGAACTACCGTAAGTCGTCCTAAGATCACCTTGACATTGCATGCTCGAGAGGTGAGTGAATCGGTGAAGGTGGGAGAGGGTCTCGCATTTTTTTATCTCTCTCTATAACCTAGTGATCCGCACCACCCAGGTGATCGTGCTAAGGACATAGCTGCCAGTAAACTCTGCATATTAGCTCATTGGGTCCCGCCCCAGCACCACCCTAACCTTTTGGAATAGAATATATATCCAACATTCAAAACACTAAGATTTCACCGAACATAGATTATTTTGTCCACCAACTGCACTCAAATACAACCAGTATGTACTTCATTATTGTATTGCTGATCACTATACTAACTATTGATTGCGTCCCCCCTGCCTACTGGGACCAATTCCTGCATCCATCAATGGACAATGGCGAAGTATCGGCTCCCCTGATGCCACCGTATGGTGATCGCTTCAACCTAACATGTGACTTTCCAACCGGTGATTGGAGCGAAGCGGCGTTGCAGATTCGTTTTTGCTATCACCCCAGCTGCCGCAGCTTTCTCATGGTAACACCCAAGGACATTAACGGGGAGTTTAAAAACAAAAGCGACAATCATCTGCCGGAGTTGCAGTGGAAATTAGAGACCGTCGGCCCCGTACAGAGACTGACTGTGTCATTTCTAGTTGTCAGCAGTGTATCTGGCATTTACAGGTGTACCATTCTAACTGGAATAAACATAGAGGTGTTGAAGACCGTGATCATCATCGCAGATGTGGAGCTACGCCGACGACCTGACACGTACTGCGATATCAGGTTCAGCCATCTGTCCCAGTTGCAATACCTATGGACCCCCAACCCTGATAAGGTGAGGCTGCTAAACTGTGGAGAGGTTCGCGAAAGGAACAGTCTATGGCAAAAACATGTACATTACGCGGTAGGTATGTCTGGCTTGGAGCCATCTTGTACAGTGAACAGAGATATGGTGTTGTGTCATCGGTATGTGGCTGAGAGTCTGAGAGACAATAACTGCACGAGGGCTGCCGAAGAGAAACGCGCAATGATTCTACGCGGTAAGCCGCTCGAGGAGGACTGGTTTTGGATGTGTATGGCAGGCATGTTCACCATATGTATCGTGGGCATCCTGACACTGTGTTTGAGACTCCGGTACAAGAGGCATCTTGACTGGAGTCACGATCTGGAGAGACGGAGGTTGAAAAAGAGAAACTGAGGAGTTGGCATTTTTTTTAAGTTGTGGGTATTGGAAAGCGAATAAATGAGGTAGCTAGAAAAAGCCATGCGTTGTACAAGCTAGTGATTTTTTTAATGCTATGTAAATCATGGTGTCAAAGGTGACGGGATATTGATTATAATGTGAAAGTGTGAATCTAACCTGATCGGGGACATGGAAGGTGGGAGGGGGAAGTATGTGTTGATTATTTCCTAAATAAAACATTTATACTGTTAAAGAAACTCCATGCATGTTTGTCGTTATTTTTTATATTATGAAAAAGCTATCCCCACACGATCATGATCCTACATAAACCTTCCCAAGACAATTTCTCCTGGGTACACAAATGGAATAATATGTCAAACGCAGGTAATAATATCTATCCGCACATTGACAATCTGTCATCCGAGGAGCGCATAAACTTGGTCCAAGCGCCACTACCGCCATGGGCGACCGAAAACGACAGTCTCCAGGAACGCATCAGCATATTTATACTGTGCGTTGCCGTGGTGCTGTTTTTTTGTTTTCGAATCCCTCAGAGAATGTGGTGGTTCTTTCGTTCCAGACCCGTTCGTCATTCCGGGAACTGCTAATCCCTATTCCGCGAAACGAGTTTGCGTAAGGGATAGTGTTTCAGAATGAGAGCGAGGCGTGCCTGCCATCTGATTTCCCAGAAATGCCGTCTCCGCGCGAGCGCATGGCGACTATACTGACCGCCATAGGGATAATGTTAATCTTTCTATTGTGGGGCATGCGAATCCCCCACACCATTTTCCGGCAGTGGAAACGTGATCCGGGGGACTACCGAATCAGCGACCGCCAGGAACTTGGCGATTACAGCGTGATGCAATCTGATTTCCGAAGCACGCTATAAAAATATTAAGTTCCGTAACCTGGCCGTGATTCAAGCCGCTGCAGCCTGATCACCAAACGGGGAAAATGGAGCACGCTCTGTTCGATCACTTCTTCGGACGCCCCCGCGTAAGTGGCTCCAGGCACTCCCTGCTGAGAGCCGAGAACGAGTGTGATGATGAAGAATACCCCCCGATCCCGCGGGTACCGCAAGTGCCGCCACGAGTATCGCAGACGACCCGAGCAGCCTGGAACATCGTAGACGTCTGCCGCCTCCTTCCATTGCAGATGAGATTGATGGTAGCCGAAGAAGAGGAGAAGATGACGCTCACAACATCTCCAAGAACACATAAAAAGAAACCCCGAAAATTAGTCGAGATCAGTCCCAGAATACGGCGTTTATTTACTTAAATCAAAGAATGATTGACAGGTGAAGAAGCGGAGCGCCTTTCTGAGTTTATACAATAAATCCGCCTGATTCAATCATGTTGGCATTCGTGTGTTTTATTTGGGTGTGATTCTAGTGTCTGAATCAGAAAATGAGTGTGATTGTAATCGTAAATATGCAATCAGCACGCTCACGCTATCCGGCGGCCACTCCTACCTGGTCTGATATAAATGTAACGTAAATTTCATAATCGCCTCATATCACCGTGCAACGTTCATACGGCATTATCAAATTAATTACTAACAGAAGAGTTGCGCCACCATCAGGTGGTTTTGGGAATCTACAGGCATCATGTCCCAGCTGCTATACGAATGTTTTAAACGACAGCTGCCTAGGAAACCAACAAACAGTGTGGTTTTCCTAAACCGCAGAGCACTGACCGGCAAAACAGAAAATATGACGTCTATGGCAACCAGCACACACCGAACACTGCTAGTTGTGGATCATGGTAAACTGAGGCTAGAAAGACCCAGCACCTCGGAGACCACCCAGACGGCCTTGGCATTGTCGTTGCAGCGATTTGCACTCCAGTCATCTGGGGATGATCCGGAACATGACGATATGGACCATAATGACTGATTACGGAATGCAAACGGCAATGCGATGTGCCTTGTCACTCATGTGCGTCAATGGACATTTCGAAATACCAGAGACAATGACCTTTAAAAACAAAACACCGTCAAGAAGATGCACTGCATCAACATGCCGCTGAGGACCTTGGCCAGCTGCCTTGTGTTCCTCACGCTGTTCGTGTACCTGCACAGTGATTATGTGTACGTATCTGTGTTGACCCGCTCGCATGGACTAACATGGACCAGTATCGGCGGCGTTAACGATACAGAGATTAGCAACTTATCCAATTACAGCTTCAATCAAGATAATGCTACAAACACCAATAATTCATCCAACGGAAATGGCAGCGTGTCGCAACTGTCTGACGGATGTCTCACGCGAACTGAAACATACGTGTCAACGATCTGGATATTCAACTGCACTAAAGATACATCAGTGACGGACTTTTGGTATCTAGGAAATGGATACAATCAAAGCGATGACACATGTAAATCATCTTTAGCTACATACTTGAGCAGCATGTGTAACATTTGGGCTAATTACAGCAATGGCAACGAATCTCGTCAAGATCACCTGAACATATCTGAAGTGCGGTGCGTTATTCCTGAAACATACTCCGTTAACACCACTATCCAACAATACAACGATACAGAATTGGAAAATCAAGATCAGCAATATCACCAGCTATTCCCTCTTCGACATACATGCAGCTTGGTGGAGGCGCTGGCCTTTGACATCGTCGAGAGATACGTGTACATCTCAAGATTATGTTGGAACATTGCCCAGATACTCGCACTGCTATGTATTGTAACTGTCAGTCTTGTGGTTTGGATACGGTTCCAGTATTGCGGTAAAATCCCTTGTATGTGCCTGCTACCTCCCAACGTTTCAGCCGTTCCTACGTGTCAAGACGTCATCGTGGAGAATGTCAATCAAACCGAAGAAGACAACACATCTCTAAACAGCCCCGTGGAACCAGAGTCTTCAGAAATCACTCCCATTCTATCTGCTTCTGAAAAACCCTGCGTGCAGAAACCATCTGTACCACCAAAACCACCAACCGTATCTTCTCAGTTCAAAGTGATGCATGCTCTCAATAAACCATGCATGTTGCCAAAACCACCACCAAAGCCTGCATCGCTCCAGTCTCCAAAACCAGACGTGTTTACGTTTGACGAGCAGGACATTCAAAGGCACAAAGAAGAAATATCCAAACAGGTTAAACCAATGCGTATTCCTGTTTTGGCACATCAAACATCAACACTAACCAGGACTACACATGCTTCAAGATTGCCACCGCCTCCTCGGCAAGCAACATTTTCACCACGAGCACCTACAATGATTCCGTGGGACAGAAAGAGTCAAATGTCACCAGTACAGTATTCCTCATGGAGACAGCAATCTGAATCGCTGCCTGCAGAATTGGACCCATGGAATGTAAACCCGCACAGGTGGTTGTGACCTGACATGATCGGAACCGCAAAAGACTGACAGTACAATATATTGCAAGATAGATATGGTGTATAATTGTGTAAATAAAGTTTATATTTTATAATATACAAATTAAGCGTGTGCTTCTTCATTATTGGCGTTCGGCAAACGAAACACGAATCGGGGTCTGGGATTGCGATTCTCGACTTGGGCTCGAATCTCTTCCATGACGAGGATCATAGGCTCCCCCATAAGTGGCAGGTCATCATCTAAATCCATAGGAATTTCCACCACCTCAGCCACCTCGGGAATCTGTAGCGGTTGGATCTGGATCTGCTGTCGCTGCAGATAGTTTTGAAACAGCCGTCTGCGGGCCCGGGGAGCGTACATGCCGAGCGGACGATGAGCGGGTTGATTGACTCGCATAAAAGATACTCGTATAGAGGGCATAAGCCCTCGTATAGCCTCCGTGAGGAGCGGATCGGTACTGCCTCCCATGATACGCCAGCATGGCAGCCCTCAGAAACCAACGTTCCTAAATACTACTCTAGGTCTGACGTCAGGGTGGAACATCGCCAATTTAACCTGCAAAACCGTACCTATACAAAGTTACGCCCCGTCATTGGTCCCTTGACACAAGGTATTTAATGGGACGAGAGCCAGGAACCGCCTCATTTGACTTCAGTCCAACAGCAGCATCATGCAGAACATGAAGCTAATCGCGATTCTGCTGGCGATCGGTCTGGTGGCAGTGCATGCCCTCCCCAGGTGAGTTACTGAACCGTAACACGGACAGGCATTCCAGAGTACAGACATGGTTTTTCGTGTACTATACAAGTGACGTTTTGTCGTTTTACAGGTATACCACACAAGATAAAGATGGAGTAACGGGAACAGATGTAGGAAATCCAGACGGGACCCAGGGAAATGACGACTCTGGCGTATCTAAAGTTCCCATAACGCTTGAGGGTGACGACCTCCCATCGGGGGACGATAGTACGGAAGAAGGCAGTGGAGATGAAATCCCTGCATACGATGTATTCATTGAAGGCGAAATGAATGATGGAGAAAACTCTGAAGAATCTGACGAAGGTTCTACAGAAGACTAACCGCAGTGCTGCCAGTTCCCCCCTTTTTTTATGACAACCACCTAATAAAACGTCTATCGTAATGCCTGTGTATGCGTCGTCATGTCCTTTCATGCGCCGGCTCTCTACAAATATGAACCGAACAAGCATTTACCGTGATTGCAAACAACTATGCCTGGTTCAGCACTGAGCAGAGCTAGATCAGTGCTAGCTATTATCGCAATTATAATGTTAGCAATATGCAATCTTTACAGGTGAGTAAGACTGCTCTAGAATACAACCTGTTATTGAAAAAGCAACGCTCATACTTTACTGTTCTCTATTGTGTAGCTACGGATTTCCAGTTACTCGTCCCGACCCGCCAAATGAGAGGAGCCCGGAAGACATTGATGAGCCACAAATGGAATGATTATAAAAAATAAATCTTTATTGATTACAAGTGTGTACCGGTTTTGATTTATTGCATAAAAAGATGGGTAGATAGAAATCTGAGAACAAGCTTATGTGGCAAAATGGGTGGAGCTGCAGCTGATGCGCTGGGAACGACGACAAATGCTCTTTCGCTCATAGATATGCGTTTTACCATAAGGGCAGACCAAATTTCCACTGAGCTTGCGCATCTTCTTATCGCCATAGAACACGGTACTCCAGCGGTATCGAACAAGCCCGCGCATGGCAAACTCCATGACCGTGTCAGCCACCACGCACACGCCATTCTCTGTGGTAGCGTACATGCGCAGGTACGAATCCGCAAAGATGCTGATTAACCTGTCCGCGATCGCTATGCGACCCACGGGCTCTACTTTGGTAGTACCCACTATGCGTCGCCAGTAGTACAGATCCAGTCGACTGAAACTGGTAGGTAGAGACACACACAACATGTTCCCGTCACCCAGTCTCATCAAACTGCTAGCGTGCGCATTACGCCACTCGCAGAGGTCATTGAGGTTCTCACAGATGACCAACCGTCGCGTCTCTTTCTTCCTCAGCACATTGGCATTAGGCACGACCATGAAGCTGCATCTTCTGAGTCCGTGCACCAGAAAGTCGTCTATGTCATCGGCGATCCACGTGAGAGCATCGGAGTACACCACATCCACATAGAGGTAGACGTTACCCGACTGTCCGACATACAATTCGGAAGGCGGAGTGCCTTCACGATGCTTCAAAAAAGCCTTGGTGCAGATGCTGCCGACAAAGTGTAGTTTTTCCGGACAGCAGAGATACTGTGACAGACGCTCTTCCTCCTTTTCAGCATTTCGAACCGAGCGCCAACGACGCAGAACTACCAGAACACGATCTTTAGGCCAAGGCAGGTGTATGCGTTGGCCCGATTTCCATTTGCTTCTGTTGACGCCGCTTCCTCTGCAGCACGTACCCCAAGTGTACCAGCAAAACATTGTGCCGAGCCCCACAGAGGGAAAGGAGCCAGCTGGCATAGTTGCTTTATACAAGCACGTCAGACGTGTCCCATTGTGCAACCAGCTGACGTATGTCAGTCATCGTTGTGCTGGCGGCCTCTGGGACACTCGGGCACAGTGTCGTGTAATTCACAATCTCCAGTGAATCGCCGATTATTCAACAGTTGCCGTAGCCCCAAACACATGAAGGCGGTCAAATCGTCGGCAAGACGAATGTAGCGGAGATTAACGAGGTCGAGGCAGAACACGCGGCCGCCATCCACCAGGACAATGGGAACTCTGGTCACGGGCCATCTCACATAGCATGGAGACGAGGGCATTTCACCTTTCAGATCCACGGTGCCCAAACAGATGACCTGGTCACCAAAATGGCTCCGAAGCGAGCGCAGCATAAACCCGCTGGTTGAGGTCACTTCAAAACACTTGAGATTGCACAGTCTCAGACAGGCCCCCTCAGGATAAGGCAGCTGAAGGTAGTTACCGTGATTCCGCGTTACATAACGCGACACGGCCTCAGGGCCAGATTTCCAAGCATTTCTAATACGCCTAAAAGAGCGCTTGAGGGCGGATGAGCGTATGTGGCGAGGACAGTAAAGAACATCCACGGCCCGGAGACCCACCCGCTGAAGCTCCGAGAGGTTCTTGGCTACATAGTACAGCGAGAAATCTTCTTCTACATAACAGAAAACCTGTCCCTCTTCTGATACTAGAATGATGAGGGTGGTCTTCCGCTGTCCGTGCACCAGCACAGGTTCTCCAACGACACGCCCCAGGAACGCCAGACGCGTCTGACAGCAGAGGTAGTAGCTGAGGCGCCTGATGTCCTCGGCAGTGTAGTCATCATCAGCCTCCAGTTCTTGCAGCACCAGGTACCAGCCGCGAGGCCAGGGAAGCGCAATCTTTTGTCCCGAATTGAGCCTCACGTAGGCCTCCACGCAACCCAGCCCGAACTCAACACTCATGGCGAGACTTTCTATATCGCTCATGGGTTGGCACGCCATCTCACCGCAAGACTTTACACTATATAACGCCTCAGACGCTTGCCACACAGGACCCTGGACGTCGCAATGTACACCAAGCGTGGGCAACAGCGTCGCTCGCACGAGGGAGCCGGGCGGCTTTATACCTTTGATGATTTGGACGATGAGGTGTTTCTTGACCCAATCCCCCGCGCCCCAGCCAATGAATTGGACGAAATGGACTTGATGGAAGCCGGTTTGTTATCGTCCAGCAGTCAATCCGATAACAAATCATCTTTTGAAGTCGTCTCAGAGACAGACAGCGGCTCCGAAGCGGAGGCGGAGCGCGGTCGGCGCGCGGGGATGGGCAGTCGCAATAAGCCCACCAAACCCCCCAGACGGAATAAAACAACACAATGTCCGACGGGGTGCGTCGCCAGCGAACCAGTAATCAGTGCCATCAGCAGCGAAGACGAGGGGGCGACCACGCAGAGCCAGGAAGAGGACGACGACGAAGACGACCTTGACGAGGGTCATGAAACAACCATAGGGCAGCGTACGGTCACTATATTTCGTCAGATATACTTTGAACGTTCATTAGCACGTAACCTGGGCTTCGAACCCACCTTGATTTCCCCTCCAAACACCGAATTCCTCAAGTTCCTCTTGTATGATTTTTCCGTGCAACACATCACCCGAGTCAATCAATGCATACCCATGCCCACCTTTCTACTCACGAGTCTCATTAACCCTATTGCGAAAACAACTTCAGCTGGTGAGCGCGATTTAACGCGCGGAATCGTCACCCATGCGGTCTTGGTAAACTACTTTTACCAAGCCAAGGCCAAAGTTCGAAGCATGCAATGCTCTCTAAACGCTACCATTCATGGGCAAACCATGAATAACATAGCAACTTATGTTACTAATTTAACACCAGGTGGACGTGCGGCCGCCCTAGCTCTTCATTTTCTCATGCCTCAAAAAGCGGTTATGACAAAACAATACCAAGCGTGCCTTCGGCGACTGAGCGAGGAGCTCCGCAAACGACGCGTCACAGAGTCGCCCAGTACCTTAGAAATCCTAGAAACCATTCGCGACTACAATCTAATATTTCCCATAGCCCCATACACTAACCGGGGGGCACTGTACCTGTACCGCAACAATTTGCAGAAATTATCTAACGGATACAGGAACGTGCTAAAATTACTCTCGAGCGAGAAACTAAATGAAGAACACTTTGTGAATGACTTGGCATTCATGCTTGGGGTCCAGTTAATGCTTGTCCAGTTTGAACAAACACTTCACGTCCTCCGCGCATACATAATGCACCACCTCCAGAACCTGGCTACTCTAATTTACATCATCTATGTGCAATTTCCTTCTCTTCGGGGCGACTATATTCAAGTGACCGAGGCCATCTATCGCGCCACTACTAGCCATGGCGATGAACCTCTGTTTCAGGTTAACACATGGCTGTTTGATTATCTCAGGGCAGTAAGAAACTTAGAAGCCGTGGTGTGCCCAGATTACATGATGTGTGCCCTTCGTCAGTGGACTACAGTCCACGAGGACAATCCAATCACAGACTACATGTTTCATGATCCGGCCATACAAGACTCACGCATACGTTGCGGAGACACTCAAACCAAACTTTTGGTTCGTAATTTGTGCTTTACACGCATGCAAGGGCGCCCCACCTCTCGCCAGACTCCCGTAGAGCACGTGCTCGTACCCACCGCCTCCCTCAACAGGCCCTATCTAAGATGTAATTCCACGGAAGAGAGGGAAGTAAACAGTCACCGCAATCTGACATTGCGATCGTTCCTAGAAACTAATGGCAATCACCCCATGAGCCAGCTGCAATAAAAAATATAACAAAATCTTTATTGATTGGGCATGAATAATATACACATATGCATACAACATTTATGTAGATGACGAGGATGATGTTCCAACCCCGCTTTTTCGTGCACCCGACTCCGGCTGAAGAGAATAGTCAAGGGCTGGTGTAAATAAAGATGATGACATAATTCCACTGGCAAACATCTCTTGCGTGAGTTCTTCTGGGTCCTCCCCTTCTACCACCGCGTTCTGTCGCCTCAAACAGGGTCGGGTAACCAAAGAGGCCGACGCATCGCTCTCCGAACGACTTCCCCTTCTGAGTCCTCTTCGCTGAGAGTGCTGCAACGCTCCCGCTCGAGCTCGCCTTACGTCATCAAAGTAGCCTTCTCGCACGCCCTCTTTGAGCAACTCAGATAACGAGTTGGCCGCCTTAACCACATAGTTATGCTCACCAATCTCATAACAAAAAATGCCACCGCACCCACCTATGGCGGCCACCGGTCGATCCCAAGTAAACATCTCATCGGTGCCAATGGTGCCAATCACGCGCAACTGTCCCTTCATGAGCGGCAAAAGCCTCCAGTAACTAAAGTCCCGGGGGGTGAGAATAGTGTCATCCTCATCGCAGACGAACAACGTATAACCTCTAGGGGAGGGCAAGTCAAAGTGACGGCCTCTATTCCGTCGCACATAATCTTCGACATTAAAAACGCATCCAGCTTCCCGGCTGGTGGCCATCCTGATTGTTCTGGTGCCAATGACATCATTCTGCTTTTGATTGATTTCATATTGCACAACCGCCCACCTCGTGTGGTCGAAAACGACGAACATACAGCCGGTGAAGCTTCTCAATGTGTCCCTGATACCGCACCGTGACCGTGGCGCTGGTCGGGATTTCAAAAGGCGCCTTGCGGCGACAACGGTTGGCGTTGTTACTGAGCTCGCAATCTGCCAGAAGCGAGTCGAAAGTCATTAAGAGACCCGGATCCAAAGTCACGTCACCATGACGAAAATAATACCAAGCCAGTTTTTCGCCCTTCCGCGTCTCTGCAGATGGACACTCATAAACGCGGCGCAGTCTCAACAGATGCAACAGGACCAATTCGCGCTTGATGGTCAGTGAAATGCACTGATAGTCAGGAATCTTGTTAACTATCTTAATAAAATCACAAAACGTCTCTAAGAAATTGGAAACGGTAAAATGAATGTGCTTCAGATCGTGAATGTGCCGTCTAAAACGGGACAGCTCCATGCGCTGTGTCGCATTTTGTGCTAACCCTTTACGGATGATGGACGCCTCGTAACGAAACATCCTGATAAGAAAAGCGACATCTTTACACAAAGCACGTACACAAGCACTATGTTCATGACGAATAGTGATATAAAGCAGCCTGATGACTTTGAGAGCCAAAACAGCATTAGACATCAAGTACATAGCATAACCTTCGCAGGGAGTACCGCAGGACAGCCCCACCGGCAATAAAAAGTAATCGTCTACCAGAGTGTGTGACCAGTCCGTAAAGCCGAGGTCCCTGGCCACACTCTGCTGCACACGCAGCTGCTCAGCAGCTGTCAGGTGACGAATAGCCGGGAGATGAAACTTTCCCAAATGAGCATTGTGAAGCAAAGTGAGCTCGGCGTCCTCCAGCCGAGGCTGGGGAGGAGAAGGCTCTTCTTCCGATGGTGTTGCCTGGGTATCGGATGATGCCACAAACAAATCATGGCAGTCACCGCATGTGCAAAAGCGCGCGTAAAGAGTGTGTAGTGCGGCTTCGGCGCGCAGAGCAAATCGGGGGTTGAAAAACACAGCATTCTTTTGAACGCGGTAATTAACAGGGAGTTTCTTACAGAGGTGAGGGGGTAAACATTTTTGAATTAAATCCCTATCACCGGCATCCAAAAACAAACACACGGTACCCGCCAGGCGCCGGAACAGTTCTTCGGTAATGACACAAAGCTGGCGTAGATAGTGAGTTTTATTGCCAAAAACTTTGTAGTTTAGGAGGGTAGACACAGCGTACTGTCCAGTGGCCACGGCTAGCGCAATCCTTTTTCCGCTCTTGCTGATCTCTGGCAGAAACGGACCCGCCGCCACGAGCCTTCGAAACTGCATGAGGTTCATCCAGTGAAAGTGCCCTGGATCGGGTCTAAGCGGCACGCCGCGTAACAGACCCCAGACGGCCAGATCGGTTTGAAGGCTCAGACCTCGAATATTGTACTTGCCGTGTGCCGTGGCAAATTTGGAATTCACCAGAAAGCTGCGACGTATGTAGATAATGGGACTCTTTTTAGCACTTTCCGCATTCTGGACCACCCGTGTATCGCGAGGCTTTTTGGTTAAAGAAGACGAAGAAGAGTCAACAGGGAACAAGCCGGCGAGAGCGGCCTCGCGCAGACTGCGCACCGGCGTGAGATAGGTCCGCACGAAGTTGTGACAAAAATCATCATCCGGACAGTCAGCGACAAACTCGAAAGCGGCATGCTGATCAGAGTAAATGTCATCTAGCGGCGGATTCGCTGTCATGTCTGCGCGCTCGCAGCGTAGTGATGAATCTTAACTATATACCCTAAGTAACTGGGATGTCTGCCAGGCCACAAAAAAAAAGGCGCTTCAAGGCGCCGCAGCTACAGATTCGTCGTGCAGCAGACTGCGAGTCGAGTAAACGTATTCACTCACGTCGCAGAACTGTGCTTTTTGACTGCTGACGGGCATCGACACGGAGCCCAGAGGAGAAAAACAGAAGCGACGAGAGCAGCGAAACCAGAATGAGCCCTGTCTGATAAAGCCCCGAAGCGTTTCGGCCAATTTCAGCATCACCGTGCCGTAGAGCAGCACATGCACACAGCCGTTGGTGTCCAGAAAAACGGCCTTATTGACCGGCTCGATCCAGCCAATGACAGCGTACTTGGCCCTCTCGAGAATCCCGATCACAAATCGGTTGGCCTCGTTCGCCTCGGCCACATTCCAGGAACCGAAAGTGAAAGTGCATGCCGGCCGACCACCCAAGCGAATCTTGGTTCCAGCATGCAATTGACAGAAACGCACGACGGCCTTGCGGTCATGCAACACTTGAGACAGATCATACATACTGGTAAAATTGTGTTCATACCAAGCACCCTCCACGATCTCGTCTACATATTCCCGTTCAAAGTAGCTACAGACGGCAAAAAGGCCGGTCTCAAAGAGTTCGTGGAACGACACCGCCAATACATAAACCTTGTCTTCCGAAGGCATGTAGCAGAACACGTGTCCATGATTGGAAACCCAAACCTCGGGCGACTGTGCCGCTTGGGGCGAACATTCATAGACTGTGATGACACCCAAGAAATATAACCTAGAAGCTTCTCGAAAACAGCAGAAGCGTTGATAGGTCTTCCTATCGCGCGTCACCCCAAAGTACTTGAGATCACCCAGGAGAATGCCGTGCAGGGGGGGCCAAGCGAGAGGCAGCCAGCGCCCCGCATTCGCGCGGACGAAACGCTGAAGATGCAAACCGCCAGGGCGCTCTCGGGACCGTCCGCGCGTGTTGATCCAAGCGTCGCGCAGACCTCGCCAAAACGCGGTAAATCTAGGCTGTCCTCGCAGATAGAGCGCCGTCAGTGGCTCAAAGTGCCCCACCACCATCCTGTAGGGGACAAGGAAGCAATACAAGATTTCAATAAATTTAGCAAAAACCACACATTGGATAGGATTTTTTCTTTCCCTGCGAGATTTTTGTTAAAAATGAAATTTACCCATGTATTGTTTCTTGTCCCTACCTTCGCTTCTTGAACGGCAGTGTGGTACCCGGATAGAGCTCGTAAAGCGTGTGACGATCCACAGGTCCGATGTTTTCGTAACGATAATCATCAATCAGCGGACACAGTCCGATACGCACAAAGGTTTTCAGGTCACGTGCTATGCGCGTGAGGCGCTCCTGACCCACCAGCGCCACATACACAATGCCAGAATCTCCGCAGAAAACCTTAACCCGCTGGAAAAATGTTTTATTCCCTTCCCCTTCAATGACCCCCAGAAGCAAAATGGGTTCACGACCATAGCTGAACCTCTGCAAGCGCCGTATAGCGATAGGCGACATTTCCAAATCCTGAGCATTGGCCACCAACACATAATGGTTCTCCGGCCAGATGAGTGACAGCTTGGCGTTACGATGTTCCTCCACATACTGACTCCTGTGCTCGTTGTCGGGGCAATCCAGAAGCTGTCTGAAACACAACAACGAGTGCAAGTAACGCTCGCGCGTGCTAATGCGAGAACGCTCACACATTTCGACTTTTTGCGCCGATGACAAGGGAGAAACATCCGGCTGCATGCGCCGGCAGATGGTCTCGTGCACGGGATCGCATCGAATCATACCCCTGATAAAAAAGTCATTGAGATCCGAAGCCACCTCGTACAGACAGTCCTCTTTAGCGTCATAAACAATGACAGCCCCGCAAGGATCCAGAAACACAGGGTACTTGTTGGTGTAATGCGACACGGTTCCCAGGGGTTGCAGAACACGAGATTCCCCGAAAAAGTCATTTTGACAGTGCTCGAGATCAATTTCTGTAATGGCGTACGGCGAGTACATGCCGCCGACCACAAACGCGCACTGAGCGGGCCAGCCCAACGACACACACGAGCCCTCGAAACGCATAAGATAGCGTTTGAGGCCTTCCGAGTCACGTCTCATACAGAGTTCAGACAAGCTGCGCGAACAGAACGTTTCGGGCGCCGCCGCTCTCTTCCGTCGAACCAAGCGCGGTCGACTCTCGTCACCCATATTGCACACGCCTTTCACCTCGGCTCGCTCAGCGAAAAGTGTACACCGCAAATGAGCGAAGATCCGCGCGACACTAGCAACCTTTATAGCCCATCATCATCCCACAGAGGCGAAACAAACAACAGCACACTTGAACTTTTTCGTCTAGCATTTCATCTTTATTTAACTCTGCGTTAACCTCATGTCGAGCCGTATCCCAAAACACAGACTGGTCTTCGGAAGATAAAGTATCATAATACTCGAGCATTCGGGAAACATCTGCCACGGCTACGCTTCCCCGCAGAAAACGTTTCAAACTTTCCATATGCCGCTGACGCTCCGACATCATTTCAACCTCCAGAACAGATGCATTCGCGCTTCAGATTCTGCCGCGCCCGTCTCAGCTGCTGTAAACGTCGATGCTGTACTCCTAAGTCCACCTCCCGATTGAAATCGTCTTGGTCGCGAATAGACAGAGTGCTATAAAATTCGCAAAAGGCCTCGATACCGTCCATATCTAGCTGGGGTTTAAGACACCATCTCACTCGCATCTCCCAGAAGTACACCCATTGAACGCTTCGAGCGGCCGTGCTGACAGCCTTGGAACGACGTTTACAGGTCGGAAAGCTACCCGTGATTTGGAACTTGATCTTATATAGATAACAGGATGTCCGTCCCAGCAAATGTCGACCCCGCAACCCAATCATCGGTCGTGGAGGAGTCGCCCAAGCCCTCATCACCATCCACCGTTGTCGTTTCATCGTCGTCATCATCATCTTCATCTCCTTCGCCTACCAAAATAATACAGCCGCTGTCTCAACAACTATTGCCCCAAGCACCGCAACCGGGAAACATCGTAGTTGTCCCCGCACCTGGCCCGGATCCAGATTATAGATTACCCGACCTTCGAGTGGTGCGGCTATGGCTAGAAACTCTCAAAACCGCAGACAGGGACAACTTTGGTCGCTGCGTGCGACATGCGAAAACGCACCGCACCGCTTACCACTTGACAGCGTACGAGCCGTACCTCATCGCTCTGACCGATCAGTACAACGGCACGCCTTCCGTGACAGAGAAGGCTTCGTATCTGCACGGCTGTCTGTTTTTGTCATTCCCTGTGATTTACAACAACACACAAGGAGGCACGTACAAGCATGACTGGAGTAACGTATCGGTTCCGCGAACCATGCTACGCGAACTGTTTTTTCTGCTGTGTTCTACCAGCGAAAGCCCGGCCATCTTTCAACCTATCATTACCAAAGGAGGCACGTGCGCCTCCATGGTGGTGTATCCCGACGAGACGGCCAGTAATTTCACCAATCCCCAACACATTGGTTTCGTATACAGCAAACTGGTCATGATTCCCTTTGTTCCACACGCATTCCCATCGTACGGCGTTCCCTTCCTGACCTTACCGACTCACATGCGTTACTGCTGGATCGAAGAAGCGCCTTTCGGTCATGCTACGCTGACGCGCTACAACGATCACATGCTGTTCCACGTAGAACACTTAACGTGGACGAGCAAGAGGATTACTAATCATGGACAGAAGAAAATGTCACGATACACGGCTCAATTCAAGGGCATGTTACCAGACACGTATCTTAATGGGACTCATGTTTGGACATCTTCCAAGAACATCCAGTACGAATTCATGGGATTGCTTTTTACCATCAACATCGACACCCTGTGTCTGGATCTGCATCACGGGCAATGCATCGGATCCATCTCAAGTTCATACTGCCACCGTGTGGCGGACAAATTAACAGCCAGAAACATGCCTCGATCATTCGTTTTTTATTTACTAATTGAGAATCAACAACAATGTACTGTACAGTTCAATCGTAATCCGTATTTGTTTTTCAGCGGCGACGGGTTTAACAGCCCGTTGCTGAACGAACCCAGTCCCTTCTATCTAACAGTTCACGCTCCCTACGACATCAATTTTGGACAGAACGCTCGGCAGACGGTGGAGATCGACATTCGCTACGCGCACACGGGCGGACGGTGTTTTTTGGTCGCCAACCTGCCGTACGAAGACTCCTTCTACACCGGCATGTGCGTGTGGCAGGCAGATGCACTGAAGATAACTCTCTGGTCGCGCTTACGCACCACCATTATTCCCCAAGGAACTCCCATAGCCGTGTTGTATCAAATCAACGAGACGGATGGAAACCTGTACGCGTATAATCACAACACGGTTTTCCGTCAAGTAAACCATGCCGAAAGCACGGCCTTTTACCTTAGCGATCTGAAGCTCCCTACGAATAACTTCCTAACCTCGCCCTAAAATATAAAATTTATTCCTCATTTATTCTCGAGTCTTCTTTAATTTTTTCTATAATAGCTTGAACGTTATCTGGAACGGGTATAGTGCCTGACGATTCATCTAACAAATCTTTTAACTTAGCTTCATCGGAAAGTTTTGGAGTATTTCTTGGCGAGGTTAAAGGCTCCGCTTTCATTTTTTGCGCACGTCCACCTGGAACTTCAGTAGACGATGCAGTTTGTGCTTTTGTGGACGTTGTGGTAGTTAAACCGGGTGTAAACGTTTGAATTGTCGTGGGAACCTTCACGATAGTTACATCTTTCCCGGGGATTGGCGCAGAAAAACTGGCAGGTTTTAGGACACTGCCATCGACAGTGAGAGGTGTAGCCTTAATTACTTTTCTAGGTTTAAGAACACTCGTGCTTGGCGACGTGACAGACGTAAACGGACCAAAACTAGGCTTAGGCTTTGGTATAATCTTTGTTTTTGGCTTCAAAATTAACCGACGTTTTGCTTTTGGGTCCGACACAGGAGGGACGGGAGTAGCAGGAGGAATAGATGCCACACTAACCACCGATTCGGCATCTGACGCCTCTTCGTCACCATCCCCAGAAGCAATATCTTCATATTCACTCTCACTTATTTCTGCTTCGCTTTTCACCTCGCGTCTTTTGTTAGGTGAAAAACTACTTTCACGATCACTGTAATCTGAAGCAGGTGGTGTCTTTGTCTCATAATCTGAGATACTATCTAGACCCGAAACCTCTTTTAACGGGGTCTCAAGTCCAGGTATTGTTTCTGATGAACCCGTTGCGAATAAAGGATTCGAAAACTGGGTAGCAAACGGGGAACTTAGTATCGGCGTCTGAATAAATTTCGGAAGTTCAAACTTGTATGTAGATGTAGACGGTTTGTCATCATCGTCAAGTTTTAGGCTTCCTAAACCACCATCAAAATCCACTAAGGTGTCTACTTTTACATCATCAGTTTCATCTTTCGCGCGACCCTGATTTTCATCGTCCGACCAAAACGTTACGCGTTTACTAACAGGGTGAGGAGTTTTAGGCTTTGTATCCCAGAACTGGGACGATTGTTTAGTAGGTGACAAAAGGCTAAAAGCATATTGTCTTTCACTCTTATCTGGCACTTTGCGTTCTTGTTTCTTGGTGGTAAGCAACTGACCATTGTCGTCATCATCATCTTTAGTCTGTCGCCCTTCCCAACCACCTCTCAACCATTTTTGCCACTCGCGATGCAGTTCTTCGTCATCATACTCTAAAGAAAAGGGATCACCCAAGCTCTGACTGACAGATCGTGGGAAAATATCCTCGTAGATTGCAAAATCTTCCATCAGCATCTCCAACAACATATCGGCCGATTCACCGTCAATAACCTTATGTTTGATAATGTTAGAGCAGTAATTAGATTCAAAAGACCTGCAAGATCGCAGCTCCTTCATCAGTGTCTTACATAGCTCCTTAATCTTAATGAGACACTTTTCGGCCAAGATGTCCCAAGAGGTTCTGACATGAACAATCACTTTTCCGAGATAGATGAGTTTGTTAGTGGCATTTACCAGAGAACTATTGGAGTGACGCTCAAGATGAAGCTTCACTGGCCGTATTTCGAACATATTGTTAGATATAGCTAGTAAAGAATCTTCTAAAGCCATGACGTCTTTCTGACGAAGTTGAATAAATTCTATCTCACCAGTACCCAAAGGCTGACACTCAGACAACTTTGCCAAGGCCGTTGCACCCACCATGGCATTCTGAATCACAGTAACATCCGTCCGAGAATCGTCACCAAAAACGGTGGCCTCCAAAGTTCGCAGGTGAGGCCGAGCCTTTACTGGATCTCGGAAGGGATACATGTGTGCTCGCCGAGTGACAGCATTAGCATTAACCTCAAACTCATCTAAAAGCGATGATAAATCAGGAATATGATAGCGCAATTCTCGATAGTAGGCCAACCAGAGGACTAATTGGTTGAACAGACAGCTCCGTCTGTGCAAAAACTTTTCGCCGCATTTTCTGAGAATTTTAGGATGCTGCTCTAAATCTACGTTCTCTTTAGTCGGCAGGGTCTTTAAAAAGTTAGTGATGGCAGTCACTTTACGAGGCGGCAGCCCGATAAACTTTAAACTCATGATTGTCAGCCACAGAAACCGGAAATTTCACGAGATACGGCTGTTTCAGCGTTCTGCTATCCGTCCAGGCGGGTTATGGAAACCATTCTTCACAACCGAACGGTGAGTGACATTTAAGACAGTTTAATAGCCAACACTCGTAACGTCTCGGAAGCTGATAAGTTTCGTTTTTCCACAGAGTGAAACTAATTCCATTTTGCACATCAACACCACCTGCAATGTGACCGACTCACTGTACGCCGCCAAACTAGGCGAAGCCCTCGTGAACAGCGCGCTAGCTTTATTCGGTACCCCCCTCAACGCCATCGTCCTCGTCACACAGCTATTGGCCAACCGAGTTCATGGATACTCCACCCCGATTATCTACATGACCAATCTTTACTCTGCCAATTTTCTCACCTTGATAGTACTTCCTTTTATCGTTTTAAGCAATCAACACCTTTTACCTGCCAGTGCAGTAACCTGTAAATTTCTCTCCCTGTTGTACTACTCTAGCTGCAGCGTAGGTTTTGCTACAGTGGCACTGATAGCGGCCGACCGATACCGAGTGATTCATCGCCGAACTCAAGCTCGCCAATCCTACCGTAACACATATATGATAGTAGGCTTAACGTGGCTCATTGGCTTGATCTGCGCTACCCCCGGGGGGGTCTACACAACCATTGTAGCTCACCGCGATGGGGAAAGTGATGCTCAAAGACACAATACTTGCATTATGCACTTTGCGTATGATGAAGTTTACGTCCTCATGGTCTGGAAACTTCTCATCGTTTTAGTCTGGGGCATAGTGCCAGTTGTCATGATGAGCTGGTTTTACGCGTTTTTTTACAATACTGTACAAAGAACAGCCAAAAAACAACAACGTACGTTGAAATTCGTAAAGGTATTACTCCTGTCATTCATCATCATCCAAACTCCCTATGTGTCAATCATGATTTTTAACACGTATGCCACCGTAGGATGGCCGATGGAATGCGCCGATCTAACTAGACGCCGAGTCATCAACACGTTTTCCCGTCTCGTCCCCAATCTACATTGCATGGTCAACCCCATCCTCTACGCTCTCATGGGAAATGACTTTGTGTCTAAAGTGGGCCAATGCTTTCGGGGGGAACTCACGAACCGTCGAACTTTTCTGCGTTCCAAGCAACAAGCCCGCAACTCGGACGATGTACCGACAATTGTCAGTCAACAACCCGCCACACCCACCATCGTCAATAAGCCCGAAAAAAACCCGCACGTAAAACGCGGTGTATCTTTCAGCGTCAGCGCATCTTCCGAACTCGCAGCGGCCAAAAAAGCCAAAGACAAAGCCAAGCGGCTTTCCATGTCCCACCAAAACCTACGTCTGACGTGAATTTTCCTAGAGGCTGCCTCCACGGGTTTACATACATATCTCGGTACTTGCTACACTTGATCACTTTACTGCGGACACCACGGCCAATCGCATCGGGTAGGAGTGGCGACACGGCATTATAACGAAACGCCGGCTGGTGCCACACGCCACTCTGATAGATTGCCGTGAGTCTTTTTCTCAAACGGTAGGATATCCGCATTCGAGATGACGATGAACATAATCATTACTACCCGAGACTTCTCCAACGACGAATCTGTGGTGGAGACGGCGGAACTCCACAACAGCGTCGCCAATTCCATTTCCAAAGCTTACAGAGGTACGATCCGCGCAGAGGGCAAGAAGAAATTGCTGATTCGCAACTTGCCAGCCGCACCTGGGTGCACTCGACGCAACAGTAATTTATTTATTTTTTGTCATGACCGGGACTATCGAAAATTTCACCAGGGCATCGTGCAGTTAAAGCGCACCCGCAGCCAAGTAGACCCCTCCGACATCGTGAACGTGACTAAGAACATAAAATGTCGCTTACAACCGCACAATCAAGATCCACCGTTAATTGCCGGACAGCTTCAGAACACCATCGCGCACGTCTGTACCCTGTTCAACCAGCTGGTATTCACGGCCCAACTTCGACATTATTGCGAGAACCACGAGCGAGTCGTACTGTACGCACGAGACGAGCTGACCCGGCGCTGCGGAGACAAATCCACGCTAGGCATACACATCTATCAACTCATCTCGCTGTTGGACCAAGACCGTCACAGCGAATTGTGCCATGTACTCGTTGGCTTGCTGCACCAAACGCCCCACATGTGGGCCCGATCGATACGCCTTATGGGCCGATTAAGAAATTACTTGCAACAGAGGTTTCTGCACATTCTGGTGGAAAGCGGACTCCAGGTTGATAGTATTTTCGAGAGTTGCTACCACAGCGAGGCATACCGGCTGCTGTTTCAGATCGCACAAAACGAATCAAACGCCTCGCTCTCTTACCTATTCAGCTAGCGTTTTGCCTGTCATCGAAAACGAAACTGAAGCTACACCTGTCCCGCCGTGTATTTAATGAAATAATAAAATGTTTCCTATGAATAAATAAGTTTTGGTTTCGTTTTTGAAAGAGCTACCATGAGTCTCCCCCCGTCGATCCCAGCCCTGCCCGTAGACGCCAGTCTAAACCTTCGCCCGGACTTGTTTTCCGATGAGCACCGCCACTTGTTGGTCGATATACTGACTCAGGGTTGCGGAGGCTACGTGGGTCTGTTGTGTTACGGGCTTCCCATGCCTAGCTATGTACTGGAAACTCTGATTGACTTTCAAATCAAAACGATATATACCAAAATTAAGCAGATCGCCAATAGCGTTATCAGAATATGTATCTTGGCTAATTATCTAAAAAACAGTCAGGATCTACTGGTCGATCTGCAAGCTAACCTAGACGAAATAAACTCAGGTGCAAACAAACAAAGATTGTATCGCGGACTACATAGGATATGTCGCCAAACAAACATGATGGATGTGTATCGAAACATGAGTCAACTGCTAGATGCCGGGGACGTAACCATGGGTGTGTACAGACAGGGCCTAACGCAGATGCGTGCGCTTACAGAAGCGTTGGATCTAAATCGGGAACCCAATTTACAACCACTATACGAAACGCTCACCAGCTACAACCTCTTGTACATTCCCCCGCCATATCTAAGCGCTACCGCTGTAGAAATATACAGCGAAAATCTCAGCGATCTAACAAAACGCATTAACCGATCGTTTAACTTGCAAACGCAGATTAACAGATCTAAACGAGCCGACTATGTGGTAAACGATGTACTGTTTCTGCTATCGGCCCGACATTTACAATTTCGCCATAGACTGGAACTACAGATATTGGAGACCTGGATTGTGAACAAATGCAACTACCTATGTAATGACCTGTATTTCGCATACGTCCAGGTTCCGGAATGTCGCGGCACGTTCTGTAACTTTGTAAGCGGTTTACAAGTCGTCCGCAAGGAACGTCATCCGACATTCCGTCCCTTACTACACAACCTGTGTAGCCTTTTGAATACATTTCACGAAGCCAACGTGTACCTCTGCCCCCAATATTTACATAGCGCCATCTTTCTACTGCTGCGGAGAGTGTCCAGAGTTAGAGAGGGCGACTCTTCAGACTCGGATTCTGAAAACCAGGAAGCAGCAGAAGACCGAGACACTCTGCTAAGACGCTTTCGAGAGGGAGACCTCGATCTCGAAGTGGATCCTACCTCCACCCCTTTACAAAACTTTTACTTTGCCAAAAACCCTTTTGGAAATTCGGAAATTTTTCGTATTCCAGAACAAGCGAGTCGCTACCTTCGTCGCAACGCGTGGATAGACCGCAGCAACTTAACATACATATCCTATAAACTCCACAACGGGACATTATCTGAAGAGTCTTTCCCGATGCGAAATTTGTACAGCCTTATTATGGAAGGCGCTTCGCGACAAGCGGGTACTAACGCCAGACAGTTTATGGCAGCTCTACAACAAGCACCCTTAGGACACGATGAACCCGGAGCAGCGGATCATAGCGATTTGTTTGCCGATGTGGACATTCGACCCGCACAACCGTCCTCAGGGTCCTCTGCCTCATTGTCAACACCTTCAACGTCTTCCGCCCCCTCCGGCCAACCCTCTCCCAGCAGACTCGGACCTGAACAACCGCCTCGTCAGAGACGTTATCTCAGTTTGAGCAACTTTTCACCTTATTCAGTGGCTCGTCATCATCATCGGCGACGGCGGCCGCGTCCTCCTCGAGGACCGGCTCACACCTCGCGGCAAGGACCAGACATTGCTGCCTCGGCCTCAGCTTCTGGAGGCGAGGACCCCAGAGACAGTTTGGCAGAAGAACTGGAACAATTGTAGGTGTGTATATAGACATGCACGGAAACTTTACAAACACGTTTGTATGATATGTAATAAAAACTTTATTTTGTATATATTGTCGTTATGTGATTTATTGCTACACATCAAATAAACATGTTACACATAGGAAACTCTAGCACGACCCATTCCGCGTCCGGAGCGAAACAGTCGGAGGCGCCGACTAGACACACACCGCGTGCACACAGTGTCGTCAAAAAGATATCCTCGGACTGTTTCTTCGCGGTCTGAATCGTTGTCCTCTGCGAGTCCAACGAACGACATGTCAAAAGCTCGCATGTCCGCAATATTGCCGAGCATTTTTGATCTAACATCTTCCATATCGTAGATCAGAGAAGGTAGCAAAGGTGAATCGGAAAGGGCTTCGAGATGCTGAGGCCAGAACTTTTGAGTGACAGACGAGTCCCGCATCATCATGTCCACGCCAAATCTGATATCGGCTTTTATGGCTTCATAAATGCCCACAACGACATCGGCCTCCGTTTTGGGCGGTTTTTCGTCTTCACTGTCATCATTGAACATGATCATAGGATCACTGGGTTCTTCACCGTGCATGCAATACGGGACCTTTTCCAACCTAACGATAGCTGTGCGTCTCCTATCGTGTCTGTGATTCCGGTAACCCTTTTTTCCCATCATGCAGGTAAACATTCGCATATTCTCAGCTAAGCGATAGATGGAGTTTAGGGCGGGATCAAAGCCATAAATTGTACCGAACTTGTCAACTAGTACATAGAGTCTGACTAGGAACTCATTTTTTTCTTTACGGAAGCAACCTAGCACCCCGAGCAATTGATTAACACACACTATACGAGCCACGCAACGCACCATGATTTCAAAGGAGCGCAGCCCTGAAGGTGACATGAGACTAAAAGAAGTGTCTTGAAAATTGGCCACTGCGCTGTCACTGGACCACAAGGCAAAATGACTGTCTACTTGTTCACCCAGGGGATCCCTAATATCGTAGACGCGGTAACCGTTCTTCGCAACCACGTCCGATATTCTGTCCACATCCCAGTTGAAGATCATAAGCTCCTTTATAATTTCATCACAGTCAATCACAGGTTCCTGATACAGCTCCATTTTTTGGAGATAGTCGCAACGACGTAGTCCGAGTTGGATGAAGGACTTCATGTCAGGTGCCAAACAATACACGCACTTTTCGGTTTCTTCATAACAGTAGATAGCACCGCTTCGACCGATCATCATGACGAGCTGGTAGAAGCCTAGCTTCGAAAGCTCCACCACTCCAAACGGCTCCATGAGTTCGTTGCAGCACACGTACTTTCCTGATAACAGAAAAGTACTGTTAGTTTTCCATTATCACCCTTAACCCCCCCCACCCTCCCTAACCAACAATCCTCACCTTGGCAGCACACATCGTAATACTTGGAGCTGAATGGTCCCATGAGAGTGCGGGGACGGAGCTGGATATAGCCATTGTCGGGCCAAGCAAGATGCAATTTGGTTCCACATTCCTGATCCACAAATGTGTATAAGCTAGCAGGATCTTGAGCGCGCACTGCGATGCAGCCATATGCCATCAAAGTATCCCTAAGATCGTCCATGCCCGACATCAACCGGTAACTCATACGACAAAGCTGAGGTTATGTTTGTTGACGAACCACGTTGAGTTCACTGAACTGTGACCAAGCGACATCTCTCACTATTTATACATAATTCTCCAGCTCAGTCACAAAAATCTGCTGACTCATTAATGTAGAAAAGTTTAGATTTCTGAGCCGCGCGAATCTCCCGTCGCGCAGCATGCATCTCCTGGATATCGGCTCGTATATGCCGTTGACTGCGTCCCAAAAACCCAGCAAACAGAGCCACCAAAATGAAAGCACCCAACGCGACAGAAGAAATGCTGAATAATCCCCAGGCACACAATGTCAGTTTCGAAGAGACAACTCTAGAAGACCACAGCTGCATGACTTGTGTCCACGTGGGCCATTCCAATACGCCGTAAGTGGTGTTATCCGCGTAGTCCTGATCAGTGATGTTTACCGGACTTGCTTCAAACTTCTTCAGGCGGTATATAAGACGTATGCAGACGTCACTCAAAAAATACCGATCAGTGTCCAGATGTCTTTCCAGCCATGTAGAAACATACCCTTTCACAGTTGAATTTTCAGCTTCTGTAGAGTTCCCCTGTTGCCACTTACAGTTAGTGTTTCGGCGATCTGCGCTTGTCGCCGATAACACATGCTGTCCCCAGGCTTGACTTTGTAACACAATTTTGCCCTGTGTCACGTTACGACTGGAATCGTTACAAATACATTGCAACATTCCCGTAAAAGATGTAGACAGATTGCTGAGCATATACAGGCGATACATAATTCGCCCGCCTACATAATACTGAAGACCAATGTTCAGTATCATACTATGCCAAACACGACGTCTCTTTGGAAATGTCATGTTGAGTCTCAGTTTATTCACCGCCAAGTGACAAGGTCCTTGATAGATGAGCGTCCCATTGTAAGTGCAGTTCAATTCACATTTCATAGTGTCATTCACATCACCCCCATACTGGCATTCCAGAGACAATCCTTTGACTCTCCACCAAAGCGCCAGGAGAGCGAGGCAAACCTACACGTCAAAGAATGGAGTCAATACCACATAACACTCTTCACACACGCATATTCATGACACACAAAGTGAAGATTACCTGCCAAGCGCAGTACCTTCCCATCATCACTCAAAACAATGAGACACATGAATGCAGGTGAAGAACAAAGTGCTTTATTACAAATGCAGTGCATAATGATTGACAGCAGGCGTGTCTACAAGCAAGAAATAAACAGTGCGTTTTACAGAGATGCAGCGCCCTCCATCGTCAGGTCCACAATAGACTCATCACTATCAGAGTCGTCAGGATGTGCGTTAACCTTTTTCGGATTAGGGGTAGGGAGCGAACACTGCCGAGTCAGTGCCTTTTTACTGTCCACGCCCCTCTCAGGCTCTTGGACACTCGGAGTCGGAAGAGTTACGGGAATCACGTTGGCCATCAGGCTATCTCTATCCACGAACGGCACCGGAATCTTGCCCTCCCGAACGCGTCTTTCGGCGTCCAGCAGGGCTCGCACATAACCGCAGAGAAATCTGGCAAACGTCCGAGGACTGTTCTGATTCTTCTGTCTGCGGGCTTCCAACACGTCTCGCTGGTGGTACACCTGGTTGAAAATCACAATGAGATCGTCCACAGATTTGGCATACTGCCTAACCCGGTGCCTGACTTCTAAGGGAAAGATGCCATTCCAGTACTCCAAAACGATGGGAGCTGTCCAAAACTCGGACATGGTAGGTGCCATGAAGAACAGGATTCCAGTATCATAGGCGTAAATGTCATAGTTATCACTCATAAACAGCACCACCTGTCTGGAAGGTCGAGGAGCAGCCTCGTCCCAAGCCTCGATAACTCCAAACATAGTTAAGGCATGACTCAGGGGCGGACAATTGCGCTCCAGCCAACTGATTTTACAAAGGTTAATTCCCAAAAACGTGTACGTATGATCACATATGCACACGGTAACACCAAATTCATGCTTAATATGTGTTTCACGCGCCATGAGCTTCTTCACTTGAGCCCTGAGCGCCGTCTTGCCCAACACAGAAGCCTGAATGAGACTGCCTATGTCCATCTGATTCTGTTGCATCCTCTGTTCCTGATCGTATTCTGCAGAAGTAGCCATAATGATGTTTTCTTACCGGCTACTTCGTCTGTGATGCGGAACTAATCTTCACTGCGCTTCAGCCGACAGAGACTTCTTTTCAGCGCAAAAAATGCCTCCCGGACCAGACCGGCGATACCGTCTGCGGGGGACAGAACAGTCTCTTCTTGTTCTTCCTCCAATTCTCCTCGTTGCCGCTTCACTTCTCTCAGATATTCTTTAAACCAGGGAGGCAAAGGAGGACCCTGGTTTCGCTTGCGCTCAATCCACTGGTAGCTGAGAATGCCAAAAGCCACCATACCAAGAGCACCCGCGCAGTTCACATACTGAATAGGGATGGCAGGCATGGTGAAAGCCTGTCTGAGCATTGAACACTGTTCATCTTATATACACAGGTCTCGCATCCCGGACGTGACGGCCGCTGATCACAACAAAGAGGCACATGACAATTGACGGATTGGAAAAGGTGATGATAGAAAAGACCCTACGTATGACAACCACATTATTGACCGCAAACACGACAGTAAATATTCGGATTACGTCTATTTGTATGTAGCAATGGTAAGTAAAGCATGACACACGTTTTCAATGTCTCAATTTCCCCAATCCGTGTTAATAATTTTGCGAATAAAACACAATAATCACAAATGTTCAAAATCATACTTGTTTTTTATTAACAAACTCTGGTTAGATTATGGAATGGTTATCATTTCAGAAGTCATCGCTTTCAAGACACCCAGGTACAGTGAGGCCAGTATATACACACACAGGGAGTCAAAGCCCAGAGACGCAGCAGGATAAAGTCCCAAATAGCGAATAAAGTCCAGCAGTCTGGAGTTTGCTTCACAAGAAAGCAAGTTGATGCCCCCCTTGCATGTAGACTGAGGAACATGTCCGTTTTCATGCCGCACACTGCTGACGATGGCACTGGACAACGACCCATTCTGACAGCGGTCTCCGTTCCGCGTAGTGTAGTTGGTCACCGAAGACTCCAAAGTAATACCCGATAAGCAGTAGAGTCCTGTCAGAGGCACATTGAGTACACGGGGTTCATTCACTCCGGGTATGTACAGCGATCCAAAGTACGCCGGCATACAGTCGACATATCCGTATTTATTTATCGGCTGCGGTACCCCCAAAGCCACCGTAGACAGCAGAGTCAGGCATCCCACCACCAGAAGCAGAGTCCTAGGAGCCATCACCATCGCCACGCTGAGCAGCATTGCTGTGAGTGAAGGGTGCCAAGTATGAGCGCTTAAAAAGTCTTGTTCCAAAAGGTTGCACAACAGTAATGATTCAGAACTCAATGTCCTTAGTACTAAGCGGCTTCTTTTCCCACACTATGTCCTCTTCTTCCTCATCTGTGGTTAGTAAATGATGATACTTTTTCCGAGACCACACGGTCTTCATGAGACAGGCAAATATCAAAAGAAACAGCCCCAAGACAAAACACCCCACCCCCACCAGCCAAGGACACGGTAGAAAATAGTTCTGTCGAAGCTCAGTGAAACTGGCATTACACCACAAAAGCATCATGTTGAAGAGTGGCACGATGACTTCAGCCTTCGCATTCCCCAGTGACAAAAGACACAGAGACAGTTTGTAGTGACAGTTATAGTATTATTGACGCAACAGGCAAGCACAGTCCGGTTTGATTTTCAACAGCTCAAGTGCCCTTATTATTACTTTTGTTCAAAACCAAAATAACGGAGACCAAAACGGTCATCAAGATGATCCCTAATAGAGAGACCACAAAGACCACTATAGTACATTTCCATCCATCATCGTAGTACGCTTCCACCGGGGGGTGCATGTTAGCTGGAAACTCTGTCATGTCCATACGAAAATTATCAGGACGCGGAGGGACTTCCCCGACGACCGCATGATACGGAGGAGGGGGGCTATCAGGGGGTGCATCTGTTGTGAGTCCTCTTCTATTGCGGCGCGACTGAGTAGGTAAATCACGAGGACGAGGCGGCGAGCCCACGATTTCATCATAAGCGGGAGGTCTAACATCTTCACTGTCGTTACGGGGTGATGATTCATTCGTCGCTGACATGTTTTGAACCGGGACAGAAAAATCTGCTCTTTTGCTTTTGGTTGCGAGTTTGCTTGCGGCAAAAAGGTTCCCGAGGGCACGTGTTGCACAGGTAAGCTGGCGGGATGTTGCAATGCTTCTTGTGACGAACGCACTGGCGACAGAAATATTGCTGATTTCCCAGTCGCAGAACGCCAGCCCTGAAGAACGCCGGGAGACTGCTGGCTAAGTACTCAACGCGCTTGGTGTCTGGATTGACCGCAAAAACTCTCAGCTGCTCGTTGACCACAATGGGAATGTCGATCAATTTCTGGCGCCAGAGCATAGAGAGCACGAAAATGTGCAGCACGTTGACTGAGCCAGTATCTTTTATCCACTCCTGGTGCGCCGGATTTTCGTAGGTACGCTCTCCCTCCACCACCTCAGCGAGGTAAATGTTCTCGGTGCACGTCCAGGAAAATTCCTTTCCCGCGTTTCTCTGGCAGAGTCGCCAGATGCCCATAAGATCAGTAGGAATTTCAAACTCAAGGGCCAGCGAATCACCAAAACTGTAACGGACGGGCCCCAGTTTTTCCCTCAGAGGAGGGTATTTCATAAGACCCTCCGTGAGAAGAGAATGAAAACCGGTGCGCGAAATCAGTTGCACGCTGTCACAATTTTTATCGTGCACATACACGCGCCCCCCCTCACTGAGCAAAACAATGAAAACATTGCCAGAGGTTAAGGCCTCCTCGCCATTGCTCACCGTGCCCACAGGTATCAAAAACTTATCGCAGCATAGGTACTTCTTTTCCAAATCTTTAATATTGAGACGTCCAAAAGTTCCCTGGCGCAGGAAATTCCGATAGGTGAAGATCCATCCCCTGGGCCAGCGGATAGGAAAGGTGGTCCCGCTCATCTGTCGAACATGCTCAATCAGTCGCTTGGCCGGTTTCTGGCTGCTCATAGAACATATGAAGGTGTGACGGACGAGAACATCGGCACGCTCCATCTCAGAGAGAATCATGGATGATGTTGACAAACAAACACCGTTGGACAGAGTCAGGAATGGCAAAATGCCCAGGAAAAATATACCTGTGTGCCAAATGACGCGCCGACCACAAAATCTGCATGTTCGTCATGTGTTTGTCTATGTACATTTCTGCTTTTTGCTGCTAGGTACGAATTCGAAACTGACGGAATCCTCGCTATCGCTTTCTTCTTTGGCATCATTAAAGTAATTAGAGTTTCTTTCTCCAGAGTTGGCGGCTCCTTTGGTTGTCAGGTAGCTGGTGATCTTGTGTTGCTCGTACTTTTCCTTGGAATTGTGATCGTGCTCATTGGATTTCCGAGGCGGCATGCGTTCATGCTTACGACTGACAGGCTCGGACATCATCTCGGAATCCAGTCCCGAGCCGCAGCCGTCGTCATGCATGGCGCCTGAATTGGTGACCGCCACCGCCCTCTGCTGTTTGAAATTTTTATCGAAGCTGAGATCGCTGCGCTGAAAAGGCTCCTCCGTGAGAAAGTTATCTACCGCAAAAAGACCGTTATGACTAGAAATGTGCACCACCGTATCATGCTCAGTGACGATTCGCACCGTGCACGGCAGCTTGGTCACCGCACAGTTCATGAGCGTTTGGTAGAGGTTCTTGAGCTGCACGTGAACGCGCATGTTTTTTACACCATGAAAACTGACGCGCGTATTAGCCGTGAATTCCAACTCACTACCGCTGTTGAGAATGAATTTGATAGCCGGGGGAGCAGAATGTACCAGAATCTGAACCGTACCGGTGGGACAAGGGGCCTTTTTGAGATTGCGCTTGACCCGTGTGTGGGGGGAAATCCACTTAATGAGCTCGCTGACCACACTGTGGTCCAAATCCACATGCACGGCCGAGTTGTCGCTCTCGCGCATCAAATCCTGGCCGTGTACGCACGGAGAGCTAAACTCCATGTTAAAGTCGGGCGCGCACATGTGTATTTTTGCGGACAGGTCAGAGATGTCTTGCACATAGAACTTGGTTAAGTCCTTGCTCGAGGTCAGGTACATGAAATTGCCCAACATAGGAGTGGAGTTGTTGATGGTTTTGGCTTGAAACGACTTGTCAGTAATGTACAGGCAGGAGCTGTTGAACGTGATTTTTGAAACAAACTGATTGCGCACGGTTTGCAGAACCAACGCGGGTGTGGGCAAGAAAGTGACGGTGGTATTCTCTTTGAGGGTGCGGATGACCGAGCGGAGCTGCTGAATGGCCGACTTATAGGGCTTGAGCCGCAAAGCCAGCGTCGGAGGCTCGGGTAAACGCGCTTTCCTCTCCATATCTGTTAACCGCACGGGAACCCGCAGCCTTGCAAGATACTCACTGCTAGCTCCCAGATGCGTCCTCGTCCGTGCCCAACAGTCAAATAAGCTGAAAGGCGTTAAATAATTGACTTTTATAGAGGACACACGGCAACACAAAAAGCGCACGCTGAAAGTAGAGCCACAGTCGCACACAGCGAGGTTGTATCACGTTTAATACAGCTCTGCGAATCTCGAGACCAGCATTACAAGTCCCATCTAGGAGGCACAATACTTATATACTCCAACCTTACACCGCAAGTGGTACCATTTCAACATTCTCTTCATTAAAAGATCTGGAGTCATTGAAGACTCGTAATAGAAAGGCAGGGGGACACACTGATCCACAAACATACTGACATTAACACTGGCCATTTCCACGTCTGCCTGCAGTTCAGCCGCCCGCTGAAAGACACAGCTGGGCACGTCTGCGCGCTGAACGGTGCCCTGAGTTATGCTTTTGGCCTTGACCTCATCGTGATGCTCAATCCAAGCGTAATTAATGATGGGAACTTTCAGGTGCTTCTGCATCACAGTTGGGAAATAACATTCATCGCTGGGGGGGCTGACAGGCAACACGGTCTCTTCGTCGACGATGCGATCCCGGGCGGCCCAGATAGATGGCGTTACATTCCACAGGAAAGCCGTCTCCTCATCGGCGGCGATGGACAACAACTGAGCGTTACGCACCCCGTACTCCTGCATCTCAGTTCGGAGAGTCTCCCATTGCGCTACCGGGAGCGACAGGTGAGGCTTGCGATACAGTTCAAATATGAACTTGCCCTCCTTGTAAATGGTGCGATCAAACCACTCACATGGCGGCAGTCCAGATTTACACAAGTCTACGCTGGTGCGCAACGCCGCATAATACATGTTTTCAAAAATTCTCTCAATGAGGTCCCATGACGCAAAGTATGTAAAGCCCAACCTCATTAACACCGTGTGCAGTCCCGTAACCCCGATATTCAGGCTCCGCATTTTACATATAGCCGATTCCAAGGGCCAGTCACCGGAACGAATTAAGGCGTCTAGGCGGGCGTTACCCCAAACAACCGCCTCGGTGACCAGGGTGCGAAGCACCTGCATATCAAAGTAACGTCTCGTGTTCCCCAAAACCACATTGTCCCGACACAGCACGTCATCGTCGGTGCGCGTGAACAAACACCGTGTAAGGTTGATTGACAGCCGCTGTAAAGGCAGGTCAGATTCTCCAAAATGGCACGATGCCATGTCTGGACCCAAACATGGTGGCAAGGGCATATTGCCCGTCAATACAGAATACTTAACAATGTGATGCACAAACACCAGGGCACACTTTCCCTTCAAAGCGCAAAACAACATGTTGCGCATGAACTCGCTAGCCTTCACCGTGACTTTCGGTACCGTCGTCTCATATCGAACATATTCTTTTTCAAATGCAAACTCATTGCCACACTCTGATAATTTACGAGACACGGTGCGCCCAAACAAGGAGTAATGGCTATCCTGAGCGCGATAGCGTTTCATTAGTACAGAGGGGATATTGAAAGCATAATGTATCCCAATAATGTCCGTCTCTTTTAACACAAAGTTCAGAACTCGGATAGCCGCCACGTCCCACAGATCCACAAAGATGCGCACTATGGGCCGATGAACCTCCTTTTCGCGGATCATGTCACAAAATCCACCAATGCATCGAATGACACTGATGGCTTCCACGTTGAATCGGGTGACATTAATTGACAGCGACACTCCCCGAGTTAAGTTCTCATACAGCCACTTGTGTAGAGCCAACCAGTCTACCTCACGAGAATACAAATCACATGAAATGAGGTAGTCATACTGGGGTAGCTCCACAAATCCAATATTGGACATGGAAAATGGAGTCAATGATAACTGTCCATCACGACACCGCTTCACTACACTCTCCAGAACCTCACATTCGTGCCTACAGTCCATGTGAAAACGATACACTCGAGCACACGGGCTGCTGACTATGGCCAACGTGATTGCCATAGAGATCCTGAGAAAAATTCCCCCCAAAGATTCATCCTGGCCGTAGATTTGCCGAGAAACCTTATCTGTCAACACAATGGCGCCATAAAATCCCCAACAGCCGGCCAGGTCTAGATATCGAGTGATATCTGCCAGGATTTTAGGTAGGTCTTCGGAATGGCGCATCACAAAATCGCGTAGCGGCCCCTCGCACATAGATGAGGTATAGTTCAGGGCATTTCGGCTTTCCCGTAACCAATTGACCTTGAGATAAAAACGGCCGATGAGAAGGTCAGAACGGGGAATTTGTCTAATGAGTGCGGGACCGTATCTCATAAGCATCTGGAAAAGACGATATGCGCCTCTGATCCCGGACTGTCGAGAAGCCGAATCGATATCGCGCCACAAGGTAGCACGATCCTCTACATGTTTCACGGGATCCGGCACTCCACAAAAGCGAAATTTGCCCCAACGACCGTGGCAATGGCACTTTTTGCCCATAAGTAGCTGCACAGTGTTCATGGCCGGCATGTGTTGCACCAGGGAAGACGATGCATCTGGCCTGCATGATGTGGCGGTACCCTGATCGGCGAGCGACCAACATGCATGAACACCGACTTGAGGTTGTTGTTGCTGCTGCTGTGCTTGTTGCTGTTCTGCGTCAGGCGACGATGTAGCCACTTCCATGGCCTCCACACCATTCTCCTCCGTACCACCATCACCACCCTCGGATCCCTCCTGCATGACCGCCTCGAGCCCGCCGGCGCCGGTGTTCCTCAAAGACGCCTGAGCCATAACAACATTCACCCGCTACTAGACAAACTCTGTGAACTCGGAGAGTTCTACGTTGAAGTGTTCCAAACGCACCGTGGATAATTTAACCTCTTGGTGGGTTAAAACGGAGGTGTGAATGTCATCAGCAAGACACCACCCCAGTTTTTGAATGACCCCAGTACATAAAGAAATTTGTCGTGGCCTGGTGATTCTTTTATTTACAAAACTGCACCGCTCCGCAATGAATTTATGGCGCACCAAGTCCGTTAAGGTGTGCCGATTAGATATACTCGACGTGGCCACATAAATCGCCACCTTAGTTTCCAAAACCTCGTAGTCGTACACCATGATTAAATACACATTTTGCAGTCTTCCCTGAGTTTCCTCCAAAGTCATATACATGTCCTTCGGAATCCATAACGAAAAGATCTCTGTCTTTAGCGTGTTATAAAGGTATCCGCTGAGCACGCAAGTGAGTAACGACGTAATGCCCAATGACACTGACTTTACACAGCCAATGGTGCGCAGGCGACGATGCAGAACTTTACTGCCCACGTCCAACCAGGCCAAAGCGGCCTTTGCAGGTCCCGAAGTATAGATTCCCTCCAGCTGACACTTGGTAGCCATAGACACGTTGGTAGCTTTGATGGCCATGAGATAGAGGCTAATGTAGAGGTAGCGCGGCGATTCAGCACCCGTCTCCATGCGAAACATGAGAGAACCGGGATGAACCTCGAATTCCACGAGTCCTTCGGGCACGAAAAAGCGAGACGTGATGGCCTGATGATCAGCCTCGTACAGGTAACGCACCGCTAGTGTATTTACTTCCCGCTTCAGCTTGACAGCAAGAACGAGTTCGTTATCTTCGTCATTTGGATCCCGCGGTCGCTTGGCGATCTCCCGCGCGTCCATGATGCGAAAACGCACAGTCGACTTTCAGGTGATCCTCAATGAGCTAAAACAGAAATCAACGGAGGTTCAGGCCGTGTTAAATACCTTAAGCCAAATAGAGATCGGCGCACTGGATGTGGAGACAGTGAATGCAACTAAAATACAACAGTTTCTGCAGCTTATACCGCAAGAAGGATACCATTTCACGTTTATTCAGCAAAATGTGGTTTACTACATACTGAGTCACAGCACGTTGCAAACGTCCCGTGATTCCCTCAGCTCCGCTCAAGAATTACTCAAAGAATTGCAGAAACATCATCAACGCCATGCCATAACCAGTCCGTGCGAATACCTAAACAACCAAACTACGCTCACCCACCTGCAAACTTTTATGGATAAAATGCAAGATCTTCAAAAGCTCTTTGATACCAATCAATTTCTAGCAGCCACCGTCCCAGACCGCAAAAATCAAAAACCACGAGATATCAGTGATAACGGAACCCAATATCTCATACGAAGCGTGTTTACACAGATTGAAGAAGCCACAGAACATATACGACCCTTCAGTAACTGCCGCCTAGTGGCAGAACTTATAGACATGCTTTATCACAACACACTACGATGGGCCATGGGACTCATGCAATACCACGCTTTTATAGAAAAGCACGATCAGGAATTAGATACCATTCTGAAAATGCATTTTTTCTACAAATACTACAAAGCTGTCAACAGCGAGCTAAACACCGAATTCCAAACATTCATCACTAGCGACAAGCGAAATCTCGGACCCTTCATGGTGTCTGATGCAGATGGAGATCAGCAAATTGGAGCAGAACACATTAGAGATCTAAGCTTCAAGGTATTCAACGCCAACCTAAATGACCGCGACACAACAGGACTGGCATTCCCCATACTGCTAACCACATTATCGGTTCTGAACCACATGGCGGTACTTAATCTATTCTATCATCCAGGATTAGTTTTTAGGCTTCTTAGCGAAGAGTCAACACCAAGTGCTAGTGAAATGCAACGTCTAGATCTCATAGCACAAATGTGTAGTCAGGTTAGCAACGAGTTTTTTCGCACAATTACTAAAAAACCCGTAAAACTCCGAGACCTAATGACACGCATACGAAAATTCACATCCTTGGGATTGAACCGCCAAACCTCCAGAACGTACGCCCAAATGGCACTGCTTCAACCTAGCCGAACGACACCTAAAAAAGGCAGCGAGATGTGGTTCGAAATTCGACAACAACTTATCGTTGCGATTTACAATACATATGTATTTTTTATGTGTCTGTGGGTTTATAGCCCAACGTTTCTCTTCATCCATCGACGAAAGATCATTCTCGAACAACAAAGATCCACACTCATAGGATCGCGCCGCGAACTTCAATTTATCTGGGACAACGTAACTAACAACATTCAACACGATTTTTATGTAATGTTCACTGAAGACGAATTCAACGTTACTACCAAAGGGGCCACGGAGCTGGAAAAAGATTACCTTTATCGCGATCTACTGAACAAGTGGGGTGACATTCTCTTCGTAATGAAACCTAAACTCACGCCCGACGCTCAATCCCCTTCACTAGATAACGTAACCACCGCAGACGTAATTAAACGTTGCGCCATGATTAATCTATCCGAAGTTAATGTACCTTACGAGACCCTGCTACCTCTCACTCATCACCCCAGCTTCCTTGACACATTTGTTAATTTAGTTATCGTGCCTGAATTCTCGCAAATTCTTGCAGTCCCTCATAACCAGTTTCTCACTATGGGATCTCCCCGTTTGTTACGTTTAACTCAAGCCTGCCGCCTTTTGGTACCAGACCAGATTGCATTGTATAATAAATTAGTTTCCCTTTATAACTTGACTACCTTCATTTCAGAGATTGACGCCGGAGTATTTCGTACCATTTATAATCTAACACTGGAAATTGCCGCTTTATTGGAAAACCTTTGCGGCGAACCAGTGAGTCCAGAACTGGATCTACTGGTCGAACTCATGGCACAATCGCTGTCACATAATTTACAAACCACGGTGAACCCCCTCATCGAAGAAGTGATCCAAAACAACAGCACCAGCGTCGCCAAATATCTAGAACACACTAATTTATGTTACTCATTTGCACATACCATAGGCCAACTCTCTGCAGACATGAGTACTGTCGAGCTCACTCTTCAGTCCAAAACACTTGCAAAACTCAGCATCACTCAATTTCTAAAAATGGTACAAGCCCTCATCCAGAAAGATCAACAACTGTCCGACAGCTTTCACAGGATCCACGATCGACTACAGCAGATTAAACAGCGGATGAAACAAATTACAGAAGATGTTATCCAATTGAATGAGTATTCAAAGAATCACCCCCTGGCGGTCGACGTTGTAAAGTGCCTACGAAAGGCCGCACGGCAGCTGAAAAGTTTGGAGGAGCGGTTGATTTTAATTATGGAACAGACTCAAAAATCGAACAGACTCATCATTGGCTCTCTGAAACGCATCGAGAAAACCTGTATGGTGCTGAGTAGCAAGAATATCGAGGAACACGGCATACGATACTGTATCGCGGAATCTCGGGGCCTGTTGCGCACGCATCGGTCCGTATCCGCCATACCCGCTTCGGCCGTGGATTACCTGCCAGACAACGCCGAGTCGCAGTTACGCACCTTTCTGAAGGGGTTCCGAGAAGCCGGCGTGGAACACAGTCCGCTTCAGATGAGCGGCAACACGGATATCCAACAACAAATCCCCATCCCCGAAGTCTTGACAAACCGTTATGAACCATCCAACCAAACAAATGACCTATTAAACTGGTATATTACGTCAAAAGATCAGGCGGAAAACGACATCTTGACTTCAATCTACCCAGAGGCCCGGCATGAGTAATTACCCAACGAGTGTGAATCATGAAAATCTATCCAGCGCGCTTCGATCAAACCCACAGCCGATTCGGGCCACGGGCGGGGAGCCAATGTGTTTCCAACTGTTTTATGTATCTACACGCCCTACATCTGCACGGTGCACACACGACGCTCAGTAAGGATACCTTGGACTTGATATTGACAGAGGGCGCTCAGCTGGACAGCTTGGTGGAAACCATCTTACAGCAAAAGCGCCCGGGTGAGAAACTCCCTGTCTTCCGTTTAGGTGAAGAGATTCCCAACATCATCACCAGCAGCTTTGGAAAGACCGCCCATGCTCTCTCACGACCGTTCAACGGGACCGCGGAGACCCGGGACCTCGATGGCTACACTTGCCTCGGCATTTTCGACTTTCTCATGTACGCGTATCAAAAGACCAGGCCCGTGTACATCCTAGTGACTGTGAACGCTCTAGCCCGCGCGGTGATTCTTCTCGATCACGACATTTTCGTGTTTGACCCTCACGCATCTGAACGGTCTCGCTATGCCGCGGTGTACCAGTGCGACTCCCTCTATGATGTGGTCATGCTCCTCACCTACTTCGGCGCGCGCCTGGGAGATTTTTATTATGACGCATTGTTTGTGTACATGCTTGACTTATCCATCCACCCGGTACCAGAAGCGGACATTAACGGCGTCATTATTTCGTCGTTTCGAGACCCAGACATCGCGTTGCCTGCATCCAGCGCACCACCAGGATCTCCTGTTCAGACAATCCCAAGTCTACCGCCTCCAGAATCCACACCCAAGAAAACACCCGAGAAAAGAAAATCCACCTCCAGCGCCTCCCACGGCGGCAAAAAGAAGGCCGCTGAGTTCAAAGACCCAGGTTCCTCCTCGTCTCGTGTGTCTACGACCGCCCCTTATAATTGTTTAGAAGCCTTACCCGCCCTGACCCGCTACGAACGCTTGATTAAACAAGCCGAGAAGGAAATCCAAAACATCACTATCAAGGCCCCACCAACCGCTGGATGGATATTGTTTTCTAGTTCTGGAATGCCGTTTGACGAAGCGTTCCTTACAGACCGGATGGAACAACTTGTCATGTCAAGCATCGAACACGCCTCTTGTCTCCACACCCGATGGCGTCCGACAACTCCTATGTATCAACAAGTGCGACAACTTAGAGGATTTTCAGAGAGTATTGATCGATTCTTGACTCTTTGGCTGCAAAACGACCTCCACTTACTGGACATGTACGAAGCCCTCAAAAATGTTAATACGTCGTCTCTAACCGTGTTACAGAGAGCCATGCTAGACAAGCTGCGCGCCGTGTTCGCGCAATACAGCTCCAGCCAAGGTCCAAAAGTGGTCCAGTGGGTTAAGGATATTCTAAAGGCTACAGAGAAAGTCAACTATACTCACCTTCCAATTCGGTTAATGGAATATGTTGAAGAACACCCGCTCGACATCGACGAAACCTTCGTGTGTCTGAAGCAACAAGATTTTTCGACAATTGTGAACGCCGTCAACAGTCGCCGACAGATCACCACTCAGCAGCAAGAACAGGTCCAGCAGGCGCTGCAAAAACTGTCAGCCGCTATCTACGGAATAGATAGTCGTTATCTGGACAGAGTTTCGTTCGACGACAAGGAAACAAAAGACACTCTATCGAAACTCGATAATCAATCACGCACAACGTTATTGCAAAGGGGCAACACCAAGATGAATGAGCTGAAAGACGATCTAAAGCGTCAAATCAGCGACCTGTTGGAGCGCAAGCACAACCAGATTATCAGCGGCACGTTGCCTGTACAAGACATGCAAGCTCTGCAGCGGCGACTGGAACAAGCTGTAAACTTGGCACAAGAAATGTCGGAGCTACGTCTCTGCGATGTGAACTTTACGATACCTTTCAGAGAGCTTTCCAATCAACTGGATTACCTAATCACGGGACAAGCGTCCTCGTCGAACGCTATGTCCTTCTCCGATGAGCTGATGCAGCTACGATCGCAATTTACCTACGCCACCCAGACTAAAGAAGATACCGAAAGTAAAATTCATGACCTGATGGTTCACATAGAAGATACCGTACAAAACCTCACGAGCCGCAGCTCCAACATCACCATGTCCATGATCCAGGAACAACTCAGCGAGCTACAGCAACTCGGAGGCGGCAACATGCCGGACATAGCAAAACGTCTGGAAAAGGTGCAGAAGACATTACATGGGCTGTATCAAGAAGAACAAGCGACCAGAATTTTTGTCCATGGCCTGAAATACGAAAACTTACCGAACGATCAGACGATGAAGCGATACACCCGTCTCTCGGAGTTACTACGCGACGATGACAACTTGCACGAAGTGTTCATTGAGAAGATCCTGGACATTTTCAACACCATACTGGAGCGGTTATTTGACAAGACGTTCCCTAAAGCACAAGCATTTGACATGATCAACGCACTCATTAATCAGATTCCCCATGCATCTACCATAATTAAAGATCTCCATACCGCTAATGCGGCAATCAGCCAACTTTCCAAACAGCTAGAGGCCCTAAACAAAGTCCCTCCGGACAAACGCCTAAACGCACTCACCGAGCTCGTTCAGTACTTTGTCTCGAACGGCAAAGTTTTTAGTCACCTCATGAGCATGCAAGTAGGCAAAAACACCCTGCCAACACTGTACGAAAATTTGAAGATGGAACTGGAAGACAAGCATAAACAACAAGCCGAAAACAAGTGGCTGCAAGATGCAAAAAAACTGACCGTGACGTCAGCCGAAATGGTTCACCAATTCATGCAAACGGCCCCCAGCGCCACGGCCGCCGAGCTAGCCCGACCCGAACTGAGCGCCAAACTGCAGACGTTCCTAGAACAGGAAGCGAAGAAACAAGAAGAAGAACGCAAAACTGTTTTCAAAGAACGACAGGGGATGGTGACCTCTGAACTCGCTCGTATAACCGACGCGATCAAGGCCCAAACCCTATCGGTCATACCCAGCCTGAAACTGGAAAGTCTTCAAGACGTGATCGCCTCCTTGGGCTCGGGAGCCCGAGACATCTTAGAGAAGTTTGATCGCAGTCTGCTAGCTACACTTTCCAATCTGGTGAAACTGATGGACGAACGCGTCTCCTTATGTATCCAAGACGTCTTAACAGGTCAGGATACGCACTATCAACAATATCAGGAAGACGCCAGGGCAATGCGCCAAGGACTGACGTACATAGGGACTTTGATGAGGAACCAGCTGTCTCAAGAAACCCTAAGAACATTATCAAATCTGGTTCTACAATCCATGTTTGTGGAAAAGTGCCAACTGCGCGATGCTATGACGGTGTTTTCTAACAGCGACTATCTCGAAGACTACCAACGCTACCGGGCCGGACAGCGGCAGCTGGAAATGCAGATCCAAGAAGCCAGGATGGAGTTGCACCGTCAGGCCACCACGGCAGAGCGAGCGCTGCACCAACCTAACGCGCGCGTTGATGCCAAGAACCTAACGGTTGGCAAAGACTTGGCAGAGAAGTTGGACCTCGAATCCGCGGGCCCTTTCCAGCGATCCGTGTTTGCCACTGTGCTGACTCAGCAACTGGAAACGCACAAAAAAACTCTGAAGGACGAAACGGAGCTTATGAACACTAAGCTCAAGTCTGAAAATGAATTACGGCAAGCCAAGATGACGTCCCTATCGGAACAATGGAGCGACTTGGTAACGCGCCAGAAGATGGACGCTATGGAGGTCGCCACTCCAGACGCCAAACATCTGATCCTAAACCCCGTGGCCGCCTTAACCGAGCTCTTGGCCAAAGCCTCCACGCAGATGTCGTATCTGGACGCCGAAAAGACGTTCGCATGGGCCTTGCTGTTTTTACACGAAGCTAAAAACCAAATTGAAAATCATCCCGGACACCCTTGTTACGCGCAACTCCCCAATTTTCCCGTTCTCATCCAACAAGCCCAGGGCAGACTGGACACGGTGCGCGTTCACGTGAATAACAACGCGTCATGCGAAAACTTCGTAGCGCAACATGAATCTGGAGGCGCGATTACGGACAGGGAAACCATTATGACGGTAGAGACTGTGTGGGCTACCCTCGAACCCAAACGCATCGCTGGAGGAGAAGCTCGGTACCAAAAAGTCCAAGAATTGCTGCTCCGTATGAAACAATCGCTCTCAGATGTAGAACTGCAGGACACCCTAGCCACAGAATACTATCAACTCTTGAGCTCTATCCAAACGTTTGGCTACAGCCTGGACTTTAATATGCAATTACAAAAGATTAGAGACTTAAAAGCACGTTTTAATGAATTAATCAAACAACAGCACCTGAATACGTCTGAGGAAGTGCCTTTCCCCATGCCTCCGATTCCAGGGAACGACATTACCGTAGCTTCACCTCTGTCTTTCGCAAAAGGTTTAGCCGCCCTGGAAAGATATGTACTGGCCGGGTATCAATACCTAACGGAGTGTATCAACCGCCAACCGCTCATCTGTCAGCGAATAGATGACATTCCGGCTGTCTTGCCACCTACTGACATCGATCACAAAAAAGCGGCGTTAGACCGCTTGAAACGTTTGAACTTTAGTAAAAAGAATGACACGTACTACGAAGTAATTGATGCGTTCGGCCTCCATCAGCTCATGTCACGAACAGGCACTCCCTTGCACTACCTGTTAAGCTACGGCAACGTGTTGTTCAAGTATCTGGCCCTGCATCATGACGAAAAACACCTAGCAAAAAAGTTTGCCCAAGTTAAAAATGTAGTCACAGGCAGATACAAAGTGGTCACTGTGACTGTAGCCGTAGCTCAAACCATTAAATCTTTCTGGACCCAGATCTCCCAATATGACCTAAAACCCCTGTTATCGGGCCAGCCGTTACTGGGTTTAGGAGAAACAAACAGTCTTGTGAATTTGAAAATTTTTATTTACATCGTTGTTTCAGCGTGGAACTTGCAACTCGACGTGTCCCAGGATATCAGCGGACCAGTCATTCGAATTCCCATTCAGGACCTCTGCATCACCATCACCACCTTTTATCCAGAATACATCTATGGCATTGTAAAACACCCCATCCAGAACACTCTATCCTCCCTTGTGCGTGCTCTAAAGAAGGATATCGTTCAGGAGGCCATTAACAATGTGGTCCAAATGCCGCCAGCGTATAACGCTGACGAAATCAAAGGATTTTGCGTGAATCCCAAAATTTGGTCATCGGTTAATTTAAGCCGCGTCTTGTGGGACCACAACCTGGTACGACAGATTTGTGCGGTGGGCCCCCGCAAAAACGGCAATGGAAAACTTTGGCAGTATGCGGTAGCTATCCTTATCTTCCCGCAAGATCTCTTACAATGCCTCTGGCTAGAATTGCGGCCTAAATTTGCGGAAGAGTTTGCGACCATGTTTGACTTCTTCCAAACCCTGTTTATGCTTTTCACTCACGAGTACGACATCGCCCGTGAGTCTAACACCAACACACATCTGAACACTGGAGAACCCATTATGCAGACCATTAGCATCAGACACAAAGAATACACCGAGAAAAGTTTGTTAGACATTTTTATTGAGACTGAAACCGCCCTGGATTACGCGTTAGGATCCTGGGTGTTCGGCGTTCCGGTGTGCTGCGCCATCCACGTAGCAGACATCCTAGGCGGCAACCGATTACTGTTGGCACGTCATCTAGAATATACAAATCGCGATCCAGATTTTCTCCACGTTCAGAGAGCTAAAGATCTGAATCTGAATTACCTGGTAAGCCAAACATGGACAAACACCCCGCTGGAACAATGTTGGTTCCAAGCTCAAATTCAACGCATTCGAGAACACCTCAGAACCCCATTACAACTCGATTTTATTCCCCTGATAATCTACAACGCCCATGACAGGACCATCCACTCTATTCTCCGTCCCCCGACCACCGCCGAGCGAGACGTGTCTCGCATTATGGTAGAAAATCCCTTCCCCACCGTACCCTTGATAGACGTGCCCGAGTCCGACTTGATATCTTTTACCCGTGTTCCCATTAATACGGACTTTCTCCGAGAAGACCCGCCTCCCATATCCCGTCCCCGAAGTCACCGCAGCACCGCTAGCGGCGTCAGCAGAGGCAGTAAAGCCAAACCATCTAAGACTACACAAGGCGGCGCTACAGCCTCAAAGTTGCCATCATCGTCGTCCTCTTCTGAAAGAGCTCGAGTGCACACTGTAGGTTCATCCGTAGACGTCCCCGAAGTAGTGTCCGAAGGCGAAACAACATCGGGTGATGAGACAGAGGGAGAAGACTTTACCCATTTACCTTCAGAGGAAGAACAGCAATCGCTACCCTCCACACGAACCTTTGTGGAGCCGGTGTTCCGTCAGAGACCTCTGCAAACCATCGTTCGCAGGGAAGATGTGACCACCGTGTCCCCTAGCGCTGCCAGTTCTAGTTTTAACAATCCCCCCATCACCACACTCACACAGAATGTTATTAGTGCCATTCAAATCTTGTCATCGGTACGCGTCGACCTGAGATCAATGGCACGCTCAGTGAATGAAACCATCAACCGACTACGGTTCCTCTATTTATTATAAACAGGCCCAAGTAGAACGAGAAGGCACAAAAATCAAAAAGAAAATAGCAACATATACAAAAACCACGGCTAACGACGAGTTCTGGCTACCGCCAACATGCGCAACAGGTCCAGTTTGAACGCATATTTGTCTGTGAAATAGCTGGACATCCGAACGTATTTAGCCAGCATGGTGTTCGTCACGGGGTGTTCCATGCTCTCTTGCGGCAAATCCAGCACGTTGGTGCACACGTGCCGCCGCTTGTCTTCATCTCTTTTCACGGTGGGACCGGTGCCGCTCGAGCTAGACATGACTGCCGTGACAGGCCGTCTGTTTCACCAAGGTGCAACCCCGACAGAGCGTGGCGCAGTTCTCGAGCTCCAGGCAGCTGTCTCGATACTCTCCGGACTGGCAGCGCGAGCACAAGAGTCCGTGCCCGTGCCACGTGAGCCGCAGCAACCGTGGGATGTTGACGGAGCGCACCACCACGGTGGAGTCGCACGTCCGCGCCGAGCAGGGCAAGATAATGTCAAAAGTCACGACGTGATCGTACACCGCACACGCGGCGTTGAGGCCCAACACCGCCTTCCAGCCGACCCGCAGGCAGCGATGCCCATAAATGGTCTCAGACACCACCTCGTAAACGCGTTCTTTAATGACACGCTGACTTCCGCAAAGAGAGCAGTGCACGAGTTCGGCGTTGGTATTGAAAATGACACTCTTTTCCTGGCGGTCTCTATAATAGAACATGGAGTTCAAGGGAAAGTTCTGCTCACACTGCAGCTTCTCTTTGCCCAGGTTGAGACAGTGTCCGCATTGACGACACACCACGGCAATCAGCGACCTGGAGTCTAGATGGCGCTCACACTTCAGGCGACATAAGCACCAGAGCGGGAGTTCGATGACGCTGCCAATCAAGCCTCCACGCAGCGCCACCGCCAGTCCGTGCATGACAATCTTGGTAGGTTCTAGCGGTCGCGGTTGTTTGTGAGCGCGAACCTCGTCGTTGAGCCCCAGAGCTCGCAGCGGTACCAGGTACCGCGGACAGGTGTCACAGAAAAATTGTATGGCCTGTCGAGCCATAACGTATAGTGGGTTGCCGCAAGGCACGGGTCCGGCGTGACGGCGCAGCGCCGCCACGAGCGCTTCCAGCTGCGCCGAGCGCGACTTGCGATGCCGCGCCCACTCATTACGATGGTACACAGCCAAGTCGGCGCGGCCGTCGAACCTTTTGGCACGCAACAGGGAAAGACAGGGAGAACTGGTTTGGTTGAGCACAGGAAGCCGCAGGTCCACCCCGAACAGAAAGCGATGAAAATCCCCTAAGGTAGATGAGGTCATTCCATCCAGCAAGGCGCTGAGCTTTTCAGCGGGATACTGTTGCAAACGAATGTACACATAGTCCGCATCGTAGCGTTCGAAACGCAAGAAAGCGACAGTCCTCGAAACGCCGTGAAAACAATTCATGCTGTACACGTAGGCCAGGAACATAAAGTAGGGCTTAGTCATCACCATGCGCTGAAAGAACATGGTGACCGCCTCTCGCTCCGCAGGTGCACATGCCAGCCATTCGTGCATAAAGCGCTGGTAGAAGCGATCCCCGAGCTCGCGGTTTAGAAATCGCTTGTCGGTGACAAAGAGTTGCAGGGCGCAAATTTGCTCCTCAGTCTGCCAGGCGCCACGGCCTATGACCATCTGCACATGAAAATGCTCATCGTGCGCACACAGAGGAGCAAAAAGCCTCCAGAGCGCGCGATGAAAGTCACGAGACATATCGGTATATGAGAAATAGCAGGACTCCCATCACCACTCCGATGGTGAGGTAGCGCAGGTCCACACGAAACGAGGAGGCCCACCGCATGTGCGCCAGCGAGCGCACCCCTTGCGCCGCACTGATACGCGGCTCCTCCTCTTGCCCGCTGCCACGGCCGCCACTACAGCAGCTAGGTCCCGCCGTCCTGCAGCGACATATGCCATAGAAGCCACCTGGCGGAGGCGGAGGAGGTGTGGGCGGTGGAAAGGGCGGCGGAGCGATCGTCATTCGCGGCGAGTGCAGCCGCTTGCGGCTGTTGCTGTGGTGGTGTCGCAACGCCGCCAGACGGGATCGAATGACGGCTCCGTTGGCCGCCGCCTTTTTGGCACAGAGTTCCTTTAGAAGATTCTCGTATTCGGCCTCGTTCTCGGGTCCGAAGGCAATGAGTTCGATATTGAAGACAGAAGGAGAGTTAGACTTGCGCACCACGCACTTGGTGAGCACCCCGTAGGCCGAGGGCTTGATCTCCTCAATGTCCTTGAGAGTAACAATGAGCGAGTCGTTGACCTTGAGCACGTTGAACTCGCCGACGTGCCTAGACGAGACGAGTTTCAACGGCGCTCGAACAAAACAGCAGAGAGACACGGCACAGCCGGTGTTTTTAAAAATGAAGCACGGCACGTGATCTGTGCGACTTTCCCAATAGCTCAGCAGATACTCAACGCAATAAACCGTATCGGTCTTTAACATAGCATCACACACAGAGTAATTGGGGTTTTTGCAGATGAGCCCTGCGTCAGTCACACGCAACTCGGTGGGTCCCAGTTTCAAAATCCGGCGCGTGGCCGAAACGAGATCGTGATGAAGCCCCTTACTGATTTCCATGGCGCGCGCGTAGTGTACATGCGTTTTATTTACCCGCTGATTCCTCTTTTCCCTCCAATATCCCGTTAATGTCCATGAGCTTGTTGACGATAGCCGTTAATAGTTTCGTCTTTTCGTTCAGAATCTGCGCATGATTACAAGAGGAACACTCCCCGTGCACGTACTTGAGAAACGCCGCGTACTTTTGGCCCGCGTTGATGAAATTTAACCTCGCGTCCAGTGAGGGCAACATCAGTTCATACACGCGCGGCAGCATCGGCTCGAAGGAAACCTCCAGCTCGTCCTCTGGATCCAGAGTCCCATCCTCGTCATCGTCAGGATCCTCCCCGTGTACCGCCCGCGCCGAGCGAAACGACGCCATAGATAGAGTGTGTGTCCGATATAGATAGATCACTAGCCCTATAAAAAACCTTTATCACTCCTCTAGCCTCTCTTCAACATGAATCACCACCCCACTTCCCGCAATTACGCTTACACCGGCTGGGAATTAGATCTGACACAACCGCTCAACGAAATTACGAATGAACTGTTATGGCACGCGCACCCTCGTCAAGTACCTGAAGCCGCCGCTGTAGCAGCAGCAACTGCTGCTGCCGCTAACGTTGCTGCTGGCACGTCGCAAACTGGATCGATCACAGCTGGTAGCGGAGGAGGGGACCGTGCCAGCAACAATCCCTTTCTCTTCACCCAGTCCCAATGTACCGACCAGTTGTTCGGCGGCCTCGGCAGCGGCCAGTTCTGCGACCTAGACTCGGAACTGGCCACTTTTGAATTCTCCGACACAGAACGACTCAAGAAGTTATGTACCCCACTAAATATCGACACACGATGCAACCTTTGCGCCATCATCACCATCTGCCTGAAGCAAGACCCCGATCAAGCGTGGTTGCTCGATTACAGTCTACTGTGCTTTAAATGCAGTTCGGCTCCACGCACCGCCCTCAGCCTACTGATCGTCATGTCCGAACTGACCCATTTGTTGCGTCAACACTTCCCGGACCTGCACATTGACCAACTTTTTCGACAACACGTGTTGACGGTGTTTGATTTTCATCTGCACTTTTTCATCAACCGCTGTTTCGAGAAGCAGCTTGGTGATGCGGTAGAAAATGAGAACATAACTTTGAGTCACGTGGCCGTGGTGAAAGCCTTAGTCATGGGCGACGAGATGGTACCGTACGCCAAACACCGCTGTTTCAGCCACCACAAGCAAAAAATTGTAGTAAAAATCCCCGAGGCCCCAAAACAATTGTTGCAAACATTCACAGAACACAGCACACCGACTCCCGAACGCTTCACCTATCTATTGTTTTACATGTGGGCGGGTACCGGGGTCATGGCAACCACGGGACTTTCGGAGCTCACGCAGAGTAAGCATCATTTGCTCGATAGCGTAGCGGACGCTGATGATCCAGAGATTAACAAAGACGTCGGCCCCATTTACCTCTCCCCCGTCCCCGTGTTTCAAACGAAAAACCAGACCAACACCGTGTGTTTGCTGTGCGAACTCATGGCTTGTTCACACTACGACAATCTGGTGCTGCGCAACCTGTACGACCGCATCACCCTGTACTGCGAAAACAACGTGAAAATGGTAGATCGAATTCAACTAGCGCTGGCAGACATGATGCGGGAGTGTGCGGTGCCCATGCATTCCCAGTTCGAGGATATATCACGCTACACCCGTCTCCCACCCCCTGCAAACTATCTCTCCGAACACCCCGTGCGCCCAGATCCCATCGTTTGTATTATTTTGCGACAAGCAGGTGTGACCGGCATCTACAAGCATTTTTTCTGCGATCCGCAGTGCGCAGGCAATATCCGCATCACCCGCGAAGAGGTTCTGTTCGGAAGACTCCATCTGGAACACTTGACTGAAGTGAAACTCGCGATTTGTCACGACAATTACTATATAAGCCAGCTGCCCAGACGCGTGTGGCTCTACATTACCATTTTTAAAGCATTCCAGATTACAAAACGGAGCTACAAATCCAAAACCCAGCTGTCAGATTTTATGCGTGAATTCACACAGCTCCTGGAAGCTTGCGAAATAAAACTAGTAGATCCAGCCTTTGTGGTCGATAAATATGTTTAACGGCGTGCGATCCACAGAGCGGCGGTCCGCTCTGCGGTCGTTGACTCGCAAGCGGCGGCCGCGACGCGGAAGTCTTCTGTCCCCCCCTAATCAGAAACCAACATCCTCATCGCCCTCAGAAATCGCAACCCCCCGACCACGGCTGACGCTGCACGAGTTACACGACATTTTCCAAGAACACCCCGACCTCGAAATAAAGTACCTGAACATGATGAAAATGGCCATCACGGGCAAGGAATCCATTTGCCTGCCCTTCAACTTTCATTCCCACCGGCAACACACGTGTTTGGACATTTCGCCCTACGGTAACGAACAAATCTCCAAGATTGCCTGCACATCGTGTAGCGAAAACCAAGTATTCCCCACCGCTTCAGACGCTATGGTCGCATTCATTAACCAGACTTCAAACATTATGAAGAATAGAAATTTTTATTATGGGTTCTGTAAAAGCAGCGAACTGCTGCGAATGTCTACGAACCAGCCGGCCATTTTCCAAATCTACTACATCATTCACGCCTCGAACCACGATATCGTTCCGTTCATGTCTACCGACCGCGATCGGCTGCACATGCACATCATTTTCGAGAACCCCGACGTCCACATTCCGTGCGAATGCGTGTCGCAAATGCTGCTGGCGGCGCGCGACGATTACCACATCACCCTCGACATCGTCAAAGGCCACGTGGTCATCAGCGTGCTGTGCCAAACCCTGACCCTCAGCAGCGTGAAGATCGATGTGACCGTTCTGCAACGCAAGATCGATGAAATGGACATCCCGAACGACGTCAGCGAGTCTTTCGAGCGCTACAAGGACCTCCTGAACGAACTCTGCCATGTCAACAATGCTCGCTCGCCTTAACGCAATATGGCAGGAAGGAGGGCTCCAGATAGATGCGATGCGGTAAAATGCCTAGCAAAAACTTGTCCTTTCTTAGCGTCTGGGGAGGAAACACGGGGGAGAGAACATTGGTTACAGATTTAATGACCTGATCGAAATACTTATCGGCATGAATCGGCACCCCGTGCTCGCGCACGTAGGTGGGATCCTCCGCGATCTCGTAATTGCGCACCCCGCTACTGCGACCGTCAACAGGCGCTGTGAGCACGTAAAACACACGGTCACCCACCACCGGCAGTTCCTCCGAGCGGGCCGCTAATCGCTTAATGACCGCGATGTGTGGTAAGTTGGATTGCTTGTACAGCGAAACGTCTTTCGACAAGACAGAGGAGAGAACTAGCTCTTCGACTCGCGCTCGAGACGTATAAAGCTCGTCCCGAGCCTGGGACAGGCGCTGTATAACGCGCCCAAATCCCGGAGGCACGCCCTGCATCTTGAGCTCGTCTAAAGTCAAGCGCGAGAGCTGAACCGCCGCCCGAGAAACTTCCGGATCATCAAAAAGGAGCTGGATAATGTCACGTGTGACATTCTTAACGAATTCGCACGACGTTTTCCGCACCAGATCCACTCCCTTCATGCTGAGCTCCGTCTCCCCCACTATCTTACCGATATATCGTTTTTTGCAAATCATCATGAGGGACCCGAACACTTTTTCGAACTCTAACTTGATGGGATCCACAAAGAGACACTGGGTGATATAATGAGCCAAACTGGGGCCGCGCTCAATGAGAGCTGCGGCCGTGACACCGCGATAGCACACGAAAACGCTATCGGTGTCTCCATATATCACCTTCACTGCTACCGGATCCCCCGAATAATCCTCCCTATTAAAAAAATTGTGTAAAAAGCACGGCTCCGCAAAATTTTCTTCCACAAACTGCGATGTGCGCATTAGCATATCGCGACCTATGCGGGTGATACTGGCGGCAATGGGTAGACAGGGCATCATGCCGTTCACCACGCCGGTGAAGCCGTAGAAAGCGTTGCAGGTGACCTTGAGCGCCAGCTGCTCCTTATCCAGCAGCATGCGCTTCACGGGATCGTGACAGCTCCTCATGGTCTCGCGAACCGCTCGCCGCTGCGAAACCCATTTTGTCAGCAGCTCGGACAGCACAGAGTTGCGCACGGTGTTCTTGACAAAGCGGTAAGACAGCCCACTCTCCAGCTCCACCGTGAGCACATCGCTCTCCGGCGGAGACTCGCCCCCAGGCGCCACAAACGTGGAATAACAGAGATTATGTGCCATGATAATTGACGGATACAGGCTGGCAAAGTCAAACACCACCACGGGATCACTGTAATACCCCACCTCGGGTTCGAACACCGTGGCACCTTGATAGGAAACATCAGTGGGCTCTGAAGAATTGTCTGCCCCCTTGTGATTGGGCATTATAAAATCCCGACAGGCACACTCATCTAGCAGAGACGTGTAAATGCGGATCTGCTGTCCATCAAAAATAACACGACGCATAGGGATTCTCGCCAACCGCGCGATGGCCCCCGCCTCGTAGTGAAAATTGATGGTGTTGAACAAGTCCTTGACAAGTACAGCGTCCTGAACACAATACTTGCCCACCTGCGCCCGTCCCTCGCACCCAGAAATGAATTTGACGGGAATATCCTTGTAAGACATGTCTTCTTTTTGTTGTTTCAGATACAACTCGGCCATGGTGTTGAGCTTGTAATTGGGAGAACTAGTCTTGGCCATGCACACGGGATACATGTCAATCACCACAGTCCCCGAGATAAACACTTTAGTGGTGGTGGTAGTGACGAACTTCTTAAGAGGAGAATACATGCTGAAACGGCCCTGTGCAGGCAACTTGCTGTACGGACCTGGACTCAGCTTGTACACAAACTCCAGCCGTGTCAAAATGTACTTGAAATCAAAAGAGTTGATGTTGTATCCCGTGACAAAACACGGTGAATAGCGCTGAAAAAAGATCAGAAAGCCCAAAAGCATTTCATATTCAGAGGGAAATTCGTAGACATCAACCCCTGCTAACGGTGCACAGCTACCTATGGTGAACAGATGCAATCCCGAAGTCCCAAACACCGTGTTCTCCTCGCACCCAGTCCCCCCCGTGTTATAGCAAACACACGAAATCTGGATGACAATATCATCCGTTTGCTCGGCCGCGGGGAATCCCCCACTGGCACTCATACACTCAATATCAAAGGACAGACAGCGATAGACCGGCCACGACGTATCGTCGGACACAGCCATAATATCTGCGACGTCGCAGTCTATTTCGAAATCACAAGTGGATGATTTATGAGTGCGCCACTCATAGCGGTGCACGCAGCACCATCCAAACGTTGTCATCTTCTTATCGATGACAAGCCGCGTCAAGGGATCCACACGAATCTCGTAGACGGGGATCCCATTTTCCAAAAGGTACTCGCCGATTTTCTTGGCCATGCTCCAATTACTGATCGACACCCGAAACAAATTGGGTATAGGTGACGTCCCGTAACCGTAGATGGACATCTTTTGCACCGGGGTAATCGTCAGAGCATAGGCCATGCGAGGTTCTGATACTAAGTCTGAGACACTGGCCAGAAGATCCCGAAGCAGGTCACCATCTGCATATTCACAGTAAAAATAGCTTCTCTGCCCAAACACATTCACGCAGATGCTGTGCCCTTGTTCAGTAGCACCAAAAAAGCGCAAAACGTTCCCCGATGGTGTGATGTGATGACGGTAGCGAGGAGACAAACATTCCTGAGTATCGTGAGTCAAAACCCCATCGACCTGATCGTAAGTGTGAAACTTGAGCGGTCCCATCAAACGCCTAGCGAATGCCTCGATGGATGGCGGTGGCGCAGGTAAAGGACACGGCCAGGCCATGTCATTTTCAAGTACATGTTTAATGTCCCGATAAAACATAATTGCCCCACGCCCAGTCTTATGTTTAATGAGCCCCGATTGTCCATCGTGCATCGCCCCGCGAGGCACAATCTCCAGAAACGTCTTCGCCACGGAGCGCTTGGCGACCAGATTCGGAGGTTTTCGAGCACCACTCAGGTAAGGATTGAAGAACATATTTGCAGCGGCTGTCAATCACACCTCGTACTCGTTCTGAATCTTTTGGTAGCCCCCTCGCCGTCTGTTGCGCAAGCGGTCCAAGAAGCCGGCGGATTGACCGTTCGATGCGAAATCTTCGTCATCCGCTTCTGCCTTTCTGCGTTTTTCTTGATCCAGTTTTTGCAAAGCCAAAAGCATCTGATAGGCCTCCTCTAAACTGAATTCCTTGGTTGCGGAGGCTGCTTTCTCTTTTATGTTTTCATACTGGCTTTGTTCATACGAAGGCGGAGCTTCCTTTACCGTGGTTGGTGGAACGACATACGGGAAAAAGTGCTCGAAGGGCTTCTCGTACGCGCGCTTTTGCCGCATGTAGATCAAGTAAATAACACCCAGTACCGCAAGCAAAAAGAGAATCACAGTGAAAGAACCGAAGGGATTCTTGATGAAACCGACGACACCTTCCACAAAAGAAGCCACAGCACCACCGACAGCTCCGATGGCCACACCCAAAGCCTTCCCTGCAGAACCTAGACCGCTCATCATATCATCCAGACCACGAAGATATCCAGGCACTTTGTCGAACACCTTTCCTTCCACGTGAATCATTCTCTGCTTGTACGTATTGAACTCTCGCATGATGTCTTCCAAATCAAACACATTACTAGACCGTAATTCGTCCTCAGAGTACAGTTCCAAAGCTTTGAAATCGGTGTTTTCCAGCGGATCAATGTCCAGAGAAATCATGGTGTCTACGGTGGAAATGCTGTCCAGTGGAATCATTCTTTTGTACAGATAGTCAACATATTCGTAAGACGAATTACCAGCAATATAAATTTTCAAACTGGGGTATTCACACGCCTCTGTACGATGGCGTCCAAGCAAAATTTCATTATATTCACCAAGCTGGCCATACTGGACATGAGAACTGTTTTTAAAAGTGTACAGCACAACCGGCCGAGAATAGCAAACACCACATTCCTTTGTACGCATATCACGTAGCACTTTGACACTGTTCTGATCCACCTCCACACACTGAGCAAGACTGATAACATCTCCAACAAATCGAGCGGCAATCGGTTTATCGTAAATGGCAGACAGCATAGCACTGGGATTGATTTTGCTGAGTTCTTTGAACACTTCCAATGTTCTCTTCTGATCTTTACACCATGCTTCAGCGATTTGCCTGAGAGCACGGTTAATGTAATTTCTCAATGTATCATAAGTGTACTGCAATTGAGCATACACTATGCTTTTTAGAACTTCTTCTGAGGTTTTGTTAGAGTCCGATGCGGAATCAGTAGAACGTTTTCTACGAGTACTACTGTTGGTATTGTTGTAAGCTACAGCCAATTCCTCCATCTCAAGAATCGATTTTTCTTTTACAGGTAACCAAAACACAATCAATCCACCAGTGGTTTCATACATAGAAACATTTCCAGATTGTACATATGTCTCGTTATAAGATGTATTAAAAATTAGTTGTAACTGCTCATTAGCTTTATCCTTAATACATTGAAAAGAAGGATCAGACTCATTTAGTTCCTCTTTTGAAGTTAAAAAGGTGGCCGTCATACTGCTAGATGTATAATGATAGGTATCATCAGCCTCCGATCTAATTGTGCGTTCTGATTGTTCCCAAAACGTGTATTCACAGGTATTATTAGCTTCCTCAACAATATCCCACGACATAAGCACATCTGGCCGTTCAAAAAAACCCACAAGCGGATGCGCAACTTCTGGAGCATTGTCTCTTCCATAGTACGCAATCATAGAATAGTTCTTTCTGACGGAAAATTTGTCACGGTTTTCTCCAAAATGCTTATTGTTAGATCCATTGTAAAAAGGAGAAATGTCCACAACTTTACCATCAGAAGTCACAAAAAAGTCATAGGGGTACTTAGATCTAGCTGTAGTTACGGTCACCATGCAATTTACATTACAACTTGTAGTATACAGCCAGGTACTGCCAGGTTTGTGCCAAAGTTCTTTCACAGTCACAAAGCGGGAACTATGAGTATTGGAGAAATCATCCTCAACCAGAAGCATAGTTTCATTCACATAACTGTCCCTGTGATAATTTACATAAGTAGCACCTGCCACATTCCTGACCACGGAATTGTAACATCTATTCAATTTATTAATGTAATGAACTTCCCACATTGGTACGGCTAGATGCTCTTGACTAAATCCCAACAAATGATTTTCTCTGATGAAAGAATAGCTCTGGCGAAATGTCAAAATTTTTTGATACATATGCACTTTGAAAGTGTATGGCCGAATATCACGTTTGTAAACCACCATAATACCTTCTTCAAAATCTTCTTTCGTAGGTTTGAAACTATCACAATTAATGTTCTGCTCAAATCGAAGAAGATCCGTTCCCTGGGCCATTGAGCAAACACGATACGGAAATTTGGACATATTTATCTTAAAAACCTCATGAGTTCTCAACGTTGTATTTTCAATTAGAGGTCCCGTAGTATTTTCAGTAGGCGAAGTAGGTGTTACGGCACCAGATGCAGTGCCAGTACTGCTAGATGCAATTGAAACATACACAACCAACACGCTAGCACAGAGAAGCGGGAACCAATTCTTGCTCATCTTGATCCCGTACCAAGTCAAACAAAACAGAAACGTCCCGAGGCCGTTTCCTGGAAGCTCGCGCTCGCCGAGGAATAGTCGCTGGCACGCTCACACTGTCTGGCTCGCGAAACACGTTGTTCTGCTCATCCGGCCTGGCCAGATGCCTATAGAGGAGGAGATACAGGTCCTTTGATTTATAAAGTGTGCCTTCGTGACGCAAAATTAGAGGCCACTCTTTGTTATACGTCAGAATTAAATCGTGATCGGTGGCAAAGTCGTCACGCAAACACGCAATCGTGAGCTGTTTTCCAAAGGTTTCGTTATATAGTGCGACCGAGAGAACGAGTTCTCGGACATGTTTCCACATCTCCTTTTGCAACATATTCAAGTCCCCACAAGAACTGAAATCAAAGAATCCTTGATACTTGACCACCATCCACTCACTAGGATACACGGTGCCCTCCGCACATTTTACCAAGTCATCTTTGATGTGAGGTAATACTCCAGCGTTATCACAAGCATAAGCCATGTCCACATTATGAGAAAGGGGGTAGCGATCCGTACAATGTGTGAACAGGGGACCGTTACACAATTGGTAGATCTGCTGACCTAACAGAGGAAGGGACTCCACAGGGAGACTTTTGTGAATTATGTTGTTTACTACGTATAAATGTTCGTCATAGCTGAGCACTTGCGAAACGTCCACCACATCGGGGTTGTCTCTGTATCGAGTGCGGTAAATGAACCCATTCATGAGTCTGGAGATAAAGTCCAGACACACGGTACCGATGAGGTTAACATCAATTAGCTTGCTGGTCAATCGCTCCTGCGATTTTATGCAGCGGATGACCTTGGCGTAGCCCACCTCTGACACTTTTTGCAAGTACGCGCGCTTGCGTATATTAACCTCCCGAGTGACGTTGTGAATCCGCGTGCGCGCGTCCATGTAGTCCAGAAACTCGTTGTCTTCGTCGGGAGCCCCGCCGTTACTGGACGTACTCTGGGGGTCCTGCCCATGAATGGCCGCGCCCACCCCCTCTGCCGCCGCCGCCCCATCTGGCACGGGACGCCTGATCTCGTCCAGGAGGCATTTGATTTTGGTATACATTTCGTTGCTTTCGTGGAGTTTGTTGAAAACCGGGTTGTCCTCGAAAGCTTGAATGCTGAGGGATGTAATTAGGTCGATGATCCTGCTGGGGGCGGCAAAGACCGACCCCACGAAAAGACGCTGCTCGCGGGAAAGCAGCTTTTCCCCGAGCACGAAAATGTCCTCCACGTCCTCCCCGTACAGGTACCTGCTGAGGACGTTCATGAGGACCCTGCACAGGTGGTGATAGATATTTAGCTGCTGCATGCTTATCCCCACCCGCTTGACTATAACCTCCGAGGTACGGGACCAGTAGGTAAAATCCGACAAGGAATATATTCGTGCCGGTATATCCGTAAACAGGTTGTACTCCCTCAGCGCCTCCTCCGCCTCCTGGATATAGCTGTGGTAGACCGAAGAAGAAGAGAACAGGTTTTTGAGGGCCGTGAGGACCCCAGAAAGGCTGGGGATGCGCTGCGTCAGCTCCGTGAGATCCTGCTCCACCGTTTGTATATTCACATCGCACTGGCTCGACGGCCGGTGGACCACAATATGGTTGCAGAGCAAGCCCTGCAGGCGCTTGTTCAGCGAGCGCCCCTGGTTGGGGATGATGGTCAGTTCCTCGTAGCATTGGGCGCACGTTGTTCCCTCCACGTACGCCTCTTGGCAGGCTACCGGTGACACTCCGCACAGGCGACGCAGCAGCTGGAGGAGTTGCGAGCAGACCTCCAGCCCGCTCTCCGGGGACAGGATCGCGTATACGTAGTTCATCTTGCACAGGAAGCGCTCGATGTCGTTGAGCGTTGCTAGCGTGACGCTGAACTTTACGTTGTCCGTGAACGTAAGCTCCACCGTGTGGTGCCGATCGCACCGATCTAAGCGAAGGACTGTACGGTAGTACTCCGCCCGGTCCTGCCTCCTGGAGTACGCCTTGAGAGCGCGGTCGAGCAGCTCCGTATCCTCGTACAGAGCCTTCAAAATCATCTCCATGTACAGGCTCAACAGCGAAGTCTGTGTACGGTTCTGGCGCACCAGCTCCGGGTAGATCCTGCGGTACAGATAGGCGATAGCCAGTGCGTTCTTCTTGAACGGACTTGACTCCGCCAGTAACACGCTCGGATCGCAGTACTTTAGACACTCCAGTTCCATGGCGTATTCGTTGCATTTGGAACACACTACGCACAGTTTCTGCAACAAATTCATCTCCCGCACCCTGCTCGTCCGCGTAACAGACGGCGTCCTCCGTTATCTGCTCGGAGAGAGACATAGGGACGGCACACAAATAACTCGCTCAGTCCACAGTCTGCCGGAACGACGACGTTAATATATAACGGCGTTCACGGCGTTTATTACAGACGGCCTCTCTTGGCCGGCAGTAGACCACAGTCGTCGTCAAAGGCATGCTCTCCCCCGCCCGCATTCACACCCACCGAGTTGGCTACCGCCTCCCCGACAGCAGGGGCCGTAAACAGCGCAGACAGGTCGTGTACCTCACCCCCGCCACCAGGTTCCAGGCGACTGTCTAACACCTGCTGAAGATTAGGCAGGGAAAAGTCCGACACCCCCATCTCCCGCAGCCGGGAAAACTTCTCCATCAGAGAGTCTGCCACCACCTGGCAGCCGTCCACAAAAAATAACACGTCGTCCCGCTCGGGGATCTCCTCCCGAGTACTCAGAATCTCGTACATAGCCATAAGCTCGGGATCAACATCCAGGTTGTCAGAGTCCAAAGCCGCCATGACTCTGTTCTTTATGATGTCCTCATCGAAAAGTACGTTCTCGCGCCGCGAGCGCTTGATGAGAACATCGGACAGCTTGGTGGCCAAAATACAGCGCTGTCGCATGAATTTGTAATCTTGCCCTCCCATAGAGTTCGTGTTGAGGCTCCGCTCCACCCCGTTACCCGAAAAGTACCCAATCTGCCCGAACTGATAGATGTCCTTATTACTGTTGACCCCAGCGTACTTCTCCACCGAGAAGCTCACAGTAATCAGAGATCTCTGTTCAAAGATGGTTCGCATCAGAGACTCTCGCGTGACTGTGGCCGCTAACGGTGCGATGACGCCGGCCGCCTTAAGATCCTTCAGGCGCAGGGCGAAATCAGCCGGTGACGCGAAATTGGGTGTCTCCCCCAGCAAATAAGGAAATTGGGCGTGATTTTGGTACGTGAGTCTGGTAGTTAGGCCGTGTAAGGTACCTATGTAGTCCTTAAAGCCATAGAAACAAAGGAACTTGTTGTGAAACCGATGCTCGAGATAGTTGAGCATGCAATCCGGTGCCACGTCAATGAGATCGTGCTCGTTGTAATCGGCGGTGACCGAAATGACAAACTTCACAAAGTTGTTAAACTCCCCCATGTCCCCGATACTCACATTCTTGGGCAATGCGTTGGCACAGACCTTTTGCCAGAACTGTAAGCATGAGAAGCCACAATCAGGGAACAACTTATCGTGATACTTGTACAGCAGGAAGCCGAGACAGCCCTTCACCGGGTTCTTTTTGGGCACATGCTCACGGCGAAAAAACACGTGAGCCGTGGTACCTTTACTGGCTTTGGAGATGGGCCTATTCTTAACTCTGAACATGAGAAGGGCAGGCACAGAGAGCCGAGAGAGCTTAATCTCCATGGGGATGACTGAGTACGTCCCACGGGCATAGAGTTTAAAGTCCGGCAGGCGGTCGTGATCCACATTCTTAGAGGATTTCACGTTCCTAATAAACAAAAAACCCTTTCTAGAGGAAGTGGTGGAAAAAGCCCCGTGAATGGACTGGAAGTGTTGTGTAACCCAACGGGAAACCAGACTCGTGGTCAAGGGGTTGTCTACAATGTATGAGGTAGCCGTGATGAGAGCCACATTTTGGATGATAGCCAAAATGACACGGTAATACTCATAGGACAGGATGGGGTTGAAAGCAACGGCATAGGGACTGAGGTCAAGGTTAAAAGCCTGCGTGGCCCCGGACACTTCGTCACGACTGCTTTTCATGCGAACCTCAGAGACAAAGCTCATGGCCTCATCATCTACAAACTTGTTGAGCGATGAAACCAAGTTAATAAAGTCGGCCCTGCCGTTGATAGTCATGGTATCCTCTCCCGTCACTGAGTCTATGAGTCTCATTTTCTTACAATAGTCCAGAATACGGTTAAGTCGATGCGTGCGGTCCACGCTCGAACTGGCACTGCGATTAGACGTCGGCGCTGACCCCTCGTCCGCTTTGGTGTCCAGGTTCGTCTCCTTTGACTCCGCACTGTACCGACGCCCAAACGTACCCAGTGTGTCCACATCGTTCAAAAAGCGAGACTGCATAACCACCACACAGGGCTCTTTTTTAGGCAGCCTAGGAATTTGGGGAAGGCGGGTTTGAACCCGTACAAAGGCAGTATTGTAACACGTATGGCAACATGTCCCGCCGCAAGCCCCGCACAGACTAGATGAGCAACCGATTAAATGATTACTCAGAGTGGATGAACCCGTTAACCCGGTATTGTAAACAGAAACTCGATTGAGGTACCAAACTAGAGCGGAAAAGAGTTGGGGGCACGTACCGCAGATGAGGGCCAGGTGATGAGGCGCATAGCGCTCGTCCTTCACAACCGTACCGGAAGATTTGATAAGTTTCCTAGCATCGTTGTAGGTGTCCTCACACAACCCCGTGAGCCCGTTGGCAAAATGAATGGACTTGAGCAGCGCCTCTTGACTGGCCCCGGTACCACTAGCATTTTTGTTGGATGTCAGGTAGACTAACCTATTTTGATAGAGAATAGAGTTACAGCTGAATAGTAACGCACTAATGTGAGTTGAGAGGTGCAGCTTGAGCTCCGTGAGCGCCTTGATGAGCTCGCGATGGTCCGCGGCGTTCATCACCACGGGCCACTCGGAGTACACCATAGAGTCTGAAGCTCCGTAGGCTGAATCCAGAAACACCGAAGCGAAACTGAAACCCAGCTCACAGATGACCGCATCACTTAGCATAAGTTGGTCCTTCTCCAAACTGCTGAGCTTCTGACTCGTGTACCCAAAGTATTTCTTGTGAGGCGCCAGCTTCACCGATTGCTGACTATCGTGCACGAATTGCTTCAAAGCTGCTTCAATGAGTACCTTGGTTTCCGAAAAACGTAGTGCCTGACACCACGAAGTGTAAACATAATAGAACAGGGCTTCGCTCACAGCAGGCACATACAGACCCCGAGACTCCACAAAGGAATTACGTTTATCTAGAGACACCTCATCAGAATCGGCATCTGCCTGCAGAGAGCCAAAGAGCGTTGGAGGGTACAGCGGTACACGTACGGCGTCACAGTCATTGAGTCGAGTTGGTACAGCCTCCTCGAAACACGGGATTAACTGCCCCGCATAGAGAAATTCCTTAAGGCCGTTACCCACCACCACGTGAACTACCACTTCTTGGGGATCACAACCGGCCGCCGTACACAGCGCCGCCAGATCGGTGGGCGCTCGGCCCTCCTCAGGCACGTAGGTCTCCAAAGAGTATTTCTGCCGTGTTTCGTCACATAATCGCTGCACCTCCCCGTGCGGCTCCGAAAAATGTATTATTTCTCGCGTGTTATGGAAGTACATGACGAAAGGGCAGAAGGACGTCACCTTAGTAAGCACCCCACCGTCATAACACACAACCGGTGTTCGCACCGAAGTGCAAAAATCTTGATCCACCGTGAGCCCCATCAAGAGCGGCGCAATCACCACTGGCGTCGAACGGTCGCACAGCGACAACGTCGCTAACACTTCATTCATCTCCGGGTTGGTTTTTGTGAAATACAGGTAGGCGGCCGGCCCCACGGGAGCAATAGCGCTAAGTTCCTCGTTGCTCATGGTGGTCATGTAACGGTCTGCACTCCTACCAAGTGAACTTTATACTCAGGAGGACTTAAGACGTCACGGTTGACGCATTACGTAGACCACCAGCACGGAAATGTGCACCGTGCGCCTGGCGCGCCGCCCCCTTCGACGGTTATTCGACCGCTTTTCGACCCAAACAGACTCCGCGCCACCCTCCGCCAGGCCGGCGAACTGTTATTGATAGGCGCCTTCGAAAATAGCGTGATGGTTCGCGGCCATCCATGCGCCACCTGGTGTCCGCGAAAAACAACGTGTATGCATCGGCGCACAAGCAGCTGTCAATCATCATGATTGACAGATTTCAGACAAAACGGCGTTTTATTTTGAAAACGACGTTCCGGACGCTGTTTTGTAAGTAAAGCACCGTTGTGTTCGGTCGGGCATCTAAAAAGCACGCGCGACAGTTTATGAATGTATAACAGCGTGAATAAACTCACTCCCTCGCAACGGTGTTTTGTGTGTTCTGTTCTGGTTTCCACGGCGTTTACAGTCACATTCCGCGGCGCGCACCCCAGAATCACCGTCGAATCTGCGCCCGACGGCACGGTTTATCCGCGTGCGCATGTGTAGTAAAAACAGCGTGGTTGGAATCAACCGAAAGCTGCGATCGACACGCTGAAAGTGGCTGTCGAAACGGCGTTTGTGTCACGTGATAGCAAAAAACAACGTCTCGCGCGCGCGTTATGAATAATGATAATCAGCTATGATGCTTACATTTGAATATGTATTAGGGGGTGGGCTCGTAGGTACCGTATATGCGCATGTAGCTGTACTGATATGACGGCATCATACAGCTGTATCTAATCAAGCTGGGTATATACGGTAAATCTGATAACGGGAAATACGGTAAGGCTCATTAGAATGCGATACCTTATAAGGCTTAATTAATATCCGGTAATTATATTCGTATGTAAACATATGCTAATTAATATTCGGATATACGGAATAATTACGTATACTTTCCCCGCCCAGTTTCATAAGCTTTCAGGTATCGGGGGTCAAAAAGGGGGCGTATCCGGTAGTAGAAAATACACACCCCCTTGATTTACATGCATGGTCACACCCACATTCAATATGGCGATTTGATGCCACACACCCTTTTATGATGACGTAGGCACCTACGTCATCGGGAAAGGTTATGATCTCAGACCTAGTCAATGCAGACGTTTCATCGACAGTGCATATATAAAAGATAAAAGATTAAAAACCTAATAACGATAATCTAGAACCCCTCACCCCCCAAACCCCCCTCTCCCCAGTGTGGGGGGGATCCGGTTTTGTGCGCATGTGCACACCGTTTTCTGAAGTCGTGTGAGGCGGGTTCCGGAAGATGGGCACCGCACAGTGCGCATGCGGTGCCCTTACTTCAATATAGTTAAATGGGACGTTGTTTTCGATGCCCAGCCCCCACTCTTTGGGTTTTCGTGGGTCTGGGGTCCCTTTTTCCATCCCCCATTGTAAGGACCCCTGACCCAATTCTAGAAGCGGTCTGCATGCCCAGCCCCCACCTCGCATGCTGTGCTGTGGGAGTGCCCCTCCCCCCAACGGTCTGGGTTATCGGGGCTGCATTGGTTCCCTATGATGGGTGCCCTTCCCCCATCGCTTTCCCAGCATGCATCGCTTTACGTTTTGCAAAACGCTCAGAAAAACGCTGACGCTGCGGTTTTTACAGGAAAGGGGCGGAGTCAGAACTTTCCAGAACTTCCGATTTCGTCTTTAAAAGCCGGCCTGCCCGGAGCTCGGTGGCGCAGTCCGCGGCGCCGTCCGGGCAATCGCCAGTGGCGACCTGGGCATAGCCGTGGCTTGCACACTGCGCCCACCCCCCCGCCCACCGGGGCCTCGCAGCCTCGGTGGGGGGGCGGAGCCGGTTCAAAAGTAGACCTCGCTCCCCCTTCCCCCACCCCTTCCCCCTACCTCCCCCCTGGCCGCCTGGGGGATGGGGCGGCGTTCCGCTGGCGCTACCCCCTCCCCCCGGCATACCCTCCCCTGCTCCCCTGGTCGGGGGGATGGGACGGCGTCCTGCATGCGCCGCCCCCTCCCCCTCGACAACCCCACCCCGCCGCGGGCTGGATCCTGCGGTATGGGGCTCCTGGGCCGCGCGCCCCCGCCCTTCTGGGCGGCCCTCTGGGGGCGTAGCCATGCGCGTTCTCCAGGGAGCGGCCGCGCAGCCCTGGCGGGGGGCGGAGCGTGCGCTCGGCTGGGCGGCACGGAAGCCTGGCTGCGACCAGGGAACCGCGCCCCTGCACCCCAGCTGGGCCTCGCGACGCCCCCACCTGCGAGCTGTGCGGTCCCCGGGTTGGCCGGGTATGCTCCCTGCGGTGCGCGGACGGCCGCGCTGGGTCTGCCGCGGTTCCGGCTCCACGTCGTCCGGGCCGCCCTAGCGCTCCGACGTCGGGTAGGCAGCCGGCTTGCCCCGACGAGCCCTGGACGCAGTGCTGGATCGGGACAGGCGGCTGCACTACACGACCTGGATGCCGCCGAAAACCCCCCCGTTCCCGGATGCCGGCTCCAGCGATCGCCGAAGCGATTGCGGTTCGCAGCCGCCCGGGACGAGGAGGCCACCAGCGCCATAGCTACTGCCGTTTCTGCTGCTACTGCTTCAGCAGCAGCTGCTCCTGCTACCACAATCGCCGTCGTTCTCAGCGCTGCTACTGCCACCACCGTGGACGTTGGACGGCGTTTCGGATTTCGTCCGTGGTGGCGGCCGATGTCGCCGTCGCATAGCCGGCGGCCTGGAGGCGACCTGGATGCGGGTCGCGGCTCCAGGTTAGACGTCGGTTTAGATTTTAAATCGCGTTTCGGGTGTCATATATTTTGTATTGTGTAAAAGCGGAACCTAAGCGAAACTGAAGCAAAAGTAACAAAAGCAACAAAACCAGCGCCGTTGTTTTCCGTTCTACGTTCGGGACACTAATTAATTATGATTGACTGCACTGATTTATTGGACTCGTATAAACTGTTTACACTACACATCTAGGATAGAAGCTTTATTAAAAACACGTCAGAGATCTAGCTTACATCAGAACGCGTACCTACATTATTTGTTCGACGATTCTGTCGGACTGTTTGTCTGTCCTCCATTTGGCCGGATTGAATCGGCTCCTTATGAAAGCGAAATAATAAAAAAACAGACTTGTAGTTTGTAACCGCCCAAAAAAGAAAAAGAACTGGAACTGTTTAACGATATATTTGTAGCAATGTGTCTGCACCAGTGAAATGTCTACGAACCTTTAAAAGCCCTTTCACAGGAAGGCCGGCTTCTCGGGATGCCAGGAGTGTCTCTCTATATTGTCTTGGTCCTGGGTGCCAGTCTATTTAGCAAAAAACATTCACTTCATCTAGAGAAAACATCACGACTCAATAATTAAATGATAAAAGAAAATAAAGCTAAACAAAAGAATTAATAAAAAGCCGCGGGTCCGAGCCCGCACGTCCATCATACAGATATTACTACGATATGTTAGTTTGCTCGTTGTTCTTGTGTATTCTTCGTTAGATCACTGCCACAGCCGTCGACGATCGGTCGCGGTGCGCTCTCTCTTGGGCGTGAATCAGGCGCTAGGTTGCAGACGCCGTGTGTGACTGTGGGCGGGCCAACCTAGCGCCTCTTTCACGGCGCGGAGAAAGAGAAAAACGACTATAGCTCTCTACCGCAATGATGCAATCCCCACTAGCATGTGCTTTAACTGTGTGAACAAATCGTCTGTCTTACAAAAATATCGGGCCAAAGCCAGTGAGTATTTTTGATCTTTGTATACAAGACATGATAGTATTTTGTTTCTAAAATCCGCATCGTCATGGCCACCAATCATGATAATAGCAATCTATGATAATTGTACAACCAACCAGTCGTCTCGCCATCGTGTTGCCCTTTTGTGCGATGGCAGCGCTGCTTCTTAGATGACATGTTGAAATATAAGTGTGTTGTTGCCTGTGTTGTTTCCGCCTTTTCTCTAAATGGTCTTGGATTATGTGCCTCATCTGCCATTCGAGATCTTCGAAACATTTGAGTCATTTGTGTAGTCATTTTCCTGAATACTATATTTACTCAGATATATTCAAGTGTAAGTTCATCTTCATCCTTGTGTTATCGACCTATTTGTTTAGAAGTGTGCTGTGAAAGAAACTCACTCGACTCTCGCCCCCTGCCTCTCTTTCCCCCCATGTGCGCAGTCACCTATTTTAACCTGTCACTCACACAACACTCAGTTTCTCACTCATCCAGAATAGCAGTAACAAGACAAAATAAAAACCAAGCTCGTTCACATTCCAATAGTCGTCTCTGACGTCTTTTTATTCTCGGGCTCACATACAAGATACAACAGCGCCACTTGCAGCGACGCTCCTACAAATATCCCTCTTCATCGTCGTCATCATCATCCTCTTCATCGCTATAACACATGTCCTCGTACTCTGGTGTCTGGCAGCGCAACGCGGCCGAGTCTGCAAACAGTTCAATGGCCGTTGTCGTCGCTGCTGGCGCCATCTGTGGTTGTTGATGCTGCTGCGCCCCCGAAGGGCAAGGGGAAGAGGAGTCAGACAGAGTGCTCAGGGCGGAGATGGCCGCGACCCAGTCGGGCTCTCCTGAGGGTTCAATGTGAGCACACATCATGCTGTCGGCGCCACCGGTGTCAATCACCGGAGAGTTGGTCGAAAAGGGCGTGGGCCACACAACGGGTTGCTGCGGAGGCTGCTGTTGCGGCATTTCCTGGGATGGTGCAAAGTTAATCTCATGTCCAGCACACATCACCGCGGGTGCCGCAGGAGCCATGTCCGTACTCGTACCGAGAATTGCCTGCTGCTGTGGTTGCGGCGAAGCAGCCTGGGGTGCGGCAGTCACAACAGCCTGAAGATTTCCATAATTCTCACTGTTATTCTCGAAAACTGTTCGGTCCCGGTTGAGCGGAGACACACCCGAGGCGGGGCGAGGAGGGGTGGCGGTATGGGTAGTTGCCACAACAACAGGGTTGGGAACAACGGGTTCCTGGTATGAGGCAGGAGAAAAGGCAACGACTGCCGTTTCGGTGTGCTGCGGTGTCGACACTGCCATCATCGAAGGCATCGGTGTATCCTGGGGCTCATCGTCTTTCTGAAACACCGTGAGGTCGACCAAACACTTGGTGTCAAACGGACAATAGGCCAACATAAACTGGTAGGCCTGCAGCGCTTTTTGAATGCGCAGTTCACAGAGTTCATTCTGACACTGGTGTTGGTGCAGGGCGTTCAGGATCAGTTCAGCCACCATACCGCAGCGGTAGGAACTTATGGCGCCGTTGTCGTCGTACTGATCCAGAAAGTGCGGTGTGTTCTGAATCTGTCTGCTTCGCCGTCGCAGCGCCAGGATGGCTCTTGAAAAAGAACACACATACGCCAAGGCGCGGTGGATGGGGTTCTCAAACACCTCGGGCGGCCGTTTCTGGAGCTCCAGAGCGGTGTCGCGCGTGCACTCGTCAATCATCTGGTTGGGTTTCCTGACCAAATTCTTGAGCGTCTGGCAGTTGTCCGACCATTCTTGGCCGTTATCCAGGATGCAGGCCAAGTCCAGGTTGTTGAGTTTGTTAAACATGAGCTGCCGCAGCCCGGCTACGGTGGCCATGTACGGGTCGTACGGGTTGACAGGCAGGCCGTGTACAAAGTGGTATTTCATGTAGCTCAAAGTTTCGTCCACCATGGCCAGCAGCGCGTGCATGCTGGGAGCGTTGAAGATGGAGAAGGATTTCTCAATCACCAGACGGCGTAGCAGGGACGCGGGCAACCAGTCAAACTGCTGGCGGATGTTTAGCAGATAATCAGTGCTCATGAGTTCCTCGTGCGACATCAGTAGACGTCCCGGCTGCTCCTTGTCCTGTGGGAAAGCCGTGGGTTTTTTGAGATCATCAGGGTAGGGAGTAAGATGCAAGCTCTCGGCCGTGTACCTTTGCAAGTCGTACACTGGCGAGGTGGTAGAGCTGGGTTGCGAGGCGTCGTCTCCTCTTACCTCGCTGCCCTTCAGTCTCTGGCGCTCCTCTTTCTTTTTCTCAATCATTCGGCTCAGCTGACGCAGCTGGTTCTCGTCCATGCTATCAAGCTCCTGATTGATGAGCGCCAGCATGTGTCGGTTGCTGCTCGTGGCCGGCGACACGGTCACCGCCTCCTCGCCGCTGTGACGGTGTTTCTGATGATGATGCTGCCGAATGTAAGCGCCCCTGGAGTTACTGGAGGCGGGATGCTGGCGGTGGTGGGAGTGGTGGTGATGATGGTGTCGCATCACCACCGTGGTCTGAGGTCGGCGTCCCGAGTCTGGGCCGGGCGGTGGGGATTCGGGCGAGTCGCGCACCGGCGGCGAGTTCTGCTGCGGTTGATGATGGTGCGGCGTGCACGCCGCCTCGTACCTGGATCGCTTGATCGGGGGCGTGTGCTCGCTTTCGTGGTCCAGGCAGAAGCGCCGTGCCCGCTGAGCACGGCGTTCTCGGTCGCTGAGCTGCGAGAGCGCGGGCCCACCGCGGTATCTCTTGTGCAGATCCATGTCTTGCCAGGGATGACTGGCAACGTGGTGTCTGCTCGGGGTTTCCGCCACGGTGTATATATGCGAAGGAGCCGGGGCCCTGTGACGTGTGCCTTCGGGGTGCGTGGCTACTGGTCGTTCGTGGGCGGTCTGAGTTTCACGGAAATGTGCACGTTCTTCGCGTTCGAATGACATTTTTTGGTAAAACAGCGGCTCCAAAGGCTGGCCCACAGCGCGTAACTATGTTCGGTGCGTAGGTCGATGAACACCTGCACAGTTTCCTGCGGGTTGCGGTGGGTATAGTTCAGGCAGCGGAAGTCTTTGGTGCGTGAGCCTTCCAGCCGCTTGACGGAAACGCAGTGGGGGCTATGGGGCTTGAATGTTAGCGTATGTGGCGGGACGAACTGCTCGCTCACCTTGGGCTCGTAGTGTTGAGTCAGATTTTCCAGTAGCAAGGGCCACACGCGCGTCACTACTAGCCTCTGGAGGTCGTTAAGGTCACTTGCAGGATCGGAGTCGGGGCGTCCAGATACCTCGCCACGTAAATGGTATCCGATCACGTCAGACAGGGTGCGCTTTTCGTAACGCGTCACATTTACTGACCGCGTTTCCATAAAGTTAATATCTGGGGAAGGACACAACTTGTCACGCACACCGAGTATAATGCGGGTGCATGAGAACGACATGGAGGGGTGGTCGTCAGGGGACAAAGAGGAGGAAGAAGAATACGATACTGGTGGTCTCGGTGACCCCGGTGGATAATGCGGTGCGTGATGGTGCAACAGGTTGCGAATGTCTAGCTGAGCACGCACGAATCCCAAGGGATGTTCCCTAAACCCCTCAGGTACGATAAAAATCGGGAGGAGACGGCGGTACATGAAGTAACCGTCCTCCTGATCCATCTTGTACATAAACGGCAGGCGGACCGAGCGTCCGTGGTGATAAATGCCCGTATCTAAACTACTTTCAGGGTGAGAAATCGGATCTAGGTGCTGATGTAGCAAGGTATCTAGGCATATGGCATGGTTCAGCACCTGTGCAATGGACCTCAACACCGAGGGTCGAATAACTAAAGTGCGCTCCGGAAAGGGACAAATGATACGAAGCCCCAACTTCTCTGAACATTTACAATAATCTGTTCGGGTTTCGTAGGAAGGTGGCGGGTTATCGTCGTCATAGAAGTCAGGGGTGAGGTTTTTGCAGGCACTTTTGAAAAAGTACACTGGGTGATAGTCGGGATTCATGTTGCCGAACAGACTTTGCCAGACCGTTACCCACACACGACGGAGGCCGCGGCAGATTTCAAAAAGAACCTCTTTAGATAATCCAGTCACCCCATCCCGTAGTCGCAGATCAAAATCTGCAATAAAGTTATATGTAGGCAGGCGTTCGTTAAAAATTTCATGTCGCGTGTAGTAAAATTGAGTCTCGGCATTAGAGCTAGCCACATCATCGTCATGGAGCCAGATCATGTCCGTCAGGGCTTCGTCAGTGAACTCCGTGTCGGGGACGTGTTTCAGGAGATCGCTAGGAAACAGGTTCTGGTGCCAGTTTTCGCACGTAATGGCACAAAATACATGATGATCATTGGGCAATTGCACACGAAACAGGGGGATGGGACCGTCAAAACGAGTTTCTTTGGGTATCAGAAATTGGCGTTGCGAGTACTGGGCGAGGGAGCCGGTGGCGTAGGTGTTGGCGGTTTTCAGGGACGCGCACAGACGTAGCAGTCCGGACAGGGATCTTTCTAGTACAGGGAACACGGAGTCGGACATGCTATTGATAGTGTCCAATTTGCGCATCACTTGGGACGAAGTGCCAAAAAATCCTGTGAGAGCGGGTCCGGTGGTCTGGTGGCTGTAGCCCGAGAGTCGGAGATCGTAGTTATCGGTAGATAGAATGCGTGTTTCGATGTAGTCCTGCAAGAAGTTGGGCAGGGAGAAGTACTTGTCCATGACGCTCAATAAATCATCCGCGAGATGGCGGCCCAGGAACAATGGTTTTTGTCTGCATTGTTCTTCGCGCGCGCCCTCGTCGTAAGCCACCACTTCGCGGTATTTAATCAGGCGGGACCTGGAAAGTGCAGTTCTGTAGGACAGATAGATGTAATGCACGCAGACCGTGTCGGGTAGGCGGGCCTGTTCGCGAAAGGTGTTAATCTGCCTGTCAACGTGCACCAGCTCTTCGTAGTCTCGCTGGTTGCGCGCCATGGCGTATTGCACGAATTGCGGGATGCGGGAGCGAAAGGGGGATCCGAGCAGCATGCGGGTGAATTCGGTCATGGTGGCGTGAGTGGGAATGATCACGCCCAGATCTCTGGAGAAGCTGCGTACGTATTCCTCGACGGTGGGAATGGTGCTGTACTGGCGCTCCAGCAGATAGTAGGACATGGTCAATAGCACTTGCCCTTCGGTGTGCCCGAAAACGCTGATGAACCATGATGGGGAAGTGGGACAGAGAAAGATGAGGTTCAGGTAGCGCACGATGGCCGAGTGGTGGAAATAGACCAGGTGTTTGAATTCGCGCACCTCGCCGCCGTGTTCGGGCGAGATGACAGTACGAAATAGGTGGTTGTAGATGGGTTTGGTCTCCTCCTCATTGAGACTGTCTACCAGAGCCGACAGCGGGATGGGCTGGTGAGTGTGCAGGTAGTGCGCGAGGTTCAGGACGTCGTTATTGACCACGAACACCGGCGCCACGCGCTGAGAGTCAGTGCACTTTTGGGTCTGTAAACAGAAGTAAACTAGGTTGGAGGCGTGGTGTTTTACCAGTAAGGGGAACACACAGTGCTCAGACACAGATTTTGAAAGCACGTTAGCGACTATATGAGCAGAATCATACTCTGTCGCGAACAGAACCAGCGTCATTGTCCGTGAAGGATGGACCTGGCGCGGCGCCTTTGGGGTTTTCTCAGCTGTCAGCGGCGGGCTTCGGTTGGGGCAGACTATGTGCTGCCTACGGCCCAGCGAAGATGTGAACATGCAGGAGATGCAGTCCTTTTTTGAGGAGAACTTTGGGACGCTGGGGATCACACCTGAGGATTTGAAGGCGTTTGCTAATGATCAGGAAGTGACGAAGCACTTACTCAAGCTTATTCCTCTGTATCGGCACTGTCAGGTCAAGTGTCGAATGCTGCAGGACTACCTCGCGGATAGTTGTCAGCCGCATACGCGGCCTGCCGCCGAAGTAGAGAATCAAAAATCGCAGCGTATCATGCAGGCTTTGGACGTGATGATCTTAAAGTTGGTGGTGGGCGAGTTCTCCATGTCGGAGGACGACACTCTGGAGGTGTTGCTCAATAAGTTCTCTACAGATCAGGTGGCACTCTGTGAGGTTCAGAAGGTTATGGGCCTGGTGGACATGGATTGTGATCAGAGTACCTCAATTTTGGATGCGGCTGCCGCCAACGCAGAAAACTGTTCTGTGGTAGCTGAAGGCGGCATCGATGAAAACGTTTTGGCAATGATTCCGCACCCGCCTCAGGAAGAACTGCCTGTTGTGGAAGAGGTGTGTCTCCCTACACCAATGCCTCCTCCCCCAAAACCTAAGCGAAAAAAATCTACTGCAGTGCATATGTCTGTTTGATTAACAGATGTGAATATGTCGCAATATAAATAAAAACACGATGAACATAATTGTGCGTTTGTGTCATTTATTCGTTTTCGCACGCAAGGAGTTGTTGTAGGATGTGGTGTTCGGGCATGTGGGTGAATCCGGTGTCTGGGGTTGGTGGCACTAAGAGTTGGCCAATGGGGTGGTTATGGACTAAAAGATACACGAAACGGCGGGTGGTGAAGACAACTTTAGCGACAGATGTAGTGCCTGATATATAGACGGCTGAACTGGAGGTATTGACCAGTGTGATTGTGGCTACGGTTCCCGGTAACCAAATGACGGGTCGAATGATAATTCCCAATTGATTCATCTGACGGGTGCCCACTATGAGGGCGCAAGTACTAGGCGCGTGGATAAAAGCAGCGTCCAGATACACCGTCTGGGTGTGACCCGGTTGAATTATAATGCGTTGATGTAGACGTAGGCCAAAAAAATAGTTTTCGTTAGGGGGCGATATGTTCATGACTTGCCAAGGTTCTGGACAGAAACAAGGGAAAATACAGAGATCACCCTCGATGGTGCCAGGCGTGATGGCTTGGAACGTGTAGTTCAAGTTAATCACGTCCATGCTGAGATTCTGGAGGCCGGGTTCGATGAGTTCCGGCATGCAGACGAATTGAGAGTCCAGGCATTTGTAGAATGTGATTCCAAAGTAGCCGGTAGGAATGTAGAGATTGATGCCCAGTGGAGTGGATGTATTGGGCTGTTCGGAGAGCCAGATAATGTGTTTGTTGTAAAAGGCCAATTGCATATGCTGCTGTCGAACGATGAAGCTGGAAGGAATCCATTTATAAGGAACGTTTCTGCGTGGGGAATAGATGTTGGATTCCGGATGTCGAAACACATTTTGGAAGTTGAGGTTGCTAGCGAACAGTAGACAGTAGCGGAGATTTACGCTGTGTTCGTCTTGCGGCTCTTGACGTTCGTCATTCTTTATTAAAGATGCTCTTCTCCACAAGCGTTGGAAGCGGGATTTGTGTTGTTTCACGAGGCTCAGTTGTTGATCTAGCCTGTCCGAGAGCACGTTGAGCATTGTGCTCTGGGATAGCGTGGCGGAGCAGTCATGCATCGCAAGACGTTGATGAGACTGTTTTTATGGGCGTGCTTGATTGTAATATGTGTGGCCAACAATAATACATCTACAGCGTCACCGACGAGTAAACCTACTACTGTGACAACCTTAAAACCTATAAGGAAGCATGCGGAAGATGATTTTTATACTGCGCATTGTACTTCGCATATGTATCAAGTGTCGTTGAGATCATTTGCTTCTATTTGGATCTGTATGAACGTAGTCATTTTGATAATTTCATTTTTTGTTGTTTTACGCCATTGTTGTTTTCAAAATTTTACTACAACTACGGTGGCAGGATACTGAGAGACAAATTGGTAGGTCGAAGGCGTCTTTCTATGCTGGTGTTACGTTTAATTTCTTCTTTAAAAGCTAGACTATCAATATGGTCCCATAAAGGATCTATAAATAAACTGCTATTAATTTGGGTAGTGTTGCTATAGGGTGGTGTTATTTCATACAAAGTGGTGAGATTCACGGTACCGTGAATGCTCCAGACAGTATCGTTATATAATATTTGTCGTGTATGGTTAGCCCAGGCTGATTGACGCTCTCTGTTTCTCGATTTGTCACAAAATGGTTCTTGATTATATCTTATGGTAGTGTACAACCAGGTTACCATGTCTTGGAGTTGTTTAACAAAAATTGGCAGTGTATAATTTTCTGATGTGTCTACATTTTCCTGACTGTTGTTATACAGTTTAGTTGTTACTGTAGGCGTATTAGTTGTGGTATTGTTTGCAGATCTTCGAGATCTTTTTTGTGTGTTATTCTTTTTTGGTTTTCGTCGGCGGTGTAAACGTCTCATTCCTTGTTTTAGTTTCCAAAGTGTAATATGAGGGAATTTAAAAAGATTACGGCTCATGGCGTTAGTTAGGTAAAAACTTTTGGAACAGTTGTATCTAAGTAAGTTTCGGAATATAACTTCACTAAGTCCTAAAAAGTAGATGGACTGACTATCGAGGATAACGATGTTTTTTCCAACATAGATTCTTGTGGTCCATCGTGGAACGTTATATAACATTGGATTATAGGTGGTATTGACATCACATGCTTGTTCTCCTGTGTCATTATGTAATGATATATTAATCATTTCAGATAGACAATTCATGGACGGAATGGAACCGCATGGGGGTGGTACTAGGAGCATAGACGAGTTAGTATGGTTGAACTTGCACATAATATAATTACTGGGTTGACGATGCTGAAGAGCGTTGAAATCATACCAGAAATATGTAATACTCTGGTTGTTAATAGGACCAGCAAGCATTCTGTATTTGTCTGGAAATTTTGGCATTGGAATTGTGTATGCGTAACTACGAAGAGTGGGATTTTTAAGTGCTTGTATCATTTCTGGACTGTATGTTGTGGTTTTTGCTTTTTTCTTACTGCAGGTAAGATAACTGCAGCTAATAATAACTAACCAGATACACCACATTTTTATTTCAGAACCCATGACGTCTCTGACAACTGGTATACTGGTGTGTTTTGTCTATGCCTTGCTGTTAACGACGCTTCTAATGGTTAGTTATCGCTGCCTCATCGGTTTTCAAGATGACATCGTGACTCGATCCTGGATGGTGTTTAAAGCGTGCCGACAAGGCCTGTATAATACGTCTCGTTGAATAAATACCAGTACACTACAATATACATTGTCAGTGTTTTTATTTAATTACATTAGTTTTACAATGCGGTATAAAAGGTAGAGTCCAACAATAGCTGCCAAAATATAAATTACAATCAGTACGATATGCGTGTCCGTTTGGTCGACCACTGCTTCCGTGACTTCAAACACTGTACCGTTTTTGAGGAACATGAGGTAATGAGTTTTTGGAGATTTTGCTATAACATGGTTATCATAATTCAGTGCAAATAGCAGGTCATCTGTGTCGTAGATGTACATGGCATTTACTATACCTTCAGAATCGTCATACTCCACCAGTGTGCTTTGGCAGAATTCACAGTGTTCTAAAGTGATGTTTCGAATCATTACAATGGGTAATGTATCGTGTTTGCTGGAACTAGGTGAACACGTGCTATTGGCAGGAATGTAAGTTATGATTATGCTGCGACCGACTACGGTTGTTAGCACTGGGAAAGAGGTTCCTCTTGCAATGTATTCAGTAGATACTAAATATGTCGTTGCATGTGAAACCGTAAAGGCTGCAAAAGATTTAGTAGTTGATACGCAGCTAATTTCTGGAAAGGTTGCCAGTGTTTGTGGTCGAAGAGTTTCTAGAACAGATAAAGCTGTTTTTATGGTTCGGGAGTTGGTTGCTCTGGGGAACATTTTTTGAAGATGTTCCAGGGCGTGGTCTCTGCGGCCGCTGCCAGCACATGGACTGTAAAGATCGCTTACATGATTGTGTTCTTCGCTGCCGATTAGTTGTGACCAATGTGACAATTCAGCTAGAGAGCACAGTCCTGTTTCAAATGCAAATATGGCTCTTCTTTCTGCAGAATGGTGTAACATTGAATGAATAATACCGCTGGCGAGGTAGAGTTCTTGTCGAGCAAATCGGGATAAGAACGACGATATATGCGTTTTGTGTAGGAGTAGAATGAGGTTACGGATTTGTTCCATGTCGTGTTTGCTGACAAGGTCTTGGTGGTGTTGTTTAACCAAAATATAAATTAATCTTGAAATTGTCAGGACGCTAGAGATGTGTCCCGTAGTTCTCAGAGTGGAGTTGGCTAGTTGTACTGCGTTAGGATACATGAGAAGCGTGGTTCGTGGTTGTATTTTTGACATGCAACTGGAGATGAAGTCCTCAGCCAGGAGAATAGAAGATTGTTGATCTACGGCCAGTGCGATGGAAGTTGGTGTTGTTGGAGACGTAGATGCTATGTAAAGAAGGATTCCGTAGCCTAGAACCGTTTCCACTGTTGCCTTTGTTGTGCTACGACACTGTCCATTTTGAAGCACGTTTACCGCGTGCCTGTTCCAAACGGAAAGGAGAACATCTAAATCCATATAGTTTTTTGAAAGTAAACTATCTGCAAAATCTGTTGTCTTGATATATGTGTGATAATGTATATGATCTTTTTTAACCAAAACGATTAGTTGATGACGTTTCGTCTGTTTTAAAATAAAGTTTTCCCGTCTGTAGGGGGCTTTGAACATTATCCGTTTAGTGTCTCCAAAGATGAGAAGCAGTGGTGTTTCTCTGATAACCACGGTTAAGACGACAAAGTATTCTGTTAATGCTATTGTCATATAGTCGTGTTCAGTGACGTAAAAAGATTGGTATAAGCATGATTCTCGAGTGGTGAAAAGCAGTTCATGGTCTTTAAAGAGGTAACATGTCCCATTGAAGGCTGGTGCATGTATTTTGGATGCATTTACAGTAGTTGGTTTAGCATATGAGGTTGTAGTTTGGAGGCGGAGGTTTTCCGGAGGAGGTACTGTGGATGCTTGTTCTTTTAGATTATTCTGGTAACTCAGGTTTTGTCCATAATATTTGTACTGAATATTGTCTTGAGAAACTGTAGCGTATGTGTTTAGAGTACTGGCATATTGTTGAAATGTTTTTGATAGATCTACTTGGTTCAGTAGGTTGTCGGCAAATTCACCAGTGAAAAGACATCTAGGTAATTGAAATACTGTATAATGGTTTGCACTTTCATAGAAATTGAACGTAATGGCATTTTCTCTAATCAAAGTAAGGTTTCGTCTTGTGCCGTTATTGTTGCATTTTGTGCTGTTGTGTCGCAAAAACTGAATGGGTCTGCCGGTGAGTTCCAGTGTCAGATGTGAGTAAGGTTCGGATGAGGTCTCGGCGTGGCATGCCAGCAGCCACACTGCCAGGACACACAGTGCCAGGCCTCGGCGCATCGCGGGTCTCGGCGTTCGATGGACAAATAAAACCAGGACGGGTCTTAAAGTCGCGACCTGGCCTATTTAATACGACGTAATTTGCGGGCACGTCGCGTCGACGAGCTCTTGTCCTGCAATGAAAGACGCGTCATGTCGTTAGGAAGCGGGGCGATCACCTCTCTGGGTGACTTACCCAACTTTCGCAAGCGAAACGGACAGAAAAAGCATTTAGATATTTATCGCCGCATCGTGCGGGCCTTTCCGTCCTTTGTGGCGTTTAACCGGCTTCTGGGGGGGCTTTTCCCCACTTACTGCAAAAACTATCGTCGGTGGCTTTTTTTCGAGGTCCGCTTAACGCAGCGGATTCCAGACTGTGTGGTGCTCTTTGTGTCACCAGAGGCTCCCAGACGGGTCTTATGCTACGTCATCGAGTTTAAGACCACTTGCTCGGACGCTGATGGGCAGTCCGTGCGGCAGCACGTCACGCATAACTTGCAGTATGTGCAGGGCCTCAAGCAGCTCAAGGGTGCTCTGACGGACTTTGAGGCTCTCAAGGTGCCTCGAGGGGATTCCTGGTCCGTCATCCCCACCATCATCTTTTTCCAGCAGCAAGCCACGCAGCCCTCTCTCGCTCGGGCTTTCCGATCTGCACCCTTTACTCTCCGAACAGATTCGGTCATTGACTACCTCAAACGGCGGCAGGATGAGTCTGTTGCAACCCTACTATCGGCTACCCATCGTTCTGTTCGAGCCTCATGCCGAAAACATTCTCAGGTGTCCTCCTCACGTGCTACAAAGGCTAGTGGACGACTCCGTCGCGGGGCTGCGCAAGGAGGAAGTGGTGGCCAACCAGGTAAGAAAGCGTTACCTGCGCGAAGAGCTCAGCGATCTCAACCAAAGAATCCAGACGTACTGCGAAGACCTGGAAAGTCGCGTGTCCGAGGCGGAGGCGCTGCTCAAACAACAGTGCGAAGTCGATCCGCCGCCGTGTCAGGACGTCGCCGCCGCGGCAACCGCCGCAAAGGAGATTTATAGTTCTGGCGGTGGGCCCGAAGCGCCGCCTCAGAAGGTCACGCGTTCGGACCGCGGTCAAGCTGCAACCTGGGTGGCGCAATGCTCTGACCAAGAAAAAGAGGTTCTATTTTTTGGAATCACTAAAAACGACCCCTTTATCCGGTTTCATACTGATTTTCGGGGGGAGCTCATTAACACCATGTTCGAAAACGCATCTACCTGGACATTTACTTTCGGAGTCTGGTACTATCGCTTGAAGCGCAGTCTGTACACACAACCGCGGTGGAAAAAAGCATTCCGCCTGGTGCAGATGGAAAACTTCTCCATCTCACAGGAGTTGCTGGTGGGGGCGGTGAACGCTTTGGAAAACGTAACCGTGTATCCCATCTACGATTGCGTGCTCTCCGATCTCGAGGCCGCGATGTGTCTTTTAGCCGCTTATGGACAGAATCACTGGGACGGACGTGATCTTCCGACCTCTATCCAAGGGGTCCTTACGGAACTACCTCACTTGTTGAATAAACTCTCGGATGAGGTGGGTCGTGAGATCACCACTTGGGACGGTACGGCCACCGCGAATTACTATGCCTATCAAGACCCCCCTGATCTCAAGTACTACATGCCTCTGAGTAGCGGGCGTCATTATTCCCCGGGAACATTCGATCGTCATGTGTTGGTACGCGTGTTTCACCGGAGACAGGTCATCCAGAGCCTGCCAGGATATGGGGCGCAAACTGCGGCAGTGGTGCAAGAACGCATGTCGGGACAGGTGCGGGATGACGGTCTTTCCGTGTGGTGTAGGCGCCTACTGGCGGGCAAGGTGGGTCGTGATGTACCTATTTTCGTGCACGAACAACAATACCTTCGTTCTGGGTTGACGTGCATCAGCGCTCTGCTGCTCATCTGGAAGGTTGTCAACTCTGAGAGCGTCTTTGCGCCTCGGGCCGGCAAGTTTACGCTCGCTGATATCTTGGGTAACGACGCCCTCCCGCGGACGAGCTCGGAGGATGACAGCTACAGTTACGGGCATAGGGTCAGGAACTTTGAGTTCCTCCTTGAGCATTACATCGTGCCGTGGTATACTCGGGATCCCACTGTCACGATTTCTCAATTATTTCCCGGAATCATGCTTTTGGCCATCACCGAGAGCGTGCGCAGTGGCTGGGATCCTGCGCGACGCAATGATGGACAGGCCGGTGACGGCAGCGGGACCGTGCTAATGCAAATCAGTAAGGTCAATCCGGTGGCCGATTTCATGTTTGCACAAAGTTCCAAGCAGTACGGGGAACTGAAGCGTTTGGAACTGCACGACGCATTGCTGTTTCATTGTGAACACGGTTTGGGACGTCTTCTGTCGGTGGCTTTGCCTCGTCATCGTGTTTTTGCACTGGGATCGTCATTATTCAACGTCAACGATATTTACGAATGCATATACTTTAGTGTCTTAGGTTTTCTTCCGGCTGTTGTAGTGATGTAAGTACTTGTGGTTTCTGGGCAGCATAAAGGACCGTTGTCCTGCATGTGCGGGCTAGAAACCACATCAGAACACCTTCTGGACGGGTCGTTGTGAGGTGCTGCCGCTGCTTCACATTCATCTGAAACCATGATTACGGAGCGCGTCCTCGCAGGCATCCTCGCGGGCATGACGGCCGCGGGGAGTTTGGTCATTCTCCTCGCGGTTGTTATGTGGTTGAACATGTTAGATCGCGCTGGCATGCCAATGGCCGTTGGGCATTACACAGGGAACCTGGTGTTGACTCAGGTCATCTGTATCTTCTCCATGCTGGCGTCTAAAATTGTTGGCATGACGAGTGCGGCCAACATGGGCTTCTGCGGCATCGTGGTTTTTCTGGAAGACACTGGCCTCTATGTCACCTCGCTGCTCTTCATGTTTATGATCCTGGATCGCATGGCGGCTTTTCTTAACGGGCGTCTTTTCTGGAGGCAGCAGACGACGAAGCAGAATCTGAGTACAAGCGTGTACATTATTCTGTTTTGCTGGGTGTTGGGAATGGCCGCGGCTGTTCCCAGCGCGGCTGTGGCTGCACCCAATTCCAGGTGGGAACGCTGCGAAATTCCAGTGTCATATGCCGCAATCGACATGATTGTGAAGCTCTGGTTTGTGCTGTTGGCACCCGTCGTGCTGATTATGGCTGTGATCATTCAATCTTCCTATCATCGTGATCGGGAGAGGATCTGGTACTATGCCAGACGTGTGTTCATGTTCTACACGGCCTGCTTTGTCATGATGGTGCCTTATTACTTCGTCAGAGTCATGCTGAGCGACTTTGCTTTGGTTGATATAAAAACAAAAACGGCGAACAGCGACGGTTGTGATTCGACATTTCTTGATTATCTGAACATGTTCACTCACGTGATTTACAGTTTTAAGTTGGTGGTGTTTGCTTTGTTCATTGTCCTGTTTTGCTCCATAAACCCGATGGAAACGCTGGAAGAATGCTTGGAGAGGGCCGATGCTGAGAGGCAAAGTCGGTCAGAAGCATCCCAGGGTGAAAGGAGGCTGCCAATCAACACATGCTGTATAAAGTTGATTGAATTGATAAAGCAGTATGTAAGCACTCTCTCTAAAGCCACGAGGGACAATTCTGGCGAAAGGGCCAATTTGCCAGAGAATGCTGAAGATATTGGAACAACTGGCAGTGATCAGCTACCGACTGAGGTCACCGTGACCCCAAATTCATCGGCTGTGTTTAGCACTGGAGGAACGGTGTCTCCAGTCTAACGTGCTCTTGTGCTGCGTGTGTAACTGACGGGTCAGGTGGATGATTTATGACTCTGTATATCGGACGGCGAATGTGTGCATGTATATCGGTGTGGTTACATGTCACCACATGCCGTGGGTGTGTGCAGGGCTTTGGCTGAGGCCACGGCCTCGGGATTCAGTGTCATTCGCGGGGTCAATGATAATGTACCCGCAAAAGCTTTGTAATCTTCAATAATAAAAGTGAAAATGCCCATCTCGTGTCGACTCCTTTGAATTTCGAACGCCTCGCTGCTGATTGTCATTTTGCCTGTACTGATCAAATAAAAGTACCACATTTTCTGACAGATGATGCGGATCAGGGGCTCATACGTGGCTGTACCCCAGTGACGGGTAAAAAAAGCGGCCAGGCGGAACAATCTGTGCCCGTACAGTGTGCCCAGAGAGAACAGCAGATTGCCGTTGCGGGCCAGATCTTCGGGAAAGGAAATGAGCAGTCCCGTGTGGCGCTGCACGAAGCGGCTTAGTAACGCCGTACTCAGTTGCGGCTGGCTCAGTTTCTGGCTCAGCTGGGCGGCCTGTTCCTCATGGAAAATAACGTGGAAGTCGAACTGAGGGAATGTGCGTCGCAGTTCTTGGTACAAGTTGGGCCAGTACGAGGTCGGTGTTTTTCGGCTCAGAACGGCGTTATCGGACACGCCTAGGTTGTTGGTGGTTTCGCGGAGTAGCAACGTCTCCAGGCCGCGGTTAAACAGTAACACGCAGATAAGCCTCAGAATCTTGAGTTCCTCTAGTCGCAGAGTGTTCAGCGGCTGGCCCCGTGACATCTTTTCGCTAATCTGTAATATTAGATGATTGGCACACGTAAAAGAGAATTTGCCAGTTCGCACTCGGGCCTCATCCGTCGGGCTGGACATGGCAGCTCCCGTCTATGTGGGAGGTTTTTTGGTGCGCTACGACGAGGCTCCCGAGGAGGCCGAGCTGGTTTTGCCTTCCGACGTGGTTGACAGATGGCTGCGCGAGTCACGCGGCCCGCTGCCGCTAAATGTCAATCATGATGAGTCGGCTACCGTGGGTCATGTGGCCGGACTCAAGAATGTGCGAGCTGGTTTGTTCTGTTTGGGTCGCGTCACGTCACCTAAATTCCTGGATATTGTCCAAAAGGCCTCCGAGAAGTCTGAGTTGGTGTCGCGCGGACCTCCATCCCAGTCCTCTCTACAGCCCGACGGCGTGCTAGAGTTTCTCAGTGGCAGTTATTCCGGGCTGTCACTCTCCAGCCGCCGGGATATAAACGCTGCAGATAGCGCCTCGGGCGATGCAAAAACAGCGTCTTTCAAGCATGTGGCCCTTTGCAGCGTGGGGCGGAGACGGGGCACGTTGGCTGTTTATGGCCGCGAGCCAGATTGGGTCATGGAACGCTTCCCGGATCTCACGGAGGCCGATAGGGAAGCGTTGCGGGCTCAGCTGACGGCAACAGCCGCGGCCGCGGGGGGAGAGGAGGAGGACGACGTTGTAAGGAAAAAGAACAACAACAATAAGTCCCAGGGGCCCGACGCGGATCCATTTCAGTCCGATTCGTACGGCCTGTTGGGCAACAGCGTCGATGCGCTCTACATTCAGGAGCGCCTTCCCAAGCTGCGCTACGACAAGCGCTTGGTAGGGGTTACCGCTCGGGAGTCGTACGTGAAAGCCAGTGTTTCACCTGCCGAGCAGGAGGCGTGCGATATTAAAGTGGAGAAGGAGCGGCCGAACGAGTCACAGCACAGCCGAGCACCCAGCGAGTCCATGTCTCACCCCATGAGCTCTGTGGCCACTCCAGCGGCCTCGAGCGTCGCGCCCTCTCAAGCGTCCTTGGCACTGGCCCATGACGGCGTTTATTTACCTAAAGACGCTTTTTTCTCGCTCATCGGGGCCAGTCGGCACGCGACCGACTCGGCGGGAGCGCGTTCCGTGTATCCGGCTGCACCTCCGCATCATGCGTATCCGGTGATGAATTATGAGGACCCCTCTCGTGGTTTTGACTACACTGCCTGGTTGCGGAGGGCGGGGTACGACGCGGGACATCCCCAATACCCTCCTGTTCCCTTTCATCATCTGCCGCCGTATCGTCGACGGGATTTTTCCATGATGGATGACAGTGATCGCATGGCTTGGGAGCGCGGGTACGCGCATCCTTCCAACTACGACTCTTATGGCAATAATAGTGGTAATTCGTGGTCGCGCGGCCGAAACGGTGGTACTGGCTCGCACAACAACGGCAACAAGAGGCGGAGGGACCGAGATTTATCTTCCTCTGACGAGGAGGACATGAGTTTTCCAGGGGAAGCCGAGCACGGTAAAGCTCGGAAGCGGTTGAAGGCTCACCATACGCGAGGTGGAGGAGGAGATCACTCCTCCGACGCCAAGGGTGACCACCGCTACGATGAAATCAGAGAAGCTTTGCAAGAACTTAGACGCGAGATGATGGCTGTGCGGCAGATTGCGCCGCCGGCGCTTCTCGGGCCTGCTCAACTGACGGTCCCAACGTCGTCACCCACAACGACGTCTCACCCGTCTGATGTGGTGGTGACTAGTGAACCGCCTCAAACATCGTCGTCGCCACCGTCGGCTCACAGTAGCAAGTCCGCTGATCGCGGGGTGGTGAACGCATCGTGCGGTGTGTCTGTACAACCACAAGATGGCGGTCCAACGCCGCCCGTGAAGGACATTGTGGACTTGAACCGCCGTTTGTTTGTGGCCGCTTTGAATAAGATGGAATAAATCACACATACACAGTGATGTTTCTTTGTTCATAAAGCTCTTTTTTTATTATGTACAACAAAATATTATTACATGGTACGCAATTTATTGTCTATTTTCGTTATTTGTTTATTTAAATTCGAGGTCGTTGTGGTCGGCCGCTGGGGGAGCGACGGCCGGGGACTTGTGCTAGGGCTTGAAGGGTGGTTTTGAGGTCGGCGGCGGTGCAAATATCTCCGTCCAGTTCACTTCGGAGATACGAAGTATTTTTCACCGCCTCCTCGGCTATTCGGGCAGTCAGGGGCATTAGCAGATCTGGGTGAATATACATATTCCATGAAGGTACAACTAGCAGCATGGCCGTTTTGGGTAATCTCTCACGATGAGTCACCGGCGCCGCGGTGCCTTCTCGTTTGGCTTTGTGGGCTTCTCTTCGGAGTCTGTCCATGGTGGTCTGCGGCTCATCGTCTTCATCCGAGGAGTCTTCGGATTGAAAGGGGTCAAAGATGGCCTCCGTGATAATAGGAGGAGTAATTGGAGGACCTTCTTCCTCCTCGTCTTCGCTGGAAGACGAATTGTTGGGTTGCTGGGCGAATTCGGAGATGCCGCGTAAAATGGAGTCCCTGGGAAACAAGCCGGCTCGAAGACGGATCTGAGAGCATCTCGGGGTTTCGGTCTTGTTGGGCAACACGCCGACCGAGCCTCGGCGAAATAAGTGGATAAATCCAAGCATTTGCATGTGGGCCAAGGTTATCGCGTTAGCTGTCAGATTCTGCACGTTAATGGTAATTTTCATGCGGTTGGGCAGGGGACCCGCGTCCATGCTAATCCCCGGGAGCTCCAGGGGAAAGAATACGGCGTAACAGGTGTCCTGAGTTTCCAGCGCGTTGTTAAATTGCACCACATACGTCTGATGAGCGGGAATAGTGACGTGCAGGGGGCATTTCACGAGAAAGCCGTTTTCTGAGTGTCTCTCGAAGAAGGGGTTAGGGTTATGGCGCCACATCACCTCAGCGCGGTGAGCGTATACAGATAATTGCAAAAACACCTCTGTAGGTGGGTGGAGAGAGAAATGGATGAGCGACACTAAGATCAAATTCTCTTCGCCTATGGTCTCGACTTTCTGAACATACGTGTCACCGTTGGAACAGGCCAGTTGGTCGATGGCGTCTACTAAGGTGAGAGGTATGAGGCCAGTGAGGAACGTGAAGTCGGTCGCAAACGTGTAACCGCCTTCAACGTACTGGTCTCGTTTACGAGTCCACGTGATAGCGCTCACGTTCACCTTCACAGTCCAGGTATACTGGGCTCGACGGATGGTGGTGCGGGCGTTGGCTCTCGGCGGCCGATTCTGGCTGTTTCCTCGGCCGCGGAACAGGTGGATGCCTGTCACGGGAACGCGTACTATAGGGAGCGCGAAAACCAGCATAGCCGATGTCTGCGAGCCGGGTGAGAGGCGCCGGTTGGCGTAGTTGCACGCGTCCGTGCGCAGCGAGTCTCGGAACGTAGAACTGCAATGTCCCTTGAGATTTAGGTCAGTAAGCTGCAACGCGTCGCGAGAGGACTTCATTTCTTGAAAAGCGCAGATGACGGCCCGATTGGCCACCTCCACGGAGGTGTGCCAGTTCATCGTCTGCACGGCATCGACGTCCAGCGGGCTGTGTTGCGTGCAGACGAGGCGCAGGATTTGGCAGGTGAGGCGTTCGAAGGTGACGGCCGGGGCGAGGGCTCGAGAGGTAGACGGCCTGGGCTCTTCTTCTTCCTCGGGAGGGCGATCCATGATGCGGAGAATGTGAGAGCTGGTGGGAGGCCGGTGTCAATGACGTGATCCGCAAATACAGCACCCACTGCTTACCTAAGAAATAAGTGTGCGGTCTCGGGGGATTGGGGTTTTTATATAGGTATGGGTCTATTCACAGGGCCTTTTGCTAACCGACTCGCCACTGGTAGACGGTAGCTGCTCGGAAGGTGAGTAGTGGCGACGTTTGGGGGCTTGATACATGTGCCAAGAACCCGAGAGGCCTGAGAAGATCCGGAGGTCGTCGTCGCCTTCCCAGGAGAATTCTTGGTGAGGTAGTTGATCGCCGCACACGCTGGCTATCATGGGAGTTAATTCTGTAGCGCGGACGCCAAATTGCCATATTCCCCAGTACAAAGTGGGGAAAAAGTCGTCATTTTCGTCGTCGGAGCTGCTTTTCTTTGCCGCGTCGTCCTCGGTAAAACGTTTGCGCTGGACGAGCGGTTTGTAAAGTTTCTCGCGCTTTTTAGATGCGGAGGATGATGTTCCGGCGTGTGGTGTGGTGGATGCGACCTCGAAGACGTCCATATCCTCCGATTCGGAGGATGAGCTGGAATCATCTTCGCTGGAGTCTTGGACAATAGGAACGCCTTTGCCCTGATGGTATTCAAAACTGGTCGTGATGCGGTATTGATCTCTAAAAATGGAATGATCGGTTTTTTTATACGTAAAAAACAAGTTACGATCGAAAAAGTGAAGCGAGGCTATGGCCTGGAACGGCTCGATATACACACTGTCGTGCAGGCTTCTGATTTCCATAAAGATACACTGTGTGGACATAATCGGGTTGCATGATATACTGCATCCGGGAACGCTTTTGGGGCAAATAAAGCCAATATACTTGTCTGACTCAAAGTATGTATCGATCATGACGTTGGCGTGTTCTCTGGGTTTCAAGTGGAGTCTTTTGGGATTTAGAATAGTGTAGCCGTTCCTTTGTTGCGGCGTAAGGAAGGGCTTGGGGTTGCGGTTCATAGTGATAATACCGCTGCTTTGTTCCCAGGCGAGATGAATAAACACTTTGTCGTCTGGGGTTTCTTCTTGGAAAGATTCCAAGAAGATTCGTACCAGTCCTTTCACTTTATCGACAAGTTGGATTTTTCTAACGTGTGTACTGCGCAGGGAGCACACCAGTTCATTTGCGACGTTTATGCTCCACAGCGGCATGGGGCTTGTATTGACATAAAATGATGCGGTGTGGTGCACGCCGTGTGGCATCCAGCGGTTGTATCTTTGGGTCCATTGGAGGTGATACGCGTTGAAACGGGTATGATACCCTTGGGCAAACGCCTGGACAGCGGCATCGTAAGTGGGTAACTCGGGATTATACGTACCGCCTGGATGGAGTGTTAGGTCGGCGGGTACGAGGTGTCTGAGCGGCAGGGCATAGAGAAAAAAGGACATCGGTTCGTCCGCGGGCGTAATGGGTTTGTCAGTAGGATTGTGTACATGCAAATAAACATCTTTCAATTCTTGGTCCTCAAACGTCATGTGTTTAATTTGAAGAGTATTGTGTTCGTAGCGAGGATCTGGTTTCAGATTTCGAGCGAACTGTGTGAGAAAGATGATGGACGGCCGATGGACCTGGACACGAAGGCCTGTTTTGACAATCTTGGTTTCGTGCGGTTTGACAGGTTCACGGGCTTCATCAAACACGCTTTGGATGACTTTGCCGGCGATGGGCCCCAATTCGGATACATAATCGAGCCGGTAACGTTGCGATAGATCCATGTGGACTGTTGTCGAGTGCTTTTGCGACTGACAGCTGCCTGCAGGGTCCACATGACGTCATTCACAACCTAACTACGGTGCTTTTTAGGAACCGAAACCGTGCACGACTCTGGAATGGGTTCAAGGCGCGTGTGGCGACGGCGTCTTTGTGTTTGATAGGGCTGGAGATCGATTTCTATACCCGAAAAAGTGCGATAGTCATCGCCTTCTCCCCAGGGGAAATCTTGGTAGGGTAGTCTGTCGCCGTGGGCGCTAGCCACAATGGGAACCAAGCTCGTGGATTTGATGCCGCATTGCCAGTTTGGCCACGAGAAAACGAGTGTTTCGCGGTCGTCATCGTCTTCTTCTGACTCGTCGCTCGTTTCGGCCTTGGTGACGCGATGTTTGCTGCGCGTCGTCATGGTGGACGATGCCGCCGAGGACGATGGTTTTCTGCTGCTGCTGGCTGGCGGCTGAGATGGTCGTCGCGCAGAACTACCACTGGGCGGATGGCGGAAAACCTCCATGTCGGAGTCTGAGGCGGAGGAGCCGCTTTCATCGTCGGCCTGGTCGCCGTACACGTGATGGTATTCCAGTTTGGCCATTAGGCGATGCTGGTCGACCAAACGCGCCTGGGCAGGTTCTGTGGCGGTACCCTTGGTGAGAATCATTTTGCGATCGAAAAAGTACAACCAGCCAAGTTCTTCGTACTGTTCGATGTACAGGCTCTCGTGAACGGCTTTAATCTCCATAAACAAGTTTTGTAGCGGCAATAGTGGGTTACACGACATGCTGATTCCCGGGATGGTTCTGGGACAGATGATGGCGACATACTTGTCAGACTCGAAACAAACGTCGAACATGAGGTGTGAGGTTTTCCCCGGCTTCAAATGAAGCGTCTGCGGACACAGAATGGTAAATCCGTTTCTGTCATGTGCCCTCAGATACGGTTTGGGGTTGCGATTCATCACGATGTCATGATTGCCGTTCTCCCAAGCGAGATGAACGAAGCATTTTGTTTCGGGAGTATCTTCCTGAAGGCATTCCAGATAAACCTTAACTTCATCCTTGCTTATTTTCCGAATGTTCGTCACGTGTGTGTGCGGTATCGAGCAAACGAGCTCGCTGGCTGTATTCATAGAGCCCAGCGGCATCTGTTGACTATTGAAAATAAACGATGTAGTGTGATAAACGCTGTTGGCTGTGTATCGACTCTGATTTCGGCTCCACACCAGACGGGAGGCAGTGAGTCGGGTGTGCCATTTTTTGTCATCAATCTGTTGTACCACGGCGTCGGCGACCGTGGTGCGGCGCTTGTGACTTTCTCCCTGGCGTAGGATGAGCTCGGGAGGGGTGACAGGATCTAGCGGCAAGGCATACACGTACATAGACAGCGGTTCGGCGGTGGTTGGAATGGGTCGGTCGGTTGGGTTGTGTACATGTACGACAAGCGGTTCCAAACTTCGGGGCTCGAAGGCCGTATGTTTGATCTGAAGGTTTGTGTCATAGCGCTGACAAGGCTGCGATTCGGGCGTAAACTGTGTGGCTAGAATGACTGATGGCTGATTGACTCTGACATTGAGATGTGTGTCCGCGATGTAGGTGGTGTGCGGATTCAAGTGTTCTTTGTTGGCATTGAAAATGAGTTTGACAAGGTGGCCCGACGTCGGGCCGAGATCGGTTACCAAATCGGGAAACCGATGCGGTCGCGAGGCCATGTTGTCTGACTTTGGCGACACCGCCGACTGAGCTGCGCAACTTGGCTCATAGAGCTATTTAGATGTTATGGCGCCAGAAAAAAATAAGGATATACAACGTCATTATGTAAAAACGGTTTTATTACGGGGGAGAGGCGGAATTTTGTGGCTGTTGCTGCTGTGGTTGTCGCTGATTACAAACCATGGCGATAGTGACCGGTTTGTTGTTGTTGGTCGGTGATTGTTGTTGTTGTGCCGTTTCTGGACTGGGGTTAGAGACGCGCATGGGGGCTAGGTCCTGTAGGCTGAATGAGGCGCCTAAGAGGGAAACTTGGTGCGGCGTGCCGTGCAGTGACGACTTGACCTGGTTGGCCAAGGCGGAAAGCCGGCCGCGATTGAGGCTGTGTTTGGAGGAGATAAAGTACAGTTGCCCTAGTACGGTGTTTTTGGGGATGTGTGTGTTGTCGCCGATGACGCTGATTTCTAACCAAGTCCGTGGGAGCCAGATGGTGACTGGCATGTTCAGTTCTTGGCGGTTGTGTGGAATGAAGAGTCCCAGGAACGGTCCGTAAAAGCGGCGGTAGATGCGGATCAGGTGGGACGTTTTGAGGGAAAGGTCGTACGGCAGGCAGACGTCGAGACCTCCGCCGGGCTGCTTTCTGGGGAGAAAGTAGGGTAGCGGCGTGTCGGAGAAGAAGGGGCGCGTCACGGTCTGCTGTCGGAGGCGCAGTTTGAACGAGACGATGGGGTTTGATGGCAGTTGGTGCTGCGCGCTGCGGAAGGTCACGTTGAATCGCAAAATGTTATCCTGATACAGGATCAGTGATGAAAGAATCAGGTCCGGACAGTCGGTGTCTGTGTACAGCTGTCCGAAAGTGGCGGGGCCCATGTTTTGGATGGTGGCGTCCGACAGTCGGACGGAGATGCGGCTGGCGAGGCCCCGCGGTCCCGAAATGCCTCCCTCTGCGGTGTGCCAGCAGAGGGCGGACTTGACCGGTATCGTCAGCTCGGAGGTGTTGCTAATCTTGTCGTTGACAAAGGTTAAATCCGGCAGGTGTAGCGACACGCAGTCGTGCAGCGCATTGTGCTGAGTGACTTTCCGCCGCAGCGGCAGCTGGTGCCTCAGGGGCGGCATGGTTTTCAGGGCGAAAATGTTGAGCGACAGTCTCACGATAGACATTTGGGTCAGTTGTTCTTCGATAATGGCTCGAATGATATTGCAACTCCCGGCCTGAGCGGGAAACGGGCTGAGGATAGGGAAGATGTCTGAGTCGGGGTTGGCGACGGCGCATAGCAAGCCTTGCTCTTCGGGGTCGCGGTGCGGGCTGAGCGGCTCGAGCTGCAGCAGAGTCGAAAGCAGGATCTGGAACGGGTGCTGGAGGTCGCTGGGCTGAAAGTCCACGTGCAGCTGAATGAGACGATATGTGCCCTGGCGCGGCAGCGGTCGCTTCACATGGTGCTGATCTGTCAAGGTCAGGATCGTCTCGTCCAGCAGCAGGGAAGGTGGGGTCTTTCGAGGGCGGCCCCGAGGCCCATTCCGTAGTGTTTTGTCGGCGCGCGGCATGGTTTGAGACTGATGGCAGCTGTGGGACGGCTCAGCCTTTAAATATGCAGGTAGCGGATTTGTTATCGGGTGACACGTCACAGACCGTGAACATGACCTGTTCGTGGATGATATCATCGAGTTGTCTCAGCATGACAAAGAGTGCCGAGAGTCGAGAAATCTCCTCGTCGGGCGAGACATGGCTCGGCCGCCCTCGGAGGAGTCTGTTGCTATTGTTGCCGCCGGTACCGTCGTCGTCGCGGTTCAGTCGCATTAAGAGTTCTTGGCACTTGGTCAGCAGCATAGAGCTGTCCTCCAGGGCTAGCTTGCGGACGTAGTTCACGGTGAGATCGGAAGCGAGGTTGGCGACCATGGACATAGACAGACAAGCGGTTTTCATGTCCAGTAGTAGGTGGTTTTCAATGACGGGGTCGGGAATGGTGAAGGTCGCGTCACGAAACGTCACGTGTTGCAGTTGATTAACGGCGGCTTTGACCTCTTCGTACGAGCGGTCCAGCGAGTAGAGCGCCATAATTAGGATCCTTTGGTTGATTTCCACGGCGAGCGGGGCTGGCAGCAGCCACGGAAGGACGAGATTCCAGTTACCCACGGAGACCGGGTGCTCGCGCACGAGCGGGCCCGAAAAGAGCGGGGGTAGTTGGCAGAGCGCATCGCCCTTTTCCCAGAGCACAGGCCCGGTATTAAGAACGGTATAAAGATGTCCGTGGGTGGGCACTTGCATGGCCAGTTGGTTGCCCTCGATTCGCCGTAAGATGGTCGGCGTCATGTTTCGTAGCAGACTGCGAAGGCGCGCATAGCCGCGGGTGCTGTCGATGTACTGGTGCAAGCCCAGATGATGGTGTTTGATGAGGTGATGTCGCTGCGGGATGGGGATAATGGCTCCGGTGAGCTTTGCGAGTTTGCCCACGTCCGTGAGGCTAAGTTTTTGTTCGAAGGTGCAGAAAATGGTGCTGTCCATGGCGCCGGTGGTTCGTCCGGCCCCGACTAGCGTGCTCTGTCAAATAGTCGGATGCGATCTTTACGAGTTAAATAACATGTGTTGGTGCAGTGGGATGGTTTCGCCTATGATGTAGTTTCCAAAGTGGGTTTCCGACGTCGCAAGTGAGCCCGACGGGTTCTTGAGCTTACTCTCCATGAGAGCCTGCGTGGTCGTGGAGAGAATGGGCAGCGCCTCCTGCATCATCCGGCAGGGGCACTCTATCAGCTGTTCTGTGCCCTCCACGCAGATGTATTGAGTGTCAGTGTCCCCCCGGATACAGTCTTTGGCTCGGAGGAGGTACTCGTCGATGGTCTTAAACAACGTCTTGTTGGCGTTGATTATCTCTTCTGTATTGAAGAACTGTGCGCACGGGCTGTAGAACTGCGAGTTGTAGCCTAAACGCTCGCGGTTTTTAATGTTGTACATGATGTCGGCGAGCGAGCCGCGGTTGGACGCCCAAGGGTTGTGGGTGGAGGCAAATGTCTGCGCGTCGGGCTCTGTGTGGTCGTACAGAGTTTTGATGGCCGCGTCAGTATCGTACGGATCCACACCCAGCATGCAGGAGGTGCGACCGCGCGGGTTGTTTGGGATTTTGAAGTAGTTAATGTCCGTGCTGACGGGTGTAATGATGAGTTCACACGCTGCCTTTTGTCCGTGTAGATTGGCCGCCGAGTTTTTCTCAGACATGCTGCCAAAAGTCAACATGGAGATGGTCTCGGTGTCGAGGAATTGCGGCCTATCCACGCCGGCTGCGTGGCGGACCCAACGATCCACTTCGTCGTGTCGATGTACGTGCATGGGAAAGACGCGGTATAGGTTCTGTACGCGCACGCCCATGTCGCTGCGCGAACGGTTGAGATACGCCACGCAAGTAGCCGAGGTGTATCCGAGGCCCATGTCTACGGTGTTGATGTTTTGAGTGACATGGTAGGTCGTGTTGATGTCTCGCTCTTCTTTGGTCACTTGCGGGTTGTTGATAATGAGTGACGTGCATGACTTACCGCTGTAGAGCAGCATGTCGACCTCAAACGTGTCAGTCCGCACGGCTGTCAGCGCGAAACCTGGATGAACGCCAGATTTGGCCATCAGGGCGATAGACACGGGGGAAATCTTGTAGAGCATACAGGCCAGGGTAAGGACGGATTGCAAGGTGTTGGGACAACCGGCCGTGTAACGCGAGAAGGGCGACCGCAGCCAGTTCCAGTACTCGTGTGCGAAGGCGGTAGCCAGCGGAAAACCGCCATCGTGCCGGTGGTAGTGCGGAAAGTCAGTCACGAAACGCTTGATATCGTCGTTGAGTGCAGCGCAGATCGTAGGATCTGAGTAGAAACGGTGGAAAGGGACGACGATACAGTACTCGGCAAGAATCTTGGGTGCTGTGATGGCGCAGCAGCCGTTGTACAGGACGTGCTGCAAGGATGTGAAATCGGTCGCCCCGTGGCGTTGGGCCGGGTCCAGCTGAGCGCGTACTTCCAAAATCTTGGCGTGCTCGGGCACGAACTGCAGAACCAAGAAGAGCTCTCGGCAGGCTTCAAATAGGTTGACGTCCTCGTTGGTGGCGATCTCGTCGACCAGCTGGGTTAACATTTCTCCAACTGACTCTGGTTCGGTGGGCATAGTGAAGGCGGGGCGATAGAAAAGATCGACCATTAGAGTTTTCAGGTTCAGTCCGATGCCGCAGGCCCGGTTGTTGGTCATGGCGGGAAGAAGGCACAGGTAGAAAATCTTCTGCAGCGTCCACTCGTCGTCGGTGGCCTGATAGTCGTCGACGAACAGGGGTTCGTCGGCGTCCATGGCCGCCATGCGGGGCACGTCCGAAACTCCATGATGGCGAGACTCGATGTTGGCGGTGTTGAGCGGCTGCCGGTCGGCGATGATCTGCACGCCTTCGCGGTTCCGAGGCAGGTGACACACGAATGGCGGCCAGAGACGATGGTCGTGGAGCGCGTTGGCGTAGGCTGACAGGGGTTCTTCGACTAACTGGCCGTTGTTGAGGCCTGGTAGGGAAGACACGCGGGTGACGAGCCGCAGGATAGCCATAATAGTACGGTAGTGGGTATGGATCTGGGAGGAGAGGAGGCCGTCGCCAAGATGTTCGACGATCATAGCGATCATAGTGTAGCTGTGGGCGAAAGCCAGCATTTGGCGGTTCTGGAACGCGCTGACGATACATCTGGCGATGAACGGTCGGATAACTAAGAAGGCGTCGACGTTGCCGTGCACCAGCAAGTCGACTAGGTAGAAGAGTTCGGGATAGTTGGGGCATGTCACGGTGCTTTTGAACAACTGCAAGGTGGCCTCGTAGTCGGGAGGCGGTCTGAGTCGGACCATTTCGGCTATGTGCGAGGCACGTAGTTCTTGAAAGGCGCTGGGCGCCAATCCGTCCGGGATGTTGCCGGTCACGATTCGGGGGGTGCACAGGGTGGCGGTCTCGCCATTCTCCTGATGGTGCGCAAAGTCAAAAAAGGGGTGGAGTTCGGTATAAAGGGACAAGTTTCCTATCTTGTAAAAGTCAGAAGGTGTGTAGTCCTGCTTCACTTCGTTAGGAGTGCGCGGCACTTCTCGGCGCACGCGGTAAAAGTGTGTGAGGCGTCTGGCTATCCCGGCCATGCTCTCCTGTTGAAAGCGGCATTCGGTGAGTCTGGCCACAGCCGGGTCGGTCGGCACGCCTCGCTCCGTGAAAACCTGCAGACAGGGCGTCGCTTCGTGAACGACCGGGTGGCACAGGCATTGCAGCGCGTCCACAAAGTCGAGCCGCTCGAGCCCGCGGTCGCGGTTGAGAAGATACACGGAGGTGGGCAGCGCATTGTCTTTGGTCTCTGTGAGTTTGATTTTGTTTTCCACCGTGGTGTAAGCCCTGCTCTCGGGGATGTAGAGCCCTACCGGGAAGAAGAAAGTAAGATCGATGTTGCGTTCTAGGGGGTTTTTGGTGTCGGTGTTTTTGTACACGTGCCTGTGGTGTTCCAGGGCTACGGCGTGCTCTCCCAGCTGCAGAATGTCCATGGGCAGCGACGTTTGGCTGTTCTGGCCAGCTTTTTCTAGCGAGGAGCCGGTAAGATCGGGGTTGCCGGAGGTAAGGTGAGCGGTGTAGGAGTTGAAATCGGCCAGGATAGAGTGGTGGGCGATGGCGGTAACGGCGTTTTCGGGACTGAGGACAAAGTTACCGTACGTGGCCGGGGCAGAGACGCCTTGTTTACTGATGTTGCTTTTCAGGAGCGTCATGAGAGTTTGGATCACCTGAGCGGTGCTGACCATGACACCTCGCAGCTGCTGCCCGGAGGCCGTGACATACGTGGCGGGGTTTTCGAGGATACTGTTGGTGGTAGATTCCACCATTTTGGTCAACAGTTTGAGGATGTAGTCGCGGTCCGACGTGCGATTCAGCAGAAAGATAGTGCTGATCATCTTTGTTTTGAAACTCTGTAGGATGTTGCTGCGCTGGATGCGGTTCAAGGCCTGTCGACAGAGCGTGGCGTTCTCCACCAGCGTCTGCACCACGAAGTAAGGAGGCGCTTTGCGCAGCAGCACCTGGATGAAGCAGTGGATGAGGCCACGCTCCATGGCGTCGGCGGTGTTTTTGAGGACCCGCAGTACGGTGTGAATAGCCTCGATATTGAGGATTTTGTCGAGGATGGTGTTTTCAAAGGTTTCTCGCAGGTGCGTGAGGCACGCCGCGCTCAGCTCGAAGGGGATGGTGATGGGGCTTTTTTCACTGTATTTAGTGACCATAATGGTGGTTTGGCGTGAGGTGGGCATTCCGGCGCCGCTGGCCACGCGCGGCACCTGGATGTGAAAGAGCATCTTCCCCGTGGTTAGTTTGTTCAGGTCGTCGAACTTGATGGCGTGCGCAGCCGAGGCCAGGGCCGTCTGAAGGAAGTACACCCATTCCAGACGGTTGCAGAAGGTGCCGAAGATGGCCTCGAAGTGGATGTTGTAGCGTTCCGGGTCGTCCCCGAAGTAAATGCGCAGGCTGTCGAACATTTCTTCCCCGGCGCTGGTTTTGACGTGCGTGAGGAAGTCGGCGGGGATCCCAACCTTGGGAAGAAGCTCGACGGCCGACCAGTTTTCCATGACGGCGTGTGAGGATGGCTTCGTCGCCAACCGTCTTTCAGTGTCGCGCGGCTCAGGACGCTCTAATAGTGGAGTCGACCGCGGAACCCCAGGTCGTCAATGTCCCCGTACACGTGAATTCGTACAATCTCACCCAGGAGTTGTCGTCCGTTGAGGACGCTCGCTTCTGCCAGACGCAGCCGGTGGACGCGGAGCGCGTTCGCGGCGTCTTTGGCGCGCTCTACCGCGCTGCGGCCCCGCACCTGCGAGAGGAGAGTGACCGCATCAAACTGATCCTGGGACGCCTGTTACTGGGGCCCGTCGCCGTGCCCTGCTACTGCGACGAGTGGGAAGCGAATGAGTATATGGTCGATGCGCCTCAGTTTTGCGGAGGCCCTCTGCTGTATGTGCACCGTCGCTGTCACTGTCCGATTGTGGGGCGCGCGCTGGCTTTCACCGTCATGGAAGGCCACATCGCCACGCACGTATTTCGAGGATTGTTGTCGCTCAGCGAGTGGAACCAACATTTGCCGGACATGTTTTGTCCGTGCGGTTCATTGGACAGACGGGATCGCTACAGCATGGCCTGTTTGCCGCGGGACCTCACGTTGTACATTAATGATTACCCCTATTTCATGATGGAGATAGGGCGCGTGCTCACTGTCAGTGAGGTGGACGACTACGTGAGTTTAATGATTAACTACCTGGGCGAGGCCGTAACACCTCGCCTGCAAGTACATTACAAGCTGTTGTTCGGAGTCAACGTGAGGCCCGTGGCGCCATTAGCCCTGATTTCGACGTGTGAGTTTTTTGTGCTGGAACTACAAAAGATGTGGCTCGGGGTGGAATATCACAACGAAGTAACGGCGGATTTTTTTGGCCGCGTGTTTTCGCAGCTACACCGTGATCGGGGACGCGTCATGATGGCCCTACGGCTGCCCGAGCAGACTGTGTGCCACCTCAGCCATTTTACCCTTGGCCGCTTTAAGCGCCAAGTGTTGTACTTTAAGCTGTCAATCACGTACGGCAAGTACAAAGCGGGGGTAGCGAAAAACGTGTTGTGCTACAGGCGTCTAAGCCTGGCGTTCGGTGAACACGATACCGTGTGGAGAAATCTTTTTTACGTATATTACGAAATCGGTCGGCTCGGAACAGTGAACTCTGAATCCCGTTCATCACCCCCACCACCGTCGTCTGCCCGACCTGTCAATCATTCACAGCCGCCTCCTGCTCGCTGGTCATCGGCGTCGTCTCGCGGCCCAGCTACAACGGCCGGCGTGACGACCCACCGAGATTCGAGCGGTGACCGCTTAAAACGCTACGTGTGCATTATCTCTCGGCTCATGTTTGTACGGTACGGACAAACATACCGCAGGGAGAAACACGATCACGTGTTTGATTTTACTGGTCGCACCCTACGAGAAGCCGCGCAGCAACAGCGCAGACAAAAACAGTTGGCGGCGCAGCGGCACGCCACTAGTCGGCGAAAGTTCATCGGGGGTATGGAGTTTTCAGAGATTACGGGTGTCAGTCTCGATCGAATCGCCGTCAACGCATTTAACACCAATAGGGTGATTAACATGAAAGCCGCCTTGTCGGGACGTGTAGGTTGTCGTGTCAATCGCTTGCCAAAAAATATGACTCATAGTTTCGTGATGTACAAACACACTTTCAAAGAACCCGCCTGCACTGTCAGTACTTTTGTGTCGAACGATGCTGTGTACACTAACTCTCTAAACGTCAATATTCGCGGCTCCTACCCCGAATTCCTTTATTCGCTGGGCGTGTACCGTCTACATGTCAATATCGATCATTTCTTTCTCCCTGCGGTGGTTTGCAACAGCAATTCGTCTTTGGACGTGCACGGTCTTGAAGACCAGACTGTCATTCGCTCAGAACGCAGCAAAGTGTACTGGACGACAAACTTTCCATGCATGATTTCACACACTAACAATGTGAATGTGGGATGGTTCAAGGCCGCTACGGCCATTGTGCCTCGAGTGTCGGGCTGTGACCTGGAAGCGATCTTGCTCCAGGAGCTGTCGTGCATTAAAAACATGCGAGACGTGTGTATCGATTATGGGTTGCATCGTGTGTTTACCAAGATGGAATTGCGAAACTCCTATCAGATTCCCTTTTTGTCTAAACAACTGATTCTTTTTATTCGCGCATGCTTGCTAAAATTACACGGTCGCGATAAAAGGCTGTACTTGGATCGACTAGTATTTGAGGCTGTGCAACGGGGTGTGTTCGATTATAGTAAGAACATTACGGCGCACACGAAAATCAAACACACTTGTGCTTTAATTGGCAGTCGTTTGGCCAACAACGTTCCGAAAATTTTGACGAGGAACAAAAAGATTAAGTTGGATCATTTGGGGCGGAATGCTAATGTCGTGACTGTGTGTCGTCATTTGGAAGCCAACAAAATATCCCGTGCCCGTCTCAAAGTGTTGGTGGACGTGTTGGCCACTCTTCAGGGTTTGAGCGAGACGACCCATACACAAAACGTGATCCGTCAGACTCTGTTGCGTCTCTGTGGCGCGGTCCCGTCCTCCGCATCTTCCTCCTCTTCTGTTTAATAAAAATTTGTCATGGATAACGATAAAAACAAAGCCGGTGTCTCCGTCTCTTCCGACGAGGAATTACCCGGACCTGGGTGGCGTGATGCCGCCCTGATCATGCATAATGGAATGGTTCGCGAACATATGTTTTACCACCCCGATGTGGCAGAGATAGTACGGAGAATGATTCCTCCGCCGCCCGATGCGGAAGAGGGATGTGTGTTCGCTTCGGAGCTCGCTTTCTACACCAGTGGTCGTTGCAATCGCGCTTCGTCGGTCTTTTCCATATATTGGCAGAACAACAGTGAGATAGTGTACGCGATGACTGGCATCACTCATTGTATCAAAATCGTGGTTGAGTGCGGCCAGGTCGGCTCGGACTCCGTCGAAAGACAGTTTTACGATAGCCCTGGAATTTATCTGATCCGTGTTTCGGACGGCACGGTAGTGCCACGAAACGTGGTGTGGCCAGGAACCAGCGTTCGATGGTCGAAAGAAGTGGGTATTCGGGTCGTCCAGCGGCGCGTCACCGTGGCTCGGGCATTTGTCAGTTTGTTCAGGAACTATCTTTTTTGGACAAAGCAACCGTTTTCCGAGGACCTGTGCCCTTGCCCGCCAGATGTGGAAGATCGGCTGTTTCCTCTACTAAATCTGTCGCGTGGCGACATTGAGGTGTTTGACAAAAAAGTGTGCTGTGCCTATAAACGGTTGCAGAAGAACGACCTTCCGCGAGCGGGACGGCGTTTATTAGATCATTGTGTGACTCTGGCTGCCTCAAAAAAGATTTTATTACTAGATCTACCTCGATTGGAAAACTTTTTTTTAGCACAGGTGTGTTTGTATGAACTGGATGAGGACGAGGTGGGCGAGGAACTGCTGGGAATGCTGTGCGGAAAATCTACCGAATCGGACTCCACGTTTTTGTTACATAGGAAAACCATGAAGGTGGCAGCGTGTGTAGCCTTTATTCTGAACTGTTTTTACAAACATCAGGAACGCTTGCCAGAGGTCAATAATCGAGTGGATGAATGTGACTTAGCGGTGATTGCCCTGCGACGCTATTACCGGCATCACGCCGGTATACAGACGCGCGCTATAGCTATGGCGCAAAAATTTTTGACTGATTATTCTGAATCGTTTTCTCCGTTCAAAAGCTTTTCTCGCATGGAGGTCCAGGTGCCTCTGGACGCGGCCGTCACTCGAAAACAGCTCGTAGCCGTGTTACGATCCTAACTGGCCTTGAATCGAGCGGTGTATATGTCATCACACAGGTATGTGGCCATGATAACTGCAACCACCAGGTCATCCGAGTACTTGTGGTGCCTTTTGGCACTGTAAGTGGTATTGCCCTCTGCCAGGGTAATGCGATGTAAATTCTGGATTTGTTCTAAGAGATATTCTATGGGGTCATGATTAAGCTTTATTGTATATGAAACAATTTCTTGTGAAGCTTTAATGTACCCTGAGTTAAATCGGGAAATAAACTGTTCAACGGCTAGGCGTTTGTCGCGCCCCATGAGGTAGAAAGGCTGTTCGATGTTGTTCTGATCGGGCGTGTGGTAAAACAACACGGGGATCAGACTGTTGCATTGCACATTTTGACGGATCAGACAAGCGATACGCACGGCGGCGGCCTGGTTGGAGTTGCCTTCCACCGCTATGCGCAGCTCGTTGATGTAAGGGTGGAGGTTGATGACCGACGTCAGCATGTGTGCTGCGCATTCGGCTATAGCGGTCTCTGAGCTTTCTGACAAGTCACGCAGAAAGTAGTGTTCGAGACCGTAAATGATGAATTGGTGGCGATACAGACCCACCGCGGCAATCCCCGTACCAGAAGCCTTGCGGTTGGTGGTAAAGGCCGGGTCGAGGTACACGTAGATTGTTTTTCCAAAATGTTCCTGCGCATTCACATTCAGGGTGCTGTAGCGCAGAATGTCAAACTCGTCACGGCTCTGGTCCGTGATCAGCACGTTACTTTCGGTGATCTTGTTGGTGCCGCCTATGATTTCGTCCATGAACGAACCTGGCATAAACATATTGGCGGTCTTCCTCACCTGAGAGTTGAGGCTGATAAAGGTGGGTTTATGCAGGCGATAGCAGGGGCACGCCGTGGCGTCGCCCTTCTCCGTAAAGGTGTGCAGGTGTTCCTCGCACACGTAAGAAACCACGTTGAGCATGTCGAACGGGGCATTGTTGAGGCGGGTGAGGAAGCAGGTGGCGTCGCTAGTTGTGTTGGTCGACGAGATGAAGATGATTTTGGTGGTGTTTTGCGCCAGGAAGCCCAGGATGGTGTTAAAGGCCTCCTTCTTGATGAAGTGCGCCTCGTCGACCAGCAGGAGGTGGAAATTCTGTCCGCGAATGCTCTGAGGGATAGAGAAATAAAAAACAAGGCGTGGTTAGCAGGGGTGGAACCGAGGCCTATGACGCTCGGCAACGCCCGCGTCAGGTGTCTACATAAAAGGTGAGGTGGCTTCCGCCTGGCACGAGAACGCGGTCATGAACGCGCTGTTGGCGGAACTAAATCGGCTGGGCGTGTCGCATGTAACCACGGAAGATGTGTTTACTTTTGCCGAAAACGTGTTTCACAATTTCGGTTTTCTTTTCCAGACCGAAGAGTCGGGCCCTCGGAAGATTGATTTAGTGTCGTCGCTTTTTGAGCACCTCACGGTGGAGTGTGTGAACGATATCCTCGATGCATGCAGTCATGAATCATCACCCGACGGGAACGGGACCTCCGCGGCATCACCGCATGCACAAAAAGAGCAAGGCGGCGGCGGCGGGCGCACTGGACATGTGTGATGTGTCTGGGACTTGTGACATGAGGCACGTGCAGAACGTGTTTACGGAGGAGATTCAGCTCCACTCCCTGTACGTGTGTACACGGTGTTTCAGGACTCACCTGTGCGACCTCGGGAGCGGGTGTGCTCTCGTGTCTACCCTCGAGGGGTCGGTGTGCGTGAAAACTGGGCTGGTGTATGAAGCTCTGTACCCGGTGGCTCGGGAGCACTTGCTCGAGCCCATCGAAGAGACGTCGCTGGACGACGTCAATGTCATTGGAGCTGTGCTGGCTGAGGTGTATCGGTATCTCATGAGCCACGCGGCTCGCTATGCCGATGTCATTCAGGAGGTGGTGGAACGGGATCGGCTCAAAAAGCAGGTGGAGGAGAATATCTATTTCACTTTCAATAAAGTCTTCCGTTCTATGCAGAACGTGAACCGGATCTCTGTGCCTGTCATTAGTCAATTGTTTACCCAGCTTATTATCGGTATCTATTCCAAGCAGACCAAGTACGATTCCTGTGTCATCAAAGTGAGTCGCAAAAAGCGGGAGGACGCGCTGCTCAAGCAGATGCGTTCCGAATATGGAAACGCACCTGTTTTCGGACTTGGCGTTTGAGCAGGTCTTTGAGGAGGACCCGCAGTTACCCCTGCATGTGGTTTTGGACCCTGTAGACCTCTCCTTTGCAGAGGCAGAGACCGTGCGGTACGTGTACTACCGCAGCGACCCGGACCCCGTAGGGAGATGGCGGCGCGCCACGTTTCGCGTCTTCTTGCGGCCGTTCGAGCTGCTCACCTATCTGCGCGACGCCGGCCTGACGGTCGCGCCGACCTTTCGGGTGGTTTGCCATCACGCTTTATTCACCACCCTGGGGATCCGTTGTGCGGAACAGAGGCTATCGGGGGCTCAGATGCTATACCTGCGTCTGGTCTGGAACGAGGAGCGTTTTCGCGATTGGGAGTTTTTGGTACGCGATCTGCTACGAGAAGAGATGAGCGTGTGTCAGTCGACCGAGCCGGCGGATCGGCCCGATCCCTCGTTGCTCATGACGGATGCGATGCTTGAGCTGGCCAAAAGCAGCTCAACAACCGCTCCGTTTTTTGAGATGCCGTCTTCTGGCACAGGGAACAACAACGCATCATCAGCCTCCGCTGCTGACGAGAGCAGCCAGGTAGAGCGTCGCGTGATACAGTTTCTCCGCGGTGATTCCGAGTTAACTTATCATGCGGGACCTTTGGAACCGCCTTCGAAAATCCGAGGGCATGAAATTGTGCAACCTCGCATAGAAGTGAACCCTGATGTTATCTACGCATCGGGCCCGCACGAAGACGACCGCACGTCTAAAACGGACGAGTGGCAGAAGGGTGGTGTGCTGCGACTCGGCTCCGTCTGGGATGTGCGGCAACGTCTGCGCCTTCACGTCCTCTGGTACGCACAATCTTTTTGGAGGTCGCGTGGCCTCAAGTACGAAGACCGCGAGGAGGATTTGCGGCTGACTCTGGACTCGTATTTCGATCGACTCTCTGTTGAGTACCAACTACTTCGCGAGGTGTATCGCGAAATCAAAGCGGTGCTCAGGTCGGATCGCATGGTGGCTCAGAAATTCTCCTGTCATCTGTCTATAGAAACTTCCTGGCTTTTAATTTGGGAACTGTTTGACCGGGCGTTAGAACTTTGGAGGGATCAGGCGGATGTCAACAGCTGCATTATTAAGGCACTAGCTCATAAGCTGCGCAGTAAAGCACAATCGAGCCACGGGAACAGTGTTTCGGCAGGTAAAACGAACCCTTCAGAGACCTGGTACGCCGATGTGGTGCGCTGTGTGCGAGCGGAGGTGAACCTTGGCGTAGAAGTGCATGTGGAGACGTGCAGTCAGAGCGGCTTGTGGCTCGTTCGCGGTCGCGATGGACACTTGAGAAAGTGGATCACTCAGCCGCAGACGTACGTGCTGTACGCCACTCCGGGCCTGGTTTTTCACTGGGTTCTGCCTGGTGGCTTTGCCATTTCCTCTCGAGTGTGCCTAGATGGCGTCGGGAGGGATCACTTCGAACGATTCCAGATGTCTGCGCCAGTTCTTACAAAAAGAATGTTGCTGGAGACAGGTTGGACGAGGGCAGAAGCATCGAGAGTTCCAAGCTGTGGCCTGTAGATCGGCTATTTTTTCCCCACCCGGGGGCGATGCCAGTTGCTTGGCGTGTCAGCTGTTATTGTTCAAACGAGGAGGAGAAAATCTGATCTGTTTTTCTTGTAATGGCAATTACATGGGGACATTTTGCTGTCCTCGAATACAGAGAGTGCGACAAGATCTCGTAGGTTTACACACAACGTACAAATTAGTGTTTTTGGGACAGCTAGGGCCGGCACGTGTTGATTTTGTACCGGCCTTTTCTTCTATGACGAGCGTGGTGCCGCGATGTTCTATTACTCCCTCCCTCATGTACGAGGTGTGTACTCTGGTGCCTCCAGAAGAAGCTGAGAAGATTCGAGTGAAAGGATGCTCGGGTTCCTACGAACCTGGAGTTGAAAAGGCCATCAATCTCGGTGGAGCCGGGGCTTGGCTGGTGAGCAATAGCAGCGGGTACACGTTGTATTTTTACATACTGTGTTTTGATCTTTTCACTGTATGCGGCAATGATCAGGAAATGCCCTCTATGGCCAGATTGATGGCCTTAGCGACCGCTTGCGGACAAGTGGGTTGCACCTACTGTAAGGATCATGGAGGACACGTGGATCCTACCGGTTGTTACATAGGCCCTGTGCCAGACAAGGGGAATTGCTTGTGTTACACGTTGTGTAATTCTCCTACTATGAACCCAATCACTAATGAGAATCCTGTAGCATTCTTCTGCGATGTGGAGAGAGCGAGCTATCTGTGCGCCGTGGGCTCAAAAACCAAGAGCAAAGTTACGCTGGCAGATAGCCTGGACTATCATATCGGTGCCAAGAATGAAACCGGAGACTGGCTGCCGCTAAATGAAAGTGCCTGGCAGTTGGTGAGGGTGGAAGAACCCGTTTCTCGAATGATTGTGTGTGCCTGCCCGGTACTGAAGAACTTAGTGCATTAAGAAAACAATACATGTTTGATTGACGGGGACATACTTACGTTGGTGTTATAACAGCTGGCGAAGAGCGCCGTGCTCTTGGCGCCCTTGTGATCGATGCTGATGACAAAGTCTTTGTTTTCCACGACGTAGTCCTTAGCGAACGTGTGGCGGCAGCGAAATTCCACCTCTTTGAGCACAAACTGGGACACGTGCTTCTGGTGCGCCACGTAGCCGATGCTGATGCCAATCATGTGCTTGAGCAAGAAGCAGATGATGGGGATGATGAACCAGGTCTTGCCGTGCCGTCGGGGCACGAGAAACACCGTGGCCTTCTGCTTGAACACTTCCACGGAAGTCTGTGACAGGAAGTCGATCTCGAAGGCGTGGACCAAATATTGCAGTACGCGATTGGCCAGTACGGGAATCTTGGTCACCGCTATAAAAAAGATAACGTGAATCAATAAATTCTTTTGAAATGGCTCGAGTCGAATGGGTTTCGCGTCGCCTTCCATGGTGGCAAAGCCGCCATCTAGCCACCTCTTGAAGTCCGTCATAAAGTTGTTTATCTGTACAAACTGGGGGTCGCGATACAGCTCGGTCAGGGCGTCGAGCTTCTGATACGACTGCCTCTGATCTTCGGGACAGGGGAGAAAGTTCAGGTTATCCAAGGCCGTCTTGAGGTTTTCGTGGAACAGGAGCGTTCGCCTGTCCTCTTCCGAGTGGTAGTCGCGATAGCGACCGCAAAACGTCATCAGGGGGAGGAACGCCTCGTTACAGCAGTGTGCCAGTCCCAGTTCGGGGTGCATCATTTGGTAGCGCTTACGACAGAGGGCGGCCACATTGGTGAACGAGGTAGAGATGCAAGAGCTGGGGTGATTTTTGCGCTTTAGGAGCTCTTGGTAGCGCTCCTGGATCCGCGAAGCGGATTCCCCGCGCAGCATGGCCACGTATGTTTCTCCCCCCTCGGCGGCTGCCGCCTCTCCTTCTCCTGCTACAACTACTGCAACTCCTCTTTCTTTCTCTTCTTCCCCTGTGTCTGTAGTACCGGATGGTGTTCCGCCGCGGTCGGTGGGATTGACAACTGCAGCCGGTATTGCCGCTTCCACAGCAGTCTCCACGTCGTTATGTGCGGTGGAGCGGATGGTGGAACTTTCCACCCAGACACCAGCAGATTTTGAGGTGCAGGAGACGCTACGCTTCGATGAGGCCGTAAATATGGCGCTAGTGGCCTGCGAGGCTGTGTCTCCGTACGATCGGTTTCGTTTAATCGAAACTCCCGATGAGAATTTCTTATTAGTAACCAATGTTATCCCACGGGAACCCGCCGAAATGCCTGCAGTCGGGGCAGAGGCGGAGCGTACGTTCTCTACACGTCATCATGATGTGCTGGATGGATTTTCCAATCTGTCCGTGCCTCTACCACCACCTTGTGGAGTGCGAGATTATGCATTGCACAATGTTGATAGGCTGACCTACGAAGGCGAATTGGTCTACGGGAGTTATGTATTGTACCGCAAAAATCACGTCGAGCTGTCCCTGTCTAGTAACAAGGCTCAGTATGTGGAGGCGGTATTGAGGAACGCCTACACACCTGGGCTTCTTGATCATCACAACGTATGCGATATCGAGGGGTTGCTGTACCTGTTGTACTGTGGACCCCGCAGCTTTTGCTCGCGGGACACGTGTTTCGGTCGGGAAAAACACGGGTGTCCCTTTCCGGCCTTGTTGCCCAAGCTCTTTTACGAACCTGTTCGCGATTATATGACGTATATGAATCTGGCAGAACTTTACGTGTATGTTTGGTATCGCGGCTATGATTTTCCATCGGCTTCAGATTCGTCGTCGGGAGGTGATGACGACGAACTGCGCTTGCCTTTAAAGGCCGTCTCGCTCGATCGCCTCAAAGAGGTGCTGAAGGCTGTGCGTGGACGCTTCGTGGGGCGCGAGGTCCCTACGTGGCCCGCCTCGTCGCGGACCTGCCTGCTGTGCGCGCTCTATAGTCAGAACCGTCTTTGTTTGGATTTGGCTAGGGACGAGGCCAAAACAGTGCACTATAGCCCGATCGTGATCCAAGACTGTCCCGCGGCCGTGACCGACGTCACACTTAGTCACATTCTGCCGGGACAGACCGCGGTTACCCTCTTCCCGGTGTATCACGTTGGGAAGCTGTTGGACGCGCTCACAGAAACAGAAGCTGGGGTCGTGTCTCTAAATCTATGACGTCGGCCAATAAAAACCTCTTGAAGGAGGCGATGCGCCTGAGTCTCGAGAAACAACAGAATCAGTTTTTGAGACGCGTTTACGGAGCTCGGCATCGCGTCACCTCTCATCACTCCTTGCAACTCATGCGAGTGGCGGCACGTGAGCAAACTCGGTATAGTCAGGCGGTAGTTGGACAGGTAACTGATAACGTAGTTAGGGATCGCGAGGATCTCAAAAGGGAGCTCCAGCGTGCTAGGGTTTTGCAGAAGGCTGCCGACGTCGACAACGCTTTGGACTCTTTAATTGAATTGAAGGACACGGTGGAGGACGTGCGTGACAGCTTTGTAGATTCCGTGGCTAGCACCTGTGAGGTGGATCTGCTGGAGGACGACGATACCGAGTAAGAAATTTGTGTCTGTCTATCATCTTTGTCCGTTTGTCCTCACGGCTAAATTTCCATCATGTCTACACGGTCCAAGGCCAAATCCCGGCCTCGGTCGGCGTCTGCAGAATCTGGTCGCCCGTGGCAGCCTGCGCCCCTCAGACGTTCCAAAACGTCGCAGCGACGAGCCTGGATGCGTCAGGCGGCTATGGCTGCGGCGGTGCGAGAAAGTCAAGCGGCGGCAGCAGCAGCAGCAGCGGCTCCTGCTGCATCATCGACACGAAATGTCATGACAGTTCGCAAGCGCACCACTCCGCCTTCCCCCGCTGCTATGCTGCCGCCTCAGTCGTCGTCCAGAGGACGTACCACTTCCCGGCAATCTAGTATTGACGGTCCTGTTTTATACGCAGCAGACCCACAGTTGCAGTGCTGTGAAGATTCGCACTGGTCTTTTGAGTACGACGAGGACGCTCCGACGCAAAATACAGGAATTGTTCAGCCCCGAGCGCCTTTGCGCTCCATAACCTCTTCGGTACACGTAAATGATGAGTATGACGCGGCATCGAGCCAAGTGTCTCAGGTGTCAGTGGACGAAGAACACGAGGATGTCCATTGTACCTGCTCTAATGAACATGTTATTGCTACCTCCATCAAGGGTTTGGTGTGTGATGCCTCTTTGTTTTCACGAATGACTCAGCCGGAACTGTGTGAGATGGCAGTCACTTATCTCCTAGTGTATGTCCCAAAGGATGAAAACTTTTGCAAACGTGTGTGCTATTCTGTAGACATGACTGATGCCAGTCGACGCATAGGGTGTGGCTCTTTTGGAGAAATCTGGCCGATAGATCGCAGGCGCGTGGTTAAGATAGCCAGAAAGCACACTGAAACCATTTTGAGTGCCTACATGTCGGGTCTGATCCGCACTAAAGCGGGGCCTGAGGCCGAGGAGATGCCTGGTGTGTATCACGGACTGCTGACAGCCACAGGCTGTTGTCTCATGCACAACCTGACGGTGTATCAGCGTTTCCACAGCGACCTGTTTCATTTTGAGAACTGGGATCTGACCTCGGTTCCGAGCTATCGGCGCGCCTTCCACCACTTGGCTAATGCTATTAAATTTCTCAACCACACCTGTAAAGTGTGTCACTTTGACATTTCACCCATGAATGTGCTGATCAATGTCAACCCGCACTACCACAGCGAGATTCTCCATGTAGCGCTCTGCGACTACAGCCTCAGTGAGCCTTATCCCGTGTGCAACGACCGTTGCGTGGTGGTGTTTCAAGAAACCGGTACGGCTCGGCGCATCCCCAACTGTACGCATCGGTTGCGCGAGTGCTATCACCCTGCCTTTCGACCCCTCCCTCTGCAAAAACTGATGATCTGCAATCCCCATGCACGTTTTCCCGTTAGCAATAGTCCGCGGCGCTTTTGTATGATCGAACTGGCCGCTCTGGGGAACGTGTTGGCCTTTTGCTTGGTACGACTGTTGGATCGCCGGGGAATAGAGGGTGTTCACAATGGCCCTGAGTCGCTGCTGTTCAAACACGCCGCGACTGCCTGTCACGCGTTGGAAAACAACCGCCTGACGGCTTGCTCCGACGCCTGTTTACTCATTATGGCCGCGCAGCTGTCTTATCACGCCGGCCTGTTGGGCGACGACGGCCTTGCCGTCGTGAGCCAGACGGTTGGCTTTGTGGAAGCCAAGATGTCGTCCTGTCGGGTCAGGGCTTTCAGACGTTACTATCACGAGTGTCTAGGTGCTTTGCCTTTTGATTACGTCAGAAATAATCTGGAACGGCTACTGGCCATGGCGGACGGTGTGTATTTATACAATTCGTTCCGACTGGCGGCGAACATTAGTACCGAGGAGGATTTGGACGGCGATTGTCGGCAGCTCTTTAGCGACTAGGTTTGCGGAGGAGGAACGCTCGGAAAGCGGGCCTTTCCCCAACCGCAAGTATGTGGGACGAGACGGGGGATGAGAACGAGGACCTGGTACGATTACTATCCCTGCGGGACGATGAGCCCTTGAGCATGTTTATCATGAACACTTTCTTGTTGAAACAGGAGAGTTTTCGCAATCTATCTTTTTCCATCCTGCGCCTGGCGTACGCCTACCGCTTGTTTACCAAGGCGGCTCGGACCTATGGGCTGGCGGTGGCCGAGGAGTTTGTCTCCGCGGTCGCGGCTCTGGCCCAGGACGAGCTGCTTCGTGATATTCTCACGAATCGGTACGTGGAGTCTCGGGAAGAGATTCACCGTTCGCTTCAGAGGGTGGCCCAGTGCCAAGAGCGAGAGGAGCTGGTGGACGAGGTCTCTGACGACTACGTGTGGCTGAGCAAACTGCTAGACTTGGCTCCCAATTACCGTCAGTTGGAGCTGTATCAGATTTTAGAGAGGGAGTCGCGAGGCCAGTCTCGGAACATGGTGTGGCACCTGTTGCGTCTGGATTCGGTGTCGGCCACCAAGTTTTACGAGGCCTTTGTATTTGGATGCATGCCAAATGCGCTGGCGCAACGCTCTCGAGCGGGGGCGTCGCCCGGTATCCAGTTTGGTTTACAGCACGAGGGTGTGGTCAAGACCCTGGTTGAGTTCCACGTCATGCACGGCCGGGAACCGGTACGCGATGGTCTTGGCCTGCTGATTGACCCTACCTCTGGCCTGATCGGCGCCTCTATCGACCTGTGCTTTGGGGTGTGCAAGTCTGATAGCGGAGACGCGCGGACGAGCCTGCACATATCGCCCTGCGCCAGTGTGTACGAAATCAAGTGTCGGTACAAGTATCTTCGCAAGAAGACGGACCCCTTTGTGCAAAACGTGCTGCAGCATGCTGACGCCGCGTCGGTGGCCAAGTTCCTACTCTCACATCCCATTCCTGGTGTGGAATTTCGTCACGATGCCGATATTCCCTCAGGGCGGGAATTTCTGCTGTCCTACGACCCCCTTTTCAAGGCCACCCTGAAACGCGGACGCCCGATTAAGCCTCCGGAGGCTTTGCGTGATTACATTCACGATTTGCTCTACCTGAACAAAACAGAACGCTCGGAAGTAATTGTTTTCGACGCCAAAAATCTGGATGAGACTATTAACGCTCCGCATTCCCCTGCGGGGCCTGTGGCGGACGACGCCGTGGAAACCGAGGGCGGCTCGCAGCGCAGCTTTCACGATGAAGACACCCCCGATCTGCTGGGACAGTTGACCCTTTACGAGGTTTCGCGCTTTTCCCTGCCCGTGTTTGTCAATCCTCGTCACCAATATTACTTTCAGCTGCTTATCCAGCAGTATGTACTGAGCCAATACTATATAAAGAAGCATCCGGATCCTGAGAGGATCGATTTTCGAGATTTGCCTAACGCACATTTGGTTTCGGCTATCTTCCGCGAGCGGGACGAGAGCGAAGTGGGGCGTCCGCTCTATCTGGGCGGTCGGGTGTTCAGTTGCGACCACATTCCTCTGTTGATCATTGTCACACCTGTGGTTCTGGATCCCAAATTTACCAGGCATGTGGTTTCTACCGTTGTAGATCGCTGGAGTCGTGATCTGTCGCGGAAAACGAACCTACCGGTATGGGTGGCCAATGCTGCAAACGAATATGTTGTTTCTTCGGTGCCTCGTCCGGCAAGCCCTTAAGAGACACCATGGGTAGACCGGTGTGCCTTCGGTCTTTTGCCGATATAGATAACACGTCGTCAGAGGAAGATGAGGCAGATTTGATTAGTATAAACTCTGATCGACTATCACTAGCTTCGCAAGACTCTATGGCGCCGGCTCCCAAACCAAAAAAGAAAAAGAAAAAAACACAATCGGCGCAACATACTACCCAGAAAGCACAACTAACTCTGGCCTTAATGGAAGATGGGGATGGCTACCATTCTCCTCCTCGTGTAACACGGACATATAATCGTCCTTCCCCTCCTTCGAAGGCGAAAACACCTCGCGCTGAAAAGATCGCCATGCGTCCCCCCACGCCAAAAAACCAGAGGCGATCATCAAGCCGCGGCTCATATGAGTCTGTATATTAAGCGTCCCTGTTTTCCCCCCAGTACATAATAACATACAAAAGCAAACTTTGGGAACTTTTTTTCTTTGGTTTTTGCATATCATCTTTAATAAAATCTTTATGATACAATTTTACATGACTTGAGTCCGAGCAGTCTTTGTAATGTCAAGTTTGCTCCTCAGCGGAGACTAAGCCATCTCCTCCGCGTCGGAGGTGGCCATGGAAGCTTCTTTGAGAGAAGCAAGTTCGTCTGTAGCGGGCAAATGCTTATACTTTACACTATGATGATTGCGGAAATAGCGGGTGCAGCGACAGGCCGTAAAACCGGCCCAGATGAGAAAATTAATGGCGAAGGCCACAGCTACAGATGAAGTGTACTCAGGTGTGTAGGCTAACTCATATTTGATAATGGGATAGATTAAACCGCAGAGACCGCAGAACGTACCGACATGAAACCCAAACTGCACTTTGACGTAGCGATAAAACACTACTTCGAGGAGCAGGAAGTAAATGATTGAGATAAATGCAAACACGAAAAATACAGCCATGACCATGTGTCCGGTCTGGACGAAAAAATTATTACCGAATCCGAGACACAGAGACATGGAGATTACTGCTATGTTGAATCCTAGTAGCATCTGCACTAAGTTAACAATGAGAGTGCGGTACTGAATGGTGCCTTTTAGTTTAGGATGAATTCTTTGCAAATTAAACAAATTCTGCTTAAAGTTTTGGTAATTGGTCACTAGGTTAACATTGTAGATAGTTATACAAAAAAAGTGTAGACAGGCCATAAACGCAATGACGCTGGGAAGGCGGAAGCTCATGGCGAGGGTGAACAATTCGAAGGTATCCATCACCATGATGAAGATGAAGGTGGACAGGCTGTCTCCCATGTAGGCGATGTCTCGTGTTCGCTGGTTGAGATTCAAACCCTCCTCTTTGCGGTAGCTGATTTTCATCCAGCAGCAGATATAGTAGATAACAACACACAGGAACACGATCATACTAAAGGCAACGTACATGATAATCTGGATGGTGTCCAAAAACAACATGGGAGTAGTTAGGTGCATCACGTTGTAGTTGCTCATGTTCATCTCAGAGTAATCCACCACGTTAAAGTACGCACAGGGATAGCCCACTCCTGGGATGTTCATCATGACAACGTGTCCATCGAGGTTGATAAATGTAAAAACTACCATTAGGACGGAGACGCCCCAGATGCGGCTGTTCATCCAGTCCACCTTGGAGGTCGCCATGGTGCCGCCGCGGTGGTGGACGTCGAGGCGGTGCCAGGCGAGTGCGTCTCGATGACGAAAAACCGGCGAGTCGTTAAATACTTATGGTGCGTGATGCTCCTTGAGTCTGTGGTCGGCGAAGTTTCCGCGCGGCGAAACTGCACTACTCCTGCGGATTTCAGCCCCGAGGGTACAACACCGCGTCCGAGATGTCAGCCGGCACAACCTTCACGGGTGTCAGCTGTCATCTCAGCTGGTACGGGATCATTGAAGACGCAGTGCCAGTAGTTCAGTGTTTATTTATACACATTGGCCGCAACAATAGCGAGCCGAAGCTTCAGACGTTTATTCTACGAGCTGATCCCTTGCTGGCAGCGGATCTGCGAGTCGTGCATCGAGGCGGTTATGCAAACCTGGCGGCCACAGCTGACGGTGAAGAGCGCCAGCAGAGTCTGGACCGGCGTAGCTCCGTGCTGGCACGCGTGCTGCTGGAAGGCAGCGCTCTTATTCGGGTGTTGGCTCACCCGTTCAGTCCGGTGCAAATTCGCACCGATCAGCACGAGCTAGAGATCCTGGAAGCCGCGCCGGCGCTAGATATCGAGGCCGCCGCTGTGTCAAACGCACTCAGCCTGTTCCATGTAGCTAAAATGGTCATTATAGGATCCTACCCTGAGTTGACCGAACCCCGTTCAGTTACCGTGGGCGAGGAGCGTGTGAGTGAGGAATATGGGACGCATGCTAATAAAAAAATGCGCAGAGGCTACTATGCCTTCGATGTCGCCATGTCCTTTCGGGTTGGCGCTCATAAATATGTTTTAGAACGTGACGACGAGGCTCTAGTCTCGCGTCTGTTTGAGATTCGAGAAGTTTCTTTCCTCCGCACTTGTTTGCGGATTGTCACCCCCATTGGTTTTATAGCGGTAGCGGTGACAGACGAACAGTGTTGTCTTTTATTAAAATCTGCCTGGACACGATTATACGAAGTACTGTTTCGGGGCTTTGCGGGACAGGCTCCCCTATGCGACTATCTAGGGCCTGACCTTTTTGAAGCTGGGGGAAGTCGCTCTTTTTTCTTTCCTGGCTTTCCGCCCGTCCCCGTGTACCCCGTTAACGGTTTAGGGTGCTTATTGCGGGAAACGGCTCTCGATGCCGCGGGCGAAGTGATATCTTGGTGTGGCCTTCCTGATATTGTGGGGTCGCTGGGAAAACTGGAAATTCAGCCTAGCACGCTCTCGCTCGGGGTTCCCGAGGATGAGTGGCGCGTGTTCGGCGGAGAGGACACCGATCCTCTGCGCATCAACGGAACTGCGTTTCGACAAGCCAGCGAGACGCTCTTTAGCCATCTATCTACACGTGCTGGAGAGGGAGAATTCCTTTCAGCTACTGTGCATGCTAAAGATTCGACCCTTCATCACCTAGTCATCGTAAACTTGGTGGAGTCTGTAGTGGCTAAGTGTATCCTAGCTCGAGACTTTAATACCGCTCTGCGCTTTAATAATCGACTCCACACCAAGAATGTTTGCAAACAGTTTATTGACAACCTGCGATATCGATCAGGTCGTGCCTTTTGGCAGATTCAAAGTTTACTGGGTTACATATCTCAACATGTAACGTCTGCGTGCACTTCCGCGGGTCTGTTCTGGGTCTTATCGCGAGGGTTTTGTGAATTTTATGTTTATGATGGAACCATGCCTCATGGACCGGTTTCTGCCGAGACGTGTGTGCGGACCGTGGTCGAGTGTTATTGGAGAAAGTTGTTTGGAGACGTGCCAGGTCCTGTGTGTCGGTTGCAAGCCAGTGCTCCTGGCATTATACTGCTTTGGGGCGGTATGCGTCTTGTGAGTCCTTTCGGGGTTGACGAGCAGGACGACTGGTGGTCGGTGGTGGGTCAGGTGTTGGGACGTTTACCCACATTGTTTCGAAAGCGGCCAACTGCACAGGAGTTGGAGTCTGTTTACCGCGAAGTGTTGTTTCGCTTCGTGTCTCGTCGCAACGATGTGGATTTCTGGCTGCTACGATGTGATCCAGGGGAACACGAGGTACGACCGCACGTTGGAGTGATTGACTGCGCTCCGTTCTACGGCGTTTGGTCTGAGCAGAGTGAAATTATTGTACAATCTCGAGATTCGGCGCTGGCGGCTGAAGTAGGTTACACAGTGTACCTGAAGAGAGCGTTTGTGATGCTAACCGCGTGCATTGAAGCTATGAGCGTATGTAACGTGGCGCTCGTAGTGCCTGCAACGAATTCTTCATTGTCTTCGGCGGTTTGGCCTGGGCCTTTGGAGGAGCGGGAAGAATGGCTCAGGGCGCTGAGTGGAGAGGCGCGGCAGGCGGCGGAACGCGTGATTGCCGAAGGGTCGCGGTTTTTCCGGCTCAATGTGTAATTAACAAGCACAAACAGCTGTTCACAACATATTTGGGTCACATAGAGGTAGGCTTGGAAAGTTGGAGTTGAGCACCTCGATTAGAGCCACTTCGACTAACTTGCCGTTTAGGGTTTGACGTTCCATTAGTTTCATAGTAACTTTGTAAGATTCATCCTGGCGCGTGATGCGGAACCAAAACCGCAAGATGGTGTGGAGAAATGACTGGCGGCTCTCGTAAAACAAAATAAACACTTTTGGAACCTGTTCTACGATTTCTGTTGTCTTATCGTCAAAAAACAGGTACAGGGTACTACAGATGAGTTTTTGACAGCTAATGCGTAACAGTGTGCTAAATTGGTCTCGGATGTTAACGACCTTTAAGTACCCCAGTAAGTCTAGCAGACACTTTCTGGTAAGGGTTAAGTTCTCCACGCAAGAGAGAATAGTGCAAAGCGTAAAGTGCATCAGGTTACTAGTCCTCACGATGCCGCAACGGTGTTTCAACCGCATCGAGGTTAGTTTCACGTTTTTCATTACGTCCTCATTTTCCAAAAGAAAAATGGTAGAGTAGCCCACGAATGAAGATTTGAGGCTCATTTCGCCGCGGTACTCGGAGATGGAGCACAGCATGCCATGGTCGGTGTGAACCCACAATCGATCGTTACTCACGGTGATGTCCACGATTTGTGGGGTGGTCACGATAACGTTGCGACTCGTTTCATCAGTATGGACTTCCAATACCCCGCGCACCATCAGGATGTCCATGCCGGGAGGATCTGAAGGGGCCGCCTGCATCTTGTTGTTGGCTCGGACGTTCAGCGTCTGAGGAAGGCCGATGGACAACTGGCTGCCTGGTCATTTGGCGGCGCCTTGCCTTTTCGCGGTTGCAGATGAGTTCCACGTACTGTCGGAACTTACTGTCGTCATAGGCGGCCGCAACGATTTCTCCAAAAGACAAGTGGAGATACTCTTCAGGAATGGGTTCGAGGGTGGACAGGGACAGAACACTGAACAGATAGGGAATCACCACGCGCTCGACAGTGTAGTTGGAGTAAACTATGGCTTCTTCGGCACCTTGAGCGGTGACTAGGCGTTTCATTCGGAAAGTGCGAAAGTATTCGTTTTCCCACAGCTCGGTGAGAAGGTTTTCGAGTTTTTCCGTGTTCGGAATAAATTGCGAAAAAAAGCTGTTGGCCACCACACGGTTGTCTTCTATCGCTAGCGGGTTGAAGGCCACTTCTTGCGCCTTGCGAACCGCTTCGGTGATTGATAGGTGGTGAAGTTTTGGCTCACGTTCAAACGTCTGCGCGGACCGCTGGCGCGCATACCGAGAGAGGAGATCGCGCAATTCCCGCACCCGGCTCTCCCACGCTTGATTCAAGCTTTTTAGGTCTTGGATCTCGTCCACCTGGGCTTGAATCTGCTCTTCCAAGCATTTTATCATCTGCTTCTTAAACAGATCACGAATATCACGGTCTTGTGTGGCGTTTGTTACGGGAGGTGCGCTGGCGGACGGTCCGCCGCCTGGGGTACGGGAGGGCATCAGGCGACTTTGGTCCACCAGGGAAGGGGTCAGGTCTTGGAGGAAGGATTCTACACTGTCCTCGATGCCGATACGCGACTTGCTGTCTGAGACGTTCAATAAAAATTTCATAATTGACTTTTTGGCGTCGCTGCCGCGGTCGTGTTTCTCCATCATGTCCACGATTCTCTTACAGTTCATCTCATGGCGGCTTGTGGTCACGGCTTTGACGGGATACGTATTGAGGAGCTGACAGATCTTCTGATGGCGGCACAGGCTGTCGTAGCGCAGGATTTCTTCGTGAAGGTGGGAGATTGGAGTGGTAAAGAACAGCTGATTTCGCTCGTACGCCAAGGGTTCTGTCACAATGTATCTGTTGATGGTCCGTTCTTTCAGCTGCGCTTCGATCTTCTCGGATTTGATGCGCTTGAATATGCGTAATTCAGGTGAGTTGACAATGCGGACACCACACAGGTGTGTGACTACCTGCTGCAGGAGATGCAGATTGCTGTTGAGTAGATCTTGGGCCAGAGGGTGGGTCTCCGTGGACTTGTGGATGGCCGCACGAATGAAGGCCGCGCGTTGCGCAATCTCGGCAGGCTTGGACTTGACATCCATCAGCGGGATGATGCCCACCGTGACGTACCAGTCCACGTAGAGGCCGTAGTCATCGTTGTCCGCGAATTGATATAAAATGTCACGGAGCGTTCCGAGGACTCCGGTCTGCACGCTCTGTCGCACAGAGGCGCTCCACACCAAGAGATAGTTTTCCAAGTCCTCGTCGTCTAGAGCTTGGTACGGAAACAGGGTCGAGTGAATCTTCCATTCGTCCGCTACCTGTCGCACGGTAATAGTATCAAAGATCGTTTTACACAGTCCGTACAGCAGCTGTTTTCTCAATACACACGGATCCCGGAGAACCTGGTGAATGCTCTTGCCGCGGCACGTGCCGATAAAGCCGTGCAAGAGACGAATATAGCTCAGTGTCTGGGCGGTGGGAAAGATGTCGATGACCGTGTCGTCGTCGCGCCCCGTTAAGTACGAAGATGCTTTGATTCTCAACCTCTCGTCCGCGGCTAAGATCGAGCGGATCGTCGACAAGGTCAAGTCCCTCTCCGATGTTCGCTTCGAACCGGAGGATTTCTCGTACCAATGGTTCAAATCCATGAGTCGTGTGGAACGGTCCGCGGATCAGGACGTTCGCGTGCCCTGCACAGATCAGTGGCCTTTCTTCCCCTTTCGGACGCTTCTGGTGACCGGCACGGCCGGTGCCGGCAAGACGTCCAGTATTCAGGTGCTGGCCGCGAACCTAAATTGCGTCATAACCGGGACCACCGTAATCGCCGCCCAGAACCTCAGCGCGATTCTCAACCGCACGCGCTCGGCGCAGGTGAAGACAATCTATCGCGTATTTGGTTTCAACAGCAAACATGTGCCTCTGGCCGAGGGCGGTAACGATATTCTGAAGCAGTACCGGATCTGCGAGTCGCGCGACGAAAATACCATTCAACGTCTGCAAGTGAACGATCTCTTGACTTACTGGCCGGTCATTGCCGACATTATGGAAAAATACTTAAATATGTTGGAACGAAAGGCGTCTCTGGAAGATGTTTCGGAGATGTGCGAGAGTAATGTCATTATCATTGACGAGTGCGGCCTGTTGCTCAGGCACATGTTGCAGGTGGTGGTGTTTTTTTACTACTTTTACAACGCCGTCTGCAATACCACGCTCTACCGCGAGCGGCGTGTGCCCTGCATCATTTGTGTGGGCTCTCCCACTCAGACGGAGGCTTTAGAGAGTCGCTACGATCACATCACTCAGAACAAAAACATTCGCAAGGGCATTGACGTGCTCTCGGCCCTCATTCAGAACAAAGTGCTTATGGAGTATTGCGACATCGCAAATAACTGGGTCATGTTCATCAATAACAAGCGTTGCACAGATCTAGATTTCAGTGACCTGCTCAAGTACATGGAGTTTGGCATTCCTCTCACCGAGGAACACATAACATATGTAGATCGGTTCGTAAAACCCCCTAGTTCCATTCGGAACCCGTCTTACGCCTCTGACATGACCAGATTGTTTCTTTCACATGTAGAGGTGCAGGCATATTTCAAAAGATTACACGAACAGATTCGTCAGAGCGAACGGCATCGCTTGTTTGACCTCCCGGTTTATTGCGTGGTTAACAACCGGGCCTATCAGGAGCTCTGCGATCTGAGTGACCCGCTTAGCGGTTCGCCTCAGCCGGTGGACATTTGGTTCCGCCAGAATTTGACGCGCATTATCAATTACTCCCAGTTTGTAGATCACAATCTTTCTAACGAAATACTCAAAGAGACTTTACGAGCAGAGGACACGGAGGAAGCTTTAGAAACTTTATTGACATTGCGAATCACATACATTCAGGGAAGTTCAGTGGGGGTGAATTCAAAGGTTCGGGCATGTGTTGTGGGGTACCACGGCACTTTTGAACGTTTTGTAGAAATTTTGCAGAAGGACACCTTTATCGAGCGAACGCCTTGCGAGCAGGCTGGGTATGCGTACTCACTGGTCTCAGGCCTGCTCTTTTCTGCCATGTATCTCTTCTACTCCTCACCGTACACGAACGAGGAGGTATTGCGAGAATTGGGCCGGATCGATTTACCGATCATTTCTTCTCTCTGTGTGGATGAGAAAGGTGTCAGTGAGGCGGGCGTATCGTCGGGAACGCATACCCAAACACGGGTAGCGGTAAGCGGGGGCGGTGGGGACGATGATGAAGCAATGGTGCTGGGGATGGATGAGGATACTTACGATATTCCTTGTATGAACGAGGAGGTGTCCGATTCCGATCTCTTGGCGCAGACTAGTCTGTATGAGGATCCATTCTTTGGCAAGTATGTCAAACCTCCGTCTATCAGTCTCTTGTCGTTCGAAGAGACGGTGCAGATTTACACGACCTTTCGCGACATCTTTCTTAAGCGGTATCATATTTTGCAACGTGCCACCGGAGGCCGGTTCGCCGCCTTGCCGATGGTTACTTACAATCGCCGAAACGTGGTGGTTAAGTCTAACTGTCAGATCGTCTCGCAGACGGGCTCTTTCGTAGGTATGTTGTCACACGTGTCCCCGGCACAGACGTATACGCTCGAGGGTTACACGACCGATAACATTTTGAGCTTGCCCGGTGGTCACCGCATTCACCAAGAGGTGGCACAGCGAGGACTGTCACGGCTGGTGCTCAAGGATGCGTTAGGCTTTCTGTTTGTGTTGGATGTTAACGTGTCCCGATTCGTGGAGTCCACACAAGGTAAGAGTTTGCATGTGTGTACCACGGTGGACTACGGCATCACGTCCCGCACGGCGATGACCATCGCCAAGAGTCAGGGACTTTCCCTGGAAAAGGTGGCGGTGGATTTTGGCGATCATCCCAAAAACCTGAAGATGAGCCACATCTACGTGGCCATGTCTCGGGTGACGGATCCGGAGTATCTGGTGATGAACGTGAACCCGCTGCGCCTGCCGTACGAGAAGAACACGACCATCACGCCGTACATCTGCCGCGCGCTGAAGGACCGAAGGACCATGTTGATTTTCTAGAGAATGGGCAGGGAGACAAAGAAAAAAAAAAGACGCGGAGAGGGAGCCACCCTGTCTGGCTTGCATTGGTTGTTTAGTGGAAGAGGCAAAAGCCCGGAGGGTGGCTCCGATGGGTCTCATTCTGCTCCATAATAGTTATTTCAGTATGCACTGGTAATAAAGATCTGTGATCCCGTGTGGAAGAGAGAGAGGATAATAAAACATGTATTGAAAACTTGCCAACGGCTATGTGATCTTTCTCACGTAGCAGAACAGGGAGAGACCTTTGTACTAATTTTATTGTTTTTGTGTTTTTTTTTTTCAAAGAATGAGATGCTCTCTTAAGAGCTGAGCTGTTAACGGATGTGGTGATACATTAATAAGTATTTCCTTAACAGAAAAAAAATGTTTCATAAATGAGAGGAGAGAAGTATGAGGTGTTTTTCTTTAACGCAATAAATCACAGTTAGGAAGCGTAGCGTTTGGCGTGCATCCTTTGTCTTTTATGCAACTGAAACTATCCGATAGGCAGAGACGAAGCGAGTCTAGAAAGCTCGTTCAGATCGTTCGTGGCCTGAGGTTTTTTATTTTTGCGGCGGCGCGCCAGCAGCGGCGCCTCTTCTGAAGCGATTCGTGTATATAGCGTGCGGTCTGCTAATCATATAGACCAATTGACATGGATATCCAGCTTTTGATACGGGTTATTATCGTTTGTTATGGAAGCTTTTGAACTTCATGATTAAGGATAAAGGGGCCTAGCAAAAAAAGTTTTTCTCCTAAGAGCAATTTTTCTTAAGAGCTATATATCATGGTAAATTCAGAATCCTATGGTGTCTTTTTTTATCTCCAAGAGAAAAAAATCAACATTATGGTCTAACTTACGATGATCCTTTGGTCACTGCTGACCAACACCTACAGTTCTTTTTTTGTACGAATCCTAAAGTACAATATTGTTCGTTCTCAAGTAACTAACTTATCTGCTATGTTTTGTTTTTCTTTTTTTTTCCGTATACGTGAGGATTATTACCCGCCTGCAAGGCGCAAGCAACTCTGGGCTAGATGACACAGAGAACTCACATGAGCTTGGCTTGCATGACAAAGACATCTCCCTCGATGGGGATGGCGCAACTTACTTTAAATGGGCTTATGGTTACAATACAAAAAGAGAGAAAAGGAAACTTAACTGAGACGACTCTATAATTTGTACCTTATTGTGACTATATACTACGTGATTACTTGTATATAACAATAATGATATATGAAAAAAGTAGCAACAAGAGACAAGAAACAGCTTAATCACCCTGACCAGACAGACCATCAGGAAATTATATATATCTTGAGACGGCCAAGAAGGACTTGAGTAACGGCGGCCAAAAATGAACTCATCATTCAGGGCTGCGGCCTAAACGTTTGTGATGATGATAGTCGATATACATTGTTAAATCATTCATGGTTGTGTTGACTAGATGATACAGATGAATGTACACAGCTAGGTGAGACTTACAGCTATCCATCCATTTTTCGTTGTGATTAGCTGAGAGATTAGACGTTTATTTATCACTATGGTATGTGCACTATGGAGTAGCCCTATAGGAATTGGGGAGCAGGGTGTTTATCGCTATGGCTCTTTTATCACTACGGTTGTCACTAATGATTTCCTAGGGAGCGGAGACACAAGAACTTAAACTATTTATATACCTAAATGATAGCTTAGCTGTTAACTCTAAAATTGTCACTATACCTTATTGTCCTATGGTCACTATGAGAATATCAACAAAAAAAGGTAAAACTTTATAACACGCAAACAACAAAAGAAAGATTAGCTTATTGTTAAACAACTATACGGCCTATACATACATAACAACAAATATATAGCTATGATGATGGTTATATCACGCAGGCTTGTCTATCGCTTGGCGGTTACTGGGATGGAAACGAAAACAAGAGAGAAGCAAGTTCATCGCGGACCGGCCGCGAGGCGCATAAAAAAGCGTAGCGGTTGCAAACTCTGTGCATTGGTTCTTGTTGTGGGTTGAGATGCCCAGCAGCACGGCCAGACTCCTCGATCGCGAACCGGCGCTCACCGGGGAGTTCGGTCGGGGGACCCTGTAGTTGTTGTTCGTTTTGATGCTTGATTAGATATCCTGTTGGTGAGGGGAGGTGGCAGGCTGAGTTTTTTGCAAGGTTAGCCTTCTTCTACCCCCTACACATGCGTACTTGTTTCTTGAGTTAAGTGTTTGTTTTTTTTTTCTTAATAGTTATCGTTACAAGTCTGGCTTGATTGTTCAGGGGGGGTTGCATCTTTTTAGTGAGTGTGATACCACGACGTAGGGTGTGGTAACCGTAACAATAATATCTGTTGGTTAGGAGAACTTAAATGTGTATTAGGTATTATTCTCTTATGCTGCTAACAGAATTGCTTCTCCGTAACTATTATCGTCTTACAGATAGATTGCGTTTGTTTTTTTTTTTCAAGTTCCCCAGCAAAAACAGGGAGTCTGTGGCTTTTTGGTTCGTGTACATCCGTGTTCGCGTATCGAATTTGATCTTCCTGCGATGATGTAGGGTCCTTGATGTAGGATTTCGAATATCGGTATTTTTTCTTTTAGCAAAGTGAGGGTTCGTGTAAGTTTCTATACAAACTTATGTGAAGTTTATGACGTTCGTTTGTTATCTCGAGAGCGGCTCGAACCTTCTTCTGTAGAGCTTTATTTAGTGCAACTTTACGGGGTGTAGAAGCTAAATGAATCTCTGAAGGTGCTACTCATTTACACTTCGAAGAAACATCCAGTTCGTGAAAAAAACAAGTGTCTTCGAAATCATGTTTCCACTATTTTTGCAATTACATCTGTGAAAGTAGGCAGTAGATACCAGATTCTTTTTTATTTTTGTTTGTCTCTTATACAATGGACTACGATGTTTCTCGAGAGTATGTCGTAAGCTTGTCCGTGGTGTAGATCGAGTTGCTATTGTTATTTCCTTTTGCACACACAGTTGTTTCAATTAGATGTTTGACCGTGATTTTGCCCACCCGGCCCGGGAGACAAGGCAAGGAGATTTGTTTTTTGCGTTTGCCATTTATCATCGTTATTTACTATTAGTGGTGACAATGACCTGTCAGATTGTTGATTATTTTTTGGGCTACAGACTATAAATCTTCAAGGATCGAGGAAAAGCAAACAAATAGGAAAGGAAAAAAGGGACCACCTTACCTGTGGCGTCTCATTCTCTGTTGCAGCGGCGGTCGGTGCTGTTGTTTAGCCTGGAGAAGGAGACGAGAACGACGAATCGGCGGTTACAATGCGGAGGAGGAGGAGGTCTTTCGGCATCATCGTCGCCGGCGCTATCGGAACACTACTCATGATGGCGGTGGTCGTGCTTTCAGCCCATGACCATGAACACAAAGAAGTACCACCGGCCTGTGACCCCGTTCACGGTAACTTGGCAGGCATCTTCAAGGAGTTGCGGGCGACCTACGCTTCCATTAGAGAAGGTTTGGTATGTTAGGCAACGCAGTTCTCGGATGTCAGTCCGGATCGGAGGAGTCACAGTCTGTCATGTGATGATATATTGCTTAATTTTTGTTTTGCAGCAAAAGAAGGACACGGTGTACTACACATCGCTGTTCAATGACCGCGTGCTCCATGAAATGCTGAGTCCTATGGGCTGTCGCGTGACCAATGAACTCATGGAACATTATTTAGATGGTGTTCTGCCTCGAGCAAGTCATTTAGACTACGATAATAGCACTCTGAATGGCTTACATGTGTTTGCTTCATCCATGCAGGCGCTGTATCAGCACATGTTAAAGTGTGTAAGTGTTTCAGGTTCGATAACCCCGCGATATGACACGTAAATAGCGATATCGTGGCACCAGACGTCAGTCACAGTCTTCCCCGGTCGAGACGCATCTTATATCGCGATATATCGCGGATTATCGCAGTATGTAGCGATATATCGTGTCAAAGCACTCCGAACGACATTCTGATGACGGCTATCGCCTTATGTCGCGGTATATCGCGGAATATCGCAGTATATCGCGGTTATGTCGCGACATAACCGTCATGTCGCGACTATCGCCGCATATCGCCACTATCGCGACTTGGCACCGTGCCAACGATAGTCGACCTTAGGGTGGTCGTGTGGTGGTGGGGGGCTGCTTGCGGTTTGCAAACCGGAGAGGTAGCACACGCTGATTGTCGGTTTGGAAGCGTTGTTTACACATGTCTTTGTCTTGGCAGCCCGCGTTGGCATGTACTGGCAAAACGCCAGCTTGGATGTACTTCTTGGAGGTGGAACACAAGGTCAGTTAAGGTTGCCAGGTAGGTTAAAACGCAGAAACCATTGTTCTACCGGTTTCCTAAAACGCCGTTCAACGTGTTTTGCAGCTCAACCCCTGGAGGGGCACGGCAAAAGCCGCGGCCGAGGCTGACCTTTTGCTGAACTACTTGGAAACGTTCCTGCTGCAGTTCTGAGCCAGCTGTCAATCAAGGCAGCCAAAAGCAGCGTTCTCCGGTTTACAATTCTCGGATCGTTTCGCTAGTTAAGCTCTAATAAACGTACTGTTTAACCACGTTGCGTCGTGACGTTGTTTATGAGTGTCACGGGGTGGGAGTGTATCATGTTGTATAAATAGCGAGAGCGACTCGCGGCAGCTCTCTCAAGCTGCCTACGCGCGTATAACTGCTTGCCGAGCGGCCCTGGATAGCCTGCAACCATGGAAGAAACCACGTCAACGCGCACTTATTGGACTTTCAGGGGCGTTTCTCGCGTGCTTCATCAGTCTGTGAATACGGGTTTCGATGTGCGGCAGTCTTCTTTTGAGAGTGCCACGCTCGTCCGGTGCCTGGACGGTGAGGGCACCACGACTGCGCTCGGCAAAGGGTGGCTGTGTTGTACCGTGGTGCAACACGGAGATGGAAATGCTCCTAAAGGACAGCCGCAACAGGGATTTATGTCTTTGGACGTTACTGTGGAGGACATTTTGGATAATTTGTTTGTGCGTGGCATGGTGGTGAATAACAAGAACGTTTCTTCTGTGGTGGGCCAAGGAAAAAGTGGTGACAGTTCGTTGTTAACTGTGATATCTGAACCAGACACGCTCCAAGTGACTTTTATCAGACATCATACTAAATTTTCGGACTCCATTGCACAAGCATCATCTTCTGGTGCTTCATTGTCCTCCGGCATTCCATCTTCCTCATCCTCCGTTTCTGCCTCTGTTCCATCAACGGCCGCTTTGGAGGAGAGACGGGCCCGTGCCGAGCGGCATGAACGCAAAAAGCACCAACATCAGCAACAACAGCAGCAGCAGGCTAACTCTGTGCAGGATGGCGCTGGACAGATGCGGGTGTCTGGGGGAGGTGACCGTGATCCGCGCGTCTTGAATCGGCCCAAAGACCGCCGGTCCGAGACGGACGGTAAGTCGGGCCGTTCCGCGTCCGCGGATGGTGCTGGCGGTGCGGAGTCTCATAGCAGTGGGGGTGTGTGGCACTATACAGGCGGGTCACATCATTAATTTCGTTTTCGTGCGGTGTTCGTCTAGGCTCTCCTTTAGACAAAAGGCCAAAGACGCACCACGAGCCGAAGACTGCGGCGGAACATACCCCGCGTCATATGCCTATGGAACATAACCCCACATCTGACCCTGTTGGTTTCTTAAATTATTCTTCGCACGCTCCATTGACGGACCATCCCGGTAGCGACGGTGCGTTATTACAAAATGAGACAGCTGGGTTTGGCGACGCCGAGGAGCGCCCTGAGGAGCTTGGCTCCAGGGCGCCTTCTCCCGCACGTGGGAATAGCGGGACCGAGGCGGGAGCTGATGCTGGGGTCAGGGCGTCCACTAGTGCTACCGATGATGGTGGTGATGATGAGCATGTAACGCCCTCTACTTCTTCGGGACTGTCTAACCGCCATCTTCCTCCGAATTCGCAGGCCTCATCCGCGCCACTCTCACCTCATCCTCGCAGCCCCCATTTTGAGGACATTATACAATCGCTCACCAGGTTAATTAATGAGTGTGGTAAGGGAGATCGGGTTGATACTCCTGCTCCCTCCAGACGCACGCCCGAGTGCAGTGACTCTCATGCCAGTCCTGCTGCCACCAGTACTGCTGCTACCGCCGCTGCCGCCACAACCGTCCCTGTGTGTGAGGCTCCCCGACCCGTATGCGAGATTCGACCCTATATGGTAAACACCGCTGCTGCCCCTCAGCCTCCGCCAGAGCCTCAGCAGCCGGCCGCTAACAGACGGACTCGAGGAGGGGCTCGGCCCCGCAACGGTTCCCGTGGAGGAGGCGGCGGGCGACGAGGGGCTTCCACCTCGGGTCGTAGGCGACGGCGCAATCAGGATGATGAATCTGAGGACGAGATTTTGCCGGGCCCCAGCCGGAGGAGAAGCGTACCGCCTTCCTTCGCGGAAGATGGACTTGAAATTATTGATCTCGCTGAGGAGGCAGCTTTGGCGGCTGCTTCCATCGCGTCCTTTTTTGACTGACTTTTTAAATGACCAGATATTGAAATAACACACTGAACGCGTGTATATATGTATATAATAAAGTATATTATTGTTGTATTTTATACAGTTATTGTTTGTAATAAAGAATATGGTTATAAACGCCAGTCAATTGTTTTCTCGTGATGTTTGCGAAGATATTCGTTAGCTAAGACAAAGTGTTCGTTGCCGAGGAAAGACTTGGTGTTCTTGGGTGAAGGGTGCCAGGCTTTAAGGATGAGGTGACGGCTTTTATTGATCAGGCATTCTAGGGTCTGGGCTTCAGCGCCCCAGAGCATGAACACCAAGTGCTCACGGCACTCTGACAGTCTGGAGATCACTCGCTCGCTCAACACTTGCCAGCCCAAGTGGCGGTGCGAGCCTGGCTGGCCGCGAACCACCGTGAACACTGTGTTGAGCAGCAGCACGCCTCGGCGGCACCAGTCGTCTATGCATCCGCCGATGGGTCTCTGGAAGCCGGCCACGGTGCGACACAGTTCGCGGTACACATTTTGCAGCGAGGGCGGCGCGACCTGCCCGGGCAGGGTGCCGAACGCCACCCCGCTGGCGCTCCCGTCACAGTAGGGATCCTGACCCACAATCACCACGTACACATTATCAGGCGCACACAAGTAACTCCAGCGGTGCACGTGCTCGGGCGGCGGGTACACAGTATCGCTCTGACGAGCGCGCGCAACAGCATCCACCGTATCTCGTAGCAAGTCTAAGTCATGGGATGGTATATTCAGAAAGACTAGCCATTCCTTACTAACAGACAAGAGGCGAGTCTGCTCGTCATGGTTAAGCATACAAGCTTTATTATCAGGAATGTTTTCCAACATCCACTGCTTTAAGGCCATTATGTAGTAAAGCGGGGTTGTTTGTTAGCGGCTGTTTCCACTCGTCTGGGATATCAAGGTAGTATTTATCCAAGCGGTCGATCAAGGCGGTATCAAGGTCGTGACGTACGAGAAGCTCTCTCACGAGGTTATACAGAGCATAGAACAGCTGAAGTCCATTACGATCCGCTCGAGTGGCCACGGGAATGCGGACAGGGCGATGCATTTTTATGTCTTCATGACGCACGACAACGAGAGCGGCAAATTGTCCTTTGTGACCAAAGTCAAACCCGAGTACATTCTCGGTAAAGATGCTGTTGCTATATGTGAGATATCGAAGGTCGTACGCGCGGCACACATTATCTACACACGTGTAGATAGACCCGGTGTCTCCACACTCACTGTAGCCTTGCATAATCTTCATCCAAGTCGGTGCACCATCGGATTTCAGAAGGGTTAACAGAGTTCGCAGCTGAGCGGGGTTATTGTGTAGCAGAGCCACAAAGTCCATGAAGGTGTCGTCCAAGGGTATTGTGGACGCAGCATGTTTAGTGAGGGGAGTGTAGCGAAGAAGTTGCGAGAGGTTGCCATCGGGATGATTTACTTTTATTAAAGGCTTGGCCCAGCTATCATCCTCGGGTGAAAACGTTTCCCCAGTAAAGCATCGACGGGTCAGTTCGAGACAAGTGAGGTTCTGGGGTAAGGTCTCGGCAAACACGAGCGTAACCAAAACAGCAGCACTCACCAGTAGTCTCCACATCGGTTGTCTCTTACTCAGTAGTATACCAGTCTCGATACTCTATCTGTCCTTGCAGGATTATAGGGTGATAGCGCCCTAGTTGATTTAGGAAGTCCGAGTTAACGTCTGGTAACCCTAAAAGTTTATATATTGCGTCTACCAGGTTGGAGGTAGCCGATGCACTAACTACCAAGCTGTCGTTACCAATTTTGATGATGGCTAACGGCTTATGACAGGGAGTCAACGTTGGAGGAAAGAATGAAACGCTGGTCACTGTTGACCAGGAGTTAACTGACTTGTTAGTATAGTCACATGAGGTTATATTCTGGTATGTGTCATTGCGGTCGCAAGTGGCCTGAAAGTAAATGGTGTCTTCAGTATCGTATGTCAGAGTATAACCCGGTGATTGAGGGAAATATGTATCTTCTTCTGAATTGGTTTCAGGTTCCTCATTACTATATTCACTAGACTCATTAATATCGTCTTCCTCTCCGGGGTCTTTGAATACAATGGAAATAGTCTCATTGCACAAGTCCACAATCTGCAGAGGTTCATACGGACTTGGGGTGGTAATGTTAATTGTAACGTTTTCATATCCAGTGGAGTTGTAAGGTTCTGTGGTAGTTACATTCATGTCAGCTGTGGTGTTTGGTAAACTAGTTGTGTTTGTTTTAGGAGTTGTAGAGTTAGTACCATTAACAGTGGATGTAGTACTAGTAGTGGTAGACGTGTTACTAGCAGGACTGCTAACCGTAGGGCTGCTAACATTAGTGGGTTTAGTACTTGTGCTGGTAGTGTTGGCGGGACTTGAGGTGACCGATGTGCTGCTCTTGGGTGTGGTTGCTGATGCGGTGCCAGTGGTTGTTATTGTTGTGTTGGTGCTGGAAGTGGACGATTTGGGTGATGGGCTCGATGTAGTGGTATTCGTGGTAGCTGGGCTGGAAGCTGGTGAGGGGGTTGACATATTGGTGGTAGAGGCGGTTGTTACGGTGCTGGTGATCGTGGAAGCGGTGGGGGTGCTGGTATTGCCTGCGGTGGTGCTGCTGGCCTTGGCGCTCGTGGCGACGATCAACAGCAGCCACCTCATTGCCAGCCATCGCATGCCTGTGGCTGGAACTCTGTGAAATAATTGTATAACGGCAGGTGCGGTGCCGCGATCGACGGATATGACAGGGCACAAATATTGATATTAAATATGTCTGGCTGCTTTTCGGCCACCGCCGCGCAGAGCGTCGCCGCATTAATCAGATCCTTTTTCGTGGCGCCTGACACGTACAGCTGGTGTACTCCGGTTTCGTGGTACGACACGGCTCTGGGGATTACCGATCGTACGGTATCAAGCACGTTGTCGGAGCTGTTGTGGCAATACTTGAAGGCGGCCACGGCCTGCGGGGTGTGCGGGACTGTTTGTGTAATGATCTGGGATCCGGACAGGACGGTGATGTTGTGCAATTTCAACAGCGTGGTCTTAAGGTTCTGAAAGGCGTTGCCACACGCGGCGCTGACTTGGATTTGGATGGCGGTGGAATCATACACACGGCTGACTCGAGACAGTTCCTCAAAAATGTATCTGTACTTTATTACACAGCTAGGGGCAAAGCGGTAATCGTTGGGTAGCAGGTAAGGCGTGGCATTCAGGTCGGTGGTTTCGCGATCGGTCTCCAGCAGGACGCGGTGGTTCATTAGGTCTATAGTTGGTATGGAGGTGGTTTCACTCGACGCGGTAGAGGTTGAAGGGGAGGGCTCGGGTGAAGACGATGGTGACAAGGACAAGGACAGGTCGTCAATGTACATGTCATCGTTGCTACTGTTGTTGGCCACAGACACATCACGTTGAAAAGTGTCCGCCAAGAAGTCGTCTATGACATCTTGATCCATCTTCTTGCCGGACCCGCTGGACGCGTGACTATCCTCGGCTGCGGGCGAAGTCGTGTTAAAGACGATGAGCCGCTTGCGCTGCTTTACATCTCTGGCATACCTGCGAATCAGTGAAGTGCCGTACGGGTAGAGACTCTTTGTGAGCTTAGGTGGTGTTGGTGGCTGGCGCGCATCGTACGAGGGTGGGGGATGGATGATCCTAACATGGTTCACGTCTTGGTTGTCCGGAGGGATCCGCAGAAAGCGCTGCTGTGGCACCACTACAATGGTTCGGTGTGTCTTTCTCTTATTAGCAGGAGCGAGGGACTTGGAGACGCGTTGGGAGGTGTACACGATGTTAATGTTGGAGAACATCGCGGACGGCCTTTTGAGTCTGGATTACCACTGCTTAAAGTAAGGCACGGGGTAGGGCTTTTCTTCGTCCAGCCGTCTGTACGCCCATGGATTTCGTTGGCGCATGAGAACGTAAGTGATGTACAGAAGGGCAAATAGCATGAAGAGGAGGAAGGCCAAGACGATATAGCCCAGTGTTCCGATGATTGGCCATTCATCTGGATCGCGTTTTATGAACACGTGCGTAGATACACTGTAGCGGTCTCCCAAAAGAATTTTCATGTGAGCCGTATTGGGGAGATCATGATTGGTAAAGTGAAAGATGTACTCCCACAAACTCTGGTTGTGTCTGGTGATGTTTTGGACTTTATGTGAGGAGTGGTTCGTGTTTCCAAAGTACACAAAAGCCTTGCTGCTGGAATACACGGTTTCATTTGTGCATGGGTGATCATTCACAAGTACACGGAGCTGGATCATGCTGTCGTTTGTTGGAGAGGCGAATACAGCTTTGATTGGCATGACTAGGAATTCCCAGCTCTTATTAAGAGTTTGTCCCGTTGCAATGAATCTGCAACTGTACTGTGTGGTCACGTTAGGTGCCTGTCTGTACATGGTAAAAGTTTGCGTGGTGATGTTGTATAACATTCCATGAGCTGTAATAACGATGAATTGATTAATCACACATCTTAAAAATATACATATAACAAATAGATATAGAATGTTTCTACTTACATGTGTTGCTGGTGGTTACTGATCCAATGCTGGTAAGGTTGCCATCGCATCCAACTTGTTCAAAGCACTCTATAGATATCAGGTCTCTTGATACATTCTGAGCATGTGACATGTTGTGAATTTGACATGTAGTCTGCAGTACTAGGTAGTTGTAGCTGTAGGCACTTTCACATGTAACATAGATATCAGGTACTCGAGGTTTGTTTGCTGTGGTGCTGGTTGCAGCTGTGCTGGTGTCGCTGGTGGTATCAGCGGTGGTAGTGACGGTGCTATTCTCAGTAGTAGAATTATCGGAGGCATTGCTGGAGGTTGTTGCTGACTCTGTCGTTGCTGGGGCTGTTGTTGTGTTGCTACTGGTGGTTTGAGTACCGGTATCAGTTGAACTGTTGCTAGTAGATGTTTTCTGAGTACTAGTAGCGGTTGATGTTGCGGTACCCGATGTGCTGCTAGATGCTGCATTGGAACTGGTCACAGATGATGCTGCTGCACTAGAACTGGTTAGAGACGTGGTAACCGAGGTAGCTGAACTGGTCACAGTCGAAGTAGATGGAGCGGTTGTAGTAGATGTGGTATTCGCAGCTGTTGTGGTACTGGTGCCACCGATCACTTGCTGAGCGATGAGCACGGCGGCCGCGAGGGCCAGAACGTGCCCGGTGCCAAGCATTGTTGTCTGACAATAGACTTTGACAGCTCTATATGTACATCCACCACGTCAGTTGTGACGCTTGAACTTACAGCTCCATATAAGGCATGCGTTAATAATAAAGACTACGAATACTAGTTGCGCTAACAGAACAATCATCACAACTCGGTTCTGCTGACTTCGAGGCCACCAGTTCAGAGCTGCATCTGGAGTTTCTACCAAATCTGTATCGTTGACCAGTACTATTGCATCCTTATTAGAAGTATTAGTAATTTTTGTAACCATAAAAGAGCGGACCCCATAAGTACCATTGGACCCCCAACAAGTTACTGTACTATTCAGATAGAATCCATAAGGTGCAGTATCCAACACCTTTACAAATTGTAAATAAAAGGGTTTTGGGTGTCTGGTATACTCATAATATCCACCTTTAAGGAAAGTAGTGTTGTGGTTGGTTGTTATCATAATCCCACCCGCTAGGAACCTAGAGTATCTGGCTGAGGTGTTACAATAAATAGTTAAGTTACTAGCATTATAATAAATATAAGCCACCTTCACATGGGGGGCAAAAGGATCACCTGAATAAAAGGGAAGGCTATATACCACCGTCATAATAATCACCATGCACACTATACCCAGATAAATAGCGTGGTAAAAACGTAACATCTTACCACCTCTTCACCGCTGGTTCAAAGTACCGTGTGCGCCTTGACAGCCATGATTTATAGTCAGTCAAGTGACGTGTAGTATCATAGTCTAACTTCAAGATGCCTGCAATCATTACACCCACTGTCAGCAGCACGCACACACAGTACCACAGGGACAGGTCTGAATCCCACCCGCAGGGATTCAGGTATCTCTTCTTGGGTACAACCCCAACGCACAATACACCTTCACGGTCCTCATCCATCTTCAGCAACAGACCTACAGTTGTCATGGGATAAGGGGGCATCCTCAGGATCACAGCAGACTCCGAAGACCACAAGGACCCACGGACCTCCACTCGGTATGGTACTGATAATGGCGTCTGACTATCATAATCAAAAGCCCATACCCTCTTGGTGTCGTTCATAAACCAATAAAGTCTGGTATCAAGTTGCCTCAATAAACACTTGACTTTCATGTGGTTCCTATCCCAACACATGTCTGGGGTCTGCACACCACAGACACTGACCACCACACTTGTTAAAAGAACAATAGCTAAACCTAGCAACATGATGATCACACCAGGACACAGGTATACAAATGAGCACAATTTTATTGCATACAATCTTATTTATATACATCTGAACACTGATTAGGTAATGCTAATGAGATGATATGGAGAATACTGATATGGATATGTAATGTAACACTGCAGGGTATGCTATCATCTATGTACAAGGTCAGGGGCACGTCCTCCAAGTCCATTAGTCACAGTCCACTGTTTATTAACTGTTCAGTGCAATGTTAAGTCCACTGTGCAGTTCACTGGGATGATTCCTGGTTCATGTCCTCGATGGCTTTCTCAATGGCCATGCTCAGGTTGGCCAAGTCTTCATCCTTGGTTTCCTCGAACTGGCCCACTGCATACATCTTAGCTGCCTGATCATAAATGGGCAGCATGAAGGAATTGGAGTTTTCATTAGTGAAGATCCTGATGGCCACCTGCTTGGGGAATCTCTGCACAAGGGGCACCAAGACTTGCAAGGATCCCAAGAAGTCCACGGGGGTAGCTGCGTGAACAATCATGTTGCGGTAGTCTGAAGACCGAGGGCACATATCGTGTGGCTGCACGGCTTTCAGATCCCAGGCCTGCTTGATTCCACTGGCACAAGCCTCTGCAGTCTTGCGGACCACTTCTGCAGGATACACGTTAGGCATGGTGTGTTCCACCAGGAAGGGGGTAGAGATGCTCAGGTTGGGGATCTTCCCAAGTCTCACTCTAGCCACATCCACTGCTTCCTTCACCTCATGGGTTCGGGTGTAGGTCACCATGATACCCCTGTGGTTCACCTGCATGGTCTTGCATGCATTCACAGCTTCAGCCATCAGCTGATGTACATTAGTAGTCAGGAAGGGGAGGTTCTTGTACTCCAGTGACCTGGTGGTCGCTCTGAACATACGGGACACTTCATCTGCCCTTACTCTCCCACGCTTGGTCTCCACGGTGGGGTTCTTGAAGACAGTTCCAGCCTTCTCCTTCATAGCACTTCTCACCCTCTCACAGTCCAGGGGGGTGAGCCTCTTGGTGCTCTTGGTTCTGGGAGCCTTGGGGGTCTTGCCCTTGGAAGTGCTAGGTATCATGGGGGCTGGTGGAGGTGTGTGGATGGGGGATACTGGGGATGTGATGGTACTGGCAGAGGAGAAGTGGTCACCTGCACACTCATCACAGCACTCAGAGTCACTGCTTGAGGAAGAGGAACTATCCATAGGTATTTGACCAGATGCCCCGGACATCTTAGTGGTTATTTTCAGTTGTACACCTTGCTGTTCACTTGTGGCACGTGCAGACACCCCAGGCTCAGTGTCTTCCTCCTCTTCACTGTCTGAGATCACAATACATCCAGAGGTGGGTTGGATGTCTTGGCCCTTGTACCTGATGAAAGACTCACCCTCCTGCTTAATCTCTGATGGCTTTAGCATGCACGTGGGAGGTGAGGGTGGTTTAATAATGACCTTCATGGGGTGTTGGGTCTTACGTGATTTCTTTCGCTGACTCATACTGTCAGTGGGTTTGCAAACAGCTGGCTTGGTGCTACTGGTGCTGCCGCTGGTGGTGGTGGAGGAAGATGGTGCTGGGGCTGCTATTGCTGCTGAGGGTGGTGCTGGGATCTTGGGCTTGGACTTGGGTTTGGGGGTGCCCTGAAGACTGGCAGTGATTTGCATACCAGGAACTTGGATGGCAGTGGTGGTGGGAGCAATGGTGGGAGCAGTGGTGGTGATCATACTTGATGGGATGGGGGCAGTCACTCCTGCTGAGCTAGAGTCAATCCCTGCTTGACTGACAGCTTGGGCCAAGATGTCAAGAGGTGTTGGAGGTGGTGGACCTAAGTTAAAGAATACACAGGACACACTTAGTGCTTTTGTAAACAGGGACACATTTATTGATCCACAACACAAGTACACTACAACATCTTCCCAACTTGGGTTCTTCTCTTACTGGGGTCTCCCACCTAAGTTCCCACACTTGGTTCCCACAATAATGAGGCATACACCAAGTATATAGTGTTATATCTGGAGTATATATTGTATAACATAGAGTATAATATAAAGTATAACATAGAGTATAACATGGTTTCAATAATACAATTAGTACAGTCAGTTAATCCAGTTATATGCCAGGGGGTTACAGTACAGTTAGTACATCATTGGGGGCCTGACTACCTGGGGACTTACAATATCAGAGTACAATATCAGGCATAAATGCAGTTATAGGGACCAGCCCATATAACTGTACAGAGTTTAACTCTTTACTTGTCAGTCTTGCTTCTGGTCTGCATATGGTGCTTGCTCTTAGAAGAGGGTCCAGCACCTTCCTCTTCCTTAATATGAGGCTTGGCATACTTAATGACAGTCATCTGCAAGTCCTCTGACTCCTCATCTCCTTCCTCAGTCTCCTGAGGAGTCTCAACTTCAGTCTCTCCCTCAGTCTGCTCTATCTGAGTCTCACTCTCTGCCTTAGGCTGTGCCTCAGACCCTATCTGAGTCTCACTCTCAGTGCCCTCAATGTCTGTATCATCTGTCCCTTCATCTGTCTCCTCAGCCTGAGTCTCTGTTCCCTCATCTCCTGTCTCAGTCTCCTGTTCCTCATCATCTGCCTCACTCTCTTGTTCTTCCTCTGTGTCAGAGTGAATTATCACAGAGGCCAGTGGGATGTCAGTACCAGGCACATTCTCTGGGAGCACACCAGAAACAACTGGGAACCTATCCTCATTGATCTTATCATTAACAATCTCTCTAAGCTCATTAAGGCTGTAGAACTTCATCTTATCTATGCCCATCATCAGGGTGGCATGGAACTCATTAATAACAATTCTAACTTTGGGCTTCAGACCATCTATAAGTTCATCATTGCTCTGGTTAGAGTTGGTATGGATAGCATGGACAATTTCATCAATCAGATACAGTATTAGCACTCTAACCTGGTCTGATAGCATGGTAATGGGAGTGTGCATACCCAGCATAGCTTCATCATTTTTCTGATGACCTTCCTTATATAAGGCCATACCCAAAGTAGTTACCAGATGGGTAAAATTGTTCACATGGAAAGCAACCTCTTTCTGTTCCTTATCCAGTTTCTTAATCAGTTCCAAGCCATCATGATTTGCATCTGTCAGGTCATCATAATTAGATAGTTGTTTCAAAAATAGTTTGGCATGCTCCTCATTATTGATGGCTTTAGGGCCACCAGTACCCTGCATGGCCATGAGAAGGTACTTCATGCAGGTGTATGTAACTCTGTCTTTGATATCATCTTTCTTTGTTTTAATCTTTAACATAACGAATTTCTCCAGTTTGCTGGATGAGTTAACTGCATACTGAACTATCTGTTTGAGGCACACCATGAATTTTTCCTTATACTGAGGAGGCACAGGAGTGTCATTAAACTGTTCATTAGCAACCTCAAATAAGCATCTCATGTCTTGGAAGGGGGTTTTAAGTTTATCCAGAAGCAAATAACTGTTCTGTATTCCCTGTTCTAGCTTTTCAAATTTGTCTGAGAACACTTTTCTAATATCAGTAAGTTGTTCTCTGATGATCTCATCTGCAAGTCTTCTGTTTCTTTGGACTCTGAGCTTAATCTGTGTCACTGTTAAAAAAATAAAATAGTGATAAGTATATGTAGTGTGAATGTGGTGCAAGACAAATAAAGACACAGGACACAGACTACATACTTACCAACGAGCTGATGAGCTCCAACTACATCATCCCCTTCTTGGATGATTTCTTCAAGGGTTTTTATTGGATCATCATTAGCTGATTCAAACAGAGGGTCCCCCAGGTTGAATTCAGTCAGCTTCTTTTCTTCATCTGCAAGCATCTTCTCCAGCAGGTCAACAGCGTGCTGCAGAGCCATGTCCTTCCTGGTAACACAACAAAGTAAATGGACATGAGACTTGGGTTTATGTAGGGAAAAACTTTATTAAGTATTGTATGTGCATGGAGAATCAAGTGTTCAGCATAATATACCTACTTGGCCTGCTTTGGTGGAGAAGGCCCAGTAGAAGGTCCTCCAGAAGTCCCCTCCTCTGGATCACCAGCTTCCCCAGTATGGGTCTCATCCTCAGGCTTTCTCTTCCTGGAATCCATGGTTACAGGTGTCTATTGGAATATGAGAGAGAGACTAAGTATCTACTGCATTTGCCTCTACCTGGTGGCCCAAGCTACATTTATATTATCATCAGCCTCCCCCACCGGGACTTCATTATCATCAACAACAAAGGGGAGTGGGACTGAACCCCTTACCTCCTCTGCTACAAAGCTGATTACTGCTCAACCTGGGTCTGCTGTTGCTGTTGTATTGGCTGCCCAATACAAGGCTGAATCTGCATCATCATCATCGGTGATACTACCCACGGTGCTGGCCGCCAGTGGCATGGTGGTGCTTGTGATACTGTTGATTGGACTTAACCTGAGCTCAACCTTCTGGAGCCAACAGGTGGATGAAGAGAGCGAGCTGGAAGAGGGCCCCAGCCGTCTACATACGGACACCACCTTTATAAGTGCTTCTACAGTGGATTTATGTGCTTAAACAGTGTTAGAATAAAGACCTGCAGACAAAATAAGGTGTTGTATGCCTTTATTAACAATTTGGCATGGAGCCAAAATTTCAGATCTGGCGGACAGCCAGTTGGCTCAGATCCAATATTTGGAAACATGCCAAAGAACACCGTCACCATTTGGCAAAGGGCCAGGAATAGCGTCACCACCTGGCAAGGAGCCATGCACTGCGTCATCAATTGGCATAGGGCCATGGTGGGCATAGGGCCAATAGCACCGTCACCATAGGGCATAGGGCCAAGATATAGATAAGCACCGTCACCAATAAGGGGGCAGGGCCAATAGCAAGCACCGTCACCAATAGGGGCGTTCCCATTAATCAATAGCACCGCCCCTTATGGGGGTTGGGCTATAGGACCCTCCTCCCATATATAGCATGCATTATATAGGCTCCACCCCCTTTATATAGACGCCTATAGGCCATATATGGCGTTGGCTTATTGCCATATGACGTAATGGCGCCATTACGTCATATATAGCCTATAGATTCTATAGGCCCCATTTACTTACATTACTTGGCACGGTGTATCCGCGTTCCAATGCACCCTTCCCGGCTATGGAGGCTGGATCGGTCCCGGTACCTTCTATGGTGCTCCTCCGACGTCCCCAGGCAGAATGGCGGTTCCCTAAACGTGCATTGCTTATATAGACCGCCCAATAGGGCACGCCTACCGCCCATTAACGTCATAGGACCGCCCCATTGACGTCAATGGGCATGTACTTGGCAGCCATTGCGGGCCATTTACCGCCATTGACGTCAATGGGAGTACTGCCAATGTACCTTGGTGTACTGCCAAGTACCCATTTACTTGCCAAGTTACTATTAATAGGTATTGATGTACTGCCAAGTGGGCCATTTACCGTCATTGACGTCAATAGGGGGCGTGGGAATGGGCAATGGGCCACCCCATTGACGTCAATGGGAGGTGGGCCTATTGACGTCAATGGGGTGGTCCTATACACGTCAATGGGCGGTATTAATGACGTATATTAATCCCTCCCATTGACGTCAATGGAGGCGTATCCATATTACGTCAATGGGCGGTCCATATGACGTATATAGGAAGGCCCATATATGGTATTGGTAATGGACATAAGCCAATATGGCTATAGGCCAATATGGACATATGCCAATATGGATTATTGCCTATATATTGGCTATAATCAATACTGGCCCATTGCCATGTTGGCCAATGGCCATATTGGCTTATGGCCATTCTATTGAACCTGGCTATTAGCCATATTGGATATTGGCTATATGGATCAATAACATTGGACACATGCCAATCCAATATGTCGGACTTGGCACCATGCCAAGACCCCACCCCAAACTTGGCACGGTGCCAAGTCGACCACCCCTCAATTGGCATGGTGCCAAGTTTTTTTGGCTCAATGCCAGGTCCGCCATATTGAATTGGATGGATGCCAGAACCTCCATTTTTTATTGGCTTGATGCCCAGGTCTGCCATATTGTTTTGGCTGGGTGCCCAGGCAGCCATATTGAATTGGCATGAGTCCATAGACGCCATATTGTTTTGGAGCTATTCCAATTCAATATGGCGTTTATGGACGCATGCCAATTCAACATGGCCGATCTGGACACCGGCCAAAACAATATGGCTGACCTGGCACACAGCCAAGACCGCCATTTGCAATTGGCACCGAGCCAAAATTTCTTGGCACCGTGCCAGGTCGGACATTTTGATTTGGCGCCGTGCCAAGAAATTTTGGCAAGTTGCCAAGTTTCGATTTTACTTGGCATGGTGCCAAAATCCCGATTTTGCTTTTTCGGATTCCCCGACGCTCGGGGAACACATTGCGCGACATTTGGAGGTCCTCCGATCGATGGTTTTTCAGATAACCCGGGGGTATGTTTTTGAAAAGTCTGGCAAAATGCCAAGTTTTCAGATATTGAAAATGCGTCTTTTGCGCCTTCTCTCGATCCAATTTTTTCTACTTTTTTGATCCGTTGAACGGCCAAAATCACATCATTTTCCAAGCAATTGCGCCTGTCTCTCAGACCAATTTTGCCCGAGTTTTCAAGCCAATTTGACCCGTCTCTCAGACTAATTAGACCCGTCTCTCAGACTAATTTGACCCGTCTCTCAGACTAATTTGACCCGTCTCTCAGACTAATTTGACCCGTCTCTCAGACTAATTTGACCCGTCTCTCAGACTAATTTGACCCGTCTCTCAGACTAATTTGACCCGTCTCTCAGACTAATTTGACCCGTCTCTCAGACTAATTTGACCCGTCTCTCAGACTAATTTGACCCGTCTCTCAGACTAATTTGACCCGTCTCTCAGACTAATTTGACCCGTCTCTCAGACTAATTTGACCCGTCTCTCAGACTAATTTGACCCGTCTCTCAGACTAATTTGACCCGTCTCTCAGACTAATTTGACCCGTCTCTCAGACCAATTTGACCCGTCTCTCAGACCAATTTGACTCGACTTTTCAAGCCAATTTTACCCGTCTCTCAGACCAATTTTGCCCAACTTTTCAAGCCAATTTTACTCGTCTCTTAGACCAAATCTACCCGTCTCTCAGACCAATTTTACCCGACTTTTCAAGCCAATTCTACCCGTCTCTCAAGCCAATTCCACCCATCTCTCAGACCAATTTTATCCGACTCTCAGGCCAATTTTTGCCTGTCTTTCATGCCAATTTTTCAACAAAAACACACGAAAAATATACTGGTTTTATAAATTACTTTTTTGTTGTAACTAAATTAGTTGTGTTGTCTTTCTTCTACTTATAGCAATGCGCGTACTCTCAAACGAAATGAATACTTTTCGTGTTACTATTGCTACAATGCTACTCATATGCCTTATACTATCAGAGTTTTCAGGTTCACAGGGTTCGGAATTACGTTGCAGTTGTGTTAAATATTATTCTGGTATACCATGGACAGCAACATGTGTTTATCTAAAGCCTAAAAGTATTGAATGCAATAATTATGAACTAATAGTATATGATGGATCACCACATAAAACTTGTGTGCGTGTTCGTAACCCGTCGGTGTTTGATAGATTGGATAAGCAAACATGGTTTACAGTAACCAAAAAACCCAACAGACACATAAGTTTGAAGCCGCAGCGTACTTCGTGTGCTGTACCGAAATCATGAAACTGCAAGATTACAGAGTGTAAAAGACGGCATGTTATCTACGGTACGATATGACATTTGGTGGTACATTTATGATAATGAAGTGTTTCGTTTTACAACTACATTCACTTAGTATTATATTGTATATACTTTTATTAAAATGTATAATAATTCATAGCGGTACTAAAACAGAATTTTGTGAATGTGCTAACGTCACATTGTTTACATCCATCCCCAATGGCACCCTTTATCTACAACCACTACCCCCTAACGAAAATTGCACCAAACAAGAAGTGATTGCTGTGCTCCCAAACAACACTCGAACCTGCTTGAATCCCCATGCTCTGGTAGTTAGAGTTTTCTTTAACAGACTTTTCTTACGAATCAGTAAGAACGAAGAAGGGCTCTATGAAGTAGTTGACACTCAGCTTGAACTACCCGCCTGGAACATAACCAGAAAATACTATAAGCGATATTTGCAAAAAAAGGTTAATTCCGAAAACGCAAAGATCCTAAGCCGCATGATATTATGAAGACCACTATGCTTTACTTTATTTGTTTACTTTCCATGTCCCACGCCTCAGACGTCTGTCAAGCTGGCCCTTCAGACTCCTCGTCCGTGACGACATCATGCACTACTTCTATAAACTCAAGCGGCTGTCTGGCATATGTAGTCTTCTGCCTTATGGTCGTTTGGTTGTTTCTCACCTATTGCTTGGTACTCTAGCTTCAGTAAGATGGCCTACAACAGCTTCCTTCTCAGCTGCCTTACCATCGCACTTTTACTGCACGGTCTTCCAACATCAACTAGCGCTAAAGACATGGCAGGCTACGTACACGTTCATATGCTTAACGCACCTGAAGACGCCGCTTCTACGTCTGCGCCAGTTATCCAACTAGCCAACGGCTTTATTACCTGCAGAAAATTTACAGAGCTCGGTTGGGCACTGTGTACTAGCTGGGATGATATGGAGTGTTTTCCGTTTTGGCGAAGGACTTTCTCGGAAACTAAAAATATCACTGTGCTTTCAGACGATCCATACTATGCCGGCGTTGTGTTGACAGTACGGACGCTTCTTGGTGACTCCCTAGAGCTTACATCTTATCTCGGGGTCAGGCCTTCGATTGCCAATGTGGGCTACTATGTAATGTACCTGTCATATGCTAAGGCGCTCCCGGCAAAATTTACCCACAACGATGTGGACTATGTGAGGTTTGCCATATACCTTCACACCGAAATTGATGCGCAGCAAACTCCTGACAACAACTTCGTCTTTACGTTCGCCACACCCGGGACATTTGAAACCCCAGACCTCATGAGTAGTTTTGTGATTGGAACCGATGATGGACAAAATAGCACCTTGAATTTCACCACTGTTGGCGGAGAAAAACACCGCTACAACAACGTGGAGCTCAGCTCAGAAATGAAGGGCAATTGTGTGTATCACTCGGCTATTATCCGGAACGTCGCCAGCTCGCAATCTTGGGTGTCGTTTGACTTCTCCCTATATTGGCGACGTACCAAAATTGCATATAGTTACGTGCAGTATTATTTCCCGAAACCACTCCATTCACCTGAACCCATAGGTCCTGCCTGGCAGAGAATCTACCATTACTTTAGCCTCCTGACGCAGCTTCGCTACGGAACAGTAGCGATCACCGTGGTGCTCATTTTCCTTATAGGTGCACTTCTAAAACGCAGTCGTGAAGCTCATTAATACCGACGCGGGTTCACAGTACCACCACGTGATTGTGTGTTTATAAACTATCTCAGGGAAGCTCTATGACCAACATGACTGCTAACAATACCACCACTGCCAACAGCACTGCTACGGTGACGACAACCGTCGCCACCTCGAATATCACGAGCGTGAGCACTAACGTCACCACCGTTCTTACTGCGACAACCACCGCCGAACCAGGAAGTGTATTAACAGAACTCTTGGGTATCATCATCTACTGTGCTTCTACCGTCGCCCTCCTCTGTTTATTACTAGTTTTAGTGGCCGCGCTATATAGCACTTGTCATACTCGCAACAAGGTTAAAACCAAATACTCAGAACAGGAGGGCGCCAAACTAATCAAGAACAGCCGGCGAAGTTCGCCCAGCAGCAAAAAGAATCGACCCAACAAGGGTGACTACCAACAGCTGTGGCAATCGCAGTCGGAAACTGACTCCACCAGCGACGATGACGCGGATAATAACGTTTTGTACTTTGATAAAAAAGGAAACCTCACGTCCTTCGTCAATCCTCAATACGGACATCGCTCGTCCATGATGATCGAGTCTCAGGCCGATGACGACGAGAACATCCACTATTACATGTCCATCTACGATGAACTCGCTGCCGAAGCCATGGCCGATCCATCCGAATCGTGGGAAATGCCTAAGATGTTGCAAGTCAGCACTCGAGAAGTGACGTTGAAAGAGCCCGAATATGACAATTAGCTATAAATAACGTGCTGTCAATAAAGAGTTTTTAGAACACAACATGGGTGCATGTCGTGTGTTTATCACTGTCGTCACCGTGTGTATGTTGTTTTGTGCGTTCACTGTTCAGGGATCAATCTGTACTAAAGAATTTGGGAATTGGAATCCGAACTACAGGCCGGACGGTTACTGGGATATTTGTTCACGACAGATTGATGCACCACTCCGAAATCAATTGTTGGAAAAAATAATTAATGCGTCAGTCTCGTATCATTACGCTACCAGTCATAATCATGACGACGTTAGTTTACTAAAACGGTAAGTTATCCATCGCTCGTTAAACATAACAGCGGTGTTCACAACAGCTGTGCTTTACTAATTGTGTGTATATATATTCTAGCATCAACGTCACAGAAGTGGCACTTGTGGTGAACAGCGTTCAGGTGAGACCTGGCGAGATTGATGAATGCCTGTACCGCCAGCAGCCTGAAGAAGAGATAAAAAAAAACACAAAACAACCCCATCTTACTCGTAGGATTGGATTAATTAAAGATTATATTTCAGCAAAGAAACTCATCACATTTGCCGCTAGCGGATCTCACACATCCCAATCTAGAATACTCACTGTTGCTATTCGCCTGCCGTTAATTGGAAAGCGATGAAAAACTATAATCAACAACTCTATACCTTTGTTTTGCTGATGCTATTGCGTTATGGCTTCGGTGATACTTCTTCTATCAAGGATCTTAAACTCGGCAATTTTTGTCCCATGTATCCATCTCCTCGACAAAATTTTGGGTTGTTTACATCTTACAAAACTCATCCAACGGGACCGGAATGTGGAAACACCAGCCTTTACGTTTTTCACAATAGGTATAATCAATACCTTATTGAAAGACCATCCGCGTGGTCAAACAAACTGGCGTTCTACCTCAGGTGAGTTTTGTATCATAACGTATAATATTCATAATACAGATTATACCAATACTTTTGGGTGAACATATATTTTTATAAATCATTGTAGTGCACTACACTCGCCCGTGTTCCAAAAGTTTTCGAAAATGGCTATTGGTTACAATTGCGTACATATTCACGAGTTCCATTAACAGTCTTCTTTACACAGTAGATTCCGTTACCATTTGGAATGGTGCTATTTACAATTTGAAAGTCCAAGCACAGGGGTAATCGTGGTTTCCCATTTTTGTTCATGACTGTCTGCGGGAAATGTGCTATTGCCTCGTTACCACAGGGTGAGCCGTACTGGTGAAGCCAGAGACAGTCTGATTTTGGAGGAATAAATCCTAGCTTCGTTTTACCTTTGCATGGGCATTCCTTCTCTCTGGCGGTGCCTTGTACCGTACCACAAAGGAACATAATTACAACACACAATACTAACGACCGCATGGCGATCAAATAAATAAACGTAAGATACACACTGGTCCGCGCAGCCGCCGCGGTGATGTTGATGGATGATGTTGATGACAAGCTTTCTGGATGATCCGACATGATGGTAATTGTTTCCTGAACCCAAACCCTTGCAGCACGCGGGATGGAACACGACCACGCTTTCCAGCACGCATCTTACTCGCCCTAGAGTCCGCTAACGGCATCAGAGGTAGGAAAAGTTTCCGAAGCAATCCAGGCACCCGGTATCCAGTCCGACTCTTCAAGTTTTTTCAGGATCTTGGAGGGAATGAGCCGCAGGGTCACTGCGGTAATGGCGCTGTGCCTCCGAAGGACGAGGGAGCGTTTCTGTGAGGTAGCCATCAGTACTGTGCAGGCCCCATGGTCGTCGGCGCAGGAGGCATGGTGCGTCAAGCGCTCCCATCGTCCAGGTCCGTCGCGAGATCGAGCGGACAGTAGCTGCACGGCGTTGTGGTACTGATAAAAGACCATATGGATGTTCGAGGGGGACTTTCCACAGATTCAGACCGACTTATAAAGCGTGTTAGACGGAAATACTCCGTCACCCTTTCCGCGGATTCGGCTGACGCGGCGTCACATGTTCTGCGAGTTCTATACAAAAGTGCTGTTCAGAAAGGTTGCGCAGGTAGGTACGCCACGATAAAATAAAGACACATGAGACTCACAACATCGTGACTGAGACTGTTTTTTATTGTGCATTGTGGTTATGCAATGTCATCCTGCATTTATATATACACATTTATCTGAGATATCTCATTTCTTTTTGTATACAATGAAAGAGGAGTATGAACAAAATTAAAATGGACAGTCGTCGGTTTCTTGGCTTTCTGCATATCAGTGCTTTGGACGGGAGTCGGTGAAAACGGAGAACTCTGGGCGAGGAGGCGGTTAGGAAATCTTTTCGTACATGTAGGCCGTGAGCATCTTGCCATATGTAGTGTTCACTAAGATCAGTCGGCAGCCTAGCGCCAGGAGGATTATAGAAAATAGAAAGATTACGAATATCAGCAAGAACCACCAGTCTCGGGCTGCATCATCCTCTGGGAGCACGGAGTGGTTGCCGGCCTGCTGGTGTTGGCCCGAGTCCACGTGCGCAGAAGCAGTGGACGAGTTGGCTAGCCGGCAGCGCACGTTGTGGGTGGTGTTGCATCTATTCACCGCTATCGAGGAGCTATTGCAAGTGTCACATTGGGTACAGATGGTTTCGCGCTTGTCGTTGTAGGACCCAGCCGGGCACGGCTCGCACACCGTCCCGGTGGTTTCGCTGCAGTTCGTCTTTACCCTATATCCTTTGCCGCACTTTGGGCAGCACTCCGAGCCCACCGCGTACTCATCTTGCTTACACGCGGGTGCGGCGGACCGACTTGCCAGGACAGCGGCCCAGATGACCGACAGTAGCAGCATGTCCCTCCGGGGTGGCTCATGGTGTCTCGCAAGTCGCGTCACCCTTCCGTGCCCCCGACTGACCCCACGGTGATCACGGGCCAGCGGTTTGCCATCCGAACACCGTCACGTAAATACACAAGCCCGTGCCGCCATCTTGCTTTTTACACCACTCGGCGCACATGCACACGCAACACACACCATAGATCAAATTATGTATTTACTACAAGCGTCTCTTTATTTTGCTGTACAGAGGCGGTACGGCAACTTCATCATACACATTCTCATCCACCAAGTCGTTGTACGACTCGCTGCGGTCTTCCTTCTCAAAATACCCACTATCACTCTCATCATCCACGACCGAGTACAGCTCTTCGTAGCCAGGCGGACGCATGAAATGCGTAGACATAGGTCGATAGGCGTTCATCTTTTTCTGGAAGCGTTCTCGGTTCCTGCACATCTCACCGCACGCACACCGAACCACTAGCACCAGCCCTAGGCACACGCCGCCAATCACCATCATGGTCAACCCCAGAGAAACCCATTGCCAGTCTATAACAAAAATAGGGACAGGAGTTTTTTCTGTGGGCAGCGGGGGTTCCCGACGAAAGTTCTGGCTACGGAAACAGTCACCATCCAAAACATACTGTTGCAGCACGGGCCAACATCGATCGGGCTCGGACGGAGGGCAAGGCGGCTTGGTGTTGGACTGATTACTAGCTGCCAAGTAATAGTACAGTCTGTCGAAACCGTAAAAGGTTCCGCACTGGTGGCGCTGCCACTCATTGTACTCTGCGCTCCAGATTTTTTTACCATCGGCATGGAATCCCAACTTAGGCGCACAGTCTGGATCACCGGGTCGGTGCAGAGTCTCTATCTGCGTTACTATGGTGAACCTAGTCATGAGAAAACCGTGAGTGGCATTGCGAAGCACACAATCGAACATGCCAGTAGTGTTATCACTAATGTTCATAGTCAGGGTAACATAATGAGATATGGCCAAATCGTGAAACTTCCAGCTGGCATTAATCAGGCGGTAAGTCAAATCATCGTCCACGACCGTCCCGTTAGTGGCATTGATCTTCAGCTCATAACCACCATATTCTGATTGACAGAACCGCGCGCGGATAGACACCATCGGCCAAGAGTGAGGCAGAAAGGCACAGGGCACGGTCACCTGGGACCCAATCGGCATAATCAGAGGTGCCGGCGAATTGTGCTCGTAGCACTCGTCCCACATTGTGTGGTCTATGCTGCCTCCCCTCACCCTCGGCGTCAGGCTCACCATTACGATGGTGATCGCCACCATAGCGCGTCTCACCCACATAGCGGCTCGCGGCGCCGATACCGGCGTGCAGGCTTTGACTCGGAGCGGCCCGTCATGAATAGTTCGTTTTGAAGCCGATTCTGCGTCCGCGGAGTCCGCACCTTCCTGCCCCTCCGCCAAAAGCTGCACGGTTTCGGCCTCCTCGCTCACCCGGCCGAAGCCTTTTCGAAACCGCACGGTATACGACATGATACCGGCAGTTTCGACGTGCAGTGACCAACAATCCCGCGACCGTGGCTCGTGCTCACCGCCGAATGTGAGCGCGGCCTTTATGACGAGATCGGTTGAGCGGTCCTGGAACTCAAGATCATCATAGTGTCGCCGCTTGTGGGGTCCCAGGTCAGAGAGGACTCGTCCGCCTGTTTTTTGCGATACACTATAGCCGGCAAGGTGAAGTATCGCAGCCGTTTCCAAGGCTTAGTGCAACAGATAGAAATAATGATGAGCATAAAAATGAGAAAAGACAGAATGGTAGCTACAACGATTGGAATTTCCATGGCGCACGAAACTCAGAGTCCATCAGACAACGACAGTGCACAAAGTAGTTAGATATAGAATTTATTTACTGGCTTCACAAGCTGCGTCACACCGGCCCATCCCACGTCCGCTCTATCAGGTGTATCAACCCAACCGATCGATCGATCGATCACCCAGTCTCTACACCATAGGTGTATGGTTCTCAATGTCCACCACAGTCTCTGCGGCACGATCACCGCTGCTGTTACTGGTGATTTCCACACGGGGCAGTTCATGGGGTTGCTGTTCATGGGATTCGTAAGTCGGTGGCGAGTAATACTGCACGGGGTCAGGCGGGCCCTTTGGTCCATACCACCACTCCTCACATATTCTTACTATGATCTCCAGTGCCGTCTCCGGCTCGTCATTCTCCAAAACCCTCAGGCTGCGAAAGTCCTTACAGTTGCAGCCGTATCGGTACCAGCTCAGAAAACAGGAGCAAGTGAACACGTATTGCAGGGTTGCACAGGCGTGTCGCGGATAGTAGCACAGGTATATACTGGCCAAGACGTTAAAGATGAGAAGAACCACAAAGATGGCAGTCAACAGCTGTGCCTGTATTATCGGGTCCATGGTGATAGGGAAGAGGTCTTTTAACAGTTAATTTTTGTTTACGCTCATTCTAATGTTGCAGATGAGATGGCAACTTCCAAGCATTCTTGTATTTCCTCGTGAGTCTGCGCGGGTGTCTGTGGCGCGGCGGCCTGGGTAAGCAGTGGTTGTTTGCTGACAACTCGAGTTACTGGTTGGTTTCCTTCAATGGTCACCACCGTGTCCACGGGCTGCACATTCTGTACTTCAGGTACTAACCCCTCGTTATCTCCTTCGCGGGGCGGAGAGTAGTACTGCACAGGATCAGTCGGCGGAGCATTCCCGTGCCACCACCGTCTGAATCGGTCTGTAATCCATCCGCCTATCGTGAACAATTCTCCGCTGTTCAGAGATGTAAGGGTTCTGAACTTTTGGCAATCGCAGCCGTAGCGGTAACAACTCACGACACATGCACAGGTGAGCATGTCCATGATGGCAGCCTTGGCTTCCCTCGGATAGTAGCAGATGTACACGATCCCCAATATGGTGAGGATAGTGCATATCACGATAACAGCCAGCAGAGCATACAATTCTGTGTCCTCAGAACTCATGACGGCGGCGAGAACGCTGACAAGCAGTCAGTTAGCCAGTCAGTCAAGCACAAAAGCAGCTGCTGCGAGCCGTCCAGGTAAAGCCGACGGTGTTTTTTATCTGCCATTCTTGCTCGCGTCAGTCCATGCGTCATTGCTGGCTGCTGTCGCTCACGGGCTGTGTGCTAACCACGGTTTGCATAGCGACGGGAGCCTCGGAGCCCAGGATGGGTGCCGCATCTGACGACACTTCGAAGACATCCTCGTCAAGCGCATCGGTTTGTTCCTCCTGAATGGAGGACATGGGCTCCTGCGTTCCATCTGCTGACCTGGATCTGGGGGGCTTGCTGATGCGGGGCTTTTTTGTTTTGAGCTCTTTGAGATAGTCAATTTCCATTAACACACCCTCTGCCTGGCGTCTGATCTCTTCACCCTTCAGGTAACTTTTCAGCAGGCCGATCTCCAAATCGGGATCGGAATTCTTAGAACGGCATCTTTTTCGGCAACCGCCCAGAATGATGCCGAGCCACGGACATGTGAACACACCTTGGCAGACAGCCATCATGTGCATCGGATACACCAAGGTTAGAATCAATAATCCAGTACCCATGATGCCGACGCCTATGGCACACAGGATGACCACAACCATCTCCATCTCCGCTGTGGATGGTAAACGGCGGATCGAGGCTCACCTGGTTCGACTCGTCCGGCGCCGCACCGAGTCCCGCGCGTATCTTTCACTCTGGCACCTGGCCCTCTGGCATCCAGCCCTTTGGCGAGCGCATCGCAGGAGCCTCTTTTTGTAGATGTACAAAATGTGCAAGGTCATTGTGCTGCTGATGCGCTGGAACATGACTGGAGATTACACTTATGATGCGCGAACATGCGCAAGTCCATACGCACTTCTCCTATTTTTCAGAGGACACCTGCGGTTGCATCTTCATCAACATCTGCAGAGTGCTGCGCACAGCGGTTTCGATGACGGCAGCCATCTCCGGTGTCACATTGGGGATTTGCATCATATCCGTAGCAAAGATAGTAGCATACGGACTTGAAGAGGGAGGGTCAGGAGTGGTATTGGGAACCTCAGTAATAACAGCATACTCGCCGTCCATCATCAGGGTAACTTTTTTACAGTTGCTGTAGATTCTTTCCGTCTCGGTGTCGGAATGGCTGAGAGAACGGTTAGTGGGTATTGTAGGCAAAGCAGCGGTGACAATCTTTTCACTTTGCGTATTCACTGCTTCATCCATCTCTATGCTCACTCCGTTCGTGGGAATTTTCTTACCCGACGCCGGTGGACACATGATGAGCACTCGTTTGTAGTCCTGAGCGAATCTTTTAAGGTTCTCACGCAAGTACACGTTTCGGTACTCGCTGTCAAACTTTTCACCTCGGATTCTGGTGGCGAGTGATCGGAAACAGTAGCATGTAAAAATGTCCTTGCATACACTGCCAACGCGTCTCACATGGAAGATGAGAAGATACAGAAAAAGAAGGATGGCAACAATTGCTATGGAAAGAACTAGTCCCACAATGATCTTGTCCTCCTGGTTAGTCAGCATATTCGCGGGTTGTGGTGGTTAGTTGTCTTCAGGGCAGCTCGTGAGCAGAGCGATGTTGGCACGGAGCCTTCTGGTACGTAGCTTTGTCTCAACATGCTTTTATGTAGAATGACAACGCTTGCTGTGAATCTGACATGGACGGCTTGCGCAGTACATGTCAATCATATGCTTCTGAAACTTGTTCGGTGTTCCCCTTGCATGCCGCGGCAAGCCGTCGTATGCAATCTGCACAGCATCCCCTGTTATCTTCTGAAATCTGTTAGCCATGGTACTGGAAAAATTATCAGTATCTATGACACCTGTCATAATAATCGGGTAGCTGAAACATATGACTTCCACATAGATGGCCGTTTTCAGGGTTCCGGTAAGCATGACACCGTCCAGAACATTTCTGAGTCCCGCGTCAATCAGCGATGTGAGTCGGTCCTTGAGCTGCTGCAAATCCACTGCACCGGCTTTTTCAGATGGTATGCGGGACACATCTACATGTACTTCGATGTGTGTATGTTTCGCAGCGGGAGTTGAGTAGGTGAGCTCCGTTTGCACCGCTCTGGATACCATTATGGGTTTTGCGGGACACGGTTCGTGCTCGCGGCCGCGTGTGCCTCGCAAACATTTCTTCAACTTCCAGAAAGCTACACGAACGGACGCCAGCAATCTCATCTTGATGGATCAAACTGTGGTTAGTGTAAATGCTGTCGTGAGGATGTTGATTGGAGTTTGATATATATAGTATATTCAGTCTAGGCTATATCAGTGATGTATCTCTACCTCCCTCTGTCTTTCCTCTGAGGCATTAAGCACATTCCAAAACGTGCTCGAAGGCGGCCTGGAACTTGCTATTCATTATTTCGGAAAAGCCTTCATCATCCATGATTTCGGCCAGGGCGGCGGGGCAGTTGCTGACAAGTACCTTAGCCTCTGCCGAAGACTGGTACGGATTAATTGCCTGTACACTGAAGAGAACGCTTTGTACCTTCTCCGCAAGCAGCGTGGTTAGTTCCTCCGAAAATGTACATGACTGCAACGTGTATGTGTTTTCGGTGAGGAAAGCACACAGGTCCACCTCCATATCAATCATGGTGTGTCCCGAGGCAGAAGTAGAGTAGCTCAGTGCGGTTTTCACCATGGAGTTTATAGTGGCAGTGTTTTGAGTACATTGGCTCTGCTTGCGTTTGCGGCGAAATATGCTGAGAAACCTGTGCATCCATCCCTTCAAGGTTCTGCAAACCGTCGATAGCATCCTCACGATGGCGCAGCGGTGCTCGTTGCGTGGATGTGGTTCTAGATGCTGCAGATCTAGAGTGGAGCAAGCGGTGTCTTGGCACTGGTTCATATTATCATGAATTGTGACACATGTCATGGTTTAGCTTTTCGGTGCGTTTAGAAGCGCGGCTTTCACGGCGGCCTCGACGGCAGATTGAATGAGCAGCGCCACTTCTGGCGTTACGCCAGCCGCCGCAGGTATATCAGCATTGGGTTCCGGGGTCGGTGCAGGAGCGGGACAGGGTTCGGGATCTGAGTCGGGTTCTGGAACGGAATCTGGAACAGAATCCGGCGTGGGTGTGCGCGTCGCTTCCTCCTCGGTATCAGGCGTCTCACTCACGCTATGTTTGGATGGAGGTTTGTGAATGAGTGCCTGGGTTTCGGCGTTGTCTGCCTCTGCGACATCGGTATGTGTTTGCGCGCGAGGAGACTCGTCTAGAGTTGGCAGTTCGCACTCAAAACCTTCTAGGTCCACGGTCACAAACTCTACCTCAGTTTGTTTCTTGTCCTTGGGTTGCCCTCGGCGGCTCTGAGGAGGCTCGGTGGGATACAGCTTGGCACTGAGCCAGTGACAGCAAGTAAAGCAGCACGGAAAGTAGAATTCCAAATTTTCTTTAGTTAGCTTGTTTCTAGCTGAAATCTGCGAGCAACATCTTCCAGTAAAAGCTACGCATCTGGAAACGCACTGACAAAAACCTGCCCATAGAGAAGCGCACCACAAAGAACAAACGCACATGGTTTCGTCCTCATCCCCGGTGGACGCGTCGCGCTTCGTTTCCTCATCAGGCTTCTTCAGTGAACAGTTAAAGCGCGTACACAGTCTACTGAAGAAATTCCAAATGTAGGGACATACACGATCTCGGTAGAGAATGATCAGTATATCAAAGATTATGGCTGCTGGTATTCCAATAGAAAGCAAAACAATTGTCGCAGTATCCATCTTTATCCTAAGAACCGACCACCCCGACACCAAAAGAAAGCCACAGACACGGATCACTGGAAAAGCAAATGCCAAGCGGCCTTTTTATTACTAAGAGTCATGTGGAATGGCGCAGCCTCATAGAATAGGGATAAAGTGCAAGTGATTAAAGCAAATAACAGCGAGTTACACCAACAGTTTTCAACATCACCATCTGTTTTACAGCTCCGAAACCAATACCGCACAATATTTATGAACTTGAGGCGTATACACAGCACTGCTAGTCAGTTCGGTTTCCACAAACACCTTTTCGGTAGTTGCGCAGACAGGACCACACAATACAGTAGGCTTCGGAGGAGCGACCTGCACTTCAGTCTTATCATCCTGATTGTTGTTAGCACTCGGATCCCAGGTGTTTACCACCTCCCACTCCACTCTCTGGTTCGCTTCATCTTCTTGGTGTCTTCGGCTCCAATGCGATCGCCGCCGTACTTCGTAACGATCTTTTTGACAACAGTGACTGCAGTCGTGTCGGCACCTGCACCATGGTCCGCAGTCACAGCACACCTCGTAACACAGTCCGCAGGTAAACGGCCAGTCGTAAATCAGGTAGATGAGGCCTACTAGCGATGTCATTCCGCCGGCTCCACATACCAACACGCCAAGAGGCCACATGTCTAAAACACTCCCAGCAGAATTGTTGGTACTCGGCGATGTAGCGTTCATGTTGCGGTAGCTGCTCGTCATCATCCCTATATTTCGGCAGTAACTCACTTTTCGGGTTATGTTGGTTTTGAAAAACTAGGATGAGATGTACATTTGCTCGTAACCAGTTGTTAACCTTTTTCTCTCTGGACGGTATCGAACAACGAGCTGTTCTGTGTCGTCTGAGTGGCGTTGACGGTAGTATTTTATTCGTTTCATCTTTCCCTGTCCAAACATTAACACTACAACAACGGTAATTACAAGTGCCAAAGCCCACACGGCATGCGTAGCTGGGGCTGCAACATCCTGGAGATAAACATCAACAGCAGAGCTAGATGTTGGTGGTGTGGAACTAGTAAACCTACAGAATTCAGGTGTAATGTTGGAATAGCTAGTTCCATTTCCAGCAATAACTGTGAGCTCAAAAGCTTGAGGCTTTGTATTGCAACTAGTCTCTGGTTTAAAGACGTATCTGCGGCTATCATTGTGCGTAACGTTATAAAGCATTAAAGTAATTTTGCTGCAATTATAACATAAGCTGAACCAGTGATGTTTCGTTTGATGAGAACTCGAGGTTTTACATAATTCATGCTCAGTTGTTTTATTCTGAGTATTGTTATAAAGCAGTAGCCACGTAGTTTGATGATGGGCAGCATCGCTACAATTCGCTGTAAAATTAACGGTTTGTCCTACCGTTGCATTAACAAATGTTATTGTGAAGCCCATGGTAGCATTTGCAGTCGTTGAAGTACGTGTTGTTGTAACACTCGCAAAGCTGGTCACGTTTGTTGCTGTATTAGTTGTGTGTGTTGATATACTAACATTAGTAGTTAATGTGCTAATGCTAATATTATTTGTGGTTGTACTAGATGTATAAGTAGTACCAACTGTAGTGTTAGCAGATATAGGACTAGTAGATGTATTTGGATAACTTGTGTTGTTGGGAGTACTTGTTATTGCTGTGCTAAAGGTTGTATTACTTTTGCTAGTTGATGTATTTGTACTAGTAGCAGCTTGTGTTGAGGTGCTTATACTTTGGGGTGATGTCACAACGCTTGTTTGAATTGTGTTTGTGGTAGATGGAGATGATATTGTTGAAGTAATTGTTGCATTGGTGGTAGTAGGTACTGTTGATGTATTGTTTGAAGCAGCATAGCGAGAAAGTATAGCGATGAAAATGTAGATGGTACGATCTGTTACGAGGTAGCTTATTTTGAAATGCATATTGGAATTTACGTGCTGTATAGTCTTGTAGTTTAACAGTCGTTATACCTAAGTGACCGTACCTCTGTCTGGAATACCTTTATAGGTTGTTCGTATGCTGGTGTGCGTCATTGTTGCGTTGACGTTTCCACTTAACTACTCTTCAAGTACGAAGTTGTTTAGAATATCAAAAATTTCGAGTTTCTAGGGAACAAACAGTAATTAGATAATGTCATAGCTAAAAATAATAAAAACATGTAGTGAAACGGATTACCTACGTAATTTAGATGTATATGAAAATTATTGCAGAAACTGCGCGTTGTACCAATCCGCGTATTAAACACTTAGAACGATGCTGCTGGAATCATAATAGTTATGTTCACAACACTAAATGGAGCGTAGTCCTACAGTTTAAAAATGTCATGATTATAACTAAATTATATAAAACATAAAAAGAACGTACTGTAGTAATGTTTATAAACATTTCAGGTGCTAAGTTCGGATTCATTAGTAGTTACCTATATTACTAAAATATAGATATATACAGTTAATATCAGCAAAACATTTTTATATAAGGTGTATTAAGTTATATTGTATACTAACCACCTGTATTTGGTGAGGACAATGAAAACAGTAAAGATAGACAATTAGATTTCAAAATGATCCTGGAATGATTAAAAAAATTAGATATTAACAGAAACATGAAATTACTTAGATTGTTGGGCCATCATAATACACACACACACACACACACACAGCGAGGCTCATGCTAAATCAGTTTCCTAAATGTTATAAATTATCGCACTCTTTCATTTGTCCCAGTATAAGTATGTACATAGCGTATACAACAATGTGCATCATAATTTGCCTAAAGATTATAATACCAATAACCATGCAATTATATGTGTACTTCCTAATTCATACTATGTGTCATTTCTAACAGGAAGTTTCGTTACCGTATTGGTCCAAACTACGGTACCTACTGTACTCACTGAATTGCATACCATCTGCAACACATATACACACATACACACAATATATAGCAACACATGTGAATTTCAAAATAGATCTCATGGTTATACAAATTAAAGTCATAAATCATGTCATAACTTTATTTATTTACATGCATAGGAAATCTTTGTATATGCAACACGTTAGGTTCTTCCGTTATCATAGATGTACAGATAATTCTAACTTTTTTTACATATTTGTATAAACATTGTGTTTCCGTTGCAGTGATGCAACGCACTTCCTAAACATCTGCACAACGACTTGTGGCAGCCGGAGCCAGCAAGCCACAGCGGCGCATATGATCAACACTACAAGTATCCAAAGACCATGCAGTTCTCGGGAAGCGTATTGAGCTTCATAGACGACGAGCGAAACATTGTATGTAAACGATGTGGATGCTGATATCGATAACGATGTGAGTTGTGTTGTCGACACTGATGGTGTTGTAACGGGGCGCGCTGTGGTCCACCATGGATGAGAGTAGGTACTACAGTTATGGAGAATCGGAATGGGTGGACCTGGTGTACTGGTAGTATTACTCCACAAACGGGAGTAACCAGATAATAAACAATTGGTAGCCTTGTTAGTACATTGAAATGTAGGCGTACCTCCAGACGTCAATACTAGATAGTTCCAGTATAAGTCCTGTCCACAGAGTTTGACAGTCTCATTATGAATTACCGTGGCGTTCACAGCACCTTGAACAATCAACGTGACCGTTCCTGGGAAGGTGCTGTTGAAACTGCAGGATACATTGTACACACTCTGGTTAGTGGAATGTTTAGAAGCATAGGTAATACCCATGGGAGTCACCTGGGTTCTTTGAGTAATGTTCATAATGTTAGTAACGTTGTCATATGAGAAACAGTCATATGTCCCGGGTGCATGGGGAGATACAGGCCATCGCATTGTGAAGCCATTTGTATTACTCGCACTAGTCTTAGACTCGTCATTTGGAAATATTGGTGCATGGTTTTTATACATGTAAACTTGTGTGGTAGCATTTTGATCACATGCTGTAAAATAAATGCCCCTAGTACATTCTCCAGAGACAAATATACACGTTACCGTGTATGGACCTGACAGTGTTTCGTTTTTTGTTGGACCACTAACAACCTTGGTCATGTTTATAGGAAGCTGATACTTCATATCTGTATTACTGGTATAATCTTTCGAAGCACAGCGTAACGCTTCTCCAGAGGTGCCGGAGGGCCACATCATGAGCAGTATTAAGGCATGCGCATGTTTGTGAGACACCGGCTGCATCATGGCCGTGCTCTTGACCTTCAAGTAAGTACCCAGCCCATAATTTAAAATAACAGACGGAAACTGTAACTGTTAAAATCAATAAATACTTTTATTATAAAAGCTGTAACAATCCTATTGAGTTCTGTGTTGTCTGTTGCGGCGGAGGTCGAACCACGGGTTTCTTCCTCACGATGCCCCATATGCAAAACCCAAACAGGCACAGTAAAGTGACGGCCATTACGGAGATAGTTACAATGTCCACGGTACTAAGGGTCATCTGTATTCGTACAGTTGTGCTGACAGGGTTCGCAGAAGTAATGTTCACGCGCGGGCCATACAGCCTAGGAACCGGCGATTAACAGCGCATATCTGAGTCTTGTAGACTCCAGAACCGCTCCCCGAGCATATTTATCCAACACAACCCTCACGCACATGACGAAACACATAGGCCGACACTACTTTCGCACATGTCCGTCCCAGATGGCCTGTTTGACACTTCGGTAGCTAAACCGTCGCCACCTTGGTTTCCGCAGGGGCTTCCGAGGCGAATATAGTTCGAAACCGCGAATACAGCATGAAAACAGACGATCGCACCGCCGTGGCTGTGCGAACCGCAATAGGCGTTGCAGTAGCCATCGGGCTTGTGAGTCTACTCATAGCCCTCATGTGGTGGCTGCTGGCCAAGTAACGATCCACACCATGAATTGTCGCACTAGATGTTTATTGTTTTGGGAGATGATGGGGGTGAGCGTAGTGTTGGCGGGCGTACTGGGTTTGACGGCGACGGTCCTGCTTCACATGCAGCACGTGTTGGCCGCCAACAGCACGTGCGCTGCGGGAAACAACACGAGCAATACCACAAACGTTACGGGCTGTTCGACGTCGTCGTAGCCGTGCGACGCGGGGGAATGCGGCGCGGTGGCGGAGGACGAGGAGGACGCGGGGGTAGAGAGGGCCTAGCAGTACTGAGAGCTAGGACCTGGCTACCTTCGGTTCCTCCCTTCTGTTGGCAACAGTTATTGGCGCCCGCAGCCGGTGTCTTGACGCCCGATGACTGTTTGCGACAACGAAAGCTCAATAAGCGTTTGGAAAGAGAAGGCTTCTTGGTGGCCTCTTTGTTGTGTCTCTTTAACAGCGTGGCGAGATCCGTGCACTGTCGATTGGCGTGACAGACGCGTGTTGTTGGTTTCTGGGTATCATCACACTGAACGGCAGGCGATGAGGGAGGCGACGGAGGTGATGCAGACGACATAGCGGAGACACCCGAGGCGGCCTGAGCAACAGCGGCGTCGGCGTCGCTCGGACAGGGGTTCTTAGCTGTCAATCTCTGCAGGCGGCGCGGCCACAGCGACTTGCGGTTGCGGTGACGGCGGAGAGGCAGCCAAATACAGCACTTGGTCGACAGAAACAGAAGGAAGGCCATGAAAAGTCCTAGGAGAAACACAACGCAAAGAGCAATCTGAAAAAAGCGACTAGTAAAGTCCATTATCCATAACACGGTGTCCATACTGGCGAGTTTGTTCGTATAAAAGTGTCGGATGAATGTGCGGCGCCAACACGCAGACCTTATAACGCCTTAGGAGGCGAGCGGGCAGGGCGGGGAGAGGAATCATGATAGTCGGAGCGGTGGCGCGAAGCGAGTTTGCGGCGTGCACCCGTGCCACTGAGCGCGCTGTCGTTGTTGTCGTGGTGCCGAGGCGGACGCGGAGGGCGGGAGAGGCGGCTGCCCTGGGCGGCGGCGGTAGCATGATGCAGGAGCACGGAATGGAAAGTGGACGATGAGGAGGAAGAGTCCGCAGTTGTGTATGAAGTGTGCGTATGAACAGGGTGATGGCATGCGCTTCTGGGTGAAAGCGAGCGTGTGCGAAGAGCTCGATTGGGACCTTCCGTAAAGGCTGTATGATTATCATTTGCATGCAGCTGTGCGCTTGGCGTAGGGTTGTCCGATACGGCAGAGAAGGACGAGATTAAGGCGTACACAGGCACAGAGACGGCGCGAAACACGCGTTTGCACAGCCTGTACGTTGCGGACATAGGAAGCAAACGCTGCACGGCAAGGTAGCGAGTGCGCTGGCGGAGCGAGAAGCCGCAGCAACGGCAGAACTCGTTGGTGAGAGCTAAGAGAAAAGCCACGAAGAGAGTGGTGACTGTAAAAGCGAAAGTAAAGCGAAAGAAGGTGCACATGACATACATATAGGACAGCATGGTGGCGCGAGGGCTAGCTGCAGGATTGAGGAGAAAGCCCTGGCTTGTCAGTATGCGAGCAAAATGCTCGCCGGAGCGAAGTTTATGAGCACAGGCGGGCATGGGCGGGAAGAGGCGTGCGATGACTAGTCATCAGTCAGGCCGAGGGAGCGAAGCAGAAAGTGTGTCCTAGCGAAGCAGGTAAACACAGGCGCTGACAGGCAGCAAGTGTATGCATGTACTGGCAGGTGAAGGTGAGCTGCGCAGGTAATCCTGACGCACCTGGACCTGGGCGGGCCGGTTACCCGGCCGTCTCTCAATGACGGTGTTTTTGAGGCGAACATGTTCGGCCCGAACCCGCTGGGCATACGCAGCGGACTGTGTAACATGCAGTTACAATACAATCACACAGCACACACGAGCAGTCACAGAGAGTGCAGCAAGCCCGAGCTAAACCTGATCGACAGGTTGGCTGCCTGCCAAGTCTCCCGGGGGAAAAAAGACAACCGCGTGACACGGCGACCGGCGGCGAGGCATAACAAACATGTCCCCGCTCCCGCGAACCCCCCGGGTGCCCCCCGAGACCCCATGCTGTGCCCGGCCTCCCTCCTGTGCGACCACCCGCTGCGCTCGCTGTCAATCATAGGCCTCCTGCTGGGCGCTGTCAATCAATGCGCTCCATTGTTCTATCTGTTGGCTTTGTGACCATTGTTATTTTTTATTGGCGCGATGCCCGTAACGTATGTTTTCAATCAGTATTCACATACATGTTTACTGATCACGTATGTGCAATCTCATCTGGCCGCACGCCAATGTCTCCTACCAACCCTCACGGCCACTTGCCATTTTCAGCCCCCCGCCCAAAACACCCCCCACCCCCTTCGCCTCGCTGCCACTACCCGGAGCCCCCGCCGAGGCCTCATTCGCCATACAGGGGAGGAAATGTGCTGGCGTTCTGCCACTTTGCACGCTTTGCCAGCGTCCCATGCTATAAAGCTCGCCGCTTCTCTCCCTCGCCTCACGTTCTGAGCTGAACGCCTCCACTTCTTGAGACCCTCTACCCAACTCTCAAACAGCCACCTCTCCAACCATGGCAGACTCGACCACCGGCCCCGACTTTCGCCACCCCGAGGACGACCAGCTAGTGCCGCAGGTACTTGTCTCTACTTTGTACCGCTTTCTCGTCTGCTCGCCATTGCTACGCATCTCTTTATCCCTTTCTTTGTCGCTTTTTAGGGCCGTCCGTCCTCGCCCTTATGTCCCGACGTTGCCGTGGTTCCACTTTCGCCTGAAATGCCTAAGTTGACCAAACAGCCCGAAATGCCTTCGACTATTCCAATCTGCACTTCACCTGAAGCTCCTCCGAAACCGCCGCGCCTGCACAAACAACGGATACAATCGACCGATTGTCAACGCCCATCTAAAGCCGGCTCCGACAAAGAAGAAAGCCCCAGCAATCCGCACTCTACATCCAACCCAACACCAAAGCCACCATCGAAACCACTATCGCACCCCGCACCGGAGCCCACGCAGAATCCGCAGCGCAAACGCCAGAAGACCGTGTTAAAGCGTCCTAGCCACCCCCCTCCACCGCCTCCTACCCAGTCCGCCGTCATTCCCACCGTGTGTGTTAGTCCCCCTCCCTCAGCTCCCCCTTCCAAGCCTCCCCCCGTTCCTCCCAAAAGACGACCCGAGTTACACCTGCCCCTCAAAGGTCCCCGCATGGTTTCCATTGAGCTCCCTTGCCTCACGGGTAGCGGCTCACCTACCTATGACTATCCTGTTAATTCGGCTCGTACCCTGTTATAATACAATCCATCCGTAGTAATCACGCCGAAGAAGGCTGTGTCGTCTCTTTCTCCGCAGCCCGTTGCCTGCGCCGCTGCAACCACCGCTCCCACCAGCCTCGCATGCGGAACCGACCCTTAACTCTCTTCCACCACGACGCTTCGTCGGCTGCTCCTGGATACTCCAAGATGGCAGCGGGGCAGGACGCCACTGAGACATACGAACAGGTGGACGACCGCGACGAACGTGACGAGTCGGAGTCCAGAGTCAACGAGCGACTCCGTAAGGCATGCCCCCGCCAGTCCCCGCACTGACACCACACGTCATGCGCCCCCTTGATTTGCAGTCTCCACTGCGCCTCCACCTGCGCCGGCCAACTCTCCGGCCGTGGGAGAATGTCCTCCGCGAGCGGCACCACGTATTCAATGTGCGCCTTCCAGTCCATGCAGGCACACCACAAATCGTGGGAGTCGTCAGCGACTCGGCGCCATGCCAACTCCCGCATAGGCATGTGTCCCACAAGCCCGCAAGAAACGACAGGTTCCATGTTAACTGTGCGGACTGTAACTCGAAGTGTGTCTAAAGTTGTATGTTATCGTGATAACTGTGTAGTGCGATTGTCTAACTCATCCCTGATAACCCGTGTTGTCATTGAATTGCATGCTGTCGTCTGCATTACTCATGTACGTTCTCTCCTAAATGAAACAGGCCTAGATCTATAAAGAAATCGCAAAGACATTCTGGTTTCTGTTTTGTTTCATTTATTCGTGTCGTTATTAAAACATAAACGCAGGAAAATATATCTTTAGCGTATCTTCAGGAAACACATGCCAGATAATGGACAATGCGCAAATCATTAAATGTAGTGTGCACACTGTCGTACACCAACATACATGCCACCAGTCGCGAAACCAAATAGCCCTGCAGAATGTCCATAAATAGTTATGTGTCAGAAAGTCCGGCTTAACGTGAGGCTCACACGTAACCCATATGATGTCGGACATGTTCAACGAAAATCGCATTTCCACTTTAGTGGTAGTCCAATCTATTTCGTAATATCTTAAATCGTATTCCAGTTTATCTGAACTGAGTTTCATGTCTTTTTCAAAAAATTGGAGATCCTCAATTCCTTTGTCGCGGTATACCACAACCTGCACAAAGTAAGAGTCTATGTTTCCAGTGATGTATCCCGTCATGAACAGCTTGCCGCCCTCCAGGTAACATGCTGTCTGTTGAACGGTGTATAACGCGCGTCGTGCAGCTAGCTCTTCTTCGGTAAGCACTGGCATCGGGAAATCCCAGCCGAATGTCAGTCCGAGCTGCAGCGCAACGCCGCCAAGCACCAATATTGCTAGAGAAACCGCCATCTCGAACGTTTGGAGCCGTAGCAGCTAACATTGTGCACGGTGTTTCTGATTTATAACAAAAAGCGCTGCACGTAAGATGTTACGTGTATATCGAATGAGAGCCAACTCCAACCCACTAGGCTTAGTGCCCGATTGCCTAAGCAACTAACTATAGAGTCGCATAAAAACACAGCACTCGTTATTCTTTATGGATAAAAACACTTTATTGCACATATTTTGATGAACATGTTACTGTAACACTATCACGGTGTCACAGCCATGTTGTCCGTTATGAGGTAGTTGCGGTTAATTGTCCACATGAGCACCACAAGCCTTGTCTCTTCTATGACCCGGCAATTCCAAACATGGTGTCACATTGAGTGACAGATCATCAGTCTGCGATGCTTCGTATACTGTCAGCCGCTCCATCTGTAACACATATAAAACTCGTTATGGTTTTGTTCCAATGTATGTGAGATATTACCCATCAGCTATCCGCATTGTAAAAACACTATAACATGATACACGGCAAACAGTTTACCTGCTCACACCTTGTTGTTAATGGACACCTCGCCGAACATACGAACATGGACGCTGAACTTTGCTGCGATGAATGTTACGATTGCGCATCCGACGGCAACGTAAAATGCCAATCTCGCAAGCAGGATCCAGTCATTGTGGCGAGATACTCTCTCGGCATACCAAAAGATACTGGTATGATCAATTTCAACTTGGACCTCATTCACATAGCAGACAAACGTTTTAGCCAATCCATGATCGTGATACATGCGCAAGTCAACGCGGTATATGGTAGGAGAGACAGCTTCGTGCACTTCCCATGTTCTGGTATTAAGCGTAGAATGTGTCTGTTTCTCATGTGACCGACGAATGTTATCCCGGTCATGAGTAACTATCTCCACGCTTTGGAGTTTCGCAAAATCAGACCGAACAGTAAACGTAGCTGTCATCTTTCCACCCTTAACATGACAACGTGAATGAAGCAACTCATACGACGATGACAATGGTAAGGGACTTGCATCGATGGCCAACAAAAGCGATAACAGTCCCAATGTAACAAGAATCTTCATTTCGATGTTAGACAGTGTATCCCAGAATATAGGGGTGAAAGTCCGCAACTGTCCTACAGAAAGAGCGGTATGGAGTGAACGGTGTTTGCAGATATATACACTAGCAAACACGCCCAGGAAAGCCACGTCAGAATCATTGACGTAGACTCCATAGTGTCATTCTGTATACTAACCGAATATGGACACGGAACATTCGTCGTTAAGCGGTTTTAGGTACGTCATTAGTTAAAGTTACATGTGCATGTAACCACACCCGTTATAGGGACGTTGACGATTGTCCATCCGTCACGATGATTTCCAGGTTGCCGATCATTTCGCGTTTCACTCTCCCAAAGGCTTGGTGCTATAGACTTTGGAGTAAGTATCTATGGCGCCTGGCCTCTGGGGAAGTGGTACGCGCAATTCGGGACGCCCGTTCATGGAAAAACGACAGGGAGGGATCATGATACACAGATTTTTTAAGATCCATGCCCTTTGATTTTATCGACTGGATCTTGGCCTAGGTCGTTACTCTCAGCTAAGTGCAAAGATCCTGCCGACGAAATCATAGGATTCATAGTTGTGTTCAAGGATAACCAATTATTCGACCTAGCTACGTATCATTTACATATGCATTATCTAGACCATATGAGCATGCTGCTGGGTTACATCTGATGAATTTACAGACGCACACCGGAATGCATAAGCAACCAAACGGGATATAAAGGAAAACAGGGCGGGAGAGAACAAGTATATAATGGTGCATGGTATTATGAGCAATGCGTGTTATCGCTGACTGTCCTGTCGCTAATCGGGCGTGCGACGACCTGGACGTGCAAATGGTTGTATGGTACATATGCCTTATGAATAACAACCCCTTGCACATCCATGCCGAAACATGTTCGAAACACATCACAAAACACACAAATTAGTATGGTTTATCTTTTTAATACAAAGAATGAATAAAAATATATAACAGCATAATCTGAGTTTATTAATGACTGCCACAACGTCTGAGACAACGAACACGATCCAAGTCCTCAATAACATACAGCATTAATGCTGTAAGCATAAGTGACAGCAGGATCATAAGGAGATACAGCATTAGCGTAGCTCCTCCATACCGCTCCAGCAAGAACACGATGCCTTTTGGTGTTGTTTTTGGACACCCAAACAGTCCGCGGATGTTGAGTGCATGTCCATGGTGAAAGCGAAGCTCAGGATCACAGCCCAAGATGCGGATGGCTCGTTCGTAGCGCCTCATGAACGCATCACATGCGGGACCCTGGTCCGTAAACGGGCAATGGCGGCCTGCTTCCTTCTGATGAAGACCGTTGTCTGGCTGAGGCACACGGTCGCAGGTTTTCTCCATGTTGCCGTCTTGTTTCTGGAGCGTATTTGAGTCATTCCTCCAAGCGGAGGCGACACCAGATAAGACCAGCAAACATAGCAGGCTGCCAATCACCACGTTCTCATTAGAACCGCATGAGCCGCAGAGAGGCTTCATAATGCGTCGATGGCTCACGGACAATCTGACAGGTCACGTTAGACGGTGATTTATATCCATGTTGATGTCACGTGCAGGAAGACTGAGGCGCGCAAACCATGGACTGCACTCAACGACCGTACGCTGTGACTCCGTTTGCTAAGCAGTCATTTCACAGGGCCGATGGAGGTTTTCGCCACACCGATTTCGTAAGTTGATATCAAACTTTATGATCGGTGCGACGAAATCTTGATCGAGACCTTTTTTTCCACCAGCAGCAGCAATAAAGTTCATCGTGTCTGGGGCCGGTCAAACTTGAACATGGTTGTATAAAAAATTAATAGTTAATTTGACAACAGCAACATAAACAATACCCATACAAATCCAATACAATTTACCACGATACGAGTTATGAAATTCTTGATATTCACGTAGGTAGAAATTTACAATTTGAGTTAATTCATGTTCAGGCACACATTTTATAAATAAAGGTTTGTAATAATGATCCACTTGTATAACCACTTCTTTAAACATATAAGACACCGGTAAATGGAACTGGTAACGTAATCTGCTGGCATGTTCCAGACGCGCATGATGAATGATATCGTGATCCCTGATGTATGTTTTAGCTTCTTCCAGAAGTTGCATAGGATGAATTGAATGTCTATACATAGTATCATTCATAATCACTAATGGATGATCTAAATTTGTAGAAAAGGCAAACATTAATTTTCCATCATAATAGTTTCTCAAGTACACATGAAGCCACGTAGGATCCGGAAAGTCGCCAAGAACAATTCCGTTTACATGAAGCCGGCCATCTTCAATCTTGCATTCGGGATCCAATTCTGTATAGCCATATATACGTCTATCAGGTATTCCTGATCTTGGCTTATATGTACGTCTCTCTTGACATATTTTATTACAACGTTCGGCTGGAACGATGAGTAAAAGGCAGGTGAAAAGAAGCGCTCGAGGCAGGTGGTAGCAGTACATCTTAGGAGACCGCGGCATTTTGGCATAGACGTCGCAATCTTCTGTGAGAGTGCTAACGTAGCCGTCCTAAATATATTCAAAAGAAGAAGTAAACACAGGATAAGCGTAGCTACATTTGCATTGACGTGCGCTGCTTCGTTGGGTACTGCGTAGAACCACACGCAATTGACGAATAATTAACCGTTAAGATGAATTTGCAATCGTATACGTCAATGCAATGTGTTTCCATGAGTTACAAGTTCTGCAAAAACACCCCTGTCAATCCTCTTTTGATGACAGAGGGCGGTACGGTATACGTGGCACGAAGCACTTCCAGTAGCATTCCCCAATTGCACAACCTATGGCAATCACAACAAGTAAGATGGCCGTTCCCAACATGATATCCATGCACCATAGCCATGCAATGGTCGCATATCTTCCTTCATACACCAGCCTTTGGAAATCCCCATTGAATAAGAAATCCCAGGAGGCTATTGTTTCGGGGTAACACGGGATGGCGCACGCGCATTCTCGACATTCTTTCAAAAGGATACGACCCAGGTCTGCCGGCGCAGGTGTCCGTGTTGTAAGACAGATGGTGTCATTACTGGAAAATGTAGTATTCGGCATAGGCAGGCATCGTTTGCGTTGAGAATTTTCCCGGCTCTCGTAGTACGGAAAAACAGTGGTTTCATTTGGAAGCGCTTTTCCCATCATACACCAGGTAACGTCCAATATCCCTCCCGTAATCGTGCAGGTAGCATTGGCATCTTCGATATCCGACTCATCTGCTAATGCCCTATCCTGAATCCAAAAGTAGGCAAGCAAGAACACAACGAGCAAGCGCATATTGAAAAGAGGGTTATTGCTCGCTTTGCTCTTGAGTGGCTGACCGTGTGAGATAAATGGTAATTTGTGTCTACTTATATGCCCTGTGAGAATATTCCCACCCAGTTTCATTTGTATCACGCGCACCCATTCTCCCAAATAATGACATAATACTTTAATTATAATTAAACAGAGGATATACTTTTTATTTCACACAACAGTTTTGTAATCAGGCTGAGCACGATGACTCGGTCTCATAACTCTCAGAACTCTGAGAGCTCTGGTCGTCGGCGTATGGGCAGGGATATCGTGGGAAAGACCAGGCAGCTCCGTTCAGCTTGTCGTAGGTATAGAACATCCATCTGGTGGCCAGCCATCGGTAGCACTCGGTGCTGTTGGGTCTGTCCATAGCATCAAGCTCATCATAGAAACGAAGCTTCATTTTCAGGTACCACCGATCAAGCTCGCGTTCATACTGAGCCTTTTCCGCTGCACTGAGGTTCTGGTACGCTCTAATTGAATTAATGGCATCTTCCATATAGAAAGTGTCGGCAACAATGACGATAGGGAGCACGGCCAACAGGCCAAGCACAATCAGCCTCATCGTTTCAACGATAGATCAGCAGTCCCGCTGTCTAGTTAGCTGTGTATGCCTGTGACAGCTCCGTCAACCACTTTCTTCTGAAGCAAATGTTTGCCAGGGCAGTTTAAACTGGCGTGTCGAAGTGCCAACTTGGCACGGCTTATATGTATCCTAGATGGATACGTCAGTCAAAGTCCCTACGTAAAACATGTCCAACCTGCGTTTTACCTGACGCACAGACCATTGCTTCATGTCCCGGTGTTTTAACACGGAAATCCGCCTTTCTCACGGGTAACAGTCCGGTTCCTCATTCCCATATGCCGTAAAACCAGTAGGAGCGCCCGGTAAGGCTCCAGTGCATCTGAATCAGCATGCAAAGCATAAAACTCCATCGAATAAACATCAGAAACAGTCCCCAGTAAGCATGCAGGAGTCGACCTTCAAATATGAGCCGATCCAGTTGATCGATAGAAGCCCAAAAGGGGAACCATGAGATCCTCAGCTTAGGCTCACATGTAATGAGATGTGCATCACAGTATGCACAAGGATGGACGTACAGATTTATAGCCGTTACATGTTTTGTAAGTTGAATGTTTTTCAAAATATATCGTTGTTCATATTCTGTAGACACATTTTGAGGCTCAGGCAATTTTTCTGAAGAAAACTTTGTGATTACGTCGGCACTAAGATACAGATCAGGAGCGGTAGCATTGCCAGAGTATGTCCACATCGCATCCAGGTAGTTATCATTAATCAGATGACATTGACTTCGAGGGTTTTCCAAGTGGTAGTCCGACACTAGTTTCGTTGCAGACAATGACGGTAAAGGAACATTCTTCATCAAAAAAGAATCAGACACTTTGCCGTCAGTGTTCATATTGTTAGGATCTATCTCAAACATCGGTGGGTGAGGCGGTGGCGACACACTCAAAATTAGTGTGTCGATCCATGCCACATACATTATGAACCCCGATAACACGAACAAGTTTAGCAGTTTCATGGTTGCGATAGCTTGGTCCTGGTGCTGTTTGCGGCAACAGCACCAGGACGAAGCATTCTTATGTAATTTAGTGACGTGACAATGACCGGGTTGGTGCCTGCACGCCTCCTTGTCATAGATCCAAAAAATGTGTACTTTTAAAAATCGCGCCATTTCCAACGGTCGTGACGGTCAACGGTACGGTGTGTATCGTAAGTGACCGGCCGTATGACCTTGAACGACCTTGAGTGATGGTAACCTGTCATTTATGATTTATGGGATTCATGTGAAGGGCTTTACGGAGACGCAAGTAAAAAAAACCACAAACACTGAGGCTTATGATTAATAGCTTATTTCGCTGTTTTTATTAGGAGCACTCAGACAACAGGTTGTTCAGGGAAAGTGGACGAAAAGTACTCGGGATACCATTTGTCAGCAGTGAGAGGCACAATAGCCATCATCAGCACCAACACCTGATCCACGTAGAGCAGGAGCGCAGCCCGAATAGCGTGGCGGTCAAACAACGACCGAGGGTTATAACACAGCACCATCAAGATGTCGTGGAGCAGAGCTAGTGTAATCAGGTCCACAATGACAGCAGTGAGCACCGCTATCCATTTCTGAGCGGGCGTCCATGACTGATAGTACACGATCGCGCAGAAAAGTGGCAGGGCGAGAACCAGGCAGGCAACAACAAGCCGTCCGCGTGGGCGGGTGGAGGCCAGAACACAGGCAAACACGGTGCAGCTGAGTTCCAACACCAGGGAAAACACATAAGCCTGCCACAGTACGGTGCGTTCCAAACACATACTCCAAATCACCAACGCCCATGTGTTCAAGGCAGTGTAGACCACAGCAGCGGGCCATACGCTGAGGCGGTAGGTTGTCTTTCTACGAAGGTTGAAACGCAGAACAGTGGGAACGATCATCATCCAGATAGGCAGTGTGTCTTTTAGGTAAGGTGTCTGGATTCGCCAAGAACTCATGATGCACAAAAGACATAGTCCCATGGTGATGGCCAGCTGGATGGCCATGGCCGTGTACACTCTGACCAGCCACACGAAACGCCGCATCCATCGCATGACTTCTTCCACATCGTCGTTGTCCTGATGGCGAGCGGTCGTCTGATAGCCCATGCTCCCCGAGCTTCTGAGGCACATCGCATGTGCGAGCCGGGTCTTATAGACTAGCTTCAGTTTTTACATCTTTTTAGTGTTCTAGGTTTTAACCTGGGCATTATTCCAGCTAAAAGAACTGAAAACGCGATTGAAAGGTACATGCCAAATATTAGGGATTAGCATGAGAAACGTGACCTGGAATAACGCGTAGTATGACACATACAAAGTCAGTGACCCCTGTATTATCTGCTTCTCCCACAAGTGTTTGCGATGTCGTTGCGTCATCCAGAAAAACAGTATCATGAAAAGATCCAGAAACACAGTGTAAGTGCTCAACATGATGTGTGTGACCGTGGTCGGGTTGGAGGCCGCAATCGCAAGCAATGCCACTAAACTGGATGCTCCTAAGGTCAGAATCATAGCGTAGCGACGAACAGGTCGATCGTATCTGTTCTCATCAAAGTTGTCAAAAAACGCGGCAGTGGTTGTCAGTGTGAAGAGTGCTACGGAGATGACGTGAGCGGCCAAGGCTTTAGAGACTTCGCCGCAGAACCCGAAGACAGTGATGCTGAGCGTAACCCAGACAACATATACGGTCATGGTAAACAGGTCGCTGGGTTGTCTTTCCCATCGGATGATTAAGCAGGCCAGACAGATGACTGGCAGTAGTATGGCCAGAATGGGAGCCGGGTCGTTTTGACACGTGTTATGCCACTGAGGGTAGCTGAACCAGATGTAGAGAGTGAAAACAGCAGTGACAGTGAACTCGAAGATGAAATAGCTATACACCTGCACGAGGATCTTAAACCGCTGTATCCAGGCGGTGCTTTCGTTAAACCGAACTTGGAATCGAAAGGATTCCATGATCCTCAGATCTGAAGTCGTCTATCCCCCACAGGTACATGAGAGTTCAGAGAATAAGATGGAAAGACAGTCTGAAGCGATGTTAAACAGATAATAGTCTGATTTTCGTGAATCATCCATAAACAGAAGAGGGCGAGCAAAATGTCCTGTTGAAACTGCCATTCCAAAGTTGGCTCACACCCGTTAACATTTTGTGAGGATCTAGAGTCCACAGGCTCGGTGTCAGAAGATACACGTACATATAGTACATGACAATAAGTATGTCCACATACACTATGCAGGCGGAGACCACGTGTTTCATGGTTAGATTGAACTTTGTGATATAGATGTTTTCCCAGATGATAATTCCCATGCTGCCATGTAGAATGATTGACAGCCCATTCCGCATGACCGAGTGGCTTAGCTGTCCGAAGTAAAACAGGAGCAACAGAAAAGTGCTCACGAGGGTCGCAACGTATCGACATTTTGAAGGTAATGGTCGCGAAGACCATAGAGCTAAGCCGCTGCAGGTTAGGAAAAAGGTTGCCGTGAACAGCAGACTCAGACCGGCTGTGATTCCATCGGTGCAAAAGCTGATGAGGGTGGATCCTATACAGGCAAATACAACGATGTACAATAACCCATTGCCCATATGAATCATGTCGTCTTGTCGATGGTCAAACATATTCCACACAAACATCAGCAGCACGGGGACGATAATCAGGATAAACGCCGGCTCCATTCTGCAAATTTCGGTATTAAAAACCATGCAGTGGAATTGCGATTTGAAGGCTCCGTAGGAACAGATACAGACGGCTATCACGAAAAGCAAGCACAGGTAGACGCTGGCGAGTGGAAGGTGTTGCCGCAGCCAGCTAAGCGATGATCGCTCGTCTAGATCGAGCTGGATCATAGGAGCGGGTGGGCGATGGACCGTGAAGGGTTGCAAGCGAGGTGCGAAAGGCATGCTGACAGTGCTGTGACCTTGACAGTCTTATCGCAACCAGGTGTTTCGAAACGTCTCGCAGAGAATTTAAAGAGTATGGCGTGGCGTGCATAGTGTCTGGCGAAGCAAACGTCATAAAGGTACGCGTGGATCACGATTTCGGAACGTGAGCCGAGAGCGTAGATGATCGAAAAACGCTAAACATGTTGTGAACGTTGGCGGACCAGATGTCCTTGGTCCAACAGAAAATGGAAACCTGATAAAGCACGATGAACAGGGTGTACAGCTGCAAAGAGCTGCTTTTAATTCGTTCGGGTCGCCTGTGAACGAGATAAAACTGGGTAGGGATGAGGAGAACAAAACCTAGACTGAATATTGCATAACCGGTAGCACGCAAGATGATACTGAGATTTTTAGAAAACAGTGCGATGAGGGAAAAAGCAACCGCGAAAGAAGTTATGAAACACCCAGCTAGAGGTCTGATCCAGTGGAGACAAATACCCGGGATTCCGTAGGTACAAAATAACAACAGACTCAGAACAAAAGTTTGCCAAATGGTATGGTCGTTTGTACAAAGATGAAACACACTGGTGGACAAACAAGTTAAAGTAACACTGTAGATCCAGGAGCTGGTTTGATCGACAGATTCTTCTAAAAGGTGAGACACCATGAACAAAACTACAGGAATCAAGAACAAAACGGAAGGAGCAGGATCTACGCGACAATTAGTGGCGTTGTTATACAACATGGGGAACGTGAAGCGCGCGAGGCCATACACGAGAACGGTGGCAACGACGGCCAAGGTAAAGCAGCCGTAGATTTTGAAGATACAGTTCGTCCGCTGTAGCCAAGAGATACTGGCTACACTCGAGCGCTCCATGTCCACACTCCTCATCCTCGGAATGGTAGATAAGAGTCAGCTTTGCGAGTTACCCGTGGTTACTTATACGCCTCCACTGCCGCATCCTTACGGCGTAACATGTGCTGTGTTAGCTGAGTATTGATTGAAGTAAGCTATGAGTGAGCTGAACATGCCGTCCCATCGAGCAGACCAGAGACCCGGAGTGAGGAGCAGTACGTTAGCCTCGTACAGTAGCACCCAATTGACATAAAGCATGATAGAAGGCCACCTGATTTCATCTACGGGGTGCTTATGTCGAATGGCTACGGTTTCCATGTAAACGTCTATGGAGGTCAACACTAAAAACAAGAAATACATAGTAATAAACAGCATATGGGAGGGTGCTAAATGTCCAAAGGAATAAATGAGGCTCATGGTGAATAAGACGGTCATGCTAAACAGCATGGCTAGCATTTTGCGCCGATACATCTGCATGTTGTCAAACACAGCCGCGGCGCTCTGCAGGATGAACATGAGCGCGGTCAGCAAGAAACTCTGAAACGCCGTCCAGTCGTCGGTACAGGTGCTAACCAACAGACATGACACTGTCATGTAATAGAGTTCCCAGAATAAACCATCTATAGTGTGGGCAATGCGCTTTGGGGTATTTTCTACGATAAGTATGGCAGCCGGAATGCACATCATGAGTAGAGGCGCGGGGTCCTTCACACAGTCTACAGTTAGGTAGGGCCTGGCTGTTCGATACACGCCGTACATGGCGACGGTCACAGCCACTTCCATTCCCAGCCAGGCATAGACCTGGAAAATCATAGTAAAGCGCCTCAGCCAGTGCATGTTGAGGTGCCATCGGTACTCGCTTTCCATGCTGTTCGTGTTGAGACAGGATAGGAAATGATGGTAATAAATGAGCAGATACACAGTGTTTATATATCAAGCGTTCGTTTAATGAACATTAAAGGAGGCGTGACCTCATAACCATGGGTCCTCCGCCTTCCAGGGAAACGACCACATAATCACATTGTTATAGTGTACCAGGTGAAAAATACAGTACAGAAGAAGTGAAATACTCATGGCTCGTTCATTAGAGCGTTGCTGTCGCCGCACATTACTAAGCTGTAGACACATGGCGTTCATGAATCCCACAGTCCCAATAATATACAGGGTTTGTGCTATCCACCAGAGCGTGACCGATGGTTGCGTTACGCTATGTACAAAACAATTAGCCGCCAACGCGCCGGCACATAACATGTCAGAAAGCACTTGCCGCTCGATGAAGGGTTTCCAGTTGCTTCCATCGCTCACATAGATCATCAGGATAAACAAACAAAAGGTAGCTATCCAGCTCTGAATGACGGTCCAGGTGGCGACGCATCCGCTGAACCATACGTGGGAAAAGGCTATGTGTATGACGCAGAATAAGGCAACTCCGCAATTCTTCCAAAGAGAGACTTTTCGTATGACGCGGTTGATGTAGGATTCTTGAATGAAGACGAGCGCGGGACTCGTAATCATAATCTGTCGTACGGGTTCCTGTGCACAGGTGTCGAATAGGTATTGTTGGCACCGTACCAATCCGTACACGAGGACGGTGATGGAGACTTGAAAAGCTAACCAACCATAAACTGACCACACGTGGATGCTGCGATTCAGCCAGATCACATGGTTGGTTAGTTTAGTCACCATTTTCGAAACCATGGGTGATAGCGGCGGAATTGACTGTTGGACGGGTTTCGTTCTGGGTGCTGGATGGAGAAAAGTGTTGCATCCAGCTCGTGAGCCTCTCTAGGGAGCTCTCAGTAGTGAGAATGAGAAGAACTAGCAGATAGCAATAGATTAAGTCCTCGTAGAGACAGAGACCAAGGACACATGTCTCTTGGCTGGAAGAGACTTTAGACAACTGCGAAGTGTCGAAAACCGTCACCCCCAACATAAAAGCCAACACAATCACGTAGTAACCGAGTAGAATTTTATTTGGTAGAGACAACGGTTGCAACGACAACGCAACCAAGGTAATAGTGAGAATGAGAAAAAAGATAAGACCGAGAGTGCGCCAACGGCGATAATGCAGGTCTCCAAGACAGGCTAGCCCCGTGCAGGTGACAAATAAGATTCCCGCCAACAGCCCAGACCAAGTAACCAGTGTAATGTCAACACACAAGTTAGCCAGCACCACAGCCGTAGCCGTAACTAGCGTGTAAATCGTTAACACGGTCCAGCTGTTTGAGTGCTGCTTTTTGGCGTGAAGGATAGTAAGACAGGCGTTGGGAATAAGCAGGCTCAGGGCTGGCAGAAATCCAGTTTGGCAAATGCTCTGGGGAATCTTCACATAAGGCGCAGCCAAAATCATGAGCCCACCGATCACAAACGTACAGGATACTTGCAGAGAGACAGTACGATACAAATGAAGGCTAAAAAGACAACAGCGGTGAGACAGCTTCAAAGACTGGTTTTGTATTCGAGTCTTTTTGATAAGTCGCATGACTTGATGGCCTGTCATGGTGATGATGGCTAAGACTTGTATCGGCAAGTGAAGATAAAAAAGGCAAATATATGGAAGTTACTTTTATATATACAAGGTTCTGAATTTCTTCCTCTGGTCCATTCAAGGACTGTTCTGTAGTAGGAACCAAGCCCAAGAAGGTTCGGTGTGATTCATCTGTTGAATCATGTTTCCCATCCATTGATTAACAGAGAACATCATGCTGATGATGTTGAAGAGCGCGATGATAGCCGTATACACAGCCAGGCTGCGAGCAAGTTCAGCGGCCTCGGTGAGAATCAGTTCAGACGATGTGGGATAGATAATTAGCAGCAACTGGTGCACCAGAAGGTAGGAGACAGCACTATCAGGCATAGATAATTAGCAGCAACTGGTGCACCAGAAGGTAGGAGACAGCACTAATCAGGCACATGTACATGACGGTGAAGATCTTGTAAATGATGGCCGCCTTGGCAAAGGTCAAAAAGAAAACAAAACATAACATGCACCATCCGTAGACCACGAAAAACATTCTCCAGCGCACGGCATTACGGCCGGCATAGAACACAATGGAATTGCAGAGCACGATCACCACTGCAGTCAGAGACAAGCCCAAACCGAGATTTTGGCGCGGGCAACAAAAACCTGTCATAACGCACGTGCCTGTCTCAATCAGCATGCACATGAATGTGGCGGAGCCCGAGCGATTGATGAGTTCTTTTTGGTAACAGCATGCCAACCCGAGGCAAAGAATAGGGATCAGCATGGCGCCCGTGGGCACTGCACAGAGCAGGCATAGTTCTGTCACGCTGGGAAAGCTGAACCAAAAAAGCGCACACACGCTTAACGTGGCGGTCACTTCAAACAAAGTATTGCTGTACACCGACACAATACTGCGAAACTTGTCTATCCATTCCAATAAGTTCTGGTGCATCCAGCTTTCGGCCAATTCGCTATCCAAAGGCTCCTGGAGGCTCATGGTGCGAAGCTCTTGTTTGTGGCTTTCTGCTCTTCAAACCCCGAGGTGTTGAGCGCTCTAAATAAAACCTCGGCAAACAGTCTATCTTATGCGAACGCCGGGCTTCGGAGTTGACGTCATTAATTGAGATTAACCTCCGCGGCCCACCACCGTCCTAGGCTGAAATCCAAGTCAAAGGGAGATGATGCAGTGTTACGCCAAAAATCAGGATCGACGATAAGAAGGCCGATAATATACATGATGAGGGTTTCTACGTAGATGCGAATGATGAGAACCAAAGTCGCATCTTCGAAGAGCTCCTGCTTGCCAATAATAGTCATGTCGTGTATGGACAATCCGATAACGAACGTTAGGAGAAGCGCGATATAGCCGCCGACCCAAAGAGTGTCCGAAGCAGGAAGCGCGATTAATGCCAGCACCATGAGTGCACTGTTCATTAGCATGACGGGGAAAAACCATCGATGAAGACGGCTAACCCCCATTCGTAAACGGGTAAAACAAATGAGCCCCAAGTTGAACATCATAATAATTAATGGAAGCAGACTGGCCATGAAAATGGCTTGAAAAGAACGGCAAGTGGCCATCATAATGAGAGCCGTTGCGTTTGGAAACATGTATATCACAATGAATACCAGCTGATGCATACAACGACACTGTCCCCAAACATGTAATATGAAAAGAGATAACATGGGCACAAAAAGAGAAAGTATAGAGTAGCGAGGTATGATGTTACAGAACTCACGAAATGAACTCGGAGAAACTATCCAAATGATCAGACTAACGATGACAGTGGAAGCCAGTTGTAATACAATAGCCATGCAAACTTGCATCCAGAACATAATGCGCCTCCCGAGAAGGCGTAATTCGTCCTCCATGTCGGTTTCGTTATTGAAGACTGCACCCATGAATGGATTGTTTCTTTATTAAGTTTACACAAGAAGCTAGCGACTTTTTGTAGCTGGGGATTAAGTGAGGGTGCTATTTTTGGCGTGCTCCACCCACTTAGGCATGGACATCATAAAGATAATCACCAGGAAGATGGCTATGGTATCTACATACAAGCGGATACCCCCCCGGATACAATACATGAACGAAGATTGGTAAATCACAACATATGTGTCATATGCCAAGATGAAGGCAAAGAAACTGATGGAAAAAGCTGAGATGGAATTGGTGAGCTTCGTGTGCCACGGCGCGGACTGAAAGGCCGTAGATGTCAAAAACAAGGCCAAGACGATGATGTACATGCCGATGATCCATTTCCAGCGACCGTAATTCAATCCCGCGATGAACGTGAGTCCGGTGAAAGCGATGAAAGTAGCCACGCTCATGATGTAGGCGGTGACGATGACATAGCCTTCCGAACATATGTTGAACAAGATGGTGGGCACCAGGTTCACACAGATGTAGAAGAAAAGCACGGTTAGATTACTGGGATGGCGCGCGCCCAGAAGGTAGCTGGTAACCATGCAAGTCAGCGGCACCAACAAAGTCAACACGGTGCTGTGGTTGTTAACGCACAAGTTCTGGTTTTGCGGATAGCCTAGCCAAATTAAGCTGGCAATCGCGAAAGTGCAGGTCAAGGCAAAGGTGTAAACGCCGTAGACACGCAGCCACACGACGAAGTTCTTAAACCACACAACGGCTTCTTCAGGCGTTACCATCAAGGGGGAACTGTCGGAAGGAGCGCTTTCCATGTTGTTCTCGGCGTTCTCCTGCTCAACCATTTCGCTTGTTGACAAAGACAACGTCTAGCCGCTACTTGCTAGGCGATCTAACTCTTATACACAACGCGTGAGACTTCCTGGGAGTTGGGCGTGGACACGAAGTAGAGCAAAGTGACAAACAGATACATCAAATCCATGTAAAGACAAAGCGCAGCTGGAATGTAACTCTCGTATTCGATACGATGTAGAGTGTCTTGTGTGTCACAGATCACTGAAGCGACAATGACCGCCAGGCCGCCAAACATTACCACCATCTCACCGACCTCGTCAGGAAAATAGTAGAAGATGGATGCGAGAATGATGATCAGGGCACTGGACGCCGTGACCAGTGGTCGATAAAACTCAACATCGCGAGCGAAGCGATATGTCGAAATGCTCAAAACGATAAACAGTAACACGGTACTCAGCATAGCATAGACGGCGGATCGGTTTCCGAATTGAAAGCCAGAGGTGGTAACGGCTACGGCCGTGAGTAATGTGTAAATGAGTGACACGAAGAGGTTTTTAGGAAATTGGGGCTCAGCCCAATTTAGAATACCCAGACAGATAACGGACAGCATCAGGCAGAACAGCATCATGCGCATATTACACACAACGTGTTCGAGGCGGTCGGGAAGCACCAGCCAACAGAGCGCACAGATGCTTAGAAATAGAAGACTTTGAAACCATAATAAAATGTAAACTCGTAACAGAAACACAGAACGAACGACCCGGACCTCGTCCGACAATTGCATGATGTTGACTCAGCTTTCACAAGTGATACGTGTGTCTAAATATGTAATGTGTTTCCCACCACTGCATGGAGAAATGACACGGTACACCGGAATTAGATAATTGAATACAAATGCATTGTTTAATCAAAGCAGTGAATATTAGCATTCAAGGGGTCATAAATGCTAACCCTTTCCAGGGAACAATGCCACTTTTTCATATGTTTAGCTCGTCGTGCACGCCGCAGTAACAATTCTCTTTCATTGGTAACCGGCTCTTCGTTTTGCCATTCCTTTTGGATTATGGCCATAATGTCTGGGGGTGGTGGATCATGGGTATCTGAGGACAGAGATGACTCACTCTCATCATCATAAGAATCAACACTGCCGTTTGTTTCTTGTGAAACAATGACAACAGGCTGATGCTGAGGGGTTTCTTCTGACTGGTTATCATCATCTTCCTCCTCTTCTGTGTAGTCATCGCTTTCACCCTCGAACTTTACGGTTCTGGGAGAAAAACCTCTGTCTACACGAAACATCACAGTACCATCAGACGTTTTCTCCGTTAACTCATCATTTTCTTGCCACGCACCGCTTTGGGGCCCTTGTAGAACCGTGACACTGCTCCACGGAAAGCACCAATTCTGATTCTCTTGCAATACTCCGGTAGGCATCAAATCACTACGTCCCCAACAACAACTGGTAGGTATTTTATCATGAGCGCGATTACTGCGCGTGAGCCAGTCGTACGCACCACAGAGCTGCTCGGCGGTAACTGTGTTGACCATAGAGCACCAAGAGAGATCTTGCTTACGGGCACCGTGATAGCAGTAGCACTCACTCTCCAGACGAGCCTCGCCACGCAATCCGCGGTCAAATCGCGTAATGCCACGGAGCTTAAGAAAGCCGCATCTGAACAACATTTGGATGTTATCGGCTAGACGAAACACGTCGCTTTCGTCGATTCTCAGCACATAACACACGCCGCACTCGTCCAACAGAATTATTCCACAGGTCAGCAAAATTCCAAAATTAGCGTAACGGCCAGTAACACCAAGTACGTACCATCGGCAACACATGCGTTGATTAATATACTTTATGAGATTACTAAAGTTATCAGCTCTCATTTTAGCAAAGGGATACATTTGACGTAGCTTCTCCACAGTACCCAGAAGGAGCAAGGGATCGGCCTCCGATCGCCCAGGGGTTTTCACTACTACGTTAACGCCATGAAACTCTTCTGCGGTCTTAGCTAGACCACGTGCGTCTGTCGGATCGAGACACAACAATTTCTCGACTTGAAAACGAGGCTCGGTGGTGGAGAAGGGCGTTTGCGGATGGCGATATACCGATTCACATGTCAGTAAACCGTGGTGCGCGAGTTCTTTGAGTGAGGTACCTATCTGAAAGAGTCCGTCACTGTCCCAGTCATACACGTACACAAATCCATAGCTTCCCAGCAGAACCACACACGTAGTCTCCTGGATTTTTTTGCGATCACTGCCATCACGCAACTGCACCCCCAATATTCCCAGTGCTTCCAATTTCTCTTTGCAGCAAAGATACTCGTCGAACGAACGGGTTTCTACCTGGGGAATATCTATACCAGAGCGAAGGACGAGAAACCAGCTACAGGGGTTGCGCAACGGAATGATAGTACCAGAATTCTTTTTAATATATTCTCGTAAACACGGTTGATCGTATTGTCGCAGATAAACACCCTGTAACATAGTCAGACAACGTTGGAACACGAGATTACGCAAACTGAAGACGCCGTAGTCGCAGCGTATCACGTCCTCGGGACGCTCATCTCGCTGCTTCAGATATGTACCCCAGGCTTCAGCGGCACTTCTGGAAAGCAGTGTCATATCTACCTTCGAAAAGACTCACAAAGTGTTCAGCGACAACCTCAATCGGGCAGTTTAAATCGATATGAATGAATGAGTCTCGATCAGAGCTTAATATACAAGCGCCTCAGGGCTGCCCGGATGACTGACAGATGACGTGAACGCGCCGAACAATTCCTTTATTGGAAGAATGCCCGCAGATCAAAACTGTTAATCCAGTCAGGCGATAGATCACGATTCAGATGCACTCTACGGGCCTCCACCTCGGGTTCTGTCACATCAACCTCGGTGTGATAAGCGTCCAGCAACTTTTGACCGAGACGCCAGCGGTCCGCCTGAGCGGCTTGTCTTTCAGCGTGCCACGCGTCAATATCTTTCAGATCGTACATGCTGTCTTCATCGAGGTCAAAACCAAGATCCTCCCAGTCGTCATCTTCCTCTTCGTCTTCTTCCATCTGAAAACCCTCGTTATCACGACCTATGACCTCAATATCGTCCTCGTGCACGTCGTCAAAGTCGTCCTGCATTCGAGGGATGGGTGGAGGCGGAGGCGCTTGAAGCGCGGGAGCTGGCAGCGCGGGCACCTGGAACGCGGGCGCCTCGGGCGGTTGTGGCGCGGGCACTTCTTGTTGTGCAACAGCAGCAGCCGCCACCTCCTCCGCTGGCACTTGTTCATGCTGTTGCTGCTGCGGAGGCGGAGGCGACGGCTGTGGCTGCTGTTGAGGCGGGGAGGGTGGTGGCGGCGGAGGTGGTGGTGGAGGCAAATCCTCAGGGTTGAAGAGAGCTCGGCGACGGCGAGGAGGAGCACCTTCGTCACGATTTTCATGTGGACGACGGCGATCTACAAAGTCTCCACGAAGTACACGCGTGTGCCAGATAGTGAACGCATCCCAGCCGTCCCACGTAGTAATCATGTCTGCCCGAAAACGGTCCGGGCGACACAACCAGCGATACTGACGAACGAAATCCCGGGAGACTCCATGATCGAAAGCGGTAAAGTGTAGACGATAGGTTTCATCTAGGTGAATGCAACGCACCCCGCGTTCCAAGCGTGCTATAGTGCGAAGATGGTGCTCATGCCGGCGCCGCACATACAATTTCATTAAGCCTCCTTTGAAAAACTCCGAAAGGGTGTCAGCCACTCGATACACGTTCCCCGGGGCCAGACATACATGAGATGTGCGATCTGTGTACGGTCGAACAATGACCGTGTAGATGCGTCCGAATCGGTCAAAAATAACTACACTGCTGACCTCAAAAAAACCTCCCAGACGATAGGTACCCACGGCACCCATAATGTACCAGCGACAGCGTAGTCTCAGACTCAGGTACATTTGACATTCTGCCAAATGGTAGGGGTCGATGGCCTCGAAAGGCCACAAATCACTCAGACAACCAAAATTGGCCAGTAGCTTTAGTGTATCAGCGTGACGCCCGGGAGTGTGAAGATTGACATCTCGATTGTGGTACGCGCCCACGCACTGCGCTAGGGAATCGGCGTCATGAGCCTGAGTTAACATAGCAGAAACTACATCATGAGGCACACGAGTGGCATAGGGTGTGTAAAACTGCCTGTAAACACATTCGGCATGCAAAAGCCCGTAGCGCGCCAACTCGTCCAGGTGCTCAGCCGCCAGGATCAGAATGTCCTGACTGGGTTCATAAATGTACATCTTTGTATCTGATGCCATGCACATGATAAGCTCGGTTTCCACAAAACGATCCTGCACCCACATGATACATTTGCCGATCACTGCCATTCGCTCGCGACAACAGGTAATGTCGTCCAGCAACTGATCACGTAGTTCAGGCATGTGGCTGCCCGGCCTCACATGTACAAACCAGTTACAGGGTATACCGAGGCACAACACATGATCAATACGCTCGCGCACCCAAACACGAACCGAGTCAATGTTCGCCTGTCGGAGAAACAGGTCCTTGAAATCAGCCATCACGCGAAGATACGTATCGTATCTAGCGTGACAGTAAGGGAAATCGTCCGGGCGAGTGAAGCTCGGAGCTCCATCTTCCCATCGGGTGCGCCACATGATGATAACGGTCCGGCGTTTGTTCAGATTGGGACAAATTCTCTAGATCCTGTCAAGCTCTTAAAAGGGAAAGGATCTGTGTACGTCACAAGCCGTGACTGATACACCAGAGCAGCCAGAACGCGTTCAGTCGTTCTTTCCCGCGTAGATGATTTCGTAGTCACCAGACAATGGAGTCTAGGGCCGGTATCTTCCTGATGGCTCGCCGCTTCGCGCTCTGCCGCTTCCACTCCGACAATGTCCGATTCGAGCACGTATGTCTGCTGAACCGTATCGTAGCGGTGTAGAACCAGAACATTAGGGTCTAGCCTCTCCCAAGCCCCCTGGCGAGGGTCAAAACGCTCCGTTAAACAGAGCCAGTCGTAATGCTGCTGTACGAAGCGCTGACGACGCTCTTCGCGCTCGAAGGGAGCTAGAAGTTCGTGCCGACGATCCATTTCACGCTCCTCAACGTGAGGGCAGATGCACTGATGTTCCATGCGAATTTTTCGCTGGCGCTCAGGCTCGAAACGGCGGTAGCCGAACACCAGTTTCAAAAGCCCCATGCGAAAAAATTCAGTGAGGGTGTTGGCTACACGCCGCAGATTGTGGTTGGGCTCATCGAGCTGGATGGCGTACACCGCTCCGAACCAATCCAACACCACCATGACCTCGGCCACGAACGAGCGCCCAAGACGCGGACGGCCTGTTACTCCCAGGAGATACCAGGGAGTAGCCAGATTAGCTCTAATCCCCCACCACCAGCGTTTAGCTTCAGTTTCCGTGAGGCTGCTAAAGGGCCAAACGGTGCGCAGCTCCGTAACGGTCTTCATGAGCCGCATAATCACCGTTCCGTAACCGGGAGTGTGAAGTTTGACATCATGATCAACGATTCGATCTGCCGTCACGTAAAAGCTGTCCGGAGTAGTTTCATTAAGAAACAAAATGTGCATAGTGCGTATGGAGCGCGGACCGGAACGGATGAGGGTCGGAGACAAGCGGCGGAGCTGGTTGTGAACACTGTCACGATAGATAAACTCCGATCGCAGCACACCATATTTGGCTAGCTCTTCCAAATGATGGGCTACTAGAACCATGTAGTTTTCACGAGGGTCGAAAGCATAGATGCGGCAGAAACGACCCATGCAGATAACGAAATCAGTTTGCAGATAGTCCCGATCATTATCCCTGTGCGGTTCAGGTATGAGCTTGAGAGCGTAACCTAACGCACACAGCGGTTCGTTACAGCAGATCAGTTTGCGGGCTGCATGTTGAGCTTGTACGAGCTGCTGGTCGCGTTGAAGTTCCACATACCACCCCTGAGGAGGTCCCAGGCAAAGACGGCGACCCCGGTATCTCCACACATAGTGCTCGATCTGGGGCGCGTCCAAACAAAAGAACAGGTCCCTAAAATCAATCAACACCTGCCGATAGAACTGCAATTCATCCACCGGGCGATCTGAAAACTCGGCCATGGTGACACAACGATGATAACTCACCTCGGTCTGTTAACCGATCTAGCGTTTGGACCGATAATTTAAAATCTCGGTCCGAGCTGCCGAGCGGTTCACCGACCAGGCTTGAGACTCTCGACACTCTCGCGTGCGGTCCAAGACCATGATGGTTCACTCGTCCAGCCTCGTGGATATATAGCGACGCTAGAGACAATCATTCTTTCCTAAGAACCAATGAGACCACAACGCATTCACAGTCCACAAAAACATTATAAAAATTTTTTTTATTGAAGCACACAAAGATTCGTTTTTATTCCGAACGCGAACATATACACATCCAAAACGGTTTCATGCTTTATTTACAAAAAGTATTTTTGTTTATTACAGCCAAGGTGGCAAATACGAACCCGGTCGGGGTACGGCTGGACGAGGGTATGGGCATCCTTCTAAGATGGCAGCCTTAGCCGCTCTGTGAATCAACACTTGAGTATAATAATCGCAGGTGACATCTTCGCCGCCATCTTCGTCCCCTCCCTCCTCGCTACTACTGTCTGTATGCGGACGGGCATCTGTTTCCACAGATCTGGAAGGTGATGAAAGAGATGCGGCCTGTGCGCGCGCTCCTCCCCCATCAATCTCTAACAGATCATCGTCATCAGATTCTGGTACCTGAGGCTTTTTGTACAGCATAGCGGGTTTGGCATCATTCGACGCAGATGCAGATTCAGGTTCAGAGGCATGTCCTTCGGCAGACATACTTTGTCTGAGGTTTACAATAGCTCGTTCTAATACCGGGTTCATTTGATTCCATATGGAATAACACCGAACACCCTGTTTCACTTCTTTAGAATGTACATAATCTGAGAGACGGCGCCAAAAGTTGTGAGCGGCCTCCACCTCGGTGGCTTGGGGAAAGTCGCAGCGCACATGAGGCTCCCAGCTACCGTCGGCCGCTCCGGACACTTCATGGTGACTGTTACGAGAGTAACAGCCACCAGGGTTGAGGCGGCAAAAACGGTCACGCCGAACAAGCCACTGAAATCGTGTCTCCTGATGCTTATGGCCCATTCCCCTATCCATGTACAGATAGCGGTCCCAAAACTGATAGGTTCGATGAGGACAATGCGGAGGCATCTCCAACCTCTCGGCATCGGAGAGAGCCAAGCTGAAACGCCGGCCGGCCTGATAGATTTTCAACAACCCCATGGTAAGAAGGGAGTCTATGTCATCGGCCAGACGCCACACATCGCGCCGATAAACATCGAAATAGAACAGCTCGCCGAACGCGTCCATGAGAATCACCCATTCAGCATGAAAAACTCCCGAGGGCAAAACCTCACCCACCACACCAAAGATCAAAACCCCACAACAAAGACGGTCTTTAAAAAACTGCATAAGCTTCTCGAACATCAAGTTGTCCATACACAAAAAAGGCCAACATGATTTCAAGTCGTCGGCTTCCGCACAGATTAACATGGGACGAGTCATCTCTCCTGGGGTACGCAGCGGTATGCATTGACCGCGATAACGCGCCATGGCACGCTGTAGCTGACATAAAGAATAATCGTTCATTCGCAGATGGGAAATCACGTCATCAGGCTGGGTAGTCAACATGGGCATACGAAACTTGCCCGAATAGATGCTCTCACAGTGAAGCAGTCCATGACGCGCGAAATCATCCAACCCGCTGGCCAAAAAGTAGAGCACATTCTGGTCTCGGTCCAAAACCCAAAGACTTTCATACCGCCCCATCAGCACTACACGCTTGCTCTTGCTGGGCGGTAGAAGGTCATCCACATACAGACAGCTGTCATCACAGTATTCGTCCTCGGAGTCCTCGTCCGACGAATCGCCATCATCTTCATTGCGGCGGCCCGGCCAGTACTGCAGAACGCCCAACACTTCCAAAGGCTCTTCGCAACAAATTAATTTACTCCAGGGAGAGCCAGGCCCCTGGCACGGCGTGTCTTCCCCAAAAACACTGGGAAAAGTGGCAAATACCATCCGCCAACCAGGTGGAGCAGAAATAGGCACACTCACGCGGCATTCTGCCTTCAGTGATACCAGAATGCGCAGAGAACTTTGAGACTCCTGATGACTAAACAGATCTTTCAATGCTCCCAGTGTCCGCCTAACGGCGGGCCCCGAGGCGTAACGATAGGATTGGCGTAACATCCTGATGTGCCCGGGCACATCAACCCTTCACGGGCTTTATTGCCCTTCATGTCATGACGTCGTACCTGTGTGCCAGACTGACGGCTTATTAGTTATGGTCGCTATCCTGCGAAACCCGCTCAGTTGCTCGCAAGCCACCCGCCAGAACGTCGGAAAAACCTCGCCCGCAACATGAATTCGAGCCAGCACAACATAAGCGTGTTTCTCTCCATTGGAGCAGGGCCCGTCATTACCGGATACACGTGCGTTTTTCTGTTCGGGATTCTGGGACACTTTTACTTGTATTGGAAAAACCATCAGAGACGACACCGGACAAACAGTTTCAGTGATGTTTTATTTCGACATCTCATGATCACCGAAGAGGTCTTTACCCTCACCATTCCCGTCTGGGCGTATCACTTAACTACTCACGGCAACTTACCGGGCTCGTGGTGCCGAAGTCTCACCTTCGTTTTTTATCTAACGGTATTCGCTCGTGCCTTCTTTTACCTGCTCCTCATCTGGGACCGATACAGCGTAATCATCTGCAGACACCCTCTCCCCGTTAATCTGAACTACAGTCAGGTCATAGGCCTGTCTGTCTGGCTGGTTGCCGTACTGTCAGCATCACCGTTCTCCATTTTTAACGGAAGTGTGAAACAATGCCTGGGCAACATGGGCAGCATACCCAGCGAATCGTCTGCCGTTCTTAACCTGGAAGTGCACCTGTGCTCCTTCTGGTTACCGCTCATCATGTCGGCTAACTGTTACTACCAAGCAAAACGCCGAGCATCGCCTGACCAACTCCACGAACTTTACCGATGCAGTTTGCTAATTACCATTATCACAACTTACGCTATCGTATGGTTTCCTTTCCATCTCGCTTTACTCATAGACGCCCTGATTAGCATAAGCCATGTAGAACCCTCTAGCGCTCTCCACTGGGCATCCATTGTCGTTACCTGTAAATCATTTACATTTGTATATGCGGGCATAAGCCCACTAGTGTATTTCACATGCTGCCCCACCGTACGTCGCGAACTGCTGATGTCTCTACGTCCATTCTTCACCTGGATTTCCAGCAAAACGCGGCGAGGCTACGCTCCGATTAAAACACAACCTTTAAACATCCCCGACGAGCCGATAGATAACAAGTCACCGCACCTGTTAAACGAATAAAAAATAAAGAATAAAACATACTCAGCACTCTGTCTTAGTCGCGTATACATTTCTCACTCAAACGTCGATAAAAACGCTCACTCAAACATTATATAAAGTGACCGCGCCACTTTTTCCAGTGACGTGGTTACATTTGGCAATGTCACGCTGTTATATTCCACATCCCAAAGCTTGTGCTAGGCATCATACAACTCACAGACAACCCAACTGATTGTTATCTAGTTAACGAAATCTGCGGAACTAGGTAAGTGCAAATAACCCAACAGCTTCTCAACAAAACAGGAGGGTTAATCAAGTAACGTAACGTCGATTATTTATCCGCTGCTACATGTTTTAACAGCCGTCATGACCAACACTAACAATACGACTTGTCATCTCAACGGAACTTTCGAAACTTTTAAAATCACCCGTCCAGTAGCCATCAGCGCCTACACTGTACTCGTGGTTATCGGACTTTTGGGAAACATTGTGCTGCTCAGCGTGCTCGTCGTGAAACGCAAGCTCAAGTTTCCGAATGACATTTACTTTTTCAACGCGTCTTTGGCAGACGTTTTTGCCGTCTGCATGTTGCCCGCCTGGGTTAACTATGCACTGGACTCCACACAACTTAGCAAGTTCTCATGTATCACTTTTACGTTTGGTTTTTACGTCTCCCTGTTCATCCAGGCCTGGATGCTCATTCTGGTCACCCTGGAGCGATACGGATCTCTAGTCTGGATCGCCCCGATCACCAGAAACAAAGCCATAGCGAATTGTGTACTCTTTTGGCTTGTTTCCATCTTCTTGGCCGCACCTTACTACTCTTTTAGAAACGAAAGCAACGAACACCAATGCATCATGAGAAACTATACCTGGAGCGTTGGTGAAACATGGCACATAGCCCTGGATTTCTTAATTACGCTCATTACATTTATCATGCCAGTGACTATTGTGTTAGCTCTGAGTTTCAAAATGGCCAGATGGTCAACCTTTGGTTACAGAAACCTCACCAGCAGAACCAGTCTTATCCTTATTTTGATACTGACAGTAGCAGCAGGGTTCTGGGGACCTTTTCACCTATTTATGTTTATAGAAAACGTGGCAGGGCAGATTTACCACATTCAAAAGGATTGCTGGTACTTACAGCTCAGACACTTGTGTAGCTTGATGACCGAAACCCTAGTGTTTCTACGTTCAGTTTTTAACCCTTATATTTATATGATAATCAGTTACAAGTTTAGGCAGCAGGTGCGCAGTCTACTCAAGCGTACTCAGTATGATGCTTTGGACACGACTCAGTTAGCAGAAACTATGCAGCTGAAAGCGAAAGGTGTGCCGGTGTCCGACCCCGCGCCGCATGACTGCGAATGCTTTTTGTAAATTATCAAACGTGTAAAAACAATAAAAGTTCATTTGGCTCACAAAAGACTCGGTTTCCTGTGGAGCATATGCGATGACAGAAAATAACCGGCGAACGATTAGCACACGGCCGGCAGCAAACACGACAGCTTCAACATGACCAACGCCGGACACTGTCACATAAACGAAAGTCTCGCGTCGTATGGAATCGCTCCCGCAGCTACCATTACCTTATACAGCATTGCGGGAATCTGCGGTGTCACGGGAAATCTGTTAATACTTTTGGTTTTGTTCACGAGACGCATACACTGGTTCGCAAATGACATCTACTATCTCAACATGATCTTTACAGACTTTCTTGTTTTCATTACATTACCCGCCTGGGTTTACTACCTACCTGCTGAATTACACACAACTCTCACACTATGCCTGCATTGCTCTATCATTTGTTTTTTACGTTTCCATTTTTATTCAAGTTTATGGTAGCAGTGGCTATCGAGCGTTATCGAAGCCTAGTGAAAAACAAACCCCTTAGCGTAAAAAAAGCCAGCGTCAGCTGCGCGTGCATCTGGATCATTGTTATTATAGTGTCTTCACCATACTACATGTTTAGATCGCAACACGAAACAAATTCTTGCATTCTAGGAAACTACACCTGGCATATGAACAGTCCTTTTCGCACCACAATGGACGCATCCATTAACATTTGGTCTTTTGTCGTTCCGGCCGTGACGACCTTGTTAATAGCCAGACGAATTTATGTATGTACTTCAGGCAACAAAAAAATGAACGCCAGAGCCAGTGGTTTGTTAGAGGCCATGGTGATTAGCATGTTATTCTTCGGAGGACTTTTCAACCTGAACATCTTTCGAGACATAGTTTCGGACACATCGGAAGACAATAAAGACTGCACATATCTTAAGCAGGAACACTTTATTCGCATGGTCGGTGTGGCCCTCGTTTACGGGCGCGCTATATTCAACCCTTTTATGTATATGTGTGTGAGTACCAGATTGCGCCAAGAAATAAAATGTTTGTTTATGCGAATACCTTATGAAACACTAGATGCAGAACACGCTAAACTCATGGTTAATTTAAAAAACAGAAATGCTAATGTACCCGATCCTAAACCTCGTGAATATGAATCTGTGTTATAGAAAAAAGCAGACTGCAATCTATGTTTAAAAGTCATCCGAATCCACGGAAATGCTTGATAGTCGCCATTCAAGATGAATAACACATCTTGCAACTTCAACGTCACTCTCAACGCATCGGCACCAAGCCGATACATAGCTATTGCTATGTACAGCATTGTTATCTGTATCGGGTTGGTTGGAAACCTGCTGTTATGCATCGTGTTAGTCAAGAAACGCAAACTGCGATATTCCAGCGATGTTTATTTTTTCCACGCCTCTATGGCCGACCTCGTCAGCACTGTCATGCTACCGCTCTGGCTACATTATGTCCTCAACTTTGCCCAACTCTCTCGAGGAGCCTGTATCAGCTTTTCGGTGACTTTCTATGTTCCCCTTTTCGTTCAGGCCTGGTTACTCATTTCCATCGCTATGGAGCGATATTCCAACTTAGTATGGATGGCACCCATTAGCGTTAAGACGGCCTTTAAACACTGCATAGGAACCTGGATCGTATCTGCCTTCGTGGCATCACCCTACTACGCATACAGAAACTCACACGACGAACACGAATGCATTCTAGGAAACTACACTTGGCACATTAACGAACCGCTACACACGTGTATGGATGTGGTGATCATAGTATGGACCTTTTTGGCCCCAGTACTGGTAACCATTATAGCAAGCGTCAAAATGAGACGAACGACCTGGGGCAATACTAGGTTAAACGAAAAGAACAGCGACATTCTTATAGTACTAGTTGTCATGACAGTGTTCTTTTGGGGACCGTTTAATATCGTGTTGGTTATTGACAATATTTTACAGAGATACTATGATACCACGAATTGCGATGTAGAAAAGATTAAACATATCATGGCTATGATCTCAGAAGCCATTGTTTATTTTCGCGGTATTACAGCACCTATTATTTATGTAGGGATTAGTGGCAGATTTCGCGAAGAGATTTACTCTCTGTTTAGACGCCAGCCGTATAACGATTTGGACCCCGATGCCAATCAATTCATGATTGAACTCACTAGCCAGGGAAGAAGTAGAAATAGAAATGCTAGACAATCGGAAAGCAATGTACCGCAACCAGAAGAATGCTTCTGGTAAAATGTTTAAAGCCAATAAACTATTTTCATAAAATTGTACATGTGGTCTGTGTGTCATTCTTCTGGGCGGGCTCATGATGTAAATAAAAAGCTTCTCGGGGAGACTGTTCAGAGTACAAACAGCCACGCATTAGGCCGTTGAAAGATGACTACCACCACAATGAGTGCTACCACGAATTCCAGTACCACGCCTCAAGCAAGCAGCACCACGATGACAACGAAGACAAGCACTCCTGGCAATACAACTACTGGCACTACGTCCACCCTGACAACGATATCAACAACTTCTAATGCTACCAGCATAACGTCTAATTTAAGCACTACCGGAAACCAAACTGCAACTACCAATGCTACTACCTTCAGTTCCACATTAACAACATCTACAAATATAAGCAGTACATTTTCGACAGTTTCTACCGTCGCATCCAATGCAACATGTAATTCTACAATCACAACGAATATTACAACTGCTTTTACTACAGCAGCAAACACTACCGCAAGCAGCCTCACCAGCATCGTAACTTCACTTGCCACTACCATTGAAACCACATCATTTGATTATGATGAGTCAGCAGAAGCTTGCAACTTAACAGACATCGTTCATACTACTAGATCAGTGACAGTTACTTTCTATACTATCATATTCATACTCGGCCTTTTGGGAAACTTTCTGGTTCTTATGACCATCATTTGGAACCGTCGCATTTCCTTTATGGTTGAAATATATTTCGTTAATCTAGCAATCTCCGATCTTATGTTTGTATGTACTTTACCATTTTGGATAATGTATCTTCTTGAGCACGACGTCATGTCACATGCATCCTGTGTAGCAATGACAGCCATTTTTTATTGCGCGCTGTTTGCCAGCACTGTTTTCCTCTTGCTAATTGTTTTAGACAGATGTTACGCTATTCTATTAGGTACAGAAAAAGCAAATAGACGTTTATTGCGCAATGCTGTTTCTGGATGCATGCTCATGTGGGGATTGTGTTTCATTTTAGCATTACCTCATTTTATCTTTATGAAGAAAGGAACCAACGTATGTGTAGCAGAGTATGAACCAGGACTTAACAATTTCTATGTTATTTTTATCAATACTGAGGTGAACCTATGCACCCTAGTTTTGCCAGCCGCAGCCATTATCTACTGGTATCTTAAACTAACCAAAGCACTCAAAACCCATGAACGACTGCGTCATAGGCTAACGTCTCTAAACATAGTGTTAGCTGTTGTCATTGTATTTGCTTTGTTTTGGCTGCCGTATAATCTCATGCTTATGATGTATAGCTTAGTTCACATGCAGATACCTTGGGAATGCAGCTCTGAAAAAATACTGAGACGAAGTTTAATTATTACAGAATCCATCGCCCTCAGTCACTGTTGCATCAACCCCATTATCTACTTGCTCTTCGGACCTCGCTGTCGAAGCGAGTTCTGTCACCTGTTGCGATGTTGCTTTACGCGCTTATGTCCACACAGATCCTGGAGTTCCATACGTGCAGAGACGGTGTCCATCAGTCTCAGTCACTCACAGGTATCTGCATCATCTGAGGATGATGACAACGATGTGCATGATGAATTGCAATTTTTAATTTGAAACACAACATGTTAAAGGCTCAATAAACACATTTGTCATAGCTTGCGTATCCGTGTCTCTTCTTGGGGAGGTGCTAGGTTATTAAAACGAGCCACCCGTTTGCACATGCAACACAAAAACCGTGCACATGGAACATATCACAGCCGAGTGCCAACATGCTAACCCGACCGTGGTACATCGATATCTGGTGGATCACGCTGGGATGCGCCCCGGCCGTGAGTGTGACAGTTTTATTGACAACAGCCACGGTCGGGGCACACTCCATTGTGGTTCATGAAGCATCGCCGCCACCACCACCATCATCGTCGTCGCTACGCTTGCCTATCACATCCCCCTCCTCTACACACTTTAACAACCCGTCAAAATCATCACACATCGAGCGCACCGCCAGCGCCGTGGGGCCTACCCGACAGCGAACAAACGCTCTCAACAGGCGACGACGTCAACAGCAAAGAAAACCATACACCTGCATCACCGGCACTCATTGGACAACCAACCTAGTGTTTACGAGCTGCGAAAACACACCCAGTTTCGTTAAACTCGAAGGCGTTCGAAAGTGGACTTTAAAAGGACAACCCCTGGGAGAAACCTCCTACTACGGCGGGTGCTGCCGCCTCGCGCACGGAGAGAATGCGTACATCATTCTCGCTAACGGTTATGGCCCTGCCATCCACGGTCATGCTCTCCGTGTGGATTATGCGACTACTAACTGCACACAACCTGCGATTCCGTTTCCCACACGGCTGGAGATTACGTCTACGCAGGGGCTTCAGAGCCGGTGTGGATCGAATCGCTTCTATTTTTACGGTCTGGAATGTTCCACCCAGCTGGCCTTTTCCACCCTCGGAGTGGTGGATGTACGCCGGTGTCCCTCCGTACTCGCCGTTCGACCCCTTCGACGATCTGGGAGCTTTTGGGATGAACAACTACGAGGACTATCCCTGGACATTCTAGTCTGTCTGGCGCTAGTCATGCTGTTGTTCATGGAAATCATTCCCGGTCAGGCGTTTCGCTATCCCATAGGGACGTGGCGGCGAGTCTCCGCATTTCCCTCCACATTCCGTCTCCACCGCTGGGTAAAACGGAATCTGGCTTCTCTATTTTCCAGTGAAACCGAACATCAGAAAAAGCCCTCCGAGGCGGCTGCGAACCGCACATGGACAGTGCCGTTTCCATGTTCTCATACCGTCCTGCTGGCCCCGATCCCATTCCGCCTCAGGCGCACCATGTCATTCCCGTCTCTGCAATTCCCCACGTCATCCGCCCACAATGTGTCCCAGATCACCGACAATCCCACACACGGTACTTATGAGAGCCACAACCTGCCACCTGTCACTTTGCCCGTCACTGACTACATAGAAGTGATAGCGGAGCATGCTCCGATAATCTATCGTCAAGATGCCAACGCCGTACAGGCGATGCTGCTTCAGGCCGCTCTGGAACGCGATCATAATCGTCAGCACGATCGCAATCGCTGCTAACGCCTGTCATATCGAGGTTGGCGAGGACGCCACCGTGGAACAAGAGTGCCGACAGCGAAACGTGCTACTTGCCACCGGACAGCTGACGCCCCACAGCCATCGACCGCACGTATTGGAGTTCACTTTCTCCACCAAGGACAGATTAGGGTCCGTACAACGGCTGCAGCTGCACATCACCGGTTTGCAGCTCAATAACAGAACCGTTCTCGACCAATCTGTCTATTGGCGCCTGTTTTCGCGAGCCACGACGGTCGAGGGTGGGGTAAAGCAAAAAGTTAAGCTACGTCTCATCTCGGAACAACATGTCCCCGCACGCCACTGTGAGATCACCGTTGGCAAAGACAGCGGGCTGGACGAGACAGAGCCCTGGGGCCTGTTAAACGTCCTCAGCTATTTTGTCTGGTGGGTCGCTATGTGCCTGTTAGCAATAGACATCATTATCAACGCCTACCAGTGGATTCACAAGATCAACAGCAAAAACCGCACAGCGGTCTCGGTGCGGGCTGAGATCCTGCGCAACGAGCGAGAAATGTTTTGGAAAAGGCGACGAGCGCGACACGGCGGCATTTCGGAGTCGCCCGTCTCCAGCGTTCCGCCTCGCTATGCCTGCAACGAGCCCTGGTCCCTGCCGAGCACCGCAGCCGCCACGGCGAGCAACCAGTCAGCAGCAGCGACCCCTGCATCACCCACACCCCCAGAATATTCCTCATCATCTGTATTTCCTCCCTTTCCCCAATAAAGAGAGTTGTGCATTATCGAGGTGGTCTTTGTCCCTTGTTTCGGGTCACTGCCTTTAGGGTCCGGAACGGGAGACATGGAGAAGGAGGAAACCTGGCGGGGTCTCATGGTGTACTCGCATAGCCTGTGGTGTATCTGCGGACACTGGAAGGCGCACATTATCATGAGCGACGAGGCCAACTCAGAAGAGGTGGCCTGCAGCAACTGGATGGAGGACGCGACCATGCGCTGGATACGCAATGCTCGCGAAACCCACGACAAGTGGTGTCGCTGCACCGACTGGAGGGGACATGCCCTCAGTCTGGACGAAAATCGAATTTCTCTGGTTACCCTGCCCGCGGCAATGGAGACCAAGAGCAGCACATCCAGACACAACAGCAGGCTGTCGTGTTTCACTCGCGTGTTCAAAAGTTTTCGAAAAAAAGGGCGCTGCGGTCGCGGGTCAGGCACGGCTAGCAACAGCAGTGGTGCCAGCACCATCAGTAGTCACAGCTGGCAATGGTACCGCGTAACGCCACCAACGCCTCGACAAGCGGAATGTCAACGCGCTCCCCATCCGTAATCAAGACGACCCGTGTGTCGATAAAAAAGAGAACGCGTGTACAGGGCTTCATTGTAACCGTGTCGCTTCTTGCCAATAACCAAGTGCACTGAAACACATGCATAGCCAAAGCGCTTTGAAACAATCATGAACAGACCGCGGGATCTCATCCCCACGCTTCATGACTCGTGCACCCAAACCGAACTCAGATGGCGAAGGGTTTTAACCGAGTCTCATGCCCTGTGGTGCAACTGCGGGGACTGGACACCACATGTAGAGTGCGTAGACGACGCGTATTTCCAACTGCGGTGGCGCAGTCGCCAAGAGCGCACCGCCCTGCGCTGGCGCAGGCAAATGCACAGGTTGCACAACCTCTGGTGCATGTGCGGAAACTGGCGGGAACACGCGCTGTACCGCCGGGGACGCTTGACTGACTCGTCATCCGGATCGTCAGCGTCGTCATCGGGTGAATCAGCCGAAAACACATTCGTGTGGTGGAAATGCTTGCGCAAGTGGAACATTCTATGGCGACACAGCTATGACTTCTTTGATATTCCCGTGCCGCCTGAGTCTGAGCGTGAAACGCCTGCGTACTCGGACTCAGGATCGGAGGGAACGCCATGTACAAGCATAATAGAGACACACAGGCCACAAGATTGTCCCATCGTCATGGATGTACGTCCATGGTACCGAGAAACCGCTGTGTAACCTCGTCACGAAGTTGTGCAAGCATGTGGGAGGGTGACTGTGACATCAGTTGGAAGGGTGTATAAAGCATGTAACCCCAAGGGACTGCAGAGGCGACTCACTTGAGTGACACTTGGCTCGGTGCCGTTGTGCATGTGGCACGCGATCACTGTACACACACCAAGTGGTGTCGCTAGCGCGGCTCGCGCTGTAAACAACGCACTGTCAGACCTTGTCTGTCGTATCTCTATGCTGTGTGCTCGGCGCCGACGGCGGGCTGTGACTCAGGAGACAGCAACGGCCGGATCATCTGAGGCCAGACAGGCTGAACAGAAGCAGGAGCAGCCACAGACAAGCTCTTCAACCTCGTTCCTGGGTCGCGCTCTGGTCCTCGTCGGTCAACAGCTCCTGGCGGCAAACCAGGCAGCATGCCCTCCGCCCGCTTGGCTGTGGAAATAAGAACAAACGCCACCTAGCAGATTCTGCCAACAAACAAACAGCATGTGCTCCACGTCCTACATTCGTATGGGCATTTGGGTCACATTGGTGATTATCATGACTATTGTGTTTTTATAAACGACGTTATGTAACCCAATAAACTACGCATACGCTCATAGTGTCTGTCTATGCATGTTTATTCAAGCTCGAGAGCAGACATAGAAAACCAAACAGTGTATGAGTATAAAAACAGAAAATTTACATATTATATCTTAGCAGCTTTTGCGTCTGAGAACTGGGGAGAATCCAGGTAGTATGTCCAAGTAGCAGGGATTCCCGAATCCGCGTGTGTTGGTATCGCCAAAGTGGTTGTCATGGAATGTGCTTTTCATGGCTTGCCAGTAGGCTTCCATCGTTCGGGGTGCTTCTGCAGGAGGGGGACAAGGTGTGTCGGTGGTCAGTTCTCGGTGAAGATAGTTAGCGGAGGTGTCCCAACACGATTGAAGCATGTCGTCGACGGTGCTAGTTGGCGCCGGAGGTTTCTGTCCCTGCGCCTTGTTTGTGCATGATGACCGTCTACAGCAGAACGTAGAGAGGAAGGCATTCCAACCACGGCGGAGGATTCTGTGGAATTTTGTGAGCGCTCCCATGTCCGTTAGAAATAGCAATCAAGCAAGCACCACTGCCAATGGGAAAAGATTGGAATGAAGTGTGGACAAGTGTGTGGGCTTGTAGTTATAGTCTCTAGCACGGGACGATGAGAACACCATCGCTGGAATACTTGGGAAAGACGGAAGGGTCACGGTCACGGGGCTGAATGGGTAAAGGTCGTCGGAACGGACGATTGGCGCGAGCGCGATGGTTGCAGATGCGGCGTTGCATGACCGTATTAGGTCCGCGTACGCTTTGGGGATCCCAATGGGGATTGTAGTCGCCGGCCGCCCAGGTGCGGTACGGCAAAAGAGTAAAGGAGTCGTCTTCGCCAGGATCTTCGTCTTCCTCGGGACCGCTGGGAAGTTTCCAATAACGCAAATCAAAGCGCAGTGCGCGCGACACAAGCGCTTGGTCACTCTGCGGAATGGGTTCCTGACCGGCTTCTGCTGGCAGAGCAAGAGCTTGGGCATCGCGAACGCGCCAGCCGTCCTCGTCTCTTGATTGACAGGTGGACGTGTCAGTATCTAACCGCCATCTCCCCGGCCGTGTTAAAAATGCAAATTGACTGGCCAAATCACGGGGGCCACCAGAGGGACGTGGCCACAGATACAAAGCATCTGGTCGCGGGCGTTCCCAAACATAAGGGTCCTGATCGGGCAGCAGGCGAACAGCTGCCTGATCAGGACTGGCGGCTGCGTAGCCCGCAGTGAGAGCAGCTAACAGGCCGACACGTAAAAAGTGTGATAAGTCCTCAGCCAGGGGGTATACCAGTCCATCGTACGTACAGTAACCATACACAACTCCGAGTTCGTCAATGATAATAAGCATGACAGCCAAAGGGTTTTTTTCCAATAAACGACCATCGTCGTCAACCTCCGCACGCTCATCAGACTTTCGTTCAGCGTGGCATTTGGGGCTGTGAGTGACAGTTGCAGCAGCAGCGGCGGCGGCAGGACCTGGCGTGGCCGCGGGTGGAACGTCCGAGGCGGGCGCGTTGTGGCGTGAATGTTTGTTTGGTTTCGGTCGGCGTTTTACCGTGCTGCCTTGATAGGCGGCGAGCCGAGTGTGTTCCCGACTGGGGTTGCGGGAGCGTGTGTCAAACCAGTTGGCGCGAGCAGCAGCCCACTCGCTCAGATATTCCAGCCACGGATGTGTAGTAACGATACCCAGTAAGTGAAATGCGCAGCACAGGCGCTCGGAAATAAAGTTACGGACGGCTGCGACGATGGAACCAGCGTGTGGCCATTTACAGAAAGGTAGCCAACGCTCCACTTCTTCCCAACATGTAGTTAACAGGCACGGTTGTGGAGGACGGCCCGGAGTTTGCAAGCAAATGGTTTGGCCAGCTGCAGTGTGACCGATAGCTGCCGCAGCTGCGGCTGCGTTGGGCCACGTACGAGACAGGAGTTCCACAGGTTCGGGAGGGTGGACGGTGAGAGGAGGGAGGGTTGGGCATGCATACACGCGGGGGAGGTCTCCAATGCCGTGGCGAAAGAAGTCATCGGCATCGGTAGCCGCGAGGTGTAAAGTGTGACGAGGGAGATCAAAAAGAAACACTCGAAAGTGGCACCCAATGGCGAGAAAGAGGCCTTCATGACGGCACAGGGTAGGCGGGTCTTGTGGAGAGGGACTCATTTCATGGACCAAGGTGGCGACAAGGACAATCCAGTCGTCTGTGGGTGAAAGTTGCCGTAGATCAGTGGCGCCAACGTCGCGCATGTGAGAGCGTGGAGTGACAACGGCATAAAAGTTGGCAGGGCGGCCCAGTGGTAGGAGTTGGCCAGTTTGGCGTTGGCACCATTTGCGAGTAGCGCGAGCAGTAGTGTTAGCAATGAAGGCATCGGCCCAAGCGGTAGCCATGAGGAGGAATTCATCTTTAGTGAGAGCATGCTGCTGTGGTGGAATGGATGCGAGGCGAGTTCGTGTGTCGAGAGAAGGGAGAGTTAGCGTGGTGGGAGCTCCGGGAGCATGTGTGGGAGGATGCATTGCAGAGGTCGGCTGATGCGGAGGCGTAGGCAAGGCATGCATGAGGCTGGACATGTGGTGTAGCGGCGAGGGTTGATGAGGGCGCCAGTGAGTTGGAGGAGCAGGCAGGCGGTGAGAGTGAGGATCGGGGCTGGTGCGGAGACCTGCGTAGCGGAGATGCTGCCAGGAGTGTGGCGAGCGGTGAGGACGCATGTTTAAGTAGCAGTGGAGTGGAGGTGTGGTGAGGAACACGGGGACGAGTGATGTAGGCGGACAAGGGGAGAGTTGCAGAGCGAGACGGTGAGAGTTTGGGCGAGTAAATAAAGTGGGGTGTTGGACAGGCAGCGTTAGGAGAGGGGGCGTGCGGGAGACGTACGGCAGGCAGCTTTCCTCCCCAGGGCGCTGAATGCGGGTCTGGCAGGCACTCCGGGGTGGCGCGCTGGCGTGAAGGGC